CCCCCCCCGTGTCAATTTTTTTTTATAATAAAAAACTATTTTTTTTTTTGTGGAAAACTTTCTATCTCAAAAAGACTTTTGATTGGTCTATTGAGATAGTGTCCAAACCCCGTTTTTATTGCTGACGGCTCAGCTTGTGGTTTATCTTGTCAAGGGCTTGTTGAGAAAATGTACAGCCTTTACTAACAGCTTTTAAGTACCATTTCAGCGCGCGCTGGAGGTTTTGCTCGGATTTCTCCAAGTCCCCCCACTGCCTACTCCAGAACCCCCCTAACATGAACATCGCGTCACGGTCTTCATGGCAGGAAGCCGCAATATAAAAGGCAGTAACTGCCCCATTCGTATTGCCATTTTGCTTTAGCAAAATACGTGTTGTCCTTACGCTTGCACCTTTGTTTGAAGGTTGATATTGGTTACTCATTATTGAATTCTCTCAAAAGCAACCGAAAAGTTCTTCGCTCGAGTGAAAATAGTAATAGTATGTCCTTCACCTCCCCCCGTGTCAATTTTTTTTTTATGCCTTACACATATTACACGAATCTCCAAGAACACTGTCAATTGTAGAGCAATTTTTATCAGTAATTGTATGTTTTGTAGTAAAATAATGGTTTGTTAATGGTGAGATAATAGGTGTTTCTAAAGATAATGCTGGATTATCCGATAATCCCAAATCTTCTCCTAATGTCGCACCTGGTAATATTCCAGGTGTATTGTTATCATTCTCTATATTTCTCCAATGACTTGCTCTAGTGCATAAATTATACATATGACTATACTGAACAGGTGGAACATAAATATCATCCATTGTATAATTTCTATTGTTTGGACAAATTATCATACGAATTGTTTCTGACTCTTGTATATGTAATAATACAAGTGATATGAGGACAAACATAACTCCAAATGCTATTGTGTTCCAATTTTTATGAAAATTCATTATTATTATTATTATTATAATATATGTAATAGTTATATATAATTTTCTGCTTTTGGAATAATATCCAAATATGCTGTTTTTTGTGATAAGGTAGATAATGTTCTTTTCTGTTCTATTTCCTTTGCTAACTTTTTTGTTATTTTTTTAGGTTTTCGTACTTTTGTATTGGAATGTTGTATTACATCCTCTGTTGTATTAAGTCTATCTCCTAATACCTGAATCCACGATTTTCTAGACAAAGATATTTGTAAATTCCGATATAATGTATTGTTATTTGAGTATGCTTGAATATACAAATGTGCATTATGTATCATATCTGGAAAATAATGTGTTGTATGGTAGGTTAATAAACGAATCGCAAAAAACAATAGTGGTAGTTTTGTAGAAACATTTTGTTTTGTAAATTCTATTTTTGATAATTCATATATATCAATAATTTGTTTTTTCTTTAGTCTGTCACAAAAAGATACTCGTGAAAATACACTTTTCCATATATACCAAAACCAGTGGTCTCTATATTTTTTAGGAACACCTTGAACGGATATTGCTTTACATGGTAATTTTTCACCTTTTCTCTTAATTTTACCCTCTAGCTTTGTTAGCCATACTATCCAATACAATATCTTTTCAACTTTTGGTGTTTTATATAATATATATTTCTGTATAATTTCCAGTACAACTTGTAATTCATTATTTTGAATCATTGTAACTACTTTTTTACCTCCTATTTCTAATTTTTTAGCCTCTTTGTATAAATAGTGATGTGTTATATCTTTGGGATTAATTCTTGGTAATGTTAATTCTTTTTGATGAGATAGTGTTACAGAAACAATAGACTCTATAATAAAATTTCTGACAGACTGACAATTCACATTAGAATTATATAAAACTATTTCTGGTTTTTCGTAAAACTCTTCATCTGTCGGAAGCTCTACAGATCCAGAACCTTTTGGTATATCTAGTTGCTTTTCAAATCTTCTATATCGTTGTGCTATACGAGAAGCTATATTTGGATTATGAATATGAATATGGGTTCCAATACATCCTATAATCATTTGCACTAATTCTTTTGCATAACCAGAACAATGTAATTCTACACCTATTTTACAGGCGGTTTGGACGTTTGATTGCAATATTGCCTTTTTACATAATTCTAGCATCTGACTCTTACTTTCTCCCGTAACAGTAAATTGCTTACTACTAGGAGGCGAAAACCAAAATATGTAAGAGTTTGGAATAGTACAATACGTGCTGTAAATATGTCCTGTAAAATACGATGTTATATCAGTTCGAGGTTGTATAGTTGAATGATGGGTATTTTGCGACTCTTGTATATCTTTATAAGGTTCATAGGGTGCTGGTATAGACATTTTTTTTTTCTTATGTGAATTGTATTATAAAACTATTTTTTTTGTGTATAATAAACTATATTATAGGCTCTTATGAGAGTTGGAATAAGTCTGTATTCCTTTTTTTTATAGTCGTATCATGTGTAGCTCCGCAATCTGCACAGATTTCATCTACTTCACCTGCTACTACGGCCCAATCACTTGGCCAAAACTCAGAACCAAAAGAGCTGTTATACGAAGACATCCATAAAAAACCACAGTCGCGACATACTCTAACTGTTAATTTCTTCCAACATTTCGCATGAACATATTTTCCATTTGTGCTTTTAACTCTTCCTTTGTCGGATGTAGTCACATTTGTAGAACATACATCGCATATACCTCGTATAGTAGCCATTATTTCACAATTAAAGTTTAAAAGTTTTTGTAATATTTTATAGTTCTTTTTTATATAAATAATCAATTTTTTATATAAAAAGGAAAAATACCATATACTATATATTCTCTCCATATATTCTCTCTATATATGGTAAAAGGACACGAGTATTATAAAATATTAGAAGTATCCCCAAATGCTTCTATTCAAGAAATCAAGAAAGCATATAGAAAAAAAGCAATACAATGTCATCCAGATAAAGGAGGAGACGCAGAAGAATTTAAAAAAATTACAGGTGCGTATGAGATATTGTCTGATCCACAAAAACGAAAAACATACGATATGTTTGGAAAGGATGGAAAGCCTCAAATAGACCCAACAGACATATTTCAAAGTATGTTTGGTAGGGGTCGTGGAAATACTAGAAAGAAAGTTCAAAAAGCACCTGATATCAAACATCATATCAAAATTACATTAGAAGATATTTATCACGGAAAAAAGATACAATTACAAGTTAGTAGATATAATATCTGTTCTTCTTGTAGAGGTAATGGAAGTTCTTCTGGTAAAACATACTCATGTACTACATGTAATGGTTCTGGTGTGCGAAATATAATACGACAACTAGGACCAGGAATGATTCAACAAACGCAAACTACATGTAATATATGTAATGGAAAAGGTGAAAGTATAGATAGTAAAGATATTTGTAAAACTTGTAATGGAACAAAAAAAGAACAAGAACTTCATACATACCCATTTGTATTACCAAAAGGAATTACTAATGATATACAATTACAAATTAATGATGAAGGTAATGAGTATATAGAAGATGATGAAAAAGAAAGGTCCTCTATTATGTTATCTGTAGAAACATTAGAACATTCTGAATATAAAAGAGATAAGAATAATCTATGTAAGCAAGAAAATATTACATTATATGAAGCATTATTTGGATTTACAAGAACATTTACACATATTAATAAAACATTATATACATATTTTTATAAAAAATATACAAAACACACAGATACAATGTGTATTAAAAATCTAGGTATGCCTGTATTTAATGCAGAAAATACGTTTGGAGATCTAATACTTACTTTTCATGTAACATACCCTCTATTACAAACTATTCAACCATATAAAGAAGATATAGAAAGTATTTTTCATGCTGGAAAAAGAGAAAATACAAGTAATCCAAAAGCAACACAATGTACCCTTCAAAAAATAGTAGAAAAGAATACACATACATCACATAACTCAAATACAACAAATTCATATCAAGAACATTTTACAAATAATCAAGAACCTAATTGTAGAACACAATAAAAAAATTGACACTTGGGAGGGATATGGTAAAAGACATTATTATACAATTTTCACTCGATCAAAGAACCCATCGTTTGTTTTTGAGTTACTTTTGAGAAAAAATGGAAATTTTTTTCTTACTGCACGATTTCTGGTTTTTCTTTTTTATAAAGTGGTTAACTCCTGAGGATACGGCAAACTTCATGATGACAAACAAGAAACTCCAGAGAAGGTTTTCGTATATTCAAAACTATATGAAAAACTGTTTCTTATTTGAGAAAAGGTTTTTTACAAGGTTTTGTATGGTTCACTTTGGATGGGGTCTTTGTATAGAGTTTCTTGCCAAAAGTCCTCACAATGAACCAGAAACATATCGGTATATTATTCACGATATGACACGTACCTGGAATATTGTTCCCTTTTACGAAAGTGGTAAGTGGATTACAAAACAAAAATCTTTTTTGTATACTCATGTACATCAATTATACAAAAATGGGTTTATGTTTGACCACAACAGAAGAATTTCTACATGTCGAAAAAACAAAGGGTTTATTTTATGAAAAAAAAAATTGATACGGGAGGTGTGAAGAACATTATAGTACTATTTTCACTCGAGCGACGAACTTTCCGATTGCTTTTGAGAAACTTCCCTTCAATATGAGTGACAATGAAACCCTCCAAAACCCTCTTTTACACGACCGTGATGATGACATTTTACCACTCGGCAACCCTGTCCTTATAAGACTAAATAATATAAGGGGAGAAGTCGCCCGAAACCACCCCCCTCCGGGTCAACCACAAGCTATCTTGGCTCGGCGAGAACTCATGGGGAGAATGATTCGTTACCCTATTTCAAAAGGGCCATCAGCTGCAGCTGCCGCATAAAAAATGCATATCCGTATGTGCATTTTTCCAGATAGGATTTTTACTCTTTCTGGAACACAAAATAGTTATGATATTGAATATACTCTATTTCTTCTGATGATAATGGTCCACCTGTATAATCCTCTATTTTCTCTTCAAAAGAAACATTTTCTACCAAGGTTATATTTCTTTTTTTCATTTGTTTTATTACATACTCATTGTGTATTAAATACTCGTCTTGAAATAATCCTATTTTTTCTACCCATACACTTATAGATTGTCCATAATTTTTGAATGTTTTACTTGTATCGTATTTCGGTATAATTTTTGCGAATCGTGTATTTTTATACTCAAAATCTTTGTAATAGAATTCTTGAAACATAGTATGTATTTTTTTTCCATTATAACCAGTCATAATAAAATATCCATTATCTGTAATATTATTACTGATAATATCTAGTATAAAATCAATTGTTTCTTTGCTTTTACACATATAATGAAAAGCAAATTGGCAAGTAATTACATCAAATTTTGATATCTTTTTACTATTTTTTATTTTTTGTATTTTATTTACGTTATTTCCAAGTAAATCAAATTGTAGAAAATCTATATCTGGTTTCTTATTACGCATCCCATCATATCTTCTTTGTGCTTCTTCTAATACTTGATTTACTACATTGATATGTAAAATATAGTCACTATGTTGTAATTTATATAAATCACCACCTCGACCTCCTGCTAAATCTAATACTGTATTTCCCTTTTTTACATATTTTTCATACAAAAATGTCTTTATAAAATTGTTAAAGTTATATACTTGAAAATTTTTATCGGTTCTATCTAAACTTTTTTTATGTAATTTCATATAATAATTATTTCCAAGTTCCTTTTTTCCAAAAAGAATATCTTCATCAATTGGATTTTCAATACTATTCCAAACACTCCTAGATGTTCTCCAGCTATTTGGACCTTTAGAAACTTCGTATATATTTTTTGTAAAATTTTCTTTATACCCCAATGTCTTGTCTTCACGATTTTTTAATACTCGCCATCGAGAACCTTCTTTTTGACTAGAATCATAATAACATTCTATTATCATATTATCAGTTACTACAAATTTTTCTTTTCCTGATAAAGTTAATACTGAATCATGAACAAATGGAGAAGGATAGTATTTGTTGTTTTCTGTAATAAATGGAAAATGTTCTATAAATTCTTTTTTTTGTAATATAGATTTTTTAATATAATCATTATTACTAGAAACATATAATCTAAAAGTATCTTTTGGGTATGGTAGTTTTCTTACTAAGAAATCAATAGTTTGTTTATTATTAGGTTTCCATTTAAAAATATACCTGTTATCATATGGTTCGTAAATAGGGGTATATACAATACCATCTACATCAAAAGGATACTTTTTTGTATTATATAATACATTAGATTCTTGAAATATATTTTTTGTATTATCTATATTATATATTTCTTTTACAAGTATATTTTTTGAAAGTATATCTTTACTGATATACGATAATCGTATATTGTATGGGTCTCCTCTAACATCTTTATTATCGTAATACAATACATCAAATATATAATATTGTTTTGTTTCTTTAATATACTCACAATCCATAATACATACTTTTTTGGAGGTCGATTTTTGAAGTTTTTCAATATTTTTAGGATTTGTAATTGTATAAATATCTTTACCATCATAATACAAAAAACATCGTAATCCATCTGCTTTAATACTTGCTGTATAATTTTTTTGTACAAGAGAAATATTTGTGGTTGTAAGATTAACAGGTCTATTGGTATAACTATATAGTGTATCAGAGGATTTCCCTAATAATGTTTGAATACTTGTAAATACCTTGTCCATTTCTATATATTCATATAAGATATATTTTAGACGGATATAATGCAAGTATTTTCCAAGGAATCATAAGACCTTGTAACCCAACTTTTGTGTTTAATGGTAAGTCTTTCCAATGTATAGTTTTATTATTATATTTAATTCTTCCGTTTTTTGTAGGAAACCATATAGAATCAATTTCTACATATAATTCTAATATTTGAACATTAGAATTATATCTGTCTACATTTCCTTGAAGTCCATACGTTTTTGTAAACGATACCTTGTATACACCAAATACTTCTTTGGGTGTATACAAGGTATTTGTATATATGTTTTTTTTTATATCGTTAAGTATATTATTATGGATAAATACTACATCTAACGAGTTTCCAGGTGTTATTCTTTCTATATCGGAAATAGATAAAGAGTACCTTCTACATTTTTCTAGAAATGTTGTTAACTCATTCCCTTCAAGTATATTTCTTGATATAGTATTATTATTATTATTAATATAATATGTAGGAAGAAATCTTTTTGTTTGTCGAATCTGTTCTTTTGATATATATAATCTTGTATCATTGTTTGACGTATGTATTACACTTTTTTCATTGTTTGACGTATGTATTACACTTGTATTATTGTTTGACGTATGTATTACACTTGTATCATTGTTTGACGTATGTATTACACTTGTATCATTGTTTGACGTATGTATTACACTTGTATCATTGTTTGACGTATGTATTACACTTGTATCATTGTTTACTGATTTCCTTGACTGTATCATAGAATCTAGTATATTCTGTATTTTCAAAAATGTAAGAAATGACATTTCCTTAATATCTTTTATGTATTATATGTACATAATACAATTTATATAACAGAAACAATCATTTTTTTATACATATGTAATATATAAAAATGAAACAACTACTTATCGAAGCTCTTGTTGTAGGTATTGCCACTGTTGTAATTGGAACAATTGTATCTTATCTATATAGTCTTATTGTTCCCAAAGTTCAAGGTAAAAACTGGAACAAATATTTTGCTATGGAAACTAGTTTATTTCTAACAGGTGTTGTTGCACATTTCTTTTTTGAACTTATTGGAGCAAATACATGGTATTGTAAAAATGGATATGCTTGTAAAAAATAAGATATATATATACACATTACCAGAATACTTTAGTCGTATATAATATAATCTAATGAACTATCCATATCAGATTGGTACCACATATTACAATCATACTCGTTAGGAGGATTTATATATTTAGGGTATTCATAATCTACAATATCATAATCTACAATATCATCTTCTATGATATAACAACAAGAAAACAATTTTCTAATCCATGTGTACATGAATAATAAAATTGATTATTTATGTAATATATGTAGGAAATATATTTATTACAATAAATACATTTTGAGTATTTTTTACAAATATTTCTAATGTCAGATTCCAAGTCATTAACATATACAGAAGTATTTTCTTCTAGAAATACATTACTAGGTATTAGTGGTCTTATTGGTGGTGGAAAAACCACTCTTACAAAGGAACTTGGTAAAAAATTAGGATGTACGACGTATTTTGAACCAGTTGAAGAAAATATATTCTTGGAAGGATTTTACAAGGATATGAAAAAATACTCTTTTCCAATGCAAATGTATTTATTGAATAAACGTTTTGAGCAACATCAAAAAATGGTATGGGCGAAGGAAAATGCGATTCAAGATAGAACTATTTACGAAGATGTTATATTCGCAAAAATGTTATACGAAGGTGGGTATATGGAAAAAGATGTATTTCAAACATACAGAGATACTTTTGAAAATATGACACATTTTTTACACAGACCAGATATGATACTATATTTGGATGTAGAACCTGAAATAGCACTCCAGAGAATTAAGAAAAGAAGTCGTGATTGTGAAACAACTATTACACTCGAATATTTACAGGCATTACAAAAAGGATACGAAGAATGGATACAAGATATTCATCCTCGTATTCCTGTAATTCGTATTGACTGGAATACTTTCAAAGATACAGAGTATATTATAGAAATTATAGAAAAATACAAAAAACAATATCAAAAAGGTATTGTTGTGTAAAATATATATTTATAATATACTATTTTTTTATAGTTTTGAACCCCTTTAGAATTCAATTAGACATAGCCTGTGCAGATATTACCAAGGTCACTTGGTAAAAACTGAATCAATTGTTCTTGGGTTGTCAATCTTTCGATTTCTTTGAGCAAGACCTTGTTGACATCCGCAAGAGACTCACACTGCAATGCCTCCTTGGGAAAGTCTGACAGACCTCCGAGGTTAATGATGGCGGACATATTCATACAAAATATGTTGAACACCTCAATCAACGCCTCAAAGAAGACATTATCGCGAATATTTCCCAAATCGAAGTCTACTGGGAGACCTAACGCTCTTTTTACCAGCATTTCTATACTGAAAAGATTATTTTCGTGTTCGAGTGTACCGCAGTAGTCCCTATTCCATGTGTCGCTGTCTATTTCGACTGCTAACAACATTTTTTTTTTGTTGTTTGTAACCAGTGCCTCTGAATCTGGTCCATTACATTCTTCTTCGAGAAATCGAAGGCCCTCGTTTACAGATTCCCATAAGACCAGAAGTCCTGGGAAAATCCCAAAGTACCAAAAAAAAGGGGCCCACTGGGTCTTTCTTCTTGTTCGTGATTTGTGGGGCATAATTTTCAGAAAGCTTCTCAAACTCAAGAGATACGAAGATGGGTTCTTCGTTCTGGGTTCTTCGTTCTGGGTTCTTCGTTCGAGTGAAAATAGTAATACAATGTCCTTCACCCCCTCCGTGTCAATTTTTTTTTTCTAAAAACATTTTGGTATAACTTCCATTTTTGCCAGTATTACTTGTATCTTTTGGACAAAATGTATCCCATTTTTTGTATTGAACTTCTGGTTTTAATTGTCTAAAACTAGGTTGTTTTTTAATCCATAACCAATTTCCAATATTTACAAATGGGTCATAATCTACTAATCTTCTAGCATACATTTTATCACATGATTTCCAGTATTCTTTTTGTGTATGTAATAGATAATTTGCCAAAATCATTCTTCCACGATTATGTAAATATCCAGTTCTATCCAATTGATTAAAACAAGCTCTTACGATATCAGGTGCCTTTTTATCTAATACTGCTTCTTTTGGATTTTTATCCCATTCAACAAGTTCCGGGTAATCTATATACATTTGGTAATAAAATTCTCTCCAAATTAACTGATTTCGCAAACCTTCTCCAGATTTACCAGGAATTTGTAAAAAAGCATACCACGCTTCTCGTATAGAGATACAACCAAACTTAATATACGCAGATAATCTACTCGTTTTATATGTTAAATAGTCTCTACAAGAAGCATAATTTTTCTGTGTTTTTTCGATATTCTCTATTCTTTGTAATGCTTCTGTTCTTCCACCCGGTGTATAATATTCAGAGAATTTCGAAATTCTTTGTAATATATTCCACGCTTTTTTTTCTCCAAAACCTTTGTATGTTAATGTTTTTTTATATGTAAAAGATACTGGTTTCGTAATTTTTTTATTTTTTGTAACACGAAGAAATGGTGTATACACTTTATAGGCTTTTCCAGATTTATTTTTTACATCTTTCGGATCAAATAGCAAATAATCATCCACTTCTACAAGATTTCCAATTTCTTGTAATTCTCTAGAACGTTGTATCGCAAAAGGAGTATAATCTTTATTACAATAGATATTTTGTATATTGTATTTTTTACATATTTTTGGTAATACTATATGAGGTTCTCCATACACTATATGCAAATAAGTTCCAAGTTTTTGAAGTTCTTTATCTAAATCAAGTAAAGATTGATACATAAAACCAACCGCGTAAGCTGAAAAAAAAGAATTTTTTACAGAATCCACTTGACGAGGATCCACACAAAATACAGGAAGAACACTTGTTGATTTTTTACAACACTCTATAAAACCTAGATTATCGTCTATACGCAAAGCTCTTTGGAACAAGTATAAAGATGTATTTTTCATAATTATACAAGACTTGTTCTTTATTATATAGTATATAGGTAAGTTTATATAAAAATATATTTGTATATACATAATAAGTACTATTTTTGGATGGAAACAAATCCACCCTTGAGAAAGAGAGATGGGGGTGAGTGACAGGGTAAGATTCAAAAAAGCCTACCAATTACACACAATGCGTACAAAAGCTTCAACATCATTCTTGCAAACTTCTTTGTACAGATACCATATCTGTAACTCATTTGCATCCTTTTGATAAAGCCGTTTCAAAAACAGCTCATAAAGATCTTGGCCTGAGAGTTTCTCATCAGGATAGACTCTTCTTGAAGCTTGAACTAGAAGATGTTTATCAACAAATTGTTGAAATTCAGCGTCGTCAGCGAGTTGATCTTTTACTTTTTTGAGCACACCCTCCCCCCCACAACGCCATCCTACCAAAAAGGTGATAAAGTTCTTACCCCCCCAAAGAACATTGGATTTCATCTCATGATTGATTTTAGGATTCATAGCCTCCCTTTCACGATTTCGATTGTAAGAAAGTTTAGATCGAAATTTTCTAAGTTCTTCCAGAATTTTTTTTGTTGGCTTGGTAGGGATACCCTGAGAACCTTGCTCCACCTGAAGAACCTGACGAGCCTGTCTCACCATTTCTCCCAAGGACGTGTTGCTCATGGAAGATTTCTTAACCGAAGATTCGGAGATCGACGTCAAAGCATCTTGATCCGTCTGACGAGCCTCACGAGCCTCCTTGAGCTTTCTCAAATCTGTGTTAGACATGGAAAAATTCCCAACAGGATGTTCGGAGATTGACGTCAAAGAATCTTGCTCTGTCTGACGAGCCTGACGTTTCTGACGAGCCTCACGATCCATCCTGAGAATTCCCAATTCTGTGTTAGACATGGAAGATTTCCCAACAGGATTTTCGGAGACTGACGTCAAAGCATCTTGATCCGTCTGACGAGCCTCACGAGCCTCCTTGAGCTTTCTCAAATCTGTGTTAGACATGGAAAAATTCCCAACAGGATGTTCGGAGATTGACGTCAAAGAATCTTGCTCTGTCTGACGAGCCTGACGTTTCTGACGAGCCTCGAGATTCATGACAAGTGTTGCCAAAGATTCGGCTGACCCATCCTTTAGATCGGGCTTGCGGCTACTAGCAGAACTAGCAGTAGCTGGAGATGTGGGTGACTCTGAATTAGATTGAGGTACCTCACCTAGTGAATCTGGGTCATCCTCCCAATCTAAGTCAGAGTCTACATCCACCTCATCCACCTCATCCCAGTTATCAAAGTCAATTATGGGTTGCTCTTCGTTTTCAAATAAATCGGACATTTTTCTCAAAAGCAACCGAAAAGTCTCGAACGAAACACACAATCTGTTTTTAGTTTCTTCGCTCGAGTGAAAATAGTAATAAATGTTCTTCACCCCCCCCCGTGTCAATTTTTTTTATAAATATTATATAAAAATATATTTGTATATACATAATAAGTACTATTTTTGGATGGAAACAAATCAACCCTTGGTGTGTAGAAGCTTTTATGTATATCTTCTATTCCGGGGACTTTTATTCCGAGGTTTTGGACATTGTGGGGGAGTAGGCACCATTGAAGGTTGCCCTTCTCTATGTGTATAGAGAGGTCTTGAAGCAGAAATGAATGCATCCGACAGCTCAGCCATTTGGAATTCATAGGCTTCTTCTGCAAGTCTTACCTCTTCTTCTGCAACTTTTGCTTTTTTTTCAGCAAGTCTTCCCTCCTGGATCCTGTTTAGAATGTCACTATATTCCAAATAGCTTCTTCTCAATTCAATCAGAATTTGTATTTTGTCTTCTGACCGAGGCAATAACAGAGCCCTCTTTATAAAGTCCTCTGTCTCTCTCAGTTTACTCTTAGCTTCATTTTCTTGTTGTAAGAGAGAAACCATATCTCAAAAAGCAACACAAAAGCAACACAAAAGCAACCGAAAATTTCTTCGCTCGAGTGAAAATAGTACTATAATGTTCTTCACACCTTCCGTGTCAATTTTTTTTACAAATATTATATAAAAATATATTGTATATAATACTTATAAAAAAGGATGTATTTTGTATTATTACCAACACAATTATACGAGACAACGTATTTATCTAAAGACTACACATATATATTATGGGAGCATCCACATTATTTTACAAAATACAAATTTAATAAAAAAAAACTACTTCTTCATAAAAGTTCTATGAAGTACTATTATGAGTATTTACAAAAAAAGAAATACAATGTACAATATATTGAATATACAAAACCTTTTACCTATAGAACATATACTCTATTTGATCCAATAGATTCTATAAAATTACCAGGAAAACCAGAATTTGTAGAATCTCCTAATTTTTTGCTTACAAAAGAAGAATATGGTGTATACAGGAAAAAAACAAAAAGTTTTGTATTTAATGCTTTTTATAATTTTGGAAAAAAGTGTATTCAAGTATTAGAAGATGTAAAATCACAAGATAAATATAATCGAAAAACACTTCCTAAAAATATAGAAATACCAAACATACCATCCAATACAGCAGATAGACAATATATACAAGATTCTATACCTTTTGTAGAAAAGCATTTTCCAAAGAATTATGGAAATACAAAGAATTTCGTATTTCCTGTAACACATAAAACTGCAAAAAAATGGTTACAAGATTTTATTCGAAAAAGATTTGAAAAATTCGGTGATTATCAAGATGCGATTATTCAAAAAGAAACTTTTTTATTTCATTCTTTATTGTCCACTTCTTTGAATATAGGATTACTTCAACCTATGGATGTAATCCAGGAAGTTATGAAATACAGAAAAACAATACCTATAAATAGTCTAGAAGGATTTGTAAGACAATTATTTTGGAGAGAATACCAGCGATATTGTTATATATATGTGGATTTTACAACTTCTTATTTTCGTAATACAAAAAAATTATCAAAAGACTGGTATCATGGAACTACTGGGATACTGCCTGTAGATACAAGTATTCAAAATGCTTTTGATAATGGGTATCTACATCATATAGAACGATTAATGGTTATTGGAAATTATATGAACTTATCAGGAATTAATGAAAAAGAAGGATTTCGATGGTTTATGGAATTTAGTTGTGATAGTTATGAATGGGTTATGTATCAAAATGTGTATGATATGGTTTTTTTTGTAACAGGTGGTAAAACTATGAGAAAACCATATGTATCTTCTAGTAATTATATAGTAAAAATGAGTAATTATAAAAAAGATACTTGGTGCGATACATGGAATACATTGTATTATCAATTCCTAAAAAAACATAAACAAAAACTATGGAAATTTCGATACCACTTTCGTGGGTTACAAGATGTTTGACTATAATTTTTTTTACTATAATTTTTTTTACTATAATTTTGTTACTCAAACAAAAATACACATGAACGAATCGCAGTATTTCGAAGATTTGTTTGTTCTAATGTTTGACACAAACCTTCTTCCTGTTCCGAAACAAACCCTGTATTCATAAGACGTATTTTTGTTTGTTGTAAAAGAATATCTTGTAATACCCATTTTGCTCGGATTACATTTTGTAATACATTCTCTCTATAATATTGTCTCCATACCATTTTTGGTTGCACTTGTTGTGGATAACGCCCATATTGCTGACACACTTGATGTTGATGTTGCTGGTTATATTGGTATTGAATTATCTGCAAGTTTTCCAAGTTTCTCATATTTTGCGGTGATGTAGCAATTGGAGAATAGAATAAATTGTTCATTTTGTAGTATGAGCAACTTTTTAGTAATATTATAAAAATTAATAAAATATTATTCAATTTTTTATAATATTATATGAATACAGTAAATAAAAATATACTATAAAAGTATATAATACATAAATAAGCATGACATCATTGGCAAATGTATTAAATATATTTGGCGGAAGAATAAGAAGAAATGATGCTTTGTTGGTAAATACACAAGATGAAATGTATAAAATGGAAGAACATTTGAAAACATTAGATACACAATATGATACCATGGACAAAAAATATGATGAATTAGAAAATATAGTAAAGAAAGAATTTGTAGAACCCAGTTCTTTTGATGGATACGGAAATAATATTCAAAACAAGCTTTGGGGGTCATCAAATACAGCATTATTACGAAAAGCACCCAGTATGTATGCCGATGGAAAAAGCACATTATCTGTTCGTGGAACAAAAAACCCAAATCCTCGTGTAATTAGTAATTCTATATGTAAAGCTACAAATCTAGTAAAAAATAAAAGCGGGCTAACTGATATGATATGGGTATGGGGACAATTTGTAGATCATGAACTTGATTTAACACCAGATAATAAGGAAGAAAAAGCATATATTACCACAGATGATAATGACCCTAATGAAGAATATAAAGGAAGAACTATTTTTTTTCATAGATCGAAAAGTGTAGAAAATTCAGAACCAAGGGAACATCCTAATGTGATTTCTTCGTATATGGACTCAACAAATGTATATGGTGCTACATTACAAAGAAACTTAGAATTACGAAAATTAGATGGTTCTGGTAAGCTAAAATACTCTTTATCAGACAATAAAGAAACAATTATGCATAAAAATACTAGTGGATTACCAAATGGTGGATTACCGGGACAAGATTCAAAAACATTATTTGTAGCCGGTGACGTTCGTTCTAATGAAAATATCCTTTTGACTTCTATTCACACTATATTTGTTCGAGAACATAATCGTATATGTGATATATTAGTGCAAAATGACCCAACATTACAAGGTCGTGATGATGTAATTTTTCAAAAAGCAAGAAGAATTGTAAATGCGATTATTCAAAAAATTACCTATGAAGAATTTTTACCAGCTATATTTGGTTCAAATATGTTTGAAACATACTCAAAATATGATACTACAATAGATGCTGGTGTAACAACAGAATTTTCTACAATTGGTTTTCGGTTAGGTCATAGTATGCTCTCTTCTACTATTCAAGTAGGAGAAGACTCAAAAAATACTATTTTACTCAAAGACGCTTTTTTTACACCAAGTTATATTCAAGAACATGGTGTGGATGAGTTGCTTGTAGGTGCTACAAAAACATTAATGAAAAAGATAGACCATCAAATTATAGACGATGTCCGTAATTTCTTATTTGGACCCCCAACAAATTCTCATTTATTAGATTTAGCAACCTTAAATATCCAAAGAGGTAGAGGTCATGGAATACCTGGATATAATGCTGTTCGTAAAGCATATGGACTTACAGAAAAAACTTTTTCTCAAATTTCTAGCAATACGGAACTAGTTTCAAAATTAGAAAATTTGTATGATACTCCAAATGATATTGATCCATGGATTGGTGCGTTATGTGAAGATCATGTTCCCGGATCAGAAGCAGGAGAACTTATTTTAGAAATTATGAAAGACCAATTTTTACGAGCAAGAAATGGAGATAGATTCTGGTACCAAAATGATAAAGCATTTACAACTTTTGAAAAAACTATTTTTGGTGGTTCAACACTCGCATCGGTGCTAAGCGCGAACACGGGGAGAAGCTTCTCGAACAGCTTTAGGCGGTGAGTAAAGTTTTACTCCGAATCACCCTCGCGACATATGCATACTCCATCCTTGGAGGGGTTTGCTTTGCAATTTAGACATGTATCTTGGCACACAGTTCCAGGCTCCTCGTAAAGATTTTCTTGGGACGTTTCCTCGTATTCATCATCGGACGAATAAGCTATGGAGATTGCATCATCCATCTCCTGCACTCTTCTTTCCGCACACCCAGGGTGTTGGCAACCAGGACTTCCATTGCAAAAGGTTTCGTGAAATTCACGCTCTTCTGTCTCTTGAAGTTCAATATCTTTGGACGACTTAGAATCTGCCATAGTAGTTCCTATAGTTCTTTCTTTTACTCGAGGATCGCGCAAAAAAGAACTGTTAAAAATAGTAACATAATGTCCTTCCCCCTCTCTGTGTCAATTTTTTTTTTATAGAATAAAAATTGAATATTATCTTTTATATTTCTTATCATATAAAGAAAAAACAAGTATGGGAAACACACAATCAACAAATTTTCGCGAAGATGTTATGCCAGATGGAGTGTCTTGGAACGATATTCCTTATATAGAACATCAAAACAATTGGGTTGGTCTCACAGATTATATAGATGGTGTAAAACCTGACGATTTGCAATATTATGTATCTCGTGGTACAGACCAGTATAATAGAGATTATCTAATTGTGTATTATAAAGGTAATATTCAAACATATTTTCAACGATACACAAATTCTCCAAATGGCACTTGGTCATTTGGAGAATTTGTAGGAGGAAATCCAGATGACAGAGTATTAATTACTTGTGGAAACATTGCCGCACAACCTGAATCGATTGAAAAGATTCGAAATATGATTACAGAATTGTTGCCAAACAATACAATTTCACGAGAATAATATATAATATATATGTTTACATAAAATAGTTTCTTTTCCATTCTTTTCTTTTTTTCTTTTTTTCTTCTTTTATAATTGATAAAAATTCTTTTTTGAATTTCTGATTTTTTGTATACGAAAAAAAGTCACTTACATCTAAACTTAATTCTGTATTTTTATATAATTTATCTAAAAATAACATTAAACCTTCTTCAACTTTATTAAGAAATTCACTTGAGAAGTTTTTTACTAATGATATATTTTCTTCATTAAAATCAGTAATACCTTTATATGTTTTAAGTAAAGAATCTTTTTTTGATTTGGTAATACCTTGAAAGTCTTTACATACAAAGTACATTTCCCCACTATATTGATTTACTACTGGTTTATAAAAAAATACTTCTTTATAATGTGAAAAACAAATATAAAGTAAAGATAATAATAAATTATTTAATGGTACATATATTTTTTGAATATAATTTGCTCCTTTTTTGGATCCACTTAATACAATCATAATACTCGCAAAAAATAGTTGGTTTGTTTTATCCATAAATTCTCTAGATAGTCCACAATCGGATGTAATAATATCAGCATTATGTAATTTTTTGGATTGTATATAATGTTCTATATTTTGTATATTTGTAATATCACCATCTTTTGTTTTTCCAAAATCCCAATGTTCTGGAAAATCTCTTACCAAATGATATTCGTCTTTAAATCCAGTTTTGAGAGACTGAGATATCCAGTCCCATTCTTGAATATTTTGTGTTTGGATAAAATAATCTAAAGAAAATATAAAAGACCCTGGTAATTCACAAAGATGAAAAGAATTTAACGTTTTTTTATTAGGTACTAACGAAATAGATTGTAATATTTCATATAATTTAAGCCCTGCTTGTGTGAATCCTTTTGTATTGTATTGAGAGTTTATATCTACATGAAAGTTTCTATAAAATTTTAAGTAGTAGGAATATTCCCCATATTGTCCTTTATCTCTTGTGTCCATAATCATATATAAATAATCATACTTGTTTGTGAATTTTGATAGTAGTTCGGGGTTCTCTATTACATATTTTTTTATAGAATATCTTTCTAATGGAACAGAAAAGGTATAATGTAATGAAGTATGTTTTTCTTGAATTCTTTTCAATAAAGATTGAAATATATCTTTTTTTGTTTTATCTATAGATATAATAGGTTTTATAGATAAATCATACTTTTCTGCGTACTGAATAGAATCAACAAGTTGTTTTCTTTTTAATTCTTGTAGTACCTTTTGATTATTATTTACAATATCTTCCATATAAAAATATTCTTTTTCATAAAAATTACATAATTTGGAATATGTATTCTTATTATACTCTATACACATTTCATATACTTTTTTGTACTTTTTTGTATTTCGAATTGTATCAGAGAATATTCTTGTATAGTAATATAACTCTTTTTCTGTAATTTCTTTTGTTACACCATATTCTTTTCTTTGTTCCTTATCAAGAATATTGAATTTACTACCACCTGTATTATCATAATTGTACATATGATCAATTAATTTATTATATTTTGTAATATCTTGTTTTGAAATACCCTTAAAATTTTTACAAATAATAAAAGCATATGTTTTAGTTCCGTCTTCAATAGAATCTGGTTCATATATAGAAACGTTTTCAAAATATGTATCTAGTAGATAAACACAATCTATATTAAATAATGTTTTTAGTCCTGTTAATCTTAATACAAGTGTTCCCTTTTTATGAAGATATTGAAGACATTGTATAATAAAGGTTATATTAGATTGAGTATTTGCATGTTCCCAAAAATATCCAAAGTCGTATCTTGAAAACATTGGAGTTAAAAAAATAATATCATATTTTTTATAAAAATATAATGAAAACTCTTCATAATTAGGAAATTTTTGTATTGTTTTATAAGTAAAAGAAGGATCTATTCTTTTATATAATGTATTTATAGTATCTTGTTCTTCTATTTGGTTTCCATAAATATTACATTTTAGATACATGAAATCATTTGATTTTATTGGGATGTTATCTCTTTTATGTAAAAAATAAATACATTCTGTGGGACCTAATCTTGAAGAAACATCAAGAATATCTTTATTTTTAATGTTTATATTTTTATATATAACTTCGTAGTAAAATAAAAAATATCTTGATATATTTTGATATTGTAATATAGTAACATCTGCTTTTTTGTCAAAAAACATGACTATTTTAGATATTTTCCAAAGTGGATTTGTTGACTCTTCTCTTGTTTTTATTTTTGTTATAATATTTTTAGTATTATCATCTTTATTAAAAGTTATTGAAACCGGATTTAAATATTCATAATTATTTAATAATAAACTTATGGTATATTTTAATTTTTTATTTATTTGTAAATCAAAATGTTTTTTTTCTTCTCTTTTTTTCAAATCAAGACTTTTATTAAAAAATTCTGTAACAAGATTTTTATCTGAAATATACTTTATTATTTTTTTTACTTCAATTGTTGAAACCAATCCTCCATTTTGCGAAGGTTTGATTTCTTTACTATTATTACCAATACCTCCATACATACCATATTTTGTATAATTCTTATTTCTATATTGAAGATACATAATATACGACTTGGAAATATACAAACTATAAACTATATATATATATAATATTATATACACTTTATAGTATATTATAATCTGTATGAATAAGATTCAATTTATACACAATATTCTAAAAAGGTATGGGAATTATACCAAAGAAGAAATACAAGACTCTTGGTCTAATACAAATACAAAACAATCTATTGAAAAACTAGCAATATTACAAAAAAAATATGGAATACAAAAAAATTTATATTCTACAGAATCTAATGAAAGAAGAGCGTATAAAATATACACTCTTGTAAAAAATTATATACCTAAAAATATAGATTCATTTGTAGATTTTGGAGGAGGGTCTTGTGATATGTCTTATTATTTTGGTTCTCATATAAAAGCAAAAAATGTGTATTGTGTGGATATTGATGAATGGGTTGGTAAAAAATGGAAAAGAAATAACAAGGTTACATTTATGAAGGATATGAAGTCATTACCTGATAAATCTATTCAATGTATTCTAACATCACATACACTTCATCATATTCCAGATACAGAAATTCACACTATTATACAAGAATTTTATAGAATATTATCGGACGATGGATATATTATTTTACAAGAACATAATTCTCCTAATACAAAATTTAATGAGTTAGTAGATATTCAACATATGTTATATGATACTGTAGTCTCACAAACAATAGATTTTGATACATACCAAAAAGAATTCTATTCTAATTATAAAAGCCTGGACACATGGAATACTTTTTTTTCAAGTTTTTATGGAATTAAATATATTCCTACAAAAGCATATGATAATACATATATAGCAATATATCAAAAAATAGGGAACTTGTATAGCAATAAAAATAATATCAACAAGTCAAAACTACAGATAAGCGAACAAGGGTCCTATTCTGTAACACATAAAGAAGACGCTACAAAAACAGCAGATATTATTGAATCGTATTTTGGAAAAGACATTACTATTACCGATGGAACAGCAAATAATGGTGGAAATACAATAGCATTTGGATTACAATTTAAAAAAGTACAGGCTGTAGAAATTAGTAAAAAAGAATATGATATTCTTGTAAATAATATTAATGTATACAAATTGAAAAATATAGAGACATATCACAAAGATTTTATAGAAATGATACCAAAACTGAAACAAGATGTTGTATTCTTAGATCCACATTGGTGTAGTCCATCCTATAAAACAAAACGAAATATTCCTTTATTCCTTGGAAAGTATCCTTTGGTTAAAGTAATTGATATGTTACAAGGTAAATGTAAAGCAGTCGTTTGTAAAGTTCCTTTTAATTATGACTTCTTTTCATTATTTAAGTATGGACGTTTTAGTAAAAAAATACATTTGTATATTTTTCAAAAATATGTTGTATTTGTTATATTAGAAAGAACAGAAGATAATAAAAATATAGAAAACTATAAAAAAGTTAAATTGTAATACTTATATATATTATATAAATATATATGTTATTGAATTACAGAAATAAAAATTATATTAAATCGGGTATAGGTGGAACTATTTCAGAAGAACAAAAACAAGAACAAAAACAAAAACAAAAACAAATGTTCAAAATAAATATAGAAAATAATAATAAAACCACAAATAGAAGAATAAAATATAATTATATGATATTAAATAATTCAATAAATAAAAAATTCAATATATTAAGTAAAATATATGAAAATAACTCTGAAAACAAAGAATTAACTATAAATATTAAAAAATTAAAAAAAAAAATAATAGATCCAAAAAATATTATAATATTGATATTATTTAACAACAAATATGGAGGGTCTTTAACTGTAAACATAAATAAAAACAAATTTTACATATCAAATGTTTATACATTAATTAAATTTAGAAATAAAGGATTTTGTAAGAAAATAATAAATTTTACTATTAATTATCTCAAAAAAAAAAATATAAAAGATTCATATATAAAATTAGATGTAAATATAAATAATCCATACGCATTAAAATGTTATACTGGTCTTGGTTTTACAATACACAAAAAAAAAATTACAAAAAAATATGGAAGTGAATATGAACTTATATACAAGATTTATTAAAAAAATATGTAAACAAAATGTGTTATTTAGAATAATCCACCGACGTTAAATATAAAATCATTATCTATCCCATCTTTAATTATAAATTGCCAAATCTTACCATCAAATGATAATTCACTCCTATACGGTGATACAATAGAAGTGTGTTCTCTAAAATATTGAGGGGCTTTGTAAACTTTAATTCTTTTATTTAAAAAATAATCATCTGGAACATGTCCAATAAATACCACATTAAAAAAAGTTTTTTTGAAAATTTCCATTAAAGAATCAACAATTATACCAGATGAAGCAACAATCCATAATCTTTTTATATCGCCTATATTTTTTTTTAATTTTACTAATACCTTTTTATATATTTTTATAGCTTTTTTAGAATGAAATCCAAGTGGAAAAACATAAGTATCTGAATACTTATTTAATATATTATTAATTTTATTTTCTTCATCTTTATCATTTATGGGCTTATCAATTTCATGAATAATTGCTCCAAATATTTTTGAAATTTTAGTTATAATATATAATTCTTTATTTGGTTGTTTATTTAATATAAGATGACATTGTTTATCTTTTATAAAACATCCATATGCTAATGCAAGTTGTGCGTATCCATTAACATGTCCTCTATAAAATAAATTTTTATTTTTAATTGATGAAATAATATCACTCATTATCCTCTGTTTTGAACCACCAATAAGAAAATCCTCTCTAATCACATTAAACTTTCTATTATTCTGTGTAAAAGTATTAATATAAAAAGGTTTATCAAATATTGTTTTTTTGATCGGGAATATTTTTTGAAAGCACCATATCGGTTGAATTGTATTATCTGTTTTGTATTTTAACATATTTATAAACTTAGAACCCTTCTTTTTTAATATATAATTAATAATTCGTTGTGTGTAAAATATAATTTTATTTTTTATACGAGTATCATTAATTACTATAACAAGAAATCCTCCTGTTTTTAAATGAGTCCATATCTTATCTATACTTTTATACATAAACTTACTTAACCACATATCTAAATTATTTGAATATTTCAAAAATGATTGATTTTTGTCATCTGAATATTCTTCTGTAATAAAATATGGTGGACATGAAAACATAAGATCATATTTTTTTTTTAATATAACATTTTCAAACGAAGACTCCAGCATCTCATACTTATGTTCACTTTTCGTCCTAAATGTTTCAATCATTTTAATATATCGGGGATGAAGCATACTGTTAGGATCAACCCCAGTATAATTACAATTATTATATATCATAGCACCCATTAATCTATCTCCCCAACCAGATGACATGTCTAAAACATCTCTCGGTTTAAAAGTACAATATATAGATAATATAACAAAAATAGGAAATGTATCACAATCCCTTTTTAATTTTCTTTTAATTAAATTTTTAAAAAGAAAATATTTTTTTTTTTTTTCTGATTTTTTAACTTTTAATTTTTTCAATAAAAATAAATATTCTTTATTAATTATTTTTTTATTTTGAATGTAAAAATCATATGGAGAACAAGTAAAATTAATATTTTTACATTTAATTCGGATATCCTCAATGAAATATTCGGTTAATATCTCAGTATTAAATGATAAATTACTTGTATATGTAATATTACTATCATTCATAGTCCCATTATAGTGTCTTATTTTATCATCAGTGAATATTATATTTAGTCTAAATTTTTTTTTTATTTTATTAAAAATATCTAATATATGTTGTTTTTTAAATACATCAAATGCTACTATATATTTCATATTATAATTAATAGTTATAGTTTTTATTTACATTTTTGCGTATTTACACTCTTGGAAATATAAAATAGGACAAAACTTTAATGTTTAACCCTTTAGTAAAAACAACTAATTAACCAAGTTTTATGTTTTTTCAAAAACAAGGTTAGTATTTCTACAGAAACTTTCTGGACGAGTTTTTGTATTTATACATTCTTGTGAATAATATTAATGTATACAAATTGAAAAATATAGAGACATATCACAAAGATTTTATAGAAATGATACCAAAACTGAAACAAGATGTTGTATTCTTAGACCCACCTTGGGGTGGTTTGGGGTATAAAACAAAACGAAATATTCCTTTATCCCTTGGAAAGTATCCTTTGGTTAAAGTAATTGATATGTTACAAGGTAAATGTAAAGCAGTCGTTTGTAAAGTTCCTTTTAATTATGACTTCTTTTCATTATTTAAGTATGGACGTTTTAGTAAAAAAATACATTTGTATATTTTTCAAAAATATGTTGTATTTGTTATATTAGAAAGAACAAATGATAATAAAAATATAGAAAATTATAAGAAAATTACAATCTCATAAAAAATTAAAAAATACTAATATATCTATAATACTTGTAATGTAATCCAAATAATACAAGTAATCCTATATATACACCTGCTACCAACAAATTACTTATAGAAATAGATGTATGTTCATCTTCTTCTTTTATATAGTAATTATATATATTGCAAATACCAAGTATTATAAATGTATAAGGAATAATATGTCTTTGTTTCCATGTCATTTTTCGAATGTCTTCCGTAATATGTTCAATACAATATATATATATCATTCCAAATTGACCTACTACAAATAATATATCCATTATATTATATGTTTTCTCTTGATACATATGTATCATTTTTGATATACATAATGAAAAATGGGAGATAGAACCAATTACACTGATAAGAATAGTACCAGTTAAGTGAATACCAGTTCGTATCAACATAACAAATGCAATAGAAATATGACTTACTAGTAAAAATAGATGGTCTATATTTGAAAATTGTACATGTTTTTTACAAATAATTTCTTGCGCTTTCCTTGTATACAACATTCTTGATATTGCATATATAGCATTTGATATAAAAGCAAAAAAAAATAATATAGAAGAAATAATAGGAATATATACCCTCATACTATTATAGTATTATATAGTTTTACAATATTATTATAGTATTGTATTATTTTTACAATATTATTATTATTATTATTATTATAGTATTATAATATATATTATGGCGGGTGGATTATTTGGAAAACCTTTTGTATTTAATGAAAAGTGTATTGTATTTTCTATTATTTGTATGATTTTGTTTGTATACAAACCTAATTTTACAAATCCATATTTCTTGTATCTAAGTTTGTTTATTATTTTTGTAATCGCTTATGTTGCCATGGCTTGGTATGATTACTATTTTGACTGTAAATTGGTTCCATTAGAAAGAGGCAAGTATTCTTTGACTGGAAAACTAAAACCACCTGAAAATGTACCGAGTGAATCTTCTGAAAAAAACAAAGAATTATCTACATCTAGAAAACAAATGATTATATATGGAATGCATATTCTTCTTATTGTTCCTTTATTATTATATATTGCGTATTATAAAAAGAAATCTAATCCAAGTATATATGCTATAGTAGGAGTATTGGCAGTATTTACTGCTGGGTATCATGGTGTTGGTATGATGATGTATTTTAAGTAAATCTTAATGATGTATTTTAAGTAAATCTTAATGATGTATTTTAAGTAATTTTTGGTAATTTGTAAGGTAATATATCTTGTAATATATCGGAAAATCTTATAAGGTATGGTTTTGCCATAGTATTCATATGGTCCGATATTTCTTTATATAACGTTTCTATATTTTTTTTGCTTTGTATTTTCTGTATAGATTTAGATGTATATCCACAACTTTCTTTCATATCTTTGTATAATTCTTCTACAAGTATTTTGTATTTTTTTGTAGAAATAGTATTAAAAATAAGTAGTAGTATTTCTAAACGATTTTTTAATTGATTAAAACAAGGTAAATTAGAACTTTTTGTAAAAAGTTGTATTTCTGTTCTTACGCCATATAATAATGTTCTATGTTTTGGATTTTTAAGTTCTCTATTTAATTCATCGTCAATAGTATTTATAGCATTTGGTTGGAAATATGCTTCTCCCAAAAGACTTCGTATTCTCTTAATTACTTTAAAATAGTTACCTTTTACATAATTACGAAATATAGTTTCATAAAAATAATAGGTTGAATTTCTTGGTTTTTCTCCATATAATGTCGCATTTGATGTTAAAAATGTATATTGTTTTTTTCTAGAAACACGAATATTTGGAATATGAGAAGGTAAAGAACATATATGAAATACAAGTTCAAATAAAACATATGTATTTTTCAAAATCTCATATACAAATGTTGTTTTAAAAGCATCCTCTATAAAAATATCAAATAATGTAAATGTTTTACCTCTATATATTTTCTTACCAACTTGTATTTCATTACTTTCCCATTGTATATTTTTATATGTATCTATATAATTCGCAAGTTTCATAAATTGTACCATATTCGGTTTTTCTACTACATAACCTAATAATTCATTCAATTCTTTTTTTGTAATTACTGTATCTTTGTATAATGTTTGAAATCGTTTTCGTATTGTAGAAGCATCATAATCTTGTACTTCTCCATTTTTTCTGATTCTATGAGTAAATACAAATCGTTGATCTACACCTGCTAACATTTTTACAAACATCATTTTTTTCATAAGAATAGTAAACACTCTTTTATATTCTTCAAATAACGCTTTTTTACTTTCTAATGTATTATAATATCGCATCCAATATTCTACATCAATATCCGATATACAGAAAGGTTTATCTAGATTTGCAGATGTTCCATGAAATGTAAAAGCAGTCTGTACATTACCTTCTATTGTGTTTTCTATATTTTCTATTAAAGAATACAGGGGTCTTTTAACTTCTGTAGAAATAATCATTATCTATATATATTCCTATATTATATATAGATAATGAATTGTATTATAATAATACAAAATACAACCATTGGATTGTTGAGAGATGCTTCTATTTTACAGGTATTTTTAGAAAAAAATCATATTCAAACAGACATTCATTATTATAAAAAATCTTTACCACAAAACACATATACATTTCTTATTTTTATTGAACACATTATACCTTCGTATTTTAAAGATATACAATATACATATTCTATTTTTGTTCCCAATATAGAACAAATTGTTGAATGGGATATGGAAAATATGAAAAATATACAATATGTTTTTTGTAAAACAAAACAAGTCTATAATTATTTCAAACCTATTTCTAACGCAATATATACAAAATTTGCTTCCGTAGATGACCTTCGACCAGAAATAGAAAAAGATACATATACAGTAGGACATTTTTCTGGGATATCACCTTATAAAAATACAAAAGCTGTTCTAGAATGCTGGATAGAAAATAATTGTTTTCTAGATATACATAAGGATATTCAGTTAGTTGTTGTCAAAAAATTTTCATTATGGAGTCAAATAGACAGAGATTTACAAAAATATGTAGAAAGTATTTTTACAAAAAAAGAAGATACATACGTATATAAAAATATAACTATACATGAATTTTTATCAGATAAAGAATATAGTGTATTAACAAATCAAGTAGGTATTCACATATGTCCTTCTATGATTGAAGGATACGGACACTATATTAATGAAGCAAGAGCTAAAAAAGCAGTTATACTTACAACAAATGCTCCTTCTATGAATGAACTTATACAAGACCCATCATTTCTTATACAGGTTGAAAAAAAAGAAAATGCAAAAAAAGTAATGAATATACAGTATCAATATGATACAGGAATAGAAGTTTCTTTTATTGATAAAAAAGATTTAGCAAAAAAAATAGAAAAAGTATTACATGTATATCCAAGTAATGTAGGAGAAGAAAATAGAAAACAATTTGAAAAAGATATTATATACTTTTATAATACTCTTACAACCTTTATACAAAAAATACAAAAAATACAAAAAAATACAAAAAATATACAAAATACAAAACCGACTAATTTATATAACTTTGAAAAAAAAGTGTATTCTCAGAATGGAGAAGATGGTGTATTAGAAAAAATATTTGAAGTTATTGGAAAAACAAATTCTATGTATGTAGAGTTTGGCGTAGAAGATGGACAAGAAAGAAATACACGATATTTACAAGAAAAAGGATGGAGTGGATTACTAATGGACGGGGGGTATGAAAACAAACAAATACAATTACAAAAAGAATATATTACAGCAGAAAATATAAGTATGCTCTTTACAAAATATAAAGTTCCAATTACATTTGATTTATTAAGTATAGATATTGATTATAATGATTGGTATGTTCTAAAAGAAATATTACAAACATATACACCAAGAGTTATTTGTATGGAGTATAATGCTTCTTTAGGACTAGAAGATAAAGTTGTAGTATATGACCCAAAATATATGTGGTTATACAATAGAAGCAATTATTTTAATGCTTCTTTATATTGTATACATACATTATGTAAAAAACATAATTATACACTTGTATATTGTGAAAAAATGGGTGTAAATTCTTTTTTTGTTCATAATTCCTGTAATCCAGAATCATTTCTGAATTATGGAAATATAGAAAAAATATACAGAGAACCAAATTATGGTTTTAGAAATACAAAAGGTCATCCTCCTGATAAACATAATAGACATTATCTAACATATGAAGAAGCTTCCTCTTATACATACAACCATTACCAATATAGTTCTATAGAAAATATATGTAGATATGTACCCTTGGATAGTATTCCTATGGAATATCCGATAGTAGAAACCTTATGGAAAAATTGTAAAATTAGGTTTCAAAAAGAAAAAATAGAAGTTCCAGAAAATATAGAAACATTTCAAGTCCAATATAAAGAATTACCACTACAGATGACGACACATGCAAATGATACAGTTATATACCAAAAAATGCAAAAAGGATTTTTGTATGAAGTATATAATACATTTATTGTAGAATCCTATGCTACAGAAAAAGATATTTTCTTAGATATTGGGGCAAATATAGGTTCTATGACTATTCCTATTTCTACATTTGTAAAAGAAGTTGTATCTTTTGAACCTTTTGTAAAAACCTTTGATGTTTTATCGTATAATAAAAAACAAAATACACGAAATAATATTATATTATATAATAATGCTGTAGGCCATACAAATAGAATAACAAGATTATCTAATTCTGTAATAGATATTAATCCAGAAGAAAAATATAAAAAATCTATAAAATCTATACAAAATACAAAAGTAAAATTTAATTACGGAGCAATTCAGTTAGGGTTGGATGGTCAATATGTACAAATGATAACTATTGATTCATTACAATTAAAAAAAGTAGATTTTATAAAAGTAGATACAGAAGGAGCAGAAAATTTAGTATTTTATGGAGCACAAAAAACTATTACAAAACATAAACCTATTATTATTTTTGAAAAAAATTGGCAAACTGTTACAGAAGATATGAAAAAAAGTATGAATTTATCCAAAGAAGTTGTAGAGTTTGATATAATTTCTTTTTGTAATATATTAGGATATGATACAGTTATTGAATCTAATTGGGAAGACTTTTTCTTAATACCACCTGGTAAAATATGTGTACAAGAAAAGTTATTAGGAACATTACAAAAAGTAAAAACAATAAAAGGATTCTCTTCTTACAAGAATCTTTATAAATATGTAAAACCAAAATGGTAAAAATTATTACACTATTGTATATAGTAGATATATAGTAGATATACAATGGATTTATCTACGTTTGAAAATAAAATATTTTCTCAAAATGGTGAAGATGGTATACTGGAAAAAATATGTAAAGTAATTACAGAAAAAGATAAATTTTATGTAGAATCAAGAGTATATGACGGAACAGAAAGAAATACCAAATATCTTATTGAAAAAAAAGGTTGGAAAGGAATATTATTCGATGACATATATGCGAATATTAAAGAAAATTTATATACAGAATTTTTTCATTATAATAACACTTCTTTTATTTTTACAAAATACGATATACCTAAAGAATTTGATTTACTATCTCTTCATGTAAATTATAATAATTTTTACATTCTTAAAAAAATATTACAATTAGGATATAAGCCACGAATTATTGTTACACAATACAATTCGTATATTGATCCAAAAGAAGACAAAATAGTTGTATATAATGAAGATTATCGTTCTGAAGGAACAGATTATTTTGATGCTTCTTCTTTATCATATAAGAAATTGCTAGAAGAATTTGGGTATACAATTGTATATTATGAAAAATCTGGAAATAATCTATTTGCGGTATTACAAGAATACGGTAAAAAGTTTACAGTTAATACACCGGTACATAATACTATTTTTACAAACTGGAAATATTTTCAAGATTTTTATACAAGAGAATATATTTCATATGAAGAAACAAAAGATGAAGATATTTCTATAAGTATTAATATGAATAAGTATATTAAAAATATTACAGAAACAGATAAAAAATATAATTCTATTTTAGAAAGTAATAAAAATATAGAATATAATTATGAAAAAATAGATTCTATTAAAAAATCTTTATATGACTATTTATTACTTGTTGTTCAAACAGATTTTGCAAATATTTTAGAAAAATATAAAAATGTATTATTAACATTAATTACAAATCAATTTATTAGTAGTATTAAGAAAAAAATTCCTAATGATACTATAGAGTTTGTATATGGAAGTAATTATAATGAATTTGTATATTCAAAAATTTATTTTTATAGGACTTTACACAATAGTATATTTATCCAAAAAAGAATTAATAAGGGTGAATTATTCGAACGTATTAACTTGATAGTTTTACATTCCTATATGAGAAAAAATGATATAGCAATAGATGTAGGTTCTAATATTGGAACGGTTACAATACCTTTATCAAGAATGGTTGAAAAAGTGTATTCTTTTGAACCAATTAAAGATATTTACAAATTATTAGAATATAATATTAAAAGAAATAATATAGATAATATTATTGTATCTAACACCGCACTTGGAAACAAAAAAGATAATTTATATTTAAAAAATATATTATTTAATAAAACAAAATATACTATATTTGACTTTAATGTAGATACAAAGGTTGAAGTTCAAACAATAGATGATTTACAAATAGAACAGGTTGGTCTTATCAAAATAGAAATAACAAATATGGAAATGAAGATATTAGAAGGAGCTAAGGAAACTATTAAAAAATACAAACCAATCATATTATGTAAATTTACACCAAGTATTGTAAACTCTTTTAGTATATTTCATTATTGTAGCAAATTAGGGTATGATACATTAATACAATCACGAGGAAATAACTATTTTATTATTCCTAAGGGTAGAAAAACAGTTATAAAAGACCCATTGTTACAGCTTAAGAAAGTGGAAACATTGTATGTAGAATTTTCACAGTTATATAAGAATTTATATACATATGTATAATATATATATATTGTAATAGTTTTAGAATATGGATGGTAGTAATAGATTTAGTAGACCAGAAATACCTTCCAATGAACCTTCTAAAGAAAGAACAAATGGTGATATATTTGATACAGATAAACTCATAGAAGAAGGAAATACAAGTTCCACTAAATGTACTTCAAAACTCGCAGGAATTATTAAAAATATGAAAGAAAATAAACCTGATATTATTACAATTGTAGAAGCAACTGATTATACAAAAGAGATATTTATAGATCATATTTATGATAATGATGATACAAAATATACATTATTCGAACATACTGAAGAAGTAGCAAAAGTAATTATTATTATAAATAAAGAATATCAAGACGAATATAATTTTGAAAAACTTTTTGGTATGAATTTAGCAGAAGATGATTATAGACCATTACTGGTATTATATTCTAAAGAAAAAGAAATTTTATTATTATGTGCTCATTTTCCAAATAAAAGAATGGAAACATTTATACAAATTGATGAATTTTACAATAAAATATTTTATAATATAGAAGAGGAGATAAAAAAATACAATATAACTAATATACAAAACATTGTATTTTCAGGAGATTTTAATGATCATTATGGAAGCCTTATACGAAAATATATTAAAAAAGAAGAAGAAAAACCAAGTATTACAATATTAGGTAAAAAATTGTATATGGGCGATGGTAAAAATGATATACCAATAACATGTTGTTATCCTAGAAGATTATTATTTGAATCTCAAAAAGCTTATGTATCAGGAAATACTATAAAAGCACAAGGTTTATTTGATCGTAGAAAGGAAAAAGAATTTATACAAGAAAGAGAAGAAGCAATTAAATGGAATAGTAATGAATTATCAAAAAAAGAATTTTCAGGTGGTGGTAAAACTACATGGGACACTGATGAAGAAAATGAAACTGTTTTTGATGGAGAAAATGAAAATACTGAAACTTTCCTTACAGGTAAAAATAATTGGAATAGTAATGAATTGCCAAAAAAACCACCTAAAGGTGGGTATCATATGTACGCCGATTATATATTCTCTACATATGAACAAACTACATTTAATACACTTGATAAGTTTACAAATAAATATATATCAGCTATAGAAGAATATACACTTAAAAATTTTAGTAAAAGCAACAAATATATACCACTACATAAACGAATTCCACAGGAGTTACAAAATAAAAATATCTCAACAGAATTAGAAGGAGATAAAGTAGGAGCCGACCATGAACCTATTATTTCTACATTTGCTAATGACGAATTTCCAACATTAATGCATATTAATTTAAGTTGGGCTACGCAATTAAATATAGAAGCAGGAACAGAAATTGATTTTGTAAAAGATTGTAAAAGATCAGAATCGGTGGATAGTCCATTTTATAAAAAATTATCAGAAAAACAAAGTTTATATAAAAAAATACATGAAGTTGTAGGGTATTGTAAATTATTTTACCCTTTTACCTTAACATCAAAAGAAGATAGTACTAAGGAAAAGTTAGGAAACATAGAAATTGAAGTAGAAGAGGAAGAAGTTGAATCAGAAGAAGTAAAAACAGAAGTAGAACCAAAAGAAGAAAAAGAAAAAGAAGATAGTAATAAACAAGAGTTAGGTACAATACCTATTGTAAATATATTTATATATTTGGATTATACAATATCGAATGATTATAAAGAAAAACATTTTACAGAAAATTTTGATAATTATAAAAATCTTTTTATAACTATTTTATATTATAATATAAAATATAATATTATTCAAAAAATAGCTGGTTCTGAAACAGAATATAATACCACTATGATTTCTTATCCTGTTTTTATAATTAAAAACTTTTTAGATTTTCCAGAAAAATATAAGGATACTCCTCCTATTTTGGAAACAAATATAGATTTGAATTTAGATGAAATTCATCAAGATTTTTTAAGAATCATGGGTGAAATGAATAAAAATATAGTATCTCATGCATTTTTAGAAGATAATACAAAAAAAAATACAGAAAAAAATAGAAAAATTATAGGAGGAAATAACACTAATATAAAAAATAATACATTTCATACTATAAGTAATCTACATCATATTGATAATATACGATATTCTGGATATCCGATATTACCTATACAAGATATTTTAAATGTAGAAAAAGAAAAAATATGGGAAACATGGAGAGAAAAAAAAGAAGATATATCTATTATTAACCAAGAAAATATTAATAAAGCATTTGATAGATGGAGAAAAGGAAAAACTATAGAGAAAACAGATGGGACACAATGGGTTGGTCAATTAGACCATGAGTATTATACAAAGGATTGTTTTATTTTCTTTTATTTACAAAGAATTCGAGAACTCTATAATTTTTGTTATGATAAAAATGGAAAACTAATAATTGAAGATGATAATTTTTATTATATATATACACTCTTGAATGAAATAGATTTTGAAGAAAATAAAGAACTTTTTCCCGAAATAGATGATATAAATAATTTTGAAAATATAATAGAAAAACTAAAAGAAAAAAGTAAAGATATACAAAAAAAATATAAATCTATTACGAATGTTTTTCAAGATTTAATTGTACTATATCAGATATATAGAGATGAATATTATTGGAAAAAAGGAGATAATGGAGAATTTGTAAAAAGAGATTTTGTAATAGGGTATCACAAACTAGATATTAGAAAAGAAATACAAAAAATTATGCCATTATTTCCTAAAAAAGTTTATAATACTTTTAATAAAAAAGGGGGAAATAAAACTATTATTGGTGAAAATATATTTAGTATTTATATTAATAAACATAAAAAAAATTTATTATATAATGCAACAAAAAAAGAACCAGGAGAAGTAGAATCAGGAGAAAAAAATTTATTCTATAATACCCGAAATGAAGAACCAGAAGAAGTAGAACCAAAAGAAGTAGAACCAGAAGAAGTAGAACCAAAAGAAGTAGAACCAGAAGAAGTAGAATCAAAAGAAAAAAATTTATTCTATAATGCCCAAAATGAAGAACCAGAAGAAGTAGAACCAAAAGAAAAAAATTTATTCTATAATGCCCAAAATGAAGAACCAGAAGAAGTAGAACCAAAAGAAGAAAAAGAAAGAAAAGAACAAAATGAAAAAGATAAACTTATGATATGCCCTACCACACTTGATATAGAAAAATTAAAAGAAATATTAGATTATTTAAAAAATCAACAAGAAAATCAACAAGAAATAGATAAATTTATTATTATAATAAAACAAAAAATAAAAGATTTATATGATATATTACCAGAAAAACCTGAAAAAGAAAATATACCTTTTTTTGCAATAAATCTTATTTTTGAGTATTTTATTGATAGAATTGCAAATATAACAAAATTTGGTGATTGTGATTATAAAGATGATGAATTACCTAATAAAGAATGTACTTATCATAGTGATTCAAATAAAAGAATACTATCAAAAGATTGTGATGAAGATAATTTCAAATATTATAAAGAAATACTTAACTTTATATATCCAAATGATGTAGAAAAAATAAAAAAAGAACAACATAAAATTACACAATATTCTTTTAGTTTTTTAAGAAAATTTTATGGAAGTTGTAAAAAATATTTTAGAATTTCTTTTTTTTATAGAAATATTAAAAAGAATAGTTCTCTAATAGATTGGTCTATTTTAATAAATAAATATGCAACAGCAACAACTATTAAAAATCGTGAAATTCCATTTCCTTTTATGTTTATTTTACCTAAAGATGAATCAATATTTCCTAAAAATCCTTTGAAAAAGAAATATAATGAAATTTATACAGAAACAAAAAAATTATACTCTATAACAGTTATTTCTTATATAAATAAAAATAAAATGGATTTTCAAAACCTTTTTTTTTTAAAGAATCAAAAAAAAATAGATCACCGTTGGTCAAAAGAGTATAAATCTTATTTTGATATTATTGATAATTCACGAAGACCAATAGAACAAGGGTTTTTATTTCCAAGAAAGAATATAACATATGATGAGTTTAATTCATTAGTTCGGTATTATAAGTGTAATGTATTTTTATATATTGGAGAAGAAGATATACAAGATAATCATATTTTATGTATAACTTTATATAATAAAGAAGAACTTTTTACATATTTTTATGATAAAAAATTATATAGTACATTTGAAGAATTTAGTAAAGATTTTGATAAAATGTTTATACAAATACCTTATATAATCACAGAACCGAAACGAATTTATGTATCAGGTCTTCCAGGTAGAAAATTTTATTTTACACAATCTATAGAACTTCAAAATGAAAATATTAAAAATTTTCTAGAAGGAAAAATATCTAGAATTAAGTTTTTGGAACTAGAACAATTAACAAGAGAACAACAATTACAAGTACAAACTGGTGGTGGAAAAAAACAAATACAATTATTTCAAGATACTTTTACATTATTTCATAAAAGCAATTTATTAAAAAGAAATAGTGATTTTTTTGATTATATGCATACTTATTATAAATTATTATTAAATATAAAAAAAATACAGTTAAATAGTATATATTTTGAAAAATACAACTATATCACGGAAAAGTTTTTTAGAACAAATATACAAATAAGTTTAAAAAAAGCTATTTTAGAATTTACTATTAATAATTCTTATGTATATTTTACTACCGAGTTATGTCATACATTTCCTTTTATAAACTCTTCTACCAATAATATTTTAGAATTATCTTCTAATGTTCAACCATCTTTTTTACATACAATTCTTCATAAATATCCTGATAAAAATTATCATTTACAACAATATTTTATGCCAAAATATACTTATTCGGATAATTTTTTAAAACAGATAGAAATTTTACAAACATTGGAAAAAGCAACAAGATATAATATAACAACCATAGATTCTTATATTACAAAAGAATTTATTACTTCTAAATCCACAAAACAAGATATTATTTATAATCATTTATCTAATAATACTACAAATATAACTCCAAGAGTTATAGAACATATGAATACCCAATTACACTTTTCTATATTTTTGTTTGCCTTACATCATTTACAACTGGGAGGACATTATATATTTTATATACAAATATCACAAACCAAAGCAACAGCTGATTTATGTTTATTAGGAAAAATGTGTTTTGAAAAAGTTCATCTATACAGGATAAAATGCCAAAATATATATAAACAATCTGGGGTATATATTATTTTCTATAATTACCAAGGAATATCGGATTCACGAAAAAAAGAATTACTTGATATATTTGATACATTATATACATATGATCCAACAGGTGGAGAAATTTATAATTTGCATGAAGAAAAATATAGGAGTACCGGAAATAATGAAAAAAATACACAAAATGAAAAATACTATATTACAAAACCTCTTATCCCTGGATTTATATACAAATATATTTATGAATTTTTAGCTATACCGGAAGACAGCAAAGAGTATGACTTTATACGAGAATTTAATGATATATGGTTTACAAAGCGTATTCGACATTACAAAATGCTTATAGATATCAAACAATCTCCAGAAAAAGTGCAAGAATTTCTTAAAGAAAAATTTACAACAGCACAAGTTGTATCTAGTATTTTATGGGCAAAGGAGTTTGGTATGAAATTGGATACAGGTGTAGATTTGGTAAATGATTTTCACAAATATCTACAAGAAGATTTTCATTCAAATCAAGAAATTATACTAGAATGGAAAAAACCAACTTCTACAAAATATATATCTCCTGATCCAAATATAGTTGAAGCATATACTTCAACTATGAGTCAACAAAAAGAGTATTATGATATGCTTATTGAGAAAAATACAACTATAGATGATACAGATAAAGAAATACAAAATATATTCTTCCAATATGATTTAGATACAAACCAAACATTTATAGAAAAAACAAAAAAAGTATTAGAAAATGTACAAAAAACACTAGGGACTATAAAACCAAAAGGAAATATGATTATTCAAATACCTTTACCTTGGATACAATTTCCAGAAATACAACTTGTATATCAACTTATAACATCCTTTCAACATGTATATTTTATCAAACCAAGTAGATATGGGTATGGAACAAACTTTTATATAGTTTGTAAGAATTTTAAAAAATATACAAAAACTATAGAAAAAAAAACTATATTTCCAATCGATTTTATGGAAACATATTTAGAACATATTGGTATTCTTATTTGGAATATCTTTTATTACACACATAGACATCAATATTACCAAGAAGATAGTAAATATATAAGTTTATAGGTTAGAATATATGTAAATTATATATTAGATATATACTATATATATAGTATAATTGGATACATATGGATTGTCTTATACTTACAAAGTATCCAAAAAAAGCGTATTCTTTACAATTACTTATTGAAAAAATAAGTAATTATAAATGTATTATTACACATTTAAAAAATTTTATAGAACATAAAAAAAAGTATTTTTTGGTAAAAATATTTGTAGGAAATCTTAATCCAGCAGCAATTCAACATATACAATCTGAATATACCATTTTTATTCCAAATATTTATGAATTAGAAGAGTATGATGCTACAAAAGTAAAATATATAGATTATGTTTTATGTAAAAACAAACTTGGTTTTGATATATATTCCAAGATATCGTTACGAAGAGAAATAGTATATACAAAATATTTTTCGGATGTACAAAATCTTGTTATGAAAAAGGATATTAGTTTAGTAGGACATCTCGCAGGACTTGATACAACATTAGGAACATTATCCTTGTTAAAAACATGGATAGATAATAAAGGATTTGTAGATACAAATCCAGATTGTAAATTATTTGTATGCAAAAAAATAGTAGAAAATAATGCTTTTGATAAAGAACTTTCTGTATTTTTACAAAAATATAATTTTACACCAAGTAATACATTTTACAAAAATGGAAAAAAGTATATGAATATTTATTTGTATGATAATTTGACCTCTTTTGAATTGAATTTTATTCAAAATAAAATAGGTTTATTTGTATATCCTTCATTATACCAAAATGATTGTAAGCATATTTATGATACAAGAGTATTACAATCTAGAATACTAACTACGAATGCTCCTCCAATGAATGAAATGATTACCGATGCTACTTATTTAATAGATGTTGAAGAAACTAAAAAATTAGAAGATGTTATAGATTCTGCATATTTATACAAAAAAAGTAATTTGTTAGTGTATTATATTGATTCAAATAGTTTATCTATAAAAATAAAAAAATGTTTAGAAACAAAAGAAATTACAGAAACATATAACGAAGAAGATTATAATTATTTCATAGACGCATTTAGTAATGTTTTTCATACTATTCAACATAAAAAAAAATCCACAGGACAAATATTTAATGATATATACAAATACCAAGTCTGGAATATTAAACAAAATCCACTATCAGGATCAGGTTCTACATTAAAAGCGACAAAAGAAACTATTTCTATATTGTCTTCTATTATTGACAAATACCAAGTTACTTCTTTGTATGATTGTGCGTGTGGTGATATGACATGGATGCCTTTATTGTTAGAAATGAAACCAAATCTAACATATTATGGTGGTGATGTTTCAGAATATATTATTGGTATTAATAAAAAAAGAAAAGATTTGGAAAAACATAGTTTCCAAGTAATTGATTTTACAAAAGACCAAATTCCAAAAGTAGATTTAATATTATGTAGAGATGTATTACAACATATTAATAATGATTTAGCAATACAAGGATTACAAAACATATCAAATTCTGGAGCTCAATTATTATTAGCAACCAATTATCTTCGCTCTCACGAAAAAGATTCTGAAAAAAATATATTAACCGGATATACCAATCTACGAAACTTGTATCACAAACCAATTGGTTTAGAACCAGCTATACAATGTTTTGACGAAAAAGTAGAAGATAAATTCTTATGTTTATGGAAACTTCCACTACAAAGTATTGGAAATACTACAAATCGTAAAAATACTACAAATCGTAAAAATACTACAAATCGTAAAAATACAAATACAAAATTATAATTTCATTTCTTTTTTAAGTGTATCCCATATTTTTTCTTCTTCGTACATAACTTTAATCCAGGGTTTATCTGTACTATCATAGTTCATAATAATTGGTTTTTTAACATTTTTGTATGCTATTTGTTTTTTTTTATATCTCCATTCTGTAGTAAGGTATTCTAGTCCAAGATGATATACTTTTTGTTTTCTATGACATACAAAATATTGAAATAATATATTTTCATCTGGACCATTCATATAGGATAACATTCTAATAAATCTATTTTTGTTAATATAGGAAAACAAATTTGTAAATGTATCTTTACTTGGAGATAATAATACCATACTAGCATTTACAGGTAATGGAAAATATTTATTTTTAGTCTTATACGAACATATATCTTGTAAAGTATTACTTGAAATTGTTTTAATAAACTCTTTTGTCATTTCTTTTCCTGTTGTAGCAGTGGATATTATTGTAGATAATTTTTTATTATCCATATAAGATTTATGATGACAAGTCCATGCCGGTGTTTTTACAGAAAAAATGTTTGTATAATCATCCATAGCAAGTGTATCAATATCACAAAAAAGAATTTTTTCATATTGGTCAAAACAAAGAGACATCCATTTTGTAGTGGCAAATTGTATCCACGAACCATAACGTTCCTTCATTTTTTTTGTTTCTACTGGAAAATTAGAATTATATGCTAATAATGGAACAGGAAAAACATTATCAAAATATTTTTGTAATTTCTTTTTTTGTTCTTCTGTTACATTTTCATCTACCATAATATTATTATCTATAGTGTTATTTGTATATTTTTTGTAACTATATCCAGAAATACAAGCGCCTATAAAATATTTATCAACTTGTTTCATTAATAAATGAAATGTCGCATATTTTGCGTGTTTCATGTATATTTTATAATATAATAGTATTAAATATATTATATTATAAAGATTATTGTATTAAATATATTATAAAGATGATTGTATTATTTCTTGTAGGATAAACAGTGTTTATATGGTTGTAATACAGTATCTATATAAGTAAAATCTACTTTGGTATTACTTAATATAAAAACATGACAATGTGTAGCAGGTATATATTTATCTGTTAAATAATGATAAAATGGAAAGTTTTTTTTACAATATAGTCGATGGTATACAAGATATTTAGAAGAAAAAATAGTATCATATATATTGTATATATCAAAGTGTTTTAATTCTTTCTTATCACAATGTTTTTCAATATCTTTAGCAAACATATTATTCCAAGCAGGTAGCACATTAAATATAGTAACTTCTTTTGTTGTATCTAACGTTTGTAGTAATTTTTCATAGGTTAATTTAATTAAATATATTTCGTATGGGGGATTACAAACATAAAAACCTTTTTCTAGTTCTATATTCATAAAGTTTCCTCTACATCCAAAGTCTTTTTCCAAATCATAAAATAATCCAGCATAATTTGGCATATATTTATTAAAAGCAGAACCAAATAATTCTAAGGAAACATTATACTTTTTATGCAAAACTTCGTATATGTTATATGGAACAGCAAGTTGCATGGTATTATAATTATAAATTGCTTTGTATCGAATAAGTAAGCAAAATAAAATAGTATCAAAATCTTTATCTGGATTTGTAAATTGTTTTTTTGTTTTATTGTACAACTTTGTAGGAACAATGTGTCTTATATTGTCTAGTGTAAGAATAACTTCCCTTTTTTTCTTATTTTCTTCTTTCTGTATTGTAATTTTTGTAGTAGGAAACGATATATTTTTCATTATACTAAGTGCTTTTGTACATTCTTTTTTTAGTCTTGTATCGATTTCTTGTAATTCCTTTTTACTAACTTTTTTTTCTAAAAACATAAAAATATTTTCTAGAACATCTTCTCCTACACTCGAAATTAAAACAGGATCTTCTGTATTTTTATTATGAATATACACTAAAAATAATAAAATTTGTTTTTGAATTTCTATTTGTTTTTTTTCAATTCTTGTATAGTCTTTTAAAATTTGAATATAGGTGTGTAAAAAAGAATGTAATATTTTTGTTCTTTCTATTTCTATATAGGGATTTTCTACATATATTTTATAAGATGGTATAGTAAATGTATAGGAACTATAATCATCTTTGTAAGACATTGTATATCTAGTATATATGTAGTAAATATTTATTATATAGTTAATATTCTATTTTTATAAACTAAAAATATTACATACTATATACTATATACTACATAATACATATTAAATAGTATATTTCGATAATTTTGTATGAAAAATTTTTCTATCTGTATAAAAACTAAGTTCTTTTGTAATCATTTGCGCTAAAGAACATACATCTTTTTTAGTACATTTTTTTTTATGAAATAAAACATATTGTTCTAAAATAGAAATCTCGCTCATACAATCATAACAATGACCATAACATATATAATTATGTGGATAATATCGAAACCTTGTTTCTGTATTAAAATAAAATAGTCTTTCTTCATAACTTGTATTGTCATACACTTTCATTTTTCCATTTGGCACAAGTCTTGTTTCCGCAGAATGCTTTCCTTGCCACACTTGATAATATATATCGCCATCCAAATAGGTTGTTTTACCTGGTAACCAAGGTAATCGAAATTTTAATAAAGCACTTTTTGGTTTCATATCTTGATAAAATTTCATTTGCATTTTCATATCCCCTTGAACGATAGAATTTTGTTTACCAATATTTTCTTTATTTTTGGCATTACCAATATCCAAGTCTCGCATATCAGAAATCATAAATACATTTTTACCTTTATATTGTATAGAATCTTTGTCTGTAAAATATCTTTGAAATATTTGTACATTTGGCAATTCGTATAACTTATGATAAAAAGTATGAATATCATACAAATGAAAGGTAAATTCAGGAAACATTTGGGCTAATGTATATGTATGAAGACTTTTATCATGTCCTGTAGAAGCACCAATATATACACATATTTTTTTACGATTATCTAGTTTATGATATTCTTGTAAAAAAAATTCTATTTCTGTAAGTAATAATTTTCTTTGACCATTGTGAATAGTATCTTTTGTAGATTTTTCTGTATAATACTTTTTTCTTCTGCTTCTAGGATTCAATTTTCTAGAAAAAGAAGATGCTTTTTGTATTGTACCACAATTTTTATAAATATGTGGTGATTTTTGAATACCCATAGTACTATAACAAGTATAAACAATTATTATATAATATATAATTATTATATAATAATGATATCTGGGATAAGAAATACAGGAAATTCTTGTTTTATGAATAGTGCTTTGCAACTTATTAATCCTATATTTCAAGAGTATTTTCTTTCAAAATCTTTTCTAGAAAACTTTTCCAATCAAACACAATTACAATTTTTAGAGTTATATAGAAATTTTATAGAAAATATACAAAAGAATAATATTCATCAAGTTCATAGATATCTTATACCTATACGAAAATACCTCTCTACAACAGATGAATGTAAAAGATTTATTAACAGACAACCTGCTGATTCGTATGAATTTTTTATACAGTTTGTAGATTTGTTATCAACCTATCTTACATATGAAGTGGATGTAAATATAAAAACCAATATTCCTGAAAATATGTTAGATGAAAAAGACAAACAAAGACTACGATTATATCAAAAAATACAAAAAAATCAAAGAAAAATGTCTATTGTAGATGAGAAATTACAAGGATATACAAGAACGACTATAAGCTGTGGATTTGAAGATTGTCATAATTTTTCAGAAATCTTCGAATCATTTTATACATTATCTTTACCTATTTCTTCCTCTACTACATTATATGAATCTCTAGAAGAATTTGTAAAACCAACAAAACTAGATGAAAAGAATATGTGGTATTGTGATAGATGTAAAAGAAAATCACAAGCAATTAAGAAAACATCGATATGGAATACATGCGAATATGTAGTAATATGTTATAAACGATACCAATATACCCCTAGAGGATTTGTAAAGAATCAAAAAAATATACAAACACCTTTTTCACTAAATATGGAAAAATATACAGAAGACAATAGTCAAAATAATTATCAAGTCATAGGAATGAATATTCATAAAGGACATTTTCATAATGGTCATTATATATCAATTAGAAAAGTAGGTAATCAATGGATTGTTTGTAATGACTCTCAAACACATACTATATCACAAAATAAAATTCCTATTCACTCATCATATTATGTATTGTATAAAAGAATATAGAATATATATTTTTAGATATAATAGAAAAATATTATGTAGTAAATATATATATACTTATGGATAGTTCAATTATAAATCCGGCTAATATAAATCCTGTCTCTCAGACAAAAAAATCAGGTTCTAGTACTCTATTTACTTTTGTTACTATATTACTATTAGGTTTCCTAATATTACTATTACTATTCTTGGTCCAATATGTGCGAACATCTTGTCCGGATTCTCCTGGTAAGAAGACATTTGTAGACTATATACTAGGTCTCGACCCAACAACAACACCTTGTAGACCGCCACTTCCTGTTAAAGAATTTAAAGAAAGAGTGAAAAAAAAAGAAGAAGAAGTGTTTCATATAAGTGATCAAGTGTACACATACCCTGAGGCACAAGAAAAATGTAAAGCATATGGGGCTAAGTTGGCAACCCATCAACAATTAATTGATTCTTATAATAATGGAGCAGAATGGACAAACTATGGTTGGTCTGATGGACAAAGGGCATTTTATCCTATACAACCATGTTCTTTTGTAGAACTTCGTAGAAAAGGAGTTATGATAGGACCACCTGGTGTGAATGGTGGAAAATTTCAAGAACAATTACGTTTTGGAGCAAATTGTTATGGTGTAAAACCAACTGGCCATGTTTCCATACCTAAAGATCCCTTATGTAAAAGAGATGGTGAAACAGAAATATGTAGAAATAATCCGGAAGCTTGTAAAGTGTCTGATAGTGATAAAATAGATCCATTTATTCGAGGAACACAATGGTCTAAATGGGGGGATTCTTAATATAAATATTATATTTATATGTATAATATTATGTGTGGAGTTACTGGGTGTATCCTTAGAAATACAGAAAAAAGTGTTTTTGATACATTATATTCTTCCTTGGAAGTTTTACAAAATAGAGGGTATGATTCATGTGGTATGATTAATGGTGAATGTACAACCTTGTTACGAAGTTCCTCGAGCGATGGTAAATGCTTACAAGACTTATTGTATAATAGAACATCATTCTCTTCCACTACACAATGTGGAATAGGACATACAAGATGGGCTACAAATGGAAAAAAAACAATTAAAAATGCCCATCCGCACATAAGTTTTGATAAAAAACTAGCAATTGTTCATAATGGAATAATAGACAATGCTGAAGAGATAAAGAAAAAGTTATTTTGTAGATTTTCTTCAGAAACAGACTCTGAAGTTATTGTAAATTGGGTAGCGACAAATATAACATATCCTGTATCAAAAAGTTCAATAGAAAATTTACTACGACTAGCACATAATCTTTTTATAGGAAACTGGGCAATAGCATTGGTTCATAGTAATATACCAAATACTATTTTTATTACAAGAAATCATAATCCAATACTTATTGGTATTTCAAACGAAATGATAATGATTACTTCCGAGTCTTCTGGATTTTCTACAGATATTACAGAATATACTATTTTACAAAATAAACAAGTTCTTTCTTTAGATATAAATACAACAAAAGAGAAAATAGAAAAAAAAAATACAACAAAATGGTTTCCTATTCTTGAAAAAAAAAGTAACACAAATATCCCTTTTCCTAAATATATGATTAAAGAAATTTATGAACAATCATCTTGTATATATAATCCATGTAATTGGGGAAAAACTACAAAATTACAAACAATCTATGATTTTCAAAAAATACATATACAAGATGATATATCAAAATATGATGTTATTTGTATAGGATGTGGGACAAGTTATCATAGCGGGTTAGCATCAATACCCTTTTTTACAAAAACAAGAAGTATACGAAGCATTATAGCATCCGAGTTTACAGAACACGATATTCCAAAAAACAAAAATATACTTTGTATTTTCTTATCACAATCGGGAGAAACATTAGATACATATAATTCCCTTTTACAAGTAAAAAGATATTCTTATATACAAACAATTGCTATAACAAATGTAGAAAATTCTTTATTAGCAAGAGAATGTGATTATGTACTATATACGAATGTTGGAAAAGAGATAGGTGTTGCTTCCACAAAATCGTATGTATCACAAATTATAGTATTGCACCTATTTTCACTATATATATCAAACATTACAGATATCCCTAATGAATATAATAAAATCTCACTACAGATTGAAGAAATTTGTAAAAAGTATTCTCCGTATATAGAAGTAGATAATATGTACAAGTTTATTTGTCCCAAAGAGATATATAAAATTGTAATGGCATTACATACTAGTAACCATGGATTTATCTTGTCATCAGGAAATATATTATCTGTTTCTAGAGAGGGTTCATTAAAATTAAAAGAAATTGGTAGAATTTTTATTCAAGGGTATCCTACATCTAGTTTGAAACATGGTCCTTTTGCGTTAGTGGAAAAAGGAATACCTGTTATTATTTCTTTACATAAAGGAAACAAAGATATATTTAATAAAACCCAATCCGCAATTAATGAATTATATGGTAGAGAAGCAACTATATTTGTTATTACCGATATAGAGAATTATACAAATACTAAAGTAGAAGAAGTATTATATATTCCATATAATTCTATATTGTATAACATATTACATATTATACCATACCAAATTATTAGTTTTTTTTTAGCAGAAATGCGAGGACTAGATTGTGATAAGCCAAGAAATCTAGCAAAATGTGTTACAACCCATTAATATATATATACTAAATATACTAAATATATATACTAAATATACTAAATATATATACTAAATATACTAAATATATATACTAAATATATATATACTAAATATACTATTATATGTTTTACTAGGTGTACATAGATAAAACACAGTCTGATATTGGTCTAACCATATCCTGTAATATAGTTTCTATTACTTTTTTTGTAATATTGTATTTATTGTTTTTTTTTTTGATTATTAAAGAATTATAAGAAATTTGTAAATTCTGTGGAAGATTATACAAATTTAATCGTAAAAACAATGTTTCAATAACTCTTTTTATATTCCTAACACCTGATTCACCTCTAGGTGTATATCTTTCAATTAAGAAAGAAATAATAGAATCTGTAATATGATAATTCTGTATCTGTAATCCTATATTATCACACGCTTTTTCCATTAAGAAATCTTTTACAATTACCATTTTTTCTTTTTTGCCAAATGAAGTAAATTCAATTTCTGTTAATCTATCTCGTAAAATAGGGTTTAATTTATGAGGGTCATTATAAGAAAAAATAAACATAGCTTTAGACAAGTCTAAATCTATTCCGGAAAAATATTTATCTGCAAAAGAATCATTTTGTGTAGTATCTGTAAGATGCATAAGCATACCTGCTATTTCTTCTCCTGCTTTGGTATTACTAATTTTATCTAATTCATCAAAAAAGATAACAGGGTTCATACATTGTGTAGAAATAAGAATATCTGCTATCTTACCCCATCTTGAACCTTCGTATGTATAATCGTGTCCTCTAAAACTACCGGCGTCCGACTCTCCTCCTAAGCTAATCATATAAAATGGTCTTCCTAGTGCTTTTGCAATTCCCTCTTTTGCCAAAGTTGTTTTACCGGTTCCTTTTTCACCAATAAAAGCTAATGGTTCGTTGGTTGCATTTGGATTAGTAATCCATTTTCCTACAAATTCTAGTATCTTCTCTTTCGCTTGCCTTTGTCCATAAATACAATTATCCATTGTTTCTTCAATATTAGATAAATAGGAAGTAATATCTGTATCACTACTAGATAGTGTAACAGGTACTTCATAATATGAACCAAATGGTATTTTTAGAACACCATCTATCCATCTAGTTAGTTTGGAATACTCGGAACTATGTGAGTTCATACTTCTAATTCTATCCATATTCTCTAGTACTTTTGACTTAGATGCCAAAGACATTTCCGATAATAAAATTTTATGCCTTGGTGGAATTTTCTGTTTTCGCAATTCTATTAACTGTTTTTCTGTTTCTTCTATTTTCTTTTTTTGTTCTTCCGTAAATATATCAACTGGTTTTGCTTGAATAGGGGCATTTTCTGCTAAAGGTTTTCCTATAATAAGTATTTTACCAATATTACTATTTTCTACAGAGTTCTGACTGGGTGGTAATGGAGGCAATGGGTTATTTTCTAAAAAATCTTGGTACTCTTTCAGCAAGTTTTCTATAGTTAATATCTTCTCTTCTGTATCATCATACGAAACAGTATCTGTTTCACTTTCTGAATTACAATTTTTATAAGAAACATCTGTTTTTCTCCTTTTAGTATGAATAATATTATTTGTATCAATCCCATTCGTAATAGAACTAGTGTCGCTATCAGTATCGGTATATTCAGTAGAATCGCTATCATACTCGGAACCTTCTGAATAAGAACGTTTCCTTTTTCTTGTAATACTCATTATTACATTTTTCGAATCTTTTGTAGTATCTTTTTGTGTATCTTTTTGTGTATCTTTTTGTGTATCTTTTTGTGTATCTTTTGTAGTATCTTTTTGTGTATCTTTTTGTGTATCTTTTGTAGTATCTTTTTGTGTATCTTTTTGTGTATCTTTTTGTGTATCTTTTGTAGTATCTTTTTGTGTATCTTTTTGTGTATCAGTATTATCAGTATTATTCATATTATATATATACGATTTATGTAAAAATAATGATGAAATACTACTCATATATAATAATACAATTTCTAGTATTTAAGTAAATATACGAATATACTAAAATAAATTGATTTATTTATATAGTATTTTGCTTGAATATAATAAAAATTGTACTCGTGTTGACTATAATAATTGTATTGTTTAAATACATAAAGAAGGAAACAACTAGTCAGTAATAACTATGAATGAACTTTCAAGAGAGATACATAATTTGCAATATCACAAGGAAATTTCTTTTCTTCAGTTTGGAACATTACATCCAGATGAGTTAAAAAGGATGTCTGTATGTGAAATAACAAAGGCGGAGACTTTTGATGGTTCAAAACCAGTTATTAATGGTTTATTTGATCCAAGAATGGGTGTTATTGAAAGAGGCCCTGTATGTGCGACTTGTGAAAATACACATGTTCTATGTCCTGGACACTTTGGTCATATTGAACTGGTAAAACCTGTATTCTATATGCATTTTAAAGATAATATAAAACAATTATTGAACTGTGTATGTTTTCGTTGTTCTCGTTTATTGGTAGAAAGGAATAATCCTAAATTACTAGAAGAAATTAAGAACAAAACAAGAGAACATAGATTTAAAGCTATTTATAAGTATTGTACAAAGACACAAAAAACAGAAAATTGTTGTTATAATGAAGGATGTAGAATTATACAACCACATAAATATACAGCATTAACATCTGATAAATTACGTGGTATGGATAAGAAAATAAATGGTGTAGAAAGAGATACTGTATTTGCTATTATTGCTGAATTTAAAGAGGAAGCTATGAAAGATTCAAGTATTCCTACAAAATATAGAATTCGTGCTGAACAATGTTATGAAATATTTCGTAAAATTACAGACGAGGACTGGGAATTTTTAGGATTTAATGCTAAATATGGAAGACCAGAATGTATGATATGTACTCATGTCTGTGTCCCACCACCATGTGTTAGACCATCTGTTCAAAGAAGTAGTAATCAACGTTCTGAAGATGATTTAACATATGTATTAATAATGATTATAAAAGCAAATAACCAATTGCGAAAGAAAATAACACAAAATGAAGATATTCGTAAAATACATTCGGCGTACGAATGTTTACAATATAATGTAACATCTCTTATTTCTAATAATATACCAGGGTTTCCCCAAAATCTACAAAGGTCTGGAAAAGTTATCAAAGATATTATTGACAGGTTGCGTGGAAAACAGGGAAGAATCCGGGGAAATATTCAAGGAAAACGTGTTAATTTTTCAGGAAGAACTGTTGTTTCTGTTGACCCAAATATTAGCATAGACGAGTTTGGTATGCCTAAAAAAATAGCAATGATCCTAACATTTCCTGAAATTGTAACAGAAGAAAATATGGAAGAAATGAAACAAATTGTTTCTAATGGACCTTTTATTCATCCTGGTGCAAAAAAAATAGAAAGAAATGAGAATGATTGTTTTGGTAATCCATCTCCATGTATAATTAATCTAAAACATATTGATACAAATTCATTTCAATTACAAATTGGTGATATTGTTCATCGTCATATAAAAAATGGGGATACTTGTCTATTTAATAGGCAACCATCTCTTCATAGGATGAATATGATGGGTCATAAGGCAATCATTGTAGACAGTAATACATTTAAGTTAAATGTGTTCTGCTGTAAGCCATACAATGCTGATTTTGACGGAGATGAAATGAACGTGTTTCCGCCTCAATCTATACAAACAAAATATGAACTAGAAAATCTAATTGGTGTTAAGAGACAAATTATCAGTCCTGCTACCAGTGTTCCTATTATTAATGTTGTACAAGACTCTATGATTGGTTCTTTTTTATTATCAAAGCATATGAAATCTTGTACAAATACAAATGTATTTCACTATTTATCAAAAATAAATCCCTTAAAAAAAGATTTTGATATTTATGAAATGGTACAGAAAAAAGAATGGACTGGATTAGAATTATTTAGCACAATATTTCCAGAAATAAGTTTTAATAACATTATAACAAATACAGATACAAATACTATAGAAAAAGGTATTCGTCTAGAAAATGGAAAAATATTACAAGGTATTATGGAAAAAAGTACACTTGGAGGTGGTGGTAAAAGTATTGTTCAGTCAATTATTCAAGAATACGGACCACTTGTATGTAGGGATTTCCTAGACAATCTCCAAAGACTTGTTATTTCATGGGTAGAGGATCATGGTTTTAGTATTGGATTTGGGGATGCTATTTCCAAGAAAAATATATCATCTAATATCCAAGAAATTATACAAAAACATATACTGGAATCTGAAAAATTAATAGAGTCTGCACATCTTGGACTATATGAACCGTTCTTACGAAATTCTATTAGAATAGAAAATCTAGAAAGTGATATTATAAATATTGGAAATACAATTACTAAAAAGGTAGAGGAACTTATTTTCAACAATGCTGACTCTGAAAACAATTTTATAAAAAGTGTTGTTTCTGGAACAAAAGGAAAAGAAGAGAACTTAAATCAAATTATGGGTGTTGTGGGACAACGTGATATCCATGGAAAGCGAATTCGTTTTGGATTTAATGGAAGAACCTTGCCTCACTATACAAAATTTGATAATGGTTTAATTAGTAAAGGATATGTAATAAATTCTTATATGAATGGACTTACACCATCTGAATTCTTTTTTACAGCAATGAGTTCTAGAATCCAAGCTGTTGATACAAAAATAAAGACCGCGGAAACTGGATATATTCAGAGAAGACTTATTAAAGCAATGGAAGATTTACAGGTAGCATACGATGGGTCTGTTCGCGATGCTTCTAATAACATTGTCCAGTTTGTATATGGAAGAGACCAACTTGACCCTATACAATTAGAACATGTTCCTTTTACTATCCAATCTCTTACTAACATACAGTTAGATAAAGAGTACAAATGGGATTTAAGTTCCACATACAAACTTGCTTTTACAACACAAAAGTTTGTAAAGTTAGAAAAAGAAAAAGAGGAGATTGAAAAAGTGTTAGAAGAAGAATATACTCAGATTGTTAAAGATCGTGAAGATGTTCGTCATACTTATTCCAAGTATAAAGAAACAAAAAAAATTATATCTCCTGTAAATATTATTTCGACAATATATAATATTCGTAACAAGTTTTCTATACAAGATAATAATACAAGTGATTGTGATCCTAGATTTGTTATACAAAAAATAAGAGAGCTAATAGAATATATTAATTCTTTTACATATAATGTAGAATATTCACCACTATTAAAAATATACTTACGAACATGTTTATCTACAAAACAATGTATTATAAAGTACAGACTGCCTACAGTTATAGTGGAACATGTATTCTCTGTTATTAAGACAAAAATTACAAATGCTATTATAAATCCAGGAGAAATGGTAGGTATTATTGCTTCGCAAAGTTTAGGGGAACCTATTACACAATTAAACTTGGGCGCTTATCACTTCAGTGGAGGGACAAGTAAAGAGTCTGTTGTTACTAATAAAGGTATCCCTAGAATTGAGGAAATTACAAGATTATCCAAAAATACAAAGACACAATCTATGACTATTTATCTAAAACCTGAATTTAGAAATAATAAAGAAATTGCCACAGAATTAAAGAATCAACTAGAATATACACGTATTGGAGATATTGTATCTTTTTCTGAAATTCTATTCTTACCAGACAAGTTTGATGGAAAGACTCAAGAAGAGAAAGAAGAGGCTCGTGTATTTTACGAAATATCTCAGTTGACTAATACAAAATGTGCTGATATTAATGATTTATCTAATTGGGTTTTGCGTATTGAGTTTGATAGAGAACTAATGTTGAAGAAAAACATTACCACTATGGATATTTATGAAAAAGTAATACAAACTTGTAATGTAGACACAGATATTCAATGTGTTATTAGTAACATGAATAGTGAATATTTAAGCCTACGGATCAGGGTTACACAAGTATTATCAGAAAGCGAATCATACGATATTTTCTTTCAAAATATTGGCGACGAGATAATGTCAATTCGTATTCGCGGGATTGAGAATATTGAAAAAGTACTTATACAAAAAAATACCAATATGCAAAATAACTATTTACAAGATAATGTATACCATAATGATGGAACACATGCACGTGAAGAAGAATGGATGCTACAAACACGTGGGTCTAATCTTCGGGGTGTATTATCAAATCCATTTGTTGACACTGAAAAGACGACTACAAATAATATTATAGAATTATATGATATTTATGGAATTGAAGGTATTAGAAGTGCAATTATTAGAGAACTGCAAAAAGTGATTAGTGGTTCTGGTACAGATGTGAATATAAGACATTACTTATTACTTGCGGACTTCATGACATATTGTGGAACACCTTTATCTATATGGAGAAATGGTTTTATTAAATCACCTTATATAAGCACTGTTAGTAAATCCACTTTTGAAGAAATGGACAAGATACTAATTAGAGCTGGTCTTTTTTCTCATAAAGATATGATAAAAGGTGTATCATCAAGTATTATGGTTGGTCAAGCAATAAAAGCAGGAACAAATTCATTTGAGTTACTAATTGATAAAGATATGTTATTAGATAAAGAGAAACCTGTATCGTATAAAAATGTAAATTCTGTATCGTTTGATGAATATATGAATAATATTCAAAAAAACACAGAAAATACAAGCACCCATATTGAAAATAAAGACCTTGTATTTGGATATTCCAATGAAGATCAATATCCATTATCTTCTATTGATATTAGTAAAATAGAAGTTTCCATACTTACAACAAGTAAGAAATAGAATATATAATTTTATATATTATAATTTGTATATATAATAGTTTTTTTTTTAAAAATCATCATCAATAATAACACTATTGTCACTTTCACTTTTACCAACTCCTGCTTTTACATACTCGGATGGTTTTACTTCAAAGAAGTTTGCCTTTCCTCGTAGTGATATAAGTTCCATAAATGGAAATGGGTTTCCGGTATTCCATATTTTCTCATATCCTAATTGTACTAATAACCTATCTGCTACAAATTCAATATATTCTTTCATTAATACACCATTCATACCGATTAAGTTACAAGGAATAGATTCTGTAATAAATTCCTTTTCAATCATAACTGCTTCTCTTATAATACCTTCCACTTTCTCCTTAGTTGGTTTCACCCTTAACATAGAATGCATTAAGCACGCAAAATCTGTATGTTGACCCTCGTCTCTACTAATCAATTCATTAGAAAATGTTAAACCGGGCATTAACCCCCTTTGTTTTAACCAATAAATAGAGCAAAAAGAAGCGGAAAAAAATACACCTTCAATAATAGCAAATGCTACAACTCTTGTTCCAAAGTCCTCTTTACTACTAATCCATCGTAAAGCCCAATCTGCTTTTCTTTTAATACAAGGTATTTCCTCTATAGCATTAAATAATTGCTTTTTTCTTTGAACATCTTTTACATACGTATCTATCAATAGAGAATACGTCTCGCTATGAATGGCTTCATTAAACATCTGGTATGAGTAAAATTGTCGTGCCTCTGGGATTTGGACATCTCTCATAAAAGATTGCGCTAAGTTTTCCATAACAATCCCGTCAGAACCAGCAAAAAAAGCAAGTATATTCTCAATAAAATATCGCTCATCATCGTTCAACGATAACCAATGAGACCTGTCTTTTGTAAAATCAATCTCTTCTGGTGTCCAGAAACACGAAACAGCACGTTTATAATGTTTCCATACCTCATTATATTTAATTGGAAATAACACATATCTGTTTGGATTTTCTTTCAATATTTCTTCTTCATATGGTGTGTTCTGGATAGAAACATTCTCAAGCATTTTTTCTAAACTCATTTTTTATAATAAGAATATGAGGTATATATAGTATATAGTATATGTATATATTTTTATATGTATAAAAATTGATACTATTATAACCTGTAATTAATATAATGTATTATTAATAAAAATACATATAAAGATGGAGTGTATTTTTATCTTTTTGATAATATTTTTACTTATTTACTCTATTTTTAAGAGTTTTGTTATATGTATCCCTAAAATAGAAAGGTGGTATATTGAAAAAAGAAACCTTGATATCAAGCCTATTTTTTATTAGAAAATAATGAATTGTCGGAACTTCCAATACCATTATAATAACTGGTTTTTGGTTTTTCTAGTAATTCAGGTTCATAGTTATACATAACATTCATTTTTTCATATTCTTGTATTTTTTTATTCAAAGAACTTTCACATTGTGTATTTCTTTTTGTAGAAACTTTTTGCATTTCCACAAGAGACTTGTATTGAGTATTATAGTCTTCATAATTATACCCATGTATTCCTTTTGTATCATCTTGTACTAAAATAGCATTTGTAAAGTGTTCTTTTCTTGGTTCTTTTTTTTCCCCGGGTGTTACTAATTTTGTATCTGGTGTTGTATCTTGTGTTGTATCTGGTGATTTTGTATCTACTGCTTCATCTACTGCTTCTGATGCTACTGCTGTTTTTGCTGTTTCTTCTGCTGTTGTTGCTGATGATTGTGCTTCTTCTGTTGTATCTTTTTCTGCTTTTTCTGCTTTTTCTGCTTTTTCTGTTGTATCTTTTTCTGCTTTTTCTGCTGTTGTTGCTTGTTGTTTTGTGTTTTGACTTAGAATATTTGTGAGACCATCTATCGCTAAATTCTCTTTTACAAAATGTTCTATATTGTATATTCTTTTTCGAAATGGGTCAATAAAAATCATATATACAACAATTGATATAAGTGTAATTACTAAGGGAAATAACCATTTATAATATCCTTCAATAATAATAAAATTAGGCATTATAATATATATATAATATTAATATATATTAATATATATTATAATTTGTATGAGTAATTCCTCAATACAAGTTTCCTTACAAGATGCGAATTGTAATATAAGTTGTGAATTTAAAGAAGAAAAACAAAAAAGAAAAATACAAGGAATTGTTCTTACAAAAGATAATAATAATAATTCTTCTTATTATATACTTGATCTTTATAAGGATTATACAGGAGACACATACAATAACATAGATAATATAAAAGGTGGTATAAAAGATGGTACGAAAGGTAGTAAAATAAAAAATTTTTTAGATAAAAAGGATATATATAAGTTTGAATATACCTATCAGGGTATAACTACTTTGTATAAAATTAAAAAAATACAAATCCATAGGTCTAATAGTATAATAGATGTTGGAACTTGCGAATCTTCTCCTGCTAGTAATAGAAAAAGTCCTAATTATGAATATGAAATAGTATATGTATGTGAAGAAATTATAAAAAATGGTACAAAAAATGATACAAAAGTTAAAAAAATATTATATGTATATGTCCCTATCCTTTCTTCAGAAAATAAAGATATAAATGTATTACAGTCTACTAAAAAAACTAATCTTATAAAAAAAAAATGCAAAAACTCTACATTAATTAATACAAGTAAAATAAATAAAAATTCTACAGTTTCTTCTGATAATGTTGAAAAAACAGATATAGTTGTAGAATATGATAGATATTCAAAGAACCCTGTATTTATATTTTGTAATACAATATATACATATTTAGGAAATACAAAAAATACAAAAAATACAAAAAATACAAAAAATAGTAACCTTATACCCACAGATGTACGATGGTCACCTTTTATGTTTTTACCAAAACATAATTCTACGTATTATTCTACACGGGATGACTATATAACATATACAAAAAACACAAATAGATCTATTATACAATTTATACATCATATTTATCCAATCTATGTTCCAAAAAAATTTTTTGATTTGTTAGATCTAGATTTTCCTGAAAATACTCCTACATATAAAAATATTACAGATTACAAATATTCTAAAGATTCTCCAAATATACTAGAATCCTTTTCTAATCCAAATATTATTACAAAAACTCATAAAAATATATATACAATATTACATAAAATACAATATTCTATTTCTACTAACAAAAATACAATATTACACAATATATTTGTAATAATTCTAATCTATTACATATACAAAATTCTTTTATATACTATTTCAAGGTTATCATAAAAAATTAAAAAGAAGAAAAGTTTTCAAAGGTTTCATCATTAGCACCAACAAGGTCGCCTAATCCTCCCTGGACACCTTTAATAAGACTTTCCGCACTGCCCTGGACACCGTCTAACAAAGTTTGCGCACCTTCTCCAATTCCTTGGACTACATGTTTTACTCCAGAACTAGCACCAGACATTACATCTCTTGCTCCAAGTAAGGTGTGTTTGGCACCAGCACCAACACCACTCACCAAATGTTGCGCACCTTGACCCAATCCACTAACAGCAGAGTTGGCGCCAGAACCAACACCACGTACCAAATGTTGCGCACCTTGACCCAATCCACTAACAGCCGAGTTGGCACCAGCACCAACACCACTCACCAAATGTTGCGCACCTTGACCTAATCCACTAACAGCAGAGTTGGCACCAGAACCAACACCACGTACAAAATGTTGCGCACCTTGACCCAATCCACTAACAGTAGACGTTGCAGAATTTTGTAGTCCATCTACAACACTTTCCATACCGGATAATACACGATTTGTTCCAGAAGAAACACCAGATAACATAGCATTAGAACCTTCTTGTAATCCATCAATAACATCTTCAACTCCTTCACCAGCTCCTCTTATTAAAGAGGAGGCGCTATTTCCTACACCATCTACCATCCTAATAGTTCCTTTCTGAAAACGTTTTGCAATATTCTTACCGGGCATATTCTTCTGAGGAGAACCCATATAAGAAATTAAAAAAGCAACTGCTAATAATATACCTATAGTAGTATCCACATATGCAACAGACGCAATAAGAACTAAGAAAACAATTTTTACAATTGGATTGTTAAAGAGTGCTTGAATTCCTTGGGTAAATTGTGGGACAATTCCAAGAATATAAATAATAATCGCTAAAGAAACAACGGCGCGAAGTAAATCAAATTCTGTAAATTTTTTGGGAAATTTAAAAGTCATGTATGTTTTCTATTATATTATATAGTATATAAAATAAATTTATAATACATAAACATTCTTACATAATATCTATAATGATGAGTACATATATTGGAAAAAAGGGATATACAATATATAAAAAAAACTACACAAAAAACGAAATAGAAAAAGTAAAAGAAGAACTAACATTTAAACCTTTTCATATAAAAGGGTATGGTCCGGAAAGCAAACCATTTTCTGTTTATGGAAACACAAAAGAGAAAATGTTTTTACCTAAATTTTATGGAATTGAAACATTTGGAATTCCAGAAGAATGTAAGTTAGTAGAACCTACAAACATTTCTATACAATTTAATGGAAAATTGAGAGAGAACCAAGAAGAGCCTGTTAAAAAATGTTTAGAATCCGCAAATAGTAAAGGTGGTGGTATATTATGCTTACCTTGTGGGTATGGGAAAACTTCTATATCTTTGTATCTTATTTCTAAACTATCTGTAAAAACAATAGTTATAGTCAACAAGGAATTTTTGATGGATCAATGGAAAGAGCGTATTCAGCAATTTTTACCAAGTGCGAGGATAGGTATTCTTCAACAAAAAAAAGTAGATATTGAAGATAAAGATATTGTCATAGCAATGCTTCAAAGTATTGCTATGAGAGATTACGATACTTCTATTTTTTCTACATTTGGGTGTTCTATATATGACGAAGTTCATTGTGTACCTTCCAAAATATTCTCTAAAGCATTACGTAAAATACATACAAGATATCATTTTGGATTATCTGCGACACCCAATCGAGCAGATGGTATGACAAAAATTACAAAGTTATATATAGGAGATATTATATACAAACCTAAAAAAAGTAGTATAAAAAACCCAAAAAATGCAAAAGTAATTGTTGTAGATAATGAAATGAAAGATACAAAGTTTTACAAATCTATAAAAAACTATATGGGAAAACCAAATGTAGTTCAAATGATAAGTAATAAAATACAATGTCCTAATAGACTACAAATGATTTGCAATATAATACAATATCTTATTAAAGATAAAAGACATATATTGATATTAAGTGAAAGAATTCAATATTTACATAATATTAATAATGAGATACAAGAAATGTATAAGGATACTGTACCGTTTTCTATTGGATATTACATAGGTGGTATGAAAAAAGAAGAAAGGAAAAGGTCAGAAAGTGTAGACTTACTTCTCGCTTCCTATTCAATGGCAAAAGAGGCAATGGATATTCCTATATTAGACACACTTGTTATGGTGACATCTAAGTCGAATATTGAACAATCGGTTGGTAGAATTATGAGGAAAACAGAATATCCACCAGAAAGACCACCCTTAATCATAGATATAGTAGATGACTTTTCTAGTTTTTCATCACAGGCAATAAGAAGAAATACTTTTTATGAAAAGAAACATTATCCTGTATATACTTTTCCTTATACAATTACTATTTTTAAGGAAATAGATGAAGTAAAAGATACTTTTATATAATATCATATATATTATATATGAAACAACAAATATACAAAAATAGAAAAATATATTATTGTATATTATTTGTGTTAGTCATTTTATTTATAAGTAGTTTGTATTCTATAAAAATTTTTTTTCCAAAAAATGAAAAAAATGAAAAAAATGAAAATGATGATACAACAAAAAAAATAGCAACATTTCTAATACCCACTATAGCTATTATAACATTTTTTTCTTCATGTGTTGTAGTCGCAAAAATTATTGCGAATGGTAATAATAGTCTATTACAAAAACAAATCGACCAATATACTGGTATATATTTTTTAGGAATATGTGCTATTATTTTGACAATTATGAATTTTACTGTATTAGAAGAATACAAAATAAAAGATTATATAAAAGGAAAAAAATTTTCTAAAATCGGAGCATTCATGGCTCTTGGTGTAAGTGCTATTGTATTTGGTTTCCTAGATAATTTTGGTATGAAATTAGGAACAGAGGCATTAGATAATCGTTTTGTACAATTATTTTTAGAACCCTTTTCGAAACATAAAAAATTTTATATCCATAAAAAAAGTATTCGAAGAAATTTACAATATATGAATACATGGACTAATAGTAATTGGAGATCTGTAATAAATCAATTATTACGATGTAAGGACGATATAATTAAATATTCTAAATCTAAACAATTTAGTGATAATAGAATGAATGATTTAGTAGATGATATACAAACATTTATACACGATGGATCAAAACCTTTACAGATTCCAAAAGAATTATTTCAAATAGGACATGGAACAAATACAAGTGGTGGTGTAAAAGAATTTGTAAAAAATATCAAAGAAAAATATGATGTAATTGACGGTTCTAAATCTATGATGGGAAACACATTTTCTGACTTTGTGGGGGCTATATTAGGTGCTGCACTTATTAACTTATTTACATTTATGACAAGTTACGATGGTATAGATACAGGTGATGACTCAATTGATTCGAGTTTTTTACTAAAAAATCTAAATAAACTTGGACCATTTTTAGAAGCATTTTTTATATCTATTGGTTGTCTTATACCAATATTCTTACATATTGCTATAACACGAGACTCTAATAGTAATAATAATACAAAAGCTTGGGGTATTGTATTATGTATATTATCTATAATGGTAATTATGATGTATTTTAGTGTAAAAGAAACAAGAACTATGTCTTTACAAGAAAAAAAGAAATCATTTGTAAAAACTTGTAAAAATATAATAGAAAGACTTGATATTACAGAAAAAGATAAAGACTTTTATACAAAAATTCAATCTTTCTTACTTAATGTATAATTGTATAATATGCTCTCTTATTTCTTTTTTTACCACCAGTTTTTTTATCTAATTGTGACCCACACCCACAATCACCACCCTTTTTCATTAATTTCTTAATTTCTTTATTTGTAAGAGGTTTAAATACTTTTTTTTTACTTGTCTTCGTAGGAAAAACCTTTTTAGTAGATTTCTTTTTAACAGATTTCTTTTTAACAGATTTCTTTTTAACAGATTTCTTTTTAACAGATTTCTTTTTAACAGATTTCTTTTTAACAGACTTCTTTTTAACAGACTTCTTTTTAACAGACTTCTTTTTAACAGACTTCTTTTTAACAGACTTCTTTTTAACAGACTTCTTTTTAACAGACTTCTTTTTAGTAGAAGATTTTCTACGAACTACTTTTTTTATAATCTTTTTTTTAGTTGAAGGATTTTTGATATTTTTTATACTTTTTTCCATAGAAACAGTATTAAAATCATATACAATTTTTTTTACAATTACAGATCCAAGTGTCAATAACCACGGAACAATATTTCCAATATAACTAGTGGATGGAAATATAATATTCCCTAAAGAACCAACATATCCACCTTTCATTTCTTTTGTATACAGAGGTATAAAGTTCCGACTTTCTTTAAGTTGGACAAGATCGTGTAAAGCAGATTCACCTTTTGCAATATTACTTTTTACAATTTTTAATGCATGTTGGTTCATATGGTTTTTAAAATGTTTCTTAAATAATATCATACTCTTTTGATTTGCACCTATATCTCTCCCAAGCTCCTCACCCATATCGTTCAATAATGTATTTGTAATAGTTGTAATAACACCATTTCTATACATGGACAATGTTCTTATTCCTGTATTATTTTTTTTACCAGTATTTCTTATAGTATGTTTTCTTTTTGCTAAATTACAAATTTTATCATAATCCGTATATGTAGAAGATACAGGTCTCTTGTACGTACGAATAACTTTTTCATCCAATAACGGTATAATATTATATAAAGAATAGGCATTTCCTCCTTTCCATGTAGAACTACCTTCATTAATGTTAGAGAATGAACCAATACTTACAGGACTAATATGGACAGGTGTATCACCACTTTTAAATATATCACCAATATCACCAATACCACCTTCATTTTCACTAACACCATCTTCAATTTCTTCAATTTCTTCAATTTCTTCAATTTCTTCATTTTCACCATTTTCACCATTTTCACCATTTTCACCATTTTCACCAACACCACCTTCATCACCTTCATTTTCTTCATTATCTTCATTATCTTCATTTTCACCAATATCACCAATATCACCAACACCATCTTCATTTTCATCTTCTTTTTGTTCATTATTAGTATTTCTTTCACTATTTATAATATTTTCAAGTGCTATTGTACCCATAATATCTTTATTCTCTTTATTCTCTTTATTCTCTTTATTCTCTTTATTCTCTTTATTCTCCTTATTCTCTTTATTCTCTTTATTCTCTTTATTCTCTTTATTCTCTTTATTCTCTTTATTCTCTTTATTCTCTTTATTCTCTTTATTTTCAAATAATATAAGTTCGCTATCAAGTATATTTCTTACTTTTTCTTGTATATCTTGAAGAACTCCTTTTTTTTCTACACTTTCTTTACTCTTTTCTACATTTTCTTTACTCTTTTCTACATTTTCTTTACTCTTTTCTACACCTTTTTCTGATTTCTGCGAAGTTTGAAGTTTTACTATATTTGAAGAAGTTTGAAGTTTTACTATATTTGAAGAAGTTGTATTATTTTTAGAAATTCTATCTACAGTATATGCAGTATGCAATAAATCAAGAACTTTTATTTTTTTATAACAAAAATTACTTAACAATTCACTTTGGAAATGGATTTCCTTAATAAGATTATTAAAAGAATATATATGAAATACAATTGCTAGTCTTTCATAATTATTTGTCGATTTCATATTTAACCAGTTACCTTTCATTTTTCCAGAAACAAGTAGTATTACAATAACATTATTGCGGAAACTATCATTAAAATGGGTTACAGATAGATTCATTTGGTCAAATGCTAATCGCAACTCTTCCATATGCCTACATACTAACTTAAGGCCATCCACACCCTTTTTTCCTTCTCCAGAAATTTTTTTGTTATATACAAAATCATTTGTAATAAATTGTGTTAACTTTTTATATGAATTATCTACAGCATTCTTCTTGTTTTTTTCTTCTATACGATGTGTGCTATTATCTAATAATATACACATAAATTTTTTTGATATATCATTAATATCATAACAACCAGCTGTTTTCCCTTCAATAGATGGTCCAACCTTATAAGCAATAGACTCTTGATTAGTTGTATTATTTTTCTTTAATGATTTATTCAATGTTTTATTTGATGTTTTATTTGATGTTTTATTTGATGTTTTATTTGACAGTTTTTTTTCTTCTGTATTATGTAGATTTTCTATAGAAGTTCCTTTTAGAATATCCGCAGAAACTTTTTGTTCCATAGAGTCTCCCATAACTAATTATGTATATACAATATAAATGTATTATTTTTATAAAATAGGTTCCCATTTCTGAAATTCTGAATTCCATATACATACTATTTTTGTATATTTACTATCACATGTTTTTCGCAACTTCTTGCTATCTTCTATTGATTTTACATATGCAACTCCAACTTTTTGTTTATTATTAAGAGTATATACATAATATACATCTGGTATTCCAGAACTTGATATATACAAAGTTTGCTTTTTCTTTTGTATTTGTTTTTTTGGTTTCTCTATATTCCATTCTCCATTCTTAAAAATAACACTTTCATGTAATGATGGTTCTGGTATATTTTTTAATGAAACATAATATTCTTCTATTCCAGGTAATGATTGTGCTCTAACAAATACAACATTTGTATCATTCATACAATAAGAATAATATTTTCTATCATTTCGTAAGAATGGTTCTATAGAAGAATAGTTGTGATATGGAATAACATCAAAATCACAAATATCAATTCTACTATCAGGGTACCACTTTTTACCAAATATCTCTTGAACACATAGTATTCGATGAGACAATAAAGAAGATATATCTTGGTAATATCCCCATATATCATTTACAACAAATTTCCAGTTTTTATGATTCCTACTTGTGCTAATAGATTTATGAATAGAAGGAAACATTTTTGAAAAATACAGACTAATACCCTCTCTTTCTATAATAGTTTCTTCGTCTGTTTCTGTTAGAACTCCGACAAGTAATGTTCCATTATACAAGTCTTTATGAAAACGTAAACGTGTCTGGTATATTCTTATATTTTCAAAAGGACTTCTTTTCTCAATAAAACAACATAACTTTTTATTATGAATTGTTGTCAATAACAAAAAATACTCTTTATTATATATACGATTACCATTTTTAGTAACTCTCTCAATTCTTGGATGTATCAAGAAAGGAATATCTTTACATTTTTCTAATGTTTCATGTGCCCATATATTTTTACTATTCTTCCAATTTGAAAAAGAGTCATATTCTTCTAATTTTTCTACAATATCTCTATATCTACTTGTATTTGGTTTTACAAACAAAGCTCTTTTTTTACCAAGTTTTATAGGTTCCATTGTATAAAAATATATTGTACAAATAAGATAATATATTATATATATCAAGTATCTTTTATATAAAAATTGATATATGTAAGATATATTACTAATAGAGTGTATATATATTGTAAGAGCCATGGACCTCCGTATTATACAAGTAATTGAAAAATATATTGACCCAGATTCTACTTCTATTATCAATAAATATACAAATATAGAAAGAAACGAGATACTTGAAAAAATTCAAAAAAACAAACCACTTGAAAATCAAAATATGGAAGAGGCGGACTTATCACAATTACGACTCGAACATGTTCATTTTATAAATTGCAACTTATCAAATGCAAATTTCACGAACACATCTCTTATGTATACCACATTTGTAAATTGTAATCTACAAAATGCAAATCTCTTTAATACAAATTTTTCAGAATGTTCCTTTTATAATACTGACTTAGAAAATGTAAGAATACAAAAAGCACTTATGGAAGATATACTATTTAGAGATTGTATCTTGGACAAAGCATGTATAAAATATACTCCCATGTATAGCGTGTTATTTCAGAATACATCTTTACAAAAAATAACGATTATTTCTTGTGTATTCAAATTTTGTACTTTTGAGAAATCAAAATGTACCAATATCAAAATTAGAGGTTCTAATCTTAGACAATCTACTTGTATAGAAACATCGTTCAAAGATTCGTGTATAATACATTCTATTATTCCGAATCACTTTAGGGAATAATAGAATTTTATATATGATAATTACGATATATACCATATACAATTAATCTTGAGTATCAAATTAATATATAAAAACTACTTATAGTATAGTATAATATAAAATATTATTGTTTTATTACTCGGTTATAGTAATAAAAAAGTACATAATATTTTGAAAAAATTGAATTATAGAAACACCTTTTTTTGAAAATAATTATGTTGCCTAATACACATACGGGTAAAAAGACAATGTCCAAAAAGACATCAAAAGCCCCTATATTATCGTTTAATTATCCGTCTAAGAGCTTTATAGACTACTTACAGTCTAAAAGAATTACAAGTTCTGATGAAAATATGGTTACTACTCATATGAGTATGTCACAACCATATGGTAAGTTTCATATTCCAAAAAATGAAATACAACAATTTATGGAACTATATGAAGAAGAAATAAAGAAAGGTAGTACGCTTGGAATAGTAGAAAAACCACTTTCTCATATGGATACTCCTCTAGTTTGTGATATTGATTTCAAATACAAATTTAAAGATTCCTATAAAGGAAAACCTCTTGAGCAATTACGAAAACACGATTTCTTGAGTATTAAAAAAATTGTAGAAGTATATAAAAATATATATAATACATATTTTACATTTGATAAAGAAGAAGACAAAAGACAGTGTTATTTTGTAGTTTCTCAAAGAGAATCTCCTTATATTGTTGAAAAGAATGGAGACAAAATCATTAAAGATGGTATCCATATTATGAATTTTGGTTATAGGGCAAACCCACAGTATCATCAACATATTCGAAGTGAAATATTACAAAATAAAGAGCTTCAAGAAATGTTTCAACAATTTGAAAACATACATACTATTAGTGATATTATAGACGAGCAAGTTATCTCTAAAAATGGTTGGTTACTGTATGGTTCTACAAAACCAGAAAGAACACCTTACAAAGTAGAGTATATACTAGACCATAACTTATGCGAATCTACTAAAGATGAAATTGGAATTGTTTCATATCCAAAGTATTTGAGTTATTGGAGGGATAGTATTCACGCCCATCCTATCAAAAATACAATTGATACCTTTTTTACAACATACTTGAAACCTTCTCATAAAAAATGGGAAGAAGGTGGGGTCACCGAAAGTAAGGAGAATGTAAGAAGTGAAGAAAAAGAAACACAAAAGAAAAAACATATACAACCAATACAAGTTCTGGACTTTGAAGAATGTTATGAACTTGATGAAAATAGAGTATCACAAGTTCAAAATTTAGTACAACTTTTTTCTAAAAGAAGAGCAACAAATGAAAAGTTCTGGAAAGAGTTAGGAGAATGTCTTTTTGATATATCAGATGGTCATGAAAAATATTTAGATATTTGGAAAATATTTACTTGTTCATATAACAAGTTTACAGAAGAAGATTGTAATAATTTTTGGGAGAAACAAAAACAACAATATAATTTTTCCATTTCCACATTAAAATTTTGGGCATATAGAGATGACCAAAAAGGTTATGAAAGATATACAAGAAATGTTATTAGAAAATTTCTTATGAGATGTATCAATACAACACATGTAGATGTCTCTAAAACACTTTTTTATATGTATGAAAACCAGTATGTGTGTTCTTCTATTAAAAATAATACATGGTACGAGTTTAAAAAACACCGTTGGAATAAAGTAGAATCCGGTATTACACTTCGTAGAAGAATATCGAAAGAGTTGGCTATCGAATACCTTACGTTTAAAAAGTTTTGTAGCTATATGATTAATAATGCTGACGACGAGGAATTTTTAGAAAAAACTGGATATGTAGTAGATGAGGAAGATAATGAATTCTTTAGCACTATTGAACCAGAGAACTGGAGATCTATGTCGAGTATTTGTGATGATGTTGTTATGAAATGTAAAACAAAAGGGTATAAGGATTCTCTATTGGGAGAAGCAAAAGACTTTTTCTACCAAGCCGATTTTGAAGAGAAATTAGATGAGAAACATGAACTTGTTGGTTTTGAAAATGGTGTCATTGATTTAAATAAAAGAATATTTAGAGACGGTAGACCAGATGATTTTATTACACTTTCTACTAAAACAAAGTATAATGGAAAGTACAAAAACACAGAACAATATAAAGAAATAATGGAATTTCTAGAACAAATTTACCTAACAAAAGAAATGGTTGAGTATGGTTTGAAAGAAAGAGCTGTTATGCTTCATGGTGATAATTATGAAGAAAGAATCTATACACATATTGGAGCTGGTGGAAATGGAAAAAGTAAATGGAGGGAGGCCTGTTCCAAAGCACTAGGGGATTATGTTTTTGGATTTCCTGTAACCTTATTTACAGGAAAACTTTCTGCATCTTCTACAGCATCCCCAGAAGTTGCTCGTTCTAAAGGAAAACGTATGGCATATGTTGATGAACCAGAACATAACTCGCATTTCAATATCGGACTTGCTAAGAAGTTTTCAGGAGGAGACCCTATTGAAACTAGAAAACTTTTTGGTGATATGTTTGAATTTATTCCACAATTTTCTATGACTTTATTATGTAATAATATTCCTGGATTCCCAGCACATGATGAGGGAGCACAAAGAAGATTAACTATTACACAATATTGTGCAAGATTTATAGAAAACCCAAAAGAAAAATACGAATTTAAGAGAGATAATAATCTTTCTACAAAAATAAAACAATGGGGTGATGTTCTTGCTTCTTTATTAGTAGATTATTTTTATATTTACAAAGACGAAGGTCTAAAACCTCCAACCGAAGTTACTAAATTTACAAAACAATTTATGCAAGAATGTGATATGTATAATGAATTTATTAGTGATACGATTATCCCTGATGAAGAAAATGCATTTATTCTTATTAAAGACTTGTATGAAAGATTCAAACAATGGGTTGAAGAAAATGGAGTTGGAAGTAGAAGACTTATGAGTCTTCGCGAATTCAAAAAATATATACAAAAAAAAATACCGAACCCAGAATCTGTTTGTGAAAACAAGATATTTGGGTATAGTGAAAAAATGTAACATATTACCTTTTTTTTTGTAATAAAATATAGAAAAAAAAAAAGATATATTTATAGTAATAAAAAAAAAAGATATATTTATAGTAATAAAAAAAAAAAGAAAATACTACATCTTATATAAAGATATACAATATATACATACTATAATAAAAAATTATGTATATATGTATGACTTTATTGGGAATAACATCTATTGGTGTTATTGTATATAATTTTGTCGAATGTGTTCGCGGTATAAAACATAGTCAAACACTACATACTATTTTACAAAAAGAACAATATGACCCGTATTTTGAAGATCATGTTTATTTTCAAAATCATCTTTTACAAGAGATACTTGAAAAAGACAAAAGTGTATAAGAAATGTGTATAAGAAAAAAAAAACTTACTAATTAGGCTAAAGCTTCTGCCATTGTTTTCTTTGTATTACTAGACATGTTTCCTTTAATAAATCCTGGAACTTTGGATTGTATATTTTTCTTTATGGTATCTCCAACAAAATGATATATAATACCACCAAAACATAATATTGCAAATAAAATAATGACAATACTTAACACTGTTTTTATTTTATGCTGTAATATATCCTTTTCTTTACTTTCTTGAATACTTCTATTCATCATTTGAATATCGTCATCTATCTTATGAACAACTTTTTCTTTATTTTTAATAGTATCCTCAAAAGAAGAAGATATAGTATGTAAATCAATATCTGTTTTTGCTGTATCATACATTTTTACCATATTTTGTAAACTTGTTGTATCTTTATCACTATTTTCTCGAATATTTTGTATTTTTGTTGTAAGATTCTTTAATTGTTCTTCTTCTATAGTACTTATATCAACACCGAGTTTTGTTATATTTATATAATTTTGCAATATATCTATCTGTGATTGGTGATTTTCTATTTCTTGACCTAAAATACCTTGTAATCTTTCATTTGTTACAAGTTTTCCATCATCTATAAGATATATTTTCATTTTATTTTCTGAATTATATGCTTCGGGTGGCTCAGAACAATCTACACTACAAGCACCAGGAATAATACAATTCTGATTTCCTTGTTTGTCTTGTTGTATATTTTCATATATTTTGTCTATTTTATAGACTATTTTATGAGTAGTGTCCTTAATTTTTTTTACAAAATCATTAAATTTTTCTTCTTTAAAAAGATAATATTTGCTATCCTCTTTTTTTAAAATATACTTAAAATTTTCTAATCTTATATCTCCTATGTTTTCTATAGGAGATATAAAAAAATTTTTATATTGTTCATCACTTTGAATATTAATCCCTTCTATATACCCTATTTCATTATCTTCTGATATATCACCCATTCTATATATATAATATATATGTATATATACATTTGAATAAGATTTTTTTTTATGTACTTTATTTTTTAGAACAATCACAATTGTCATCAACCCATTCAAGAGCAGCAACATTCAAAGCATCTCCTCCTTTTTCTATCTCTTGTTTTACAAACAAACTGATTTTTTCAAATTTTTGTAAAGAGAACTTGTTAAATAATATAGAAATAGAGAAAAAGGATACTAAAGAAACACATAGAAATACAAGGTATGTATTATTATTAATTGCATCATAACTTCGTAAAATGTAGCCAAATAATGCTATAAGAAAAGAGGAAAACGCACCTATTACAACTGTAATAATATTTCCTTTTCTTCGTGAAGCTTCATTATTAAAATGAATAATTCGTTCTTTTGTTCTATGCTGCGCATTATACATATCTTCTTCTTTTTTTAATTGATTATACACTTTTTGATGATAAGTTGTATTAGGTGATAACATAGTATCATCTTTTATTTTTCCTCCATCATATAATTTATACAAAGATTGTAAATATTGTAGTTTTCCTGTGTTCCTAGACATTTGTTGTGGTATATGTGGATATAATTCATCTAATTCTTTATTTGATACACTCATAATAACTAAAATTAAATATATATACTATACTTGTATATAAAATTATTTATACAATAAAAATTTTTTTGTTGTATAAATAATTGTATTTTTTTTTATGTAAAATATATATGTATATATATGTAAAAAAATATTTGATTTTAGTTATTCGATATCACTATTTACAATGTCTAATTCTAAAGATTCTTTAATTTCTATTTTTGAAAGGTGTTTGGGTAAATTATCTGTAAAAATAGTATTATCTAGAACAATATTAGTTGTTTTATCAGGTAAAAGGTAATATGCACCGGCACTATCATCGCTACCATCACTACTACTTCCGTTAGATGAATTACGAACATATACTTTTTTATGTTTCTTGTGAAGAACACAATCTGCCGGACATTCTTCTATATCTCCTACAATAGTAATAAGACCTTTTGTAGCACCTTTGGCTATATCCATACTAATATCACCATACAATTTTAAGAATTTTGTAGAACTGAATAAAGAGTATACTAAATATACTACTCCAATACAAAAAGTAATAACTAATGTTTGTTTGGATATTATTTTTAATCCTAAAAATACACCTAGTATGATAGAATATAGTATAAAAAAAATAATATACATTAATCTATTTACAAGAAGTTGTTTTTCCAAAAATGCTTTGTTATTTATTTCCGCAATTCGTATTTTTTCTGAAACATTTGGCAATATAGCATCGTTTCGCAATTTTGTATAGGTTTGTTGATCTTGTATTTCTGCTTTTTTAACAATACCGTCACGACTTTTGTATATAGAATGTATATCAATATCATCCTTTAATTTATTCAAATACTTTGTATTACGTAGTATATTTTGTTGAATTGTATCTACTGTTATTATAGAAGACATAATATTCTTTTTTTTATGCAGTATATATGTATTATATATACAATATTATTTTACATCAATACAGTAAATTATTTTTTATATTTTTTTTTTTAGAATTACTTTTTAGAAAATAGTGTATAGGAAAATATAATCATTATAATAATAGCTACTAAAGAAGAAATAAGTATATTCATAACTTTTTGTTTATACACATTTCTTTCTTGACTCAATTGAAGCATTCTGTCTCGTGTAGCAACAACATTCTTTTTACTTGAAATATCGTTCATAAGTCTATCAAATACACGTTTATTATCTGCAAGTCTTGTATTTGCACCGGTATATGAGATTCCCAATTCTTCTATTTTATGTTCAATATCTTTTTCAATTTCAGATTTAATATTGGTTATTTTTGTAGATATACTATCTATTGTATCAAGTAAATCTACAATATATTCATTTTTTCTTTGTGTGCAACCATTATCGGATGATATTTTTTGTAATATTTCAAAAGATTGTTCTTTAAATGTATTTAATTTATTATTTGCTGAAATAAGATATTCTATTTTTTCTGTATATGTTTGTAGTTCTTTATCATTATTATCATTTTCGGGATTATAAGCATTAATGATTGGTACATCATTTATAAAAGAATTGTTATCAACATTGTCAATATATTCTATTATTTTATTAATTTTATCTATTTCATTACTATCACTATATAGTAGTGATAACTTATTTTTATAATGTATTGCCCGCTCTTGTATTACAAGATAATATACAAATGATATAAATTTAAGGTCATCAAAAAAAGAACTAAAAATTGTAGTAAATGTAGATTTATATTCAATTAACTGATCTTGTGTTACTTCTGTTCTTCCAGAACAGTCTTCTTTTATAGTATCAATAATAGCATTTAATTCATTTATATAACTAGATGTATTATCAACACCGCTACTAGAAAGATTCTCTTGATAGGCGGTTATAGTTTCAGTAAAATCCCCATTACAATTTGTTTCACCAATTTTATTTAATGTTTCATGATATGTAGTAAATGTAGAATAATATTGAGCATAAGCTCTATTATTTTTAAAGTAATTTAAAATATCTAGAGCTTTATTACTTGTATCATTTTCTAATGTTTTACATTGTTCTTTTAAAGTATTTATTCTAGATACTATATCTAAACTATTAGTAGTAGCACCTTGTAAATATGAACATTCATTATATGACTTATATATATTATTAAGTCTTGTAATATAAGGATTTACTATATGTGAAGATGTTAAAAAACCTTTTAAAAATGTTATATTTGGTTCTTCTACAGTCATTATCCAATTATAGTATATATATATAATTACTATATATTTATTTTTGTATAAATTTGTAATATATAATTCTAGTTTGTAGCATTCCAAAAAGGTTTTTCTTGTATAGTATTACGAAACTCCGGATAATGTTTATCGAAACTCCGGATAATGTTTATCGAAACTCCGGATAATGTTTATCGAAACTCCGGATAATGTTTATCGAAACTCCGGATAATGTTTATCGAAACTCTGGATAATGTTTATTCCAAATGCTTTTTGTATCCCACATTCTGTCTTTTGGTAAAGGATATACAGGGTCTGTAGATAAATATTGGATACGATTTTGGATTTGTTTTGGTAAAATTGTTGTATAATTTGTTCGATTGTTTATTTTTGCGTCATCATAATACACCCCGAATTGGTTACCACGAACCCAATCTGCATTTCCGTTTATACCTGTTTGGTCTGTTCCGAGCCTCTGAACACTTTCTGTTTCTCTTCGTGAATATTCTAACCCATCTGTTCCAACTCTAGAACACTCGTGTGCTAATGTTCTTTGGTTTGTATCATATCTTGTAGAACATTCTCTTTTATTCAGAGTATTTGTATTTGGAGAAGTTTTTAGTGTATATGTATTTTGCGTATGAGGTGGTGATTTTCTATACATAGGTGTTTCGGTATGATAGGAAGAATTAGAAGGTAGTGTAGTTCCACCCATACCTTGTATAATCGATGAATGAGGTGATGGGACATGGTTAATAACTATAGAGTTTCGTAAAGGAACTTGTGGTATATATATACTATTATATTTTGATGTATTCATTAATATATACTATATTGGTAAAAAATATAATCAATATTGTAAAAAAAAATTACAATATTACAGGTTCTGATATAATCCTATACGATATATCCAACCCCCCATTACGAACAACCTTTAATATATCACCTACCTTTGCACCATATCGTACAGCTATAGGGTCTGTCAATATCATTTTTGGTAATTGTGTTCCTATAATTTCTACTACTTTTTCTTTCTCCTCTAATGTTAATTTTACAAATGTTGGCATAATAACATTTTTAGTAATACTAAAAGGAAATACATTATCAAGAATTTCTACATACGGATAATTTTTTAACTCATCAAGAACATTAAAATTTATTTTTCGTTTTTTTATTCCTTGTTGTAGCACAATAAATAATTTATCTAATTTTGGATATTCTTTTTCTAATCTCTGTAATAATTGTTGTAATGTCTTTTTATCCATTTTATCGGATGCCTCAAAATATAATAATACACCACCATCTTTATACTCGGAACCATCTATATTTACTAGTTCTGAAAAAAATATATGATGTAGTTCTTTTTCACGTATTTTTTCAAAATCTTCTAAAGATAATTTGAATATTCCTTCAGAAATACGAAATCCTCTATCTACCAATGTTTGTATAGCATTATTTCTTACTGCTAATGATTTGTATAATTCTTGCTTACGAGGTTGAAATAAGTCCATTTTCTAGTATTGTATATACTTAACAACTAGAAAATATACTTTTATAAGTATCATTTTTTTTATACCATTCTATAAAAATATTCTTATTATAGTATATATATACATAAACAATATGGATAACCGCGATCCAAAAGAAGTATTAGAGTACATTTTACAAAATAAAGGAAGTATTATAAAGATTCTTCGAAGTGTTCAAAAAGCAAGAGATGCTCGTGCACATTGTAAAAAATACGTATTATGTGTAAAAGAACCTCCTGGATTCTGTGATCCAGAAAGTCCTTGTGAAACACTAATAATACCAGGAAAAAAGATTTTACAATTTGTGGAATCTTGTAAAGCACCATGTCTTGAAGAATATATTACTGTATATGGAGTTCTAAAATATGCTTCTTTTTTTAATAAAGTATTCCACTCTGTAGAATTGGCGCGAAAAGCATATGCTGAATGTAAAGAATATTGTGCATGTATCAAAATACCATATGAATTAAAAGTAAGTTTTTTTACCTGTGTTGACGGAGATTGTTTTACAATTTGTAAAAAAGATTTTCGATGTAAATGCTAAAATATATTTATATGTAATATACATTTTATGGTAAAAACTTTTCTTGCCATTTAGGGTATAGTTTTTCATTCCATTTATTTGTAATGGTAATAATATTAGAAATACATTCTTGTATTTCTTTTGTAATCTCTTCTTGTAGAGATTTTTGTAATGATTTTTGTAAGGATTCTTGTAAGTCTTTACAAAAAGTAGGTAGTCCAGATATCCAATTATGAACCTGGTATACTATATTACGAATATGTATATGAAAATTTGTAATACTTTTATTATCTATTTTTAATAAACGAACCATTGCTGTTTTACATCTAGATACAAGTTTATTTGTTCCAACAATTCTTATCATAGTAGTCTCTAAAGATTGTTTATCTATAACTACAGGATATAATGGTATATATTTTGGCAATAACCAACTTGCTAATTCTATATCAAATAATGCTTCATATTCCGATACATTATTCATATTTTGTAAATGTTCTATAGTTTGTGTATTTTCTTGTATAGTAGATATGGTTTTTTGTTTATGCGTTTTTGATGTATGAAATGGTTCTTTATTTAGTTCTTTATTTAGTTCTTTATTTAGTTCTTTATTTAGATTATCTACATTTACTTTATCTACAACTGTCTTACTTTCTTCCATTTGTAATTTGTTCCATTCATCTTGTAAATTTTTACAGAATTTTTTTTTCTTAGGAAACAAATCATCACATCCAACTTTACGATAATGTACTATTTGATTCCAAGTTTCTTCAAATTTTGGTAATGTTTTTGAAAACCATTCTTTATCACGAACAACACGAACACAACTACAATAATCAAATTTCCAATATGTAGTAGCCTTTTTTTTCCAAAAAATAGGAACTTCTTGTTGTATCTTTTTTTCCCATACATGTATTTCTTTTTCTGTAATTCCAAGTTCCGAATGAAAATATCTATTTTCACCTTCCGGTGTTTTATAAGTAAGAACAACACCTTTTTCTTTTTTTTCTTTTGTTTGAATCATCGGTATATCACAACCTTCGTATAGTAAAGAAGGTTCTATAGTATCAGAATCTTCCATATACTCTTTCAAATTCTTGTATTCTACTATCTTACATTCTAAAAAATCACATACATCTAAATTACAAACTTCTAACTGTAATTGAATTTGTATCCAATAATGATGTGGGACAATTCCTGTAATTTTTCTAGAATAAGGACATTTTATTTCCAACATAACACCTTTTGTACTAATTCCATCAGGAGATGCTCCCAAAAAAGAATATGTTGGATGTGGTAATACACCAAATTCATGAATTGTTGTATTAGTTCGTAATTCGTATAATCGTGTAGCAACTTGTTCGTATTTAACACCCCATTCTGTATATTTATTTCCTGTAAACTTTTTACCTTTACCACATTTTTTTAATATAAGTTCTTTTTTATTACCAAAATGTCCTTCTCCAATTGCAGCAGCTGCCGCACTTGCTGTAATCATATTTTTTCGCATCTCAAACCATTCAGGTGTTCTCTGTTCCATAGTAGGTAATGCTAATAATTTTCCAAGTTGAATCACATTTTCAAAAGTAGGTTCTGGTGATTTTGGAAATGTGTTCATAACAGGACTTTCTTGTACATCAGACATAATAAAATACTATGTAAAAAAGAAAATAAAGTAAAATACTATGTAAAAAAAAAAATTAAAGTAAAATACTATTTTGTATATTATACTAGTAATATTTCTTATATAATTTATTACAACTTATAGTATATAGGGTGAGATATAATGTCACAAAGCCAAAGAAAACCCCGTAGACAAGCAGTACAACAAGGTTCTAGAAAACCTTCTAGTCAAAGACAACCTTTATCTAAAAAAAAATTTAATTACAACCTATCTGTAAAAAATATTACAACACTTTCTAATATACAAAATCTTATTATTATTGTTTCTAGATATGATACCTATATTGATAGAAGAACAAAAAAACTAACACAATACACAAAATTATATGATTTTTTACAAGAAAAGAATATAGATACTAATAAACAATTACAATATTCTAGTTCTGATAGTATTTATACAGCAGATAAAAATATAAAAATTATAGAAAAAAATAATGTATCTAAATTATTTAATGGAACTATTTCTATATATATACTGGATAGTTCTAAAAATGATATTCAGAGAACTATAGAAATTTATCAAAAACAAAAATATACACCTAAAAGCAATACAAATGCAACATTTTACTATAATGATCAAACAAGTTTTATAGAATCTATATTATCATATAATACAGTAAATACATCCAAAAAATCTTCTGTAAGACCGCATAATCGTCAATCAAAACTTATACAACTTCAAAATAGTATTTTACCTAGTTTACATGATTCTATAAAAAATACAATACAAATAAAAAATAGGGAAATACAGGATAATGAAGGTGTATGGGACGACAGTATTATATATAATATTTCATTATATAGTGACCAATATGAATATGATTTTACAAGACTAGTAAAAGAAAGAAAGGATATCATTTCTACTATATCAAAACTTCAACGCAATTCAAACTATACACCTGATTATAAAAATCAAAAAGTCATTTTTACAGTAACCCCTGCTACAACATATACACTTATTTTTACAAAATTACAAAAAAAAAGTATAGATATCTTTGAACACGATAAACCTTCTATTATTATTAGTCATACTACGAGTCCAGAAATACAAGATAAACAATTTTATAATTATACTATCTATAGTACAAAATACAAAACAAATGAAAATACACTATCTATTCTATATTCTTCTACAAATCGACCTTCTTCTATATTAGAACACTCTTTTCCAGAAATATATATTCCAAAAAATAGTCCTTATTATTCTAAAATTACTTTCTCAAACTCTACTACAAAAGAACCAAAAAAGATACATCATAATTCTACCTTTCAATATATTGAATATAAAGGTAATTCATCTGGAACATCTGGTTTATCATTACCATCACCATCACCACCACAACAACCTGGTTCATCATCACAACAACAAGCACAACAAGCACAACAACCACAACAAGCACAACAAGCACAACAAGCACAACAAGCACAACAAGCACAACAAGCACAACAAGCACAACAAGCACAACAAGCACAACAAGCACAATCAGCACAACAAGCACAACAAGCACAACAAGCACAACAACAACCGCCTCTACAGCAAACAGGTGGTAATGGGGATACTATGGAAATATACAATATACAGCTTATAAAAACACCTGTTACAAGTTCTAAAGAAATTCAACCATTATATTCTGAATTACGAAAAGAACAATTTACGTATTTTTTAGAATATAGTACAGGAGAATCTATATTATTACAAAACAGTCCCATATTTACAATTTACACTACTAAAGATGACACATTATGTGATTTTATGAAAAACTCTATACAAAACATATTAGGAAGAACTTTTGAATGTAAAAAAATAGAGTATCAAGAAACTAAAACAAGTATGTATGTATTACAAGATTCATCTATAAAAACATACAAATTAACGTCAAATCCGCATAGAAAACTATGGACAATTACAAATCCTGTTCCATTATCGAAAAATACTTCTACAAAATCATACACACTTGAATTACAACCTACTATTATATGGAAATATGAAAAAGAACCAAGAAAAAAAGAAGTAGAAAAAGTGAAAAAAAATTCTCTTTTTACAAAATTACAAAAAAGAGCAACTGCGCCAGCAGAAGTTCCAAAAAAGATAGACGGTTTGTCTAATACAGAAAGAAATACATATGCTGAATTGTATAAAAAGGAAAAAAAAAATAGAACTCCAAAGGAAAAAAAAGAATTTACAAATTATGAAAAAAAAATAAAACAAGCAAAAGATAACACAAGAGACAAACAAATATCACAAGTTCGAAATGTAATACTAAAAGGTATTAAAGCTTTACAATTTACAAATAAAGAATTGGATTATTTACCATGTGTTCCGTATAATGTTTCTTCTGTAACTAAAACAATAGACCACTTATCAAAACAATTACATTTACGAGAAAAACAAAGTATAAAAAAGTATGAAACGTTATTTGATCATAAAGAAAAGTATGAAAACAATAAACAAGGTATAGAAAACTCTATAAAAAAATTACAAAAAAAAGAACAATCACGTGGTTTATCTATAGATGAACAGTTTGAACTTGAACAACATTTAGAAGATAAAACAAAATACGAAGGAGAACAAAAAGTACATGAAGATTTACATCAACGCAAAAAAAATATAGAAAGATACAAAGAATTACAAAAAAAACCAAGAAATCAACTACTTATTGGTGAAGAAACAGAACTAGAAGAATTAGAAACAAAAGAACAAGCAGGTGAATTATATATATCAGACCATGAAAATACAATATACAAACGATTACAAAAAAAAGAACAAAATGGAGAAAGACTTACTTTACCAATTGATCAAGAAATTCAAAAACATCAAGAAAACTATGAAACTTTACGAGAAGACAAACAAAGATTTATAGAAAGACAAACTATTCCTGGGTCATCTGGACAATCTGGAAACAACAATAAAAAAAGTGAATACCTACCTGTAATACCTAAAAGCCAACCTGGTTTATCAGGAAAACCACTAAATTTACAATCTCAATTAGGAAATATCTTTCATCCAAATGCACAAGATTTACAAAATATTACAAAAAATATATTTATATTAACACCTGATAATCTCAAACAAAGATTACAACAAATTTTTGGTTTAACAAAAACATTTATTACAACAAAAGGTGGTGCTATAAAATCGAAAAAAAATACAAAATCCAAGAATATTTCCAAAAAATCAAAACGATTCTTACAATCTAAGAATAAAGAGTATAATAAAACAATATTTTACAATCCAACGTATAATCGAATTATGAATGAAAATATGTATTATGAAATTGATACTATTATAGACGAAGCAGATTTATACCAATACGAAAATATGTCTGTTCGTGACGCATTTTTAACAATTATGTTCTTAGAAAGCATATTATCTTCTATGAATAGAATTGTTTATAGAAGTAGAAAATATAATACAAGAAATATAGATTTTGTTTTTTGTAATAGTCGTATTTCCAAAATAGAAGATATACTTAGAAATGTAAGAAATATGAATACATAAAATACAAAATTTAGTATAAGAAAAAAAAAAATAATATTGAATTATATGTGTATATTATATATAGGTATATACTAAGATATATTTGTAAATACAAAAATGACATCTTCTACTGCAAAAAATATAACATCTTCTACAGCAAAAAATATAACATCTTCTACAGCAAAAAATATTACATCGGATATTACATTAGATATTGACTTAGGACTTACACTAGGAATTGATCCAAATATATATTCATTAGAAGGTGTTGTAGATGACCCAGCAGTTCCTGGACAAAGAGAAGAAACAACATTTGCAAAATTATTTAAAGTATTTGAATCTCCATGCGAATGGAATGACTATATTTCCAAATCTGTAAAAAATCCAAAAAATGTAAAAAAAATATATGATGGACTACAAGTTCTATTGAAAGAAATATATGTAAAAAAAGAAGGAAAAGTTGGTAGTGCTTCAAATGGTCAAGGTAATAAAGTTTCACACGGTGTACAAGGTGATTCAAGTGGTTCAAATATAGGAAATAATCCAAATTCTGTTCAAGATCAAATTCATCATATTCATACTATTCGTGGAAAATTACAATATTTTACAAATCCTACAACCGCACAAATACAAGCAAAACTACATCATATATTTCCGTTTGGTTCTAGTTCAGGAGACACAGAAGAAAATAAAAAAAAGTTTACACAAAATCTTTTGATACGATTACGCCAAATTTTTATGAATGAAGAAACATTACATACTACACCTACCATTACAACTACAGGTGGCGGTAATGGTAATAGTATAAGTACAAATATGTTAAAAAATTCTTCTAAATATGTTACATCAAATAGTAAGCATCTTACAAATTTATACAAAGTCCAAAATTCATTATCCTATGTAAGTAGTAATATTGAAAAAGATTATAATATAATTAAAAAAGAACGATTGGACGCTGCTTCTTCTATTAATTATATATTAAGTCTTTTTGCATTAGGGAAACATAAAGAAAAAGAACAATTAGAAAGATATTATCAAACTAAAAATAAGAATTTACATAAAGTCATATTTGATTTAGTCCAGTATTTGTCTATTACAAGACAAGATATTGCGGATATGAAAGACTAATTATATAAAATACTTTTATAAAAAAAAAATATAAGTATAAATCTTATTTCTATTATGTATATATATATAATATATAGTATATATACATAAATAGAATGGCTACTGCTACTCCTGGTGTTATAGAAAATTATTTTCATATATTCTATGGAAATGTAGATGGAAAAGATAAAGAAATAACAATACCTGGTAAAAATAATATAGTAATAAATAAAGGTGAAAACTTACCACCATTCGATAATACAAATGTACATAAATCAGTAGATTATTTGGTAGAATCTATTCGAAATAGAATTGATGAAAGCAAAAAAAAGAGTTATGATGTATATGATACACTTATTTCTCAAAGCAAATCCCAAGAATCTATTCTTATGAATACAGCACAGTATATCAAAGAAAGACGAGGGGCGAACCTTGTTGGTATTAAGACTGGTGGTACTCCCGAAGAAATAGCTTTCTTAAAACAAGAATTAAAAGCACATTCGAAAGGTCTTGATACATTTCAAACAGTCATTACCCAACAAGAATTACAATACCATACGCTTATGGTTTCAGAAATTTTAAAAGAAATAGATGCATATAAGAATGGTGTTTTTTCAAGTGGTTTAGGAAAACAAGAAATTGAAAATATAGAAAAAAAATGTACAGATTTACAAGGTATTCTTGTAAGCTCACAAAATCCAGACATAAGTGTGGAGGGGATTTTTAATAAGAAAGATAGTAATAATACTGACTTAAAAAAAGATCTTGGTACATTTGGTAATATAGTGACTGGTGAATTAAAAACTTTAGAAGATGGTGTTATGGATGCAGCTGGTGAAGGAGAAATAAAAAAATTTTTTGAAATAAAAAATACACATAATCAAAATAGAAATGTAAAAGTGTTCTTAAACAGTCTAAAAACATTGTTACTGAATATACAAAAAAGAACACACAGTTATGATTATGTAGAAAAAGCAATAAGTAAAGCACAAGGGATATTGGATTTGGCTATTGTGGAAGATGATGTTGCTGATGCTGCTGGTGCTGGTGCTGGTACAGTTCTAACACCAAATGTAGCAACACATGCACAAAACGCTATCAATGCAGTAAAAACTGTTTTAGATAAAGAATATGAAGAAGCAATTATAGCAGCAAATGCAGCAGAAAGAAATACAGCAAGATTAGACGCAGAAAAATTTAAATATGCTGCAAAAGCACAAGCAGCAGCAGGAGCAGCAGTAGCAGCAGCAATAGCAGCACAAGCAGGAGCAGCAGCAGCAGGAGCAGGAGCAGCAGCAGCAAGAGCAGCAACACAAGCAGCAGTAGATGCAGTAAATGCAGCAGGAGCAGCAGATGCAGCAGTAGATGTAGCAACATCACGAACAGCAGCACGAACAGCAGAAACAAAAGCACAAGAAGCAGAAACAAAAGCACAAGAAGCAGTATATGCAGCAACACGAGCAGGAGTAGCACTACCAATAGTAGTACCAAGAAAAAATGCTGTTGTAGTAAATGCTTTACGAACATTAGTAGCAGAATTGGAAACAGAATTTCCATTTACAGATAAATTTACAGATAACCAAAATATATTAACATTACTTACAACAGTAGATGAAAGATATCAAGAAATAGTAAATACTGCTCAAATAACAGGTAAACTTAAAATTAATGAATTTAAAAACAACATTATACAACCTATCCTTCTACCTTTTAAAAATATAGTTAAAAAAATGTATAAGCATAAACAAGAATTATTACAAAAAGCAAATATAGCACGATATGTAGAAAAAGATATCATAAAAGCAAATAAGCTTGTGTCTGACGCATATACTATATTCGATGTTCCTCTTCTTACTACAGAAGACCCTTTATTACAAGATATTATTCAACTTGGAAAACTAAGTGGTCTTATTACCTATTATTATGAAATGAATATTGCTAATGGTAATTTGAATGATACTACCGGTGTATATCTTAAAAATGGTGCACGTCAAACATTACGAACCGCTGCCATTGCTACTACACCTCCTGATGCAACACATTTCACAGAAGTAGGTAATAATGACAAACTAGGAACATATGACATAGAAAATATTGTAATACAACCTTTTTATGAAGCCCAAATAAAGTTCATGGGGTATTGTGAAAATCAAAAACAACTTTTACACATGTTTTCAGAAGATATGAAAAAAAGAGCTTCTATGGTAGGAGCAAAATCAAAAATAAAAGAAGGGTATATATACGGAGAAAATATATATTATCCTTTAAAAGAATATGTTACAAATCTTTCACGGGATATGGATGTTCCACAAATGTGTGCTATAGAACAAACAAAGATAAATACAGAATTTATTTCAGGTTCTAACAATAGTAATAATTATAAATTTGGTACAATAGAATTCCCTAAAAATGATCAACCTACATTTAGAATTAAAGTAGCATTTAGTAAAAAGAACGTTAAAGACAAAACATACAAACTAGACAAAAAAACAGTAGAGGATATTACTGCAATAATATTAATAAACCCAAAAAATAAACCATTACTAACAAATATAATTCAAGACGCAAAAAAATCTAGAATATCTACATTTATAGAACTTGTAAAAAGTGATGATAATGAATATATAGATTCACAATACAATCATATCAAAGACCTTTTTATTAAATATATTAGTAAGAACCCTACAACACTAATAACAAAAGTCGATGAAGCATCTGTACAAAAATGGGTTACAGAAGTAAAAGAAACATATTTTAATCAATTAGATTCAATTATTGTAAAAACTTCAATGGACGCAAATGATAAAATACTTGTTCAAGAGTATATCCGAAATCTAGAAACCAAGATTCCTGTATTATTAATTCACAATATGTTTGAACATAGAGTAAAATTTGGTTTAGGACCAATGTTCGAAAAAATAAGTTCTTCACAATAATCTTATCTACTGTATATATCAAAAAAATAAAACATTCATAAAGGTAAAAAAAAAAATAAACATAAAAATTAGAATTTATTTTATTATATATATACTATTTAATGTGTATATATATAATAGAATATATTTGTTGGTAGTATAACAATGGAAGTAGTAGTAGAAGAAGAAAAATCCTCCAATGAAAATAATAAAAGTCTTATAAAAATAGAACATATTGAAGAGGTGTATAATTTATTGGTTAATGAAGACAATGAAGACAATAAAATACATATAGGACATGATGATATTAAAGATAAAATTAAGAATAATATATTGGACGCATGTTTTCGAATATTCCCTTCTACGAAAAAAAAACTAGAAAAATTTCTTAAAGAACTAAAAGAACAAAAAAAACCACACCTTTACCTTTACTTACAAGAATTATATCCTTACTTGTTAGTATATATCGCAATAAGGTTATTTATAGGAGCAGAATGGTGCAAAGAAATAGATATGTATAGACATAATGTAGCTACAGAATTTCAAAACAAAGAAATGCTTATTGTTAACAAACCTCCTGGATTTTTACATGGAATTTTATCTATGTTTCATACAACAAGCGATACTCACAAACCTAGTGTAAAAAACAATCAACCTTTTGTAGAATACTTATCTTGTTCTACATTCCATAAAAGAATAAAAGATCAATTACTTGCGGAATTACAACAAGCGGAATCTAGGTTACCAAATGAAACTACGTCTGATGAGACAATAAGAAAAAAAATACAAAAAATGTATCCATATGTAGATTATGCAAAAATGAAACAAAATAAAGCAAATTTACAACAAATTATGTTTCGAAAGGAAATAAGAAATATAAATAAGAATTATAATACAAATAAGAGCATTTTAGGAACAAATAAAACCAAAAAAGATAAAATAGAAAAAAAAGATTATTCGGGTAAAAAACTAGATTTTACAAGAATTATTTTACATTTTACAGATAATGAAACAATTGGGGAATCTACAGATAGTAATACTAATACAGAAAAAACTATACAAGAATTAAAAGCTAATATAGATAAATATAAGGAATTAAAAGCTAATATACGTGAACATAAGGAATTAAAATTAGAACAAGAAAAACAAATCGAATCAAATTATATAGATCAAGAAAAAAAAAAATTAGAAGAACTACAACAAATTAAACAAATGCAATCTAAACTTAAATCTTTAAATAATAAGAATAATAAAGAAAAGTTTAAAAAAACTATAAATACATTAAAACGAGACTTTATACATATAGACGAAAAAAAAAGTATTGATGAGCAAATAAAAGAATTAGAAGAAAACGTAAAAATACTAGAAGCAAAATTAGAAGAAGCAAAAATAGTAGCACAAGAAGAAGAAGAAAAAGCGGTATCACAAACATCAAATACAAAAGGAGGGGGGGTGATAGAAAAATTAAAAAAATTAAGTAAAGAAATACAAGAAGGTCTCCCACAAAAAGATTGGATAGAAAAGGAAAGAAAATATCATACATATATTTTATTATTACAAAAAATACAAACAGAATTAGAACTTACAAAAAAATATACAATGGGTAATATGGTATCTGTATTATATGTAATTGTACGAACAGCGTTTCCTAATGATATTTTAGAAGAATATGGTATTTCTTTTTTTAAAGATTTCTTATGTCGTATTTCGAGTAGAACAGAAACAAGTGTAGTAATAGAAAAAAGTAAAGAAGAAGAAAATGATGAAAAAAGTAAAGAAGAAAGTAAAAATTCTGAAACAAATACAAATGAAAACATATTTGTAGATAAATTACCTGTACATGAAATACCTGTACATGAAATACCTGTACATGAAATACCTGTACATGAATTACACTATATGTGGAATAATTACAGGATATATAGAATATACAAGGAATATTCTGAAAGTATTATAGAGTTAATAGAATCTCTTACATTTCCAGTGGGTACAAAAGAAACATATAGTGTATTACAAGAAAAGGGGAAACTATTACATGATTTAATAACAGCTATAACACATAGATTAGAATTATTGTCACGGTATTCTTTAGACGCTATTAGGGAACCAAGTGATACACAAAAAAATAATAGTATAAATTCTTATAATGTATTACAAATACTTGAATGTTGTATTCATATTATATATACATATATAGAGCCCTTGTATAAAGAAAAATATAATGATATATTGGAAGAAGAGTTGTTAGAACAAAAAGGTGGTGTTAGAAAAGATGTCGGTGGAAAAGGTATTGAATTAACTACAATTAAAAGAGGTGAAGGCGGTGAAGGTGATGTTAAAAGTGATGAAAGTGAAGGTGGTGAAGGTGATGTTAAAAGTCATGATAATAAAGGTGATGAAGGTGATGTTAAAAGTCATGATAATAAAGGTGGTGAAGGTGATGAAGGTGAAAATGGTGAAAAAAACAAAAAAACAAAAGAGTGTTGTTCCAAAGAAGTAAAAAAGAAAGAAGAAAAAACATCTATAGAAAAAGAAATAGAAAATATAAAAAAGTATATACAAGATATATGTGATAGAATATGTAGAGTAAAAGAAACATCAACACCACCAATAGCAACACCAATACAAACAGCAATACCAATACAAACAGCAACACCAATAGCACCAGCAATACCAATACAAACAGCAACACCAATACAAACAGCAACACCAATACAAACAGCAACACCAATACAAACAGCAACACCAATACAAACAGCAACACCAGCACAAGCAAGTTCAGGAGATAATGATGGTACACAACAATCTTTAAAATCTTTAAAATCTTTAGAATCTTTGAAAGAAATTATACAAAATGATTTTATACATAAACCAAAACAACTAAAAGAAAAAGAAGATTTACAAGAAATATTAAAAAATATATTTATACATTTGTATAAAAATAATAAAAAAAAAATAGGAAAAACTGAAAATTAAATAATTAATTAGTATTAATATTAATATATATATACATTATAAGTAATTGTGATACAATAATTATATAAAACATAGATATATAAAAGTAGGTATTCTTATAGTGTATAAAAATTATGAGTTCGTTAAAAAAGTATCTTATAAATTATAAAAATAACTTACAAAAATTATTAAATAAAGATTTTAATAAAGAAGATTTAGATAAATATAAAATTACTACAGGTGGTTCTACTAGTATAGATACAATAGGATATGCTAATGGTGAAAAAGATAGAGAAAAAATTGTTCATTATATGCTATTATTAGAGACCGAGTTTGATTTGTTGTATGAATATAGATATTATAGTGGTAAAGATAATTTAGTATATCAAAATGGGGATATTCAAATAAATAATAGTAATAATTTACATAATATATTACAAAATATAGCAGTGTATATAGAAGAACTTGAAGAAACTATTAAAAAAACTAAAAAAACTATATTTGATTTTATTGGTCAGACTGGATTAACAGGAATTACAGGAAGAAATGGAGTAAAAGAATATGGTATGCAACAACTAGATAAAAGAAGAAAGGATATAAGTGATATGATACAAACTGTGGCAATTGGAGTATCTGGAGTATCTGGAGTATCTGGAGTAACTGGATATACAGGAGCAAAAAGTATAGAACAGTATATAAAAAAAATATCTGGAATAGATATTTCAAAAACATCTATTGATGATGATATAATACAATCATTATTGGTTACAACATATACAACATTGGAGCCTAGTAGTAAAATAATAGCTACAGGAACATCGCATATATCAAAATCTGTTAAACCACTGCCAACACCAGCAGCATCACCAGCAGCATCACCAGCAGCATCACCAGCAGCATCACCAGCAGCATCACCAGCAGCATCACCAGCAGCATCACCAGCAGCATCACCAGGAGCACCTGTAGTAGCACCAGTAGCAACAGCATCACCAGCAGCAGCAGAACCAGAACCAGAACCAGAACCAGAACCAGAACCAGATGCACAACAACAACAACAACAACAACGACTACAACAACAACAACAACAACGACTACAACAACAACAACAACAACGACTACAACAACAACAACAACAACAACAACAACAACAACAACAACAACAACTAGAACAACAACGAGAACAACGAGAACAAGAAGAACGAGAACAACGACTACGACAACAACGACAACTACTACTACAACTACAACGAGAAGACGGTCAAGTACCAAATATATCAAATTCAGAATTAATAACTATACAACAAGAAGAAGAAGAAAAGAATAATAGATATAATGAAATTTTGATAACAAGTTTAAATTTAAAAGAAGAAGAACAAGAAGAAGAAGAAAAAAAAAATGTAAGAGGTGGTGCACCTCCAGAACAACTATCATTGGATGAACAACTACAACAACGACGAGAACGACATCAACTAATACGACAACAACAACGAGAACAACGAGAACAACGAGAACAACTAGAACGAGAACAACTAGAACGAGAACAACTAGAACGAGAACGACTAGAACAAGAAAAACAAAAATTAGAAGAAGTAAAGAATTTGGTTATTAGTAAAGCTAATAGTCATTTCGATAGAATGTATGATATATTCAAAAAAAATATAATTCTTTTGGAAAATAATAGAAGTGATAAGATGTTAATAGATACATGTTTTAAAATATATGAAGAAATACTTGAGAAGTTCCTAATTAATCGTAATATTAAAGGATTAGATGTAAATATATTAACAAGAAAGATATATGCAATGCATAATAATCCTTCAGATTTTGGTATTGGTTTAATGGGTCATATAATAGATAAACAAAAGTATAATGAACAAAGTGAAGAATATAATGTAAATAGACAATTTAATACAATATATTTATGTTATAATATTATATATCATTTTAGAAATTATAATAAAATAAAATTTACTAAGATTAATGAGTTTTTTAGAAATGATACAATAATAAAATTATGTAATATGGAAAATAATAGTTGTAAATATATAAACATATATTATCAATTTAATAATAGAAGCAGCACAGGAGATGCCATCAGCTTAAATAGAGATAATCATAATACTATAGTAGATTTTAATCGGAATAAAAATAATCCAGATGAATTTTCATTTCCAGAAGGATATGTGAATAAGATATTAACAGTTATTAATGATAATACTAATAAAATTAAAAAACCTTTCTATTATAATTTTGAGGGAGAAAGTGGTATTGATCTTGGTGGTCTTTCTAGAGATTTTGCTTCAGGTTTAGAACAAGAATTAGTTAGTAAGAACAATAATATATCAGTTTTTAAATATATATCAAAGGATATTAGTAAAGTAAGATTAAATAATAATTTTAATTCAAAAATATATAAAAACAATGAATTAAAAATACCGGGTGATTATGGAATTAGTAGACCTGAAGGAACTGAAGAACAAATAAAAAATCAAAATATGATTTTTTGGATTGGAGTAATACTAGCAACATATCATCATGTTGCTTATAATAAAACATTATTTTCGTTGTTATACGAAACATCATTATATCATTATATTATTTGTTGGAATAAAGAAGATAAAACATTATTTGAAAAATTATATAAAAATAACTATTTTATCTATGATTATTTAGATAATATAGATGTTAAAATTGATTATAATAAAATAATAGGAATTTTATCAGGTAATTCTGGATATGACCATGACCCTGACCCTGACGACGGTGATGGTCCTTTTAATTTTGAATTTAGAACAAAAAAAATAATGGAACAACAATATGGTGATGCTAATCAACTTAAACAAAAAAGTGAAATGTATTATTATTTAGTATATGGATTATATTTTGGATTTTCTATTATATATAATAAAACGATAGAACAAATACAATATTATTTTAGAACAGTATGTGTTGATAATGAGAAATTGCAAGTGGATTTATCAAGATTAAAAGCAATATTAAATTATCCTACATTTAGTATTTATAAAATATTTCATATTCAAAAAAATAATTTAGGGGCAAATATTAGTACTTTCATAAATGATCCTCATACTGAAGAAGATCCTAGAATATATTCAAGTTTTATTAATACATTAAATAAATATTTATTTGGATTATGTGTAGATATTAATATAAGTGATGAAGGTACAATTACAATACGTAAAATAAAAGAAAAAAATGATTCTAATACAGGTATACTTACAACAGATGCAGATGATATAAAGTTACAAGAATACCCATATAATGATTTATTAAAATTTAATAAAAAAAAAGAAGAAGTAGAGTCAGAAGAAGTAGAGTCAGAAGAAGTAGAACACCAACAACAACAACAACAACAACAAGAAGAAGAACAAAAAGCAAATGAGTATATTATGCATATTTCAGAAGAAATTGGTTATGATATACATATATTAGTACAAGATAATAATACTATCCAATTAAAAGATAATAATAATGTCAAATTAAAAAATAAAGATTTTGAAAATTGTTTTATTTTTTCTAAATCTAGTAAATTTCTTAAAAAATATATTAAATTAATTACTGGAAAAGATGCAACTCCACAAAATTTGGAAATAAATGTATTTACAAATGATAACAATAATTCTTACATTTTTCATACGTGTACTAATAGTTATGATTTATTCTTAAAAAGTTTAAAAACAGTTAATCTTGGATATGATATAGATTCTTGGGATAATATTAATTATAATACAAGATTAGATAATTTAATAAAAAATTTTATAATACTTATATATATGGAGGAGAATTCAGGATTTAGTGCAGCAGGTGGTAGAAGAATATTAAATTAAAAAAAGATATAATGAAAAAAATAAAAAATAAAAATTATGATACAATAATAAATGAAGTAGAACAAAAAATACAAAAAAATATACTACAAAAAAGAATAATATCCAAGAAGCTATAACAAGTATAAGAAAGTATAACATAAAATAAAATAAACAGTTACACAAATATAATAATATAAATATATATAAATATATATACAAAAAAGTATGATAAAATAAATCAAAATCTATAAAAAGAAATTGTATTACAAATATATAAAATAGTGTAAAATATATTATAATATAATTGGTTATATTATAATAAAATACAAATTTAATGAGTGTAAAACCAGAGATTACTTTAGACTCTATTTTTAAAGATTATCAAAAAGAAGAGTTTTTTAGTAAAAAGAATGGGGTGGAATGTGGACGTAATGGTAATAATGAAAAATATCCTTTGTATAAACAAATTAAATTAGAAAATCCTGATGATAGTTATACACCACCTGATGATTTAATTTTTTCATTAAAAAGATTTTTATATACCTCTAGTGCTAGCAAAATAGATACTTTAGTAGATATACCAGATGATTTAGAGTTATATGAAAAAAAATATAACTTAACCGCTGTTATTATACATGAAGGTCTGGGTTTAGAAAGGGGACATTATTATACTCTTGTAAAAGATAAAGATAATAATTGGATTAAATTAAATGATAGTAGAAAATCCCCAATCAATCCAGGTAATAATAATATTAAAGAACTTATAAAAAATGGATATATATTTTTATATAAAAATGAAAGTATTACCAATACAATTGATATTGATGAAAGAAATGGTATTGAGAATATAGGAAATAGTTGTTATTTTAATTCTTTACTACAATTATTAATTTCAACAGATGAATATTTAAATACAGAAAAAATGAAAAAAAATAGACAGAAATTATATGATTTTCTAAAAGGATGTACAGAAAAAAGTGAAGGTCTAGAATATAATAATGGTGAGTTTTTAAAAACGTTTAATACTAATAAGATAAATTCAGATAATATATTAGATACTATTTATGATAATAAAGAAGATACTACTATTATTACAAAATTAAATAGTAAAAAAATAAAGTATGTAATTATAAATATTAAAGAAAAAGGTAAAAAATATAGTAAATTATTTAAGCTTGATAATAATTCTTTAGTAGATAATGGATATGCAGGAGTTTCGGTTTTTGGTAATACTGAGGATAGATTAAGTAAAGGATGTCAAGAAGATGCAACAGAAGCACTAAATTTATTACTTAAAAATAATGATATTTTTGAATATTCCGATCAAACAAAATTTTATTGTATTTTAAAGGAGGATACAACACCTCCTACAATAGATTCATATGATAACATTAAAAACAATCTTAATACAACTCAATATACAACAAATCCACCTTTTTTTAAATATATTACACAAAATATAATTGAAATAAAAGATACTGGATGTCCAAAAAAAACTACAAGATATGAAATTGTAAATTTACAATTTCCGATTCCACAATCATCATCTTCACAACAACAAACATCTTCACCACCAACATCTTCACCCCCAACATCTTCACAACAACAAACATCTTCACAACAACAAGGACAACAAAAAGGTCAACCACAAAAAGTTCAACCACAACAATCATCTTCAACATCTTCACCAAAATTAACAAGAAAAAAATTCGTCTCTATTAATAATAATACTAATAGTAATCCAGGATTACTACCACAAGTAACACAAGAACAAAAACAACAAAAATTAGAATTAATAGAAACATTACAAGAATTTATTAATCCTACAACAGAAGATAACAAAATAGAATTTGAAAAAATACTACCTACTATTTTTGAAAAAGTAAAACAGTTTGTATTTATGGAAAATGAAAAACAACAACAACAACAACAACAGATACAACAAGGTGGTGGTGGTAGTGGAAGTGCTATATTTGATCCAAACCTAATAGATCAAATTATACAATATGAACAAATGACAAAATCTATGCTACAACTTGTAATAAAAAATCAAGAAACAGTTATAAATATGCGTAAAAATGTAAAAGAAGGTATAAATATAAGTGAAAATGTAAAAGATATTGAAGATGAAGTGTATATGGTAATTCAACAAATAGTTCGTCTTATTCTTAATATATTCAAAAATCGCTATGACACAAATACAATATACAAACCTTTACAAAAACAATCACAAGCAAAACAACAACAATTACTACAACAACAACAACAAGCACAACAACAACAATCACAACAACAACAACAATCACAACAATCGCAATCACAACAACAAAAAAAATCTCCGTTAGATGACCAAAAACAATTAAAAGAAGAAGTAAAAAATTCAATAAAAGAATTACAAAAATCAATACAACCAACATCTGATTTCCAAGCAACTACAGATACATTTATAAAACAACTAAAGGTATTACAAGAATATGATATTGAAAAATTAGATGAAATAAAAAAAAAAGAAATACAGACTATTATTAATACAAGAAAACAAAAGTATATAGACCATATAAATCAGTTTGATTTAGCAAGAATACAAAATATAGGAAATGTCCAAAATCTTATAAAAACATTTACAGACATTAAAAAGCTACTAGATAATTCTTCACAATCTACAAAAATACAACCTTCTACTCAAAGTAATAAAAAAGTAACAATAAAAGGTGGTTCTGTAGAAATACAACTTCGAGAATTTAAAAATATTACTAATCCACATATTACTGTGTGTTATATTACACCAGATACTGAAATAGAAGATTCTGTAAGAAACGATATTATACAAGAACTAGAAAAATATAAAGAAGGAAAAAGAAAATATGAATTTAATGGAATATGGAAAAATAATTCATTCTTAATTACAGGACAATTTGCAACTTTACAAAAAGAATTATTTGATATTATTCACACAAAAGCTCCTGGTATTATAGATAAAAGACGTTATAAAATAACAAATGGGAAACCACTAGCACATATAAATACAAATGGTAATGAAGATACTGCAAAACAAAGAGACAGTAAAAAAACAGAATATACATTAAAATATAATACTGTTTTTGATATAAAAAAATAAGTTTTTTTAGTAATAAAAAGAAAAAAAAAAGATATTATATGTTTTATACAGATAACTTATATATTATAAATATATATATACATACAAAATGAGTGGTGTTCCAAAAAAAGCAAAAAAACCACAAAAAACAAGTAGTGGTCAAGATAATGAAACTTATACAAAAATGAAAACAGAATTAGAAATTATTCAAAAGGTAGGTAATTTATTAGGAGATACAAAAGAACTTAAACAAATTGTATATACAAAAATACAAGAATTACAAGAATTACAAGAAAAAGAAAAAAATCTAGTTTCCAAAAACGCAAAAAATCCAACAAAAAATAGTATTCGTGTAATGAATTGGAATATTCAATTTGACTTATATGAAAATAAAAACGGAAACCCAAAAACCCCAAAATCCCCTGAAGAACAAAAAAAAATACGAAAAGAGTTATCGGAAGCAATATATAGACAAAACCCGGATATTGTGTGTACCCAAGAAATGAGTTTGATACTTTCTAAAAAAACCCAAACAATATTTGATGAAACACAAAATATATTTGTTGATCAAGATAAAAACAAATTTAAAAAAACATATAATATTGTTTCTATAGATGCAGGTAATAACTTTTTAGGAATAGTGTATAATAATACATTATTTGAGGAAGTTAGTGAAAATAATAGAATAGCATATTGTCCTGAACAAAATAAAAATAGATTGACTGGAAAAATAGTTCCAGTCAATTTAATAAACAATAATAGTAAATTTAATGGTAAAAATTGCGGAAGAGGGATTGTGTCTATTTTATTACAATATAAAAAAGACAGAACAAAATATCTAGGTATTATTAATGTTCATTTACCACATACAAATAATAAAAATAATAATGATAAGTTTGTAAAAGCGTTAGAAGACACTATTACTAAAATTAAAAAAACATATTACAAAGTTGATAAAAACAAAAACACAAAATTTATATTATTAGGAGATTTTAATGAATATTTACAATATGCTACGGGAAAAAATAAGAAAAACATTGATGGATTAACATTATTGAATGATGAAAAGATAGTAACATTGGAGAACTCTTCTAGTGATGTATTTGATTTACAATATACAGACCTCAACAAGAAAAAGATACAAGTTTCACAAAAAATACAATCAGATCATTATTATGTATTAAGTGAATTAGAGTTTCCATAAAAAATAAAATAAAATAAAATAAAATAAACTTTTATATATATAGTTTATAATATAATACTATCTTATATAAAGAGATAGAAATCTCCTATTTTTTTATATAATAATAGTAATATACATGAAAGATACATTCGATAAGACTAAAAAGACCAAAAAAAAACCAGAACAAGAATCTGGAATGACTGCTCTTTTACAAACACTTTTTCCTGTATCTACTAAAAATACATTACAAGTAAAGTCATCAAAATCATCAAAATCATCAAAATCATCAAAATCATCAAAATCTTCTAATAAAAATAAAAAAAAGAAATCTAGATCTATATCAAAAAAGGTAAAAGAAAATCCATTATTTTCTTGGATGAAAACAACAAAAGGTGGGGAACTTTCTAGAAAACCTGATTTTAATAAATTTGGGTATGTATTACAAGAAATTATGAAACAAGAAAAATCCCCAAAAGAAAGTCCAAATATTACCATAGCTGCTGTTTCTCACCAAGGAACTATACAGAAAAATATTTTTATAAAAGAAGGTAAACAATACACAACCTGTAATTATATTTTACAAAAAATATGTGATACCATAGATTCTATAACAGGAATTTCGCAGAGCAAGGAAAAAAAAAAGAAATATAAAATACCAAATACTGGTGTATGGAGACAAGTTGCTTTTTATAACAGAAATGTGGAAAATGGGATAATATTTCAAAAATTACCTATAGTTCAAAAGCTTGACTCAAAAAGTAATCCATTATATTATAATGATAATGAATATTTGTATCCAAGAGAAAAAGACCATTATACATATAATAATCAAGTCCTTAATCCAAATATAGATGAAGTTAAATATACAAATAATATAACACAAGCAATTAATAATAAAACATATTATGGAACAAATGTTTGCTCTGTAAAAACAGATAAAATATTACAAAAAAAAATAACAACAGGTGGAGTAAAATTATTAGGAAATATAAAAAAAGGTTTACAAAAAGGTGTAGGATTTGTACAAAATAAATTTAAAAAAAAAAAAGTTGTAGGAATAGATATAACAAAGTTTCATAATATTTCTAATAATACAGATTATATTTATTTTCAAAAAGAAAAACAAAAATTATTTGATGATTTATTGGAATTGATAAAAAGAGGTGATGAATGGCCTGACCTTACTAGATGGACTAGTAAAGGTAAAAATGTTCTTTCTGCTCCTGGAAAAATAAAAAAAATTATGTTACAAGATGAAAGAGTATATGATGGATTTAGAGAGACAATTTTAGAATGTTTTAAGAAAGAAGTAAAATCATTACCCTTTTTAAGAAGATATATACAACAATGTTATATACCTATTGAAACTAGTTTATCTAATTCATCGAATTCGTATCAAGGTAATATATTTTTACAAAAAACATATTATTATCATACAAAAAGCCCATCCGAAGCTCTTTTAGATGTGTTTTCTAATATTGAATTTTTAGTTTATTTAGTTTATTATAAAATTTATGATAAACCAACAAAAAAAAACATTATATTTAACATACTGAAATCTTTTCTTATTTCTTGTAAATGTATATATGATATAGCATACCAGGAGGATGGTATAAATGTCCCACAACCTGTAAAAAATATCATAAATAGTATGCAGACAGATATCAAAAATTTTGAAAATAACATGAATGACAACACAAAGGATTTAAATTATTGTATTACTTCAATGAATGCCGGTACCCATTCAGATTTTCTACAGTCTGTAGCACGTATGTGTGATGTTATAGAAAAAACATCATCTTTATTAATAAAACTGGAAAAAGTTGTAAAATTGGTAAAAACAGCAGTATCAACAGCAAGAGCAGCAGCAGCAGCCAGACCAGCAGCAGCAGGAGTAGCAGGAGTAGCAGCAGCCAGACCAGCAGCAGCAAGAGCAGCAAGAGCAGCAAGAGCAGCAAGAGCAGCAAGAGCAGCAAGAGCAGCAAGAGCAGCAAGAGCAGCAGCAGCAAGAGCAGCAAGAGCAGCAAGAGCAGCAAGAGCAGCAGCAGCAGCAGCAGCAGCAGCAGCAGGAGTAGCAGGAGTAGCAGGAGTAGCAGCAGCAACAGCAGCAACAGCAGCAACAGCAGCAAGAGCAGCAGCAAGAGCAGCAGCAGATGTAGAAACAGCACCAGCAGCAGCAACAGCAGAAGCAAGAGCAGCACAAGCAGCAGCACAAGCAATAATTGTATTACAAAATGCTTTTACATTTATAAATGAATCCTTTCATCATATAATAACAAATGTCATAGTACCTGGTATCCCAAATCCTCCAACCCCTCCAAATAGTCCAACAATTAATAGAATAGTAACATTTCTTAGTGAAACAAAAAAAGATATAAATTTAGAAATTTCAAACCTCCCACAACCTGACTCATACGATAAAATAAAAGAACAAATTAAAAATATTAAAAAAATAGCAGAAAAGAATTCTTTTCCTATACATAATACACTTTTAGACCCAAATTTTATATATTATACAAATAATACATCTAATACATCTAAAACACCAAGAATAAGTCCTAGATTAGTAGTAGGGGCAGGTCCAAGTGCTTCTGGAAAAACATACAATACAAGAAATATTTTACAAGAATTATGTAAAAAAAATCCATATTTCCCAACAAGATTTATTTCGGTTGATGGTGGTATTGGAAGAGAGACATCTGAATTATATCAATTTATTGTAAAAATGTGTAATTTAAATGTAAAAATTACATTTAACGGTAGTGTATCGGATATGAAAAAAGATATAGACGATACAATATTAGACGATACAATATTAAACCATATCAAAGAAACAATAAAAGAATCGTATCCAGGGTCATATATAGATAATAAGAATGATTTATACGTATGTGATGGTATTAGAACATACACTATTACTGATTCAGTAATAGAAAAATTTTATACAGAAATAAAAAATAAAGAATCTATACAACAATTAATTAATGTATGTTCAGATAATAAGAATATGAACTTTTCTATAATACCACCACCGCCAGCAGCACCATCAAATTTTCAGGAAAAAATAAACGAAATAATATTTCACGCTATATGGAATGTTCTTGGAAAATTAGTTCCTTCTAAAAAAGAACAATATGAAGATATAGAAGATTATGTATATATGAAATGTCAGTTTATATTTATTGGTAAAGATGGAGATTTTGAAAATATAACATATAATCGTATTAAGGGAATAGATGGATTGAAAGGTTTATTAGAAGAAGCAAATTCTCCTAAAGAAATAACAAAAAAGATCTTAGAATCTCCACAAAATAAAGGTTATTTATCTGTATATTTGGCAGATACATTTGGATTTAGTAAATCTGCTCTTCTATCAGAACTACAAAAGTTTCTTAGGCATAATGAACCCAAAGCAATAGCAAAACTAGAAGAAGATGTTGTAAGAGGAGCTCTTAAAAAATATATTAAATATACCAATGATCCTAATTGGATAGGTTTGTATTTATGGCAACATCATACAGCAGGAGACTGTAATTATGAAGATGATTATAAATGTGTTTCTACCTATATATCCGCAAAACGAAGAGAGCATACAGAGAGTAAGCCATATACAGATTTTTCTTATAATGTATCCAATATATATGGTCGAAAAATTATAGAAATAGCTTCACGAAGAGGTATGGCTATTGAAATTCATAATAGTGGAAGTTCTAGGACAAAAAGCACATTATATGATTATAGTAATGGTATGCTAATTGATAAAAAAAATATTGGAAATAGTTTTAAATATGGGGAAGGAGTATGTACTATATATTGGATTCGTCATGGATTAAGTTGTGCAAATTTACTAAAATATGTAAGTGAGAAAAAGTCCTCAGATTCATTACTTATACGAAGAATCATAGCAAAAGATAAAAGTAATATAGAGAAAAATTCACCATTATCTACAATCGGTATTATGCAAGCACAAAGACTTCATACAATAAATATTTTTAAAAATATAAAATTAGATTATATTCTTACATCACAATTACAAAGAGCTATACAAACAGCATTATATATATTTAAAAATCAAAAAATACAAGTTGTTCCATATATAGGAGAAAAACGCGCAGAAGGTTTATTGAATAAAGATAATGAACCAGAAGATTTGTCCATGACACTTGGTAAGCTAAAATCCCAACAAGAATTACATGATTATCTTATTGATAGTGAAACTATTTTATCCAAACCTTTACAAACAGGTGGAGGACTTATTACAGATAAGAAACAAGAAACATCTCTATTAAATATATTAAAAGGAATCCTACGAACAGATTTTGATATAGAAGACCCAGAAGTGAAAAAAAGATTAGAAAGAGAAGAAGAACAACGAAAAAAAAGAAATGAAATTTTACAGAAAATAGAAAAAAGAAAAGAAGATTTATTTATGAAAAAATATCAAATTGATAAACAAGAATTAGTAAATAAATATGGAGATGCTGCAAAATATGTATATAATTTACAAGTGTATAAAGTTCAATTACAATCTTTACGAAAGTTGTTAATGGAATATGAATACAAGAAAAGGCAGATGACATTAGATGTAGCGTCTGCTTCTTCCTATTTAATCCATACACTTACAATGGGAAATAATAATGATTATACGCGTGTAGCAATGGAAATACAAAAACGACCCGAAGACGTTATTCAAGACTTTGTTCATTATCTAGAAAAAGAAACTGTTATTCATGATGGAAATTACCAAACAGGTGGTTTACATGTATCCAAACAATTGTTTTTATATACTTGGAATATTGATTACAAGCAAAATGATAGTGTAAGTAGGGCGATACAAAAAGAAACTATACAATATTATGTAGATAAAGTTCATATTTTTACATTTCAAGAATTACATAGAAAAACATTACAAAGTTATAATATCGATTTTTCTAATTATACCATACATTCACATTATCAAGGAACTGATAAATTGATTACTTGTATTCATAATAGTATTGAATCAACATTCGTTTCAAAAGGAAAATTTCGTGATGTAGATGATAGAGGATATATGATACATGAACTAACTATTCATGACCAACGCATTATTCTTATAAATGTACATATGGGACATCAAAAACATGGGTATCATAAAACAGTGTATAAAGGATATATAGAAGATTTACAAAAAGAAATAGGAAAAATAGATTGTGATAGAATTATTATAGCAGGAGATTATAATAGTAGTCCAGATAGTATCCAATTGAAAAATAAACATAATAAAGAATTTATTATACAAAATACAATAGAAAGAAAAGAACGAAAAAAGAAAACATCTTGTTGTAACCCTTATGTTAGAAAAGCAGAAAAAGATGTTGGTATGATTGATAATATATTAGATAGTTATTATACCGAAGAAACAAAACAATCTTTTGATGTACATCCTGTACATAAGAAAAAAATGATAATTTCTACTCAAAACATTGGTTCGGACCATTCTCCTATTTTTGCAAGTATCCCAATACAAAACCCAATACAAAACCCAATACAAAACCCAATACAAAAGGCAGGTTGTGCTCCGTATAATTCAAAAAGTTGGAAAGATATAGGAAATATTATTTTACAATATTTGTAGATTATTTGTAGATTATGTAAAAAATATACAAAATACAAAAAAAATACAAAAAAAAATACAAAAAAAAATACAATAGTATAATTTTTATACAACTATTTGTGTTTTTTCCAATAGTTCCCGTAATACAGGATGTCTATGAATATATTGTTTTTTTTTTATTGTAGGTATTGGTTTTAGTGTATTTTGTATAATATCCTGTAATTGTTCTTTACTAAGTTGAATTAAAGAATAGGAATTTTTTGGCATATTTCTAGCAAATGCTGGTTGTATATTTACTGGTTTTAGAACAACTTTTTGTAATAAACTTGGTGTAATGGTAATATTTGTATGTTCTTTTGTCTTATTTTCTTCTTCTTGATATCCAAATAAAGTATATATAAAATCAAACATTATATAGTATAATAGTATTATTTTTTATACTATAGATTGATAATTATCATTTGTTTCATTATACGTATCTCTATCTTTTATATATACTGAAACACACATACAAATAATACTTCCAAAAATAAGAACACATAATATAATAAAATCTTGTGTTTCACCATAATAAAAGTTTCCAAATAAAAATACAAGAAATAGTATAAAAAATATAACAGATAATGTTTTACAACAATAATTTGTTATTTTACTTGAACATATTGAGTTATACTTTGATTTGCACATTGATCCACAGTTTGTGTTATGTATCGGATTCGTAATACACATTATAGTATTTAGTAAATTTTTTTTTAATACAACTTATTACTTTTATATATATAATATATACATATACACTTCCTATATATCTATATATTATATACTATTTATGTATATTCTTTCCTCCACTATCCCCCTTATCCTATGTATCTTCTCGTATAATAGGTGGGAGTAATATTTTAGAAGACCTTCTTCTTGTAAGAAGAAATTTTTTCTCACTTGGTATGTTATTATGTATGTGTATTGATTTTTTAATAGAGTTATCTATATGTGTATATAAATCTTTTGTATCTTTTTTTTTTTGTTTTTTTTGTTTTCTTTTTGTATGGATAAGACATAGTAATTTAAAACATGCTGTAATTCCAGGAATTACACAAGTCTCTGTAGCAATATAACTTCCCATTCTTTACTATATATGTATATAAAAAAATACACATGAATACTGCGTTTGTAATACGGAATTCTTTTTTTTATATTATATACTATGTATTTTAGTGTGGCATATTTGGTACAACATTACCAAAAGAAGTAAATAAGTTATCATATACACTTTCATTTCTTGGAATACCTGTTACAGTTGGCCAATATAAAGGTGTTCTTGGTGTTTGTATTGTTGACCATCTACTTTCAAGAGTATTATCTACATTTATACATTTACGAACTCCTGTAGTATCCCATTCTTTTGGCTTTTCGTTAGATGGATATTCTACTCTATCTCTAGGTTCTGACCATAATCTATGCCATTTATTACGTAATACAGAAGGTTGTATCCATCCTTCTGGAAATATTGGTATAGTAGAATTATCAAAAGTTTCTGTATTACTTTGTGTATGAGAATTTGTTTCTTGTATATTACAAGGTGTCCATGTATCTTGTAATACAATATCTGTATCTATACCTTGATTTTTTTCTTCAATCGAGTCTGCATATTCTTTTTCAAAAAAAGATACATCTTTTCTTGTGAAAGATTTTCTTGTATAAGGAGCATATTCCATATCACTTTTATATGTAGATGGACAATTTGTTATTTTGTCATATCCAAGAACATGGTCATTATGTATAATTTGTATATCATGAATAACAAGTTCTTTAATAGTTGGATAATCTGGATTCTTGTATGTATGAGACAATACAATACCTTGTATTCCAGAAGAAATAACTTCTTCTGGTAAAGGAATCATTTGATTTGTAGATGGAAAACCACCTAGATATAGAGGAAGTGGGATATTTTTATAAGATACAGATTGATTTTGTGTTGTAATAAAAATAATAAAATCAATTTCTAGTCTAACACTTGTATGATATGTTCTTTCTTCTACCATAATATCTACTTTCCATCGAGCATTTCCAAATGTATCAGTAGCACTAGATGCTTTAATAATTTCTATAAAAGAAAAATGATAGGGTATATGTTTCCTAGATTTTGTTGCGGATTCTTTATTTATTTTATGTAAAGATAGACGAATATAATGTAATAAAATTCTCCTTTCTTCTTCTTCTAATGATTCATAATTATGTTGTTCTTCTTTACAAAATCCTTGTAATATTGTTTGTGTGTCTTTTATAGTATCAAAAACTTGTTGCATAGATTGTTTCTTATCAGTAAATGGTTCTTGTATAGAGAACGTAGATACTATAATTATCCCAACAAGAAAAAGTAGCAAATATACTGTTTTATGAAACATCTATATTAGTATATAGATACTACATAAAAATTAATCATTTCTATATAATTATTTCTATGTAATATTCATAGATTCTATAGAATGATTTGTATTACAAAAAGGACATTTCATATTCTTTTGTAATACAGAATCTACACATTTTTTATGAAAAACATGATTACATAGAGGTAATTTTCTATAGAATTGTTTTGGTTCTATAGAATAGAAACAATACATACACTGCATAGTATGTTCTGCTTTTTTATATTTTGGTAAATGGTATAAATTATTTTTAGAACATTTAATAATTTGTAATGTAATTTTTGTATTATCTTCTGATATTTCTTTTATAGAAATATGAGAAAGTAATAATTTTTTATATAAATTTGATAATTCTTTATTTTGTATTCTTTTATTCATTTGTACTATTTTTATTTTTTATTATATATATAAGTATTCTATATTAATATAATTTTTTTTTTACATACATAAGTATGTATTATAGGTATGTATTATATTTATTCATCATCCGATTCTTCTTCCTCTTCAGAATCGTCATCAGATTCAGAAATATCATCTGTATTAGTGGGTTCTGGAACTTTTTCTATAGTTTCTTGTTTAGATTCTTCTTGAACATCTTCAATATCTTGAACATCTTTAATATCTTTAGACATTTCTGAAAAGTCAAAAGGAATATCTACAACATTTCCACTAGGCAATTCTGTTCCATAATACAATACAGAATGAATAATAATAGAAATTCTAGGAATATTATTTACATTAGAACCTTTAAAGGAAACTACAGGTTGAATATAAGCATTTCTATGGAAAATAGTAGGTAGTTCTTCAATAGAAGAAAATTCTATTTTTTTAATTTGATGTTTATCTCCAGAAAAAGCTGGAACACATTGATATCCTTCTATATTCATAAATCCTTCATATACACGAAATTTAGCAGAAATATACTTAGAATCATCTTTTTTTGATGTTTTAATTGTTCCATTATTAAACATTTTATCTTTAAAAACATCATCTGAAATTTTCTTTCCAAGCAACTTTTTCATATTAGTTTTACAATATGTAAAATTTTCTGAATCAACCTTGTCAAAAAAAGACATATTTTCAGGTGGAAAAAATTTTAGTGTAAATGGATATTTTTGATTTTCTGGATCATTTTCTATTTCTACTTTATATTGAATTTTCATTGGTTCCAAAATAACAAATGGTGTTTCATTATCACCAAAAGTAATATTGAATCTATTATCTTTATATTCTCCAAAATGAATATCTTTTACCTTTGAAAAAGGAATACATTGTTTATTACATTTTGGAAGACTCAAATGACCAAATCCTGAATAAGGAAATCCTCTAAGTGTAGTGTATTGCAAAAGTGGTTTACTAGGGTCAATAAGAATTTGATCCAAAGAAAAAGTAAAGTATACGTTTGTATTTACAATAGAAACACTCATATTTACAACCATTTCATCAATTTGTGTTCCTGCTTTAATATAAGGTTCCAAAGAGCTACAATCTTGAACATCTACTTTTTCTATTTCTTTGGTTTCATTATGTAGTAAAAACAAACGAGTATTCGTAATATCATTTTCATCTTTTCGAACTTTTATATTCAATCTAGGATTTCTATGCTCTTCATCAGAATCAGCATAACAAATATGTTTTACCAAATCACGAATAGAATTTTCATTATATTTTTTTCCCCAAATATCTTCTGAATGTGTTGAAAGGTGTTTCACAAAAACATTATTAATTTTTTCATATTTAATAAGGTCTTTTTTTTCAATAATTGGAAAAATAAGTTTTCTAGAATTATACTCTTTGTCTGCTTCTATAGACCTTCGAGTAGTAATATTTTTAATAGAAAATTTAACTTGTTCTCTTTTACCTTCATAATTTATGTACATTTTCTTTCTACCATCTTGTTCTATTACTTTAGAAAAAGTTAATTTTTCTGATTCAAATGATTCTAGAGGAATAATAGGGAAATCGTTATTCGTTGTAATAGACGATGACAAAGTATACTTGTCTGGAATACTCATATAATAGTTTTCATTATCATATTTTTTCATTTCTTCTTTTCTAGAAGACCTGTTAGATGTGGTTGTATTAGGAACAACTTTTACAAAATATATATCTGTGGCTTTCAGACACAGAGGATATAGTTTATCATTTATAAGATAAGAATTAATATTTGCATTAAATGAAATAACACTTCCATTTCCAAAATACGATCCAATAGGATTTTTATCAAGTATTTTACCTTTCGGTCCAATTGTTTGTAAAGTAATATTATTTGGAATTTTTATTTTAAAAGTATTATTATTAACAGGATGATAAATTGTATATTCTACATTTTTATTATCCAAAATAGTTTCACATTGCTTTTTTACATTATCAAACATTTCTAGAAATTGTTGTGAATTTTCATCTTTTATATAAGGTTCTACTTTAACTTTTAAATCTCCATTATAATCTGAAAAACCACATACTTTAAAAAACATAATTTTATTTTCAATCTTAGAAGGAGATAGACGAAATCTATCATTCTTTTCGGTAACTTTGACTTGGAACATTTTTGAGTTTGGTATTGCTGTTTTCTTGTTTACAATTGAATGTAGGTAAATAGTAAGTTTTTTGAATTAATCAATTTTTTTGTATAGTATATATGTTCATATCTTTATATATTTACAAATAACATAAATACTCAAAAAATAATATATATTTGTATATATAGGGTATATAGGAGGACATATCCAACAGTATAAATGTCAAAAGAAAAAAAACTAAAAACTTGTATAAGTTTAAAAAATAATACTAGTATGGAGGTATGTAATAAAAAAGTAAAAAATAATACAGATATTTGTGGAATTCATAAGAAAAGAAATTATATATACTTACAAAATGGTTCTATTTGGGAAAATAAAGAAAAATCTTCATTACTAGATGGATGTGTGTTGTATAGAAAAAAGATACTATTTTGGGATATATTACAGTATGTACCACTTGATTCCTTACATACTCAATATAAGCCAATAGATACAAAAGATAATCGTAACGAGAAGTACAAACATACTTTATCCGAATTATACAGGATTGGTGTGAATATATATATAAAACCGGAACGATCTTATTGGTACTTACAACTATTGTATTACCTAGGAAATTGTACTTATACAGTAAAAGTTATACAAAGATTTTGTAGGGGGAAATTTAAAGAAGTTATGAAAAAACGAAAAAAGGCAGTTTCTATTATAGAAAAATATTATATACATTATAGATTTTTTAAGAATATTCCAAGATTTATAAAACAATATCGGTGTCTACAAAATTATAAATGTATTAATATGGACGACCCTATATCACAGGAATCCTTTATGGAAGTAGATACAGAAAGATGGGTTATATGTGAAAATAATAATAATTCTTGTTGGTGGTTCAATATAACATCTGCTATACAGATACTAGGTTCATCTTCAAGTCATAGTGGAGAAAATCCCTTAAATAGAAAAGTGTTTCCATCTGCTTTTTTATTTGATATTGAGCATAAAATGGATACTGTAAAAGACAAATATGATGACATTACACAATATCTATTTAATGAAGAAGAAAAAAAACAGAACAATATTATTTTAGAAAACACAACATATTCCTATGAACGATTTATAGTGCATATAAAAGCTAATAAAGTATTTGAAAGTTTCAAAGAATTTGGATACTTTTTTCCGAGGAATGTATTTTTACAATATTCGATTCGTGAATTGCGATTATGTGTTGTTAAAATATACAGGTCGTGGTTATATGTAAGTGAAGACTATAAGCGTAAAATATTTCCAAATGGGATTGTTTTTGAAGAAGAGAATATTCAAAGATTATCAAGATGCTGTAATGCAACATTATTAAAAAGTATGATTTTAGATAATTTGTTACAGTCTATAACATATAATGTAGACTATAATGACAAAAGTTATATATGTATAAAAATATTACTTATACTTGGTAATATTAACACAGAATCTCATAATATAATTCATCAAAATAATTTATGCGATTGTAGAGTTTCTAGAAATAGAAGTATGAGCCCGATAGATACTATAGAAAATGTGATCCAAATTATGTTTTAATGTATTTTATAATTGTATACTATTATGGATTTTATAGCAGGGTCATGTGTTGGTATATCACAGGTAATCTTCGGTCATCCATTTGATACAACAAAAGTTCTTCTACAAAATACTATGAAACCAACATATACCATACAATCACTATACAGGGGATGGGGATATCCATGTATTTCTTCAATTTTATGCAATAGTTCTGTGTTTGCTATAAAAAATACAACATTTTCTTATACAAATAATTATTGGATTTCTGGTGCTATATCTGGAATGTACCAGGGTTCTATTTTATATATATTTGATTTATATAAAATAGGCAAACAATTACAAAGACCTCTTCAATTTATAGATATATACAAGAATTATGGGAAATATGTATCTATTGGAAATGAGATGATAGCATTATCAATTCATTTTGGCATATACCATACATTACGAGAAAAGGAATACAGTATCCTATTATCTGGAGGAATTGCCGGTGTTTCTAATTGGGGGTTTGTATATCCTCTGGATACTATAAAAAATAGACAAATAGGTAAAAATATACCTTTTATGAAAGCATATAATATGGGTTCATTATACAAAGGTTTTTCTGTATGTATTACTAGAGCATTTCTTGTAAATGCTATGAATTTTTTTGTATATGAGAAAGTATATAATTATTTAGCCAACAAGTAGAATGTGTATAAAGTTATTCAATTAATAAATAGTAAATGACCAAGACCATTTTTACATTCAAGGACATTATAGTTTATAGCATAAATATAAATAAAAGATTCTTGTACATTTGATTTTGTTTCAATTTGAAGAGTTGCTCTATCTAATCTAGAAAAGTTTGCTGTTCCTGTAGGTTGTAATTTTTCCGGTTCATCACAAAAGGAATATACGTATATATATTTTTTAGAAGAAGCAGAATGATATTTCCAAGGTTGGACAACACGAAAATATTTTTCATCTCTTCTCTCAAATCTTTCTACACCTTCAAAACGAATAATAGCATTTTTTATGGGAGAGCTTGGTATATTAGAGAGAATAGATTGTATTGTTATTTCTAATGGTGTAGCACACTTGTCACAATTATCTATTTCTGGTTCAGGAACAAAACCATCTATATTTGGTAATACAGTATCAGAATAATTATCCCATTGATTGCAATACCCTACTTGTTTTCCTCGAATTACCCATACAAGTTCTTTTACAGGATGATTAAAAGATAATTCAAAAGTATTAAAGTTAGTAGTTGTATCAATAGAATAACTTGTTTCTTGAATCTGTTCTATAAGATAGTAATGTGTATTTTTTGCAAAGAAGGTTCTCTCATTTGTATCTAGAAAAATATAATCTACTAATAAACAAATAGAATCAAATTCTATTTTTGGTTTTCTTTTACATATGTCTATTTCATAATCCTGTAACCCTAAACTCTGTTGGACAATAATTTGTTCTGCTTTTTCTTTATTATTAGAAACCCATAGAGACTCTATATCTTTAAATACAATATCAATAGTTACATCTTGATTTTGCAAAGCAACAATCGGTAAAGAAGAACCAATATCTTTGCAAAACCAAAAAGATAATGGTATATATAAATTCAAAGGTCCATTTTGTTTTGTTTCATCAAAATTATCAAATTTTCCAATCATAGAATACAAGTGTTCTTTTTTTGACTCAGTCGTTGTTAGTTCCGACCATATATTCATCCATTCACCATATTGTCTATCAATAACCCTATCTCCTATACGTATTTCAATAAAATGGATTATATGGTATCCAATAGCATTCACCCAACTTATATACACATCATCTTTACCTTGTTCTTCTTGTAACTTTGGAAGCTGTATCTTAAGATATATTTGATGTATTAGATCACCAGACCTTTGTAACTTACAACGAACCCTTTCTCCAGGACAATAGTTTCCATCAAAATTATTTTCAATACTTTCTATCGCAAAATGTGTATGTCTTTTAATAACAGATTTAAAATGAGTTATTTGTGGATTACCAGTTATGTATTTATCTTGTTCACCGTAAGCTTCTAGTTGTAAAATAGCTCCACTACTCATTATAATACTAATCTATATTTATTTTTATTATGTATAATCGGTACTGTTGTTTATTATATATAATCGGTATTATTTTTTAACCTTATAGATTATATATTTCATAAGATATACAAATCCTATAACCACGTGAATCAGTAGCAGAATATTTGTTTTTTTGTACACATACTTATTTTCTTTTGTATCACAATCCTTTGTTTTTTCTTCATTTCCATCTTTATCTTTTCCACATTCTTTCTTGACACAACTAGGTAATGTAGAATATAGTAATAATAAAAATATACTAGAGCTTTTAAAATGTCCCAAAAGTAAATGAAACCATGTCGAATATCGTAAAAATTGTAAATACGTATTTACCCATTTTGGATTTTTTAATAACCCTCCTTTACATTGGATAGCAGCTAGACCACTGGAAAATATACCAATTAATATAAAAAGAATATATAGTGCTTTTTCACGATATTCTATAATCCAATACAAAATTCTATTATGTTGCAACGTTTCAGGTTTTGCCCGTAATGCACAAAATATGGTAGATTGAACAAGCATAGAAAGACCAAACATGGTAAAAAAAAGAGTATACATATACCTTGGTGTATTATCTTTTTTATTATTCTTTTTACTATTTTCACATGAAAAAACACGTTTCATGATAAATTGTGTAACCATAAAAAAAAACACGATAATAGAACCAATAATATATTTTAAACTAGAATAAGACTCTTTAATTGTAAATCTTTCCATAATAATAGAAAATGTGATCATACAATATATTACTAAGAATACTTGTATTATAAAATTATTTTTTTCTAAATTGATAACATTTGTAAGAACATAAATACTTATATAAAAAAATAGTAAGATATATCCAAAAATAATCCTTGAATTATGTTTATCTTTTTTTGTGTATTTTGATAAAATATAACTTATTAGAATAAATGCTGGTATATATAATAAAAATTTTATTGTTTCAGAATCATAAGGATATGTTATGTTCATCTGAAATATAATAATTCCTAAAGATAGTAGTCCATATAATATAGTTCTTGTCAAACTTATATCTTTAAATTTATCGTTTGTTTGTAAATATTGTAATAAGTAATATAGAGCTATAAGAACTATTATACACAAAAAAGATTCCTTTACAAAATCTATAATCTTAAAACTTGTATCAATACTGTTTTGTAAAAAAATATTTGTTGTTTTATTACTTATATCTACTTTGGTGGATACTGTTGGTATTTCTTTTTTAAAAAACTTATCATATCCTATATTTGTAATAAAATATACAATATATACTAAATATACTAATCCTACTTTATATGTAATATCCATATATGTATACTATATTAATGTATATTAAAAATTAGTAAATACTTAAAGGGAATACGAATTATAGTATATAAAACCTGCGTTTATTTCCCATATAAAATTGCTTGCGAATTGATATAATGCCTAGAACTAAGAAAGAAGAAACTGTTACCAGACAACCTGAAGGGTCTCCTGTGGCTCCTGTTAAAGAAAAAAAATCTAAAAAAGATAAAAAATCTAAAAAGGATAAAAAGAAAAAGAATAAAGACAAAGTTGTTGAGACTCCTGTTGTAGAACAAAATGTTGTTGATACTCCTGTTGTAGAACAACAAATTGTTGATACTCCTGTTGTAGAACAAAAAGTGGAAGAATCTGCTGATAGTGTTACTGAACCAGAAGATACTTCTAATGATATTGTTGCTCCTGTTTCTGTATACAATACAACCGACTCTCTTCTACAGAATGTGATCTCTTCAATTCAAGAAAGAGTGAATTCTGATAAGAAACTTCTCTCTTCCCTCAAAGAATTGTCAAAACAAGTTTCAAGAGAAAGAAAGGAAACCGACAAGGTCTTGAAAAAGGCAAATAAAAGTCAAAGAAAAAAAAAGAATAGAGGCAATAAGTCGCCAGGTGGATTTACAAAACCAGCTCCACTTTCTGATGTAATGTGCTCATTCCTTGAAGTCCCTGTTGGTACAGAGCTTCCTAGAACCGATGTAACTCGTCGTGTTAATAAGTATGTTAAAGAACATAACCTTCAAAATCCAGAAAACAAAAAGCAGATTATCCCTGATGATAAACTAACAACACTTTTGTATTTGAAGAATACTGATGAGCTCACTTACTTCAATCTTCAGAGATACATGAAAATTCATTTTTTGAAGAGAGACTCTACTACCGGTGAAGTGAGTCCTTTTGTTGTCCCAGTATAATATTGTTGTTATTAGATATCTAATAATTACAATACTATTTTACATATACATTTTTACACAATACCATATAATACTATACAATACTATATAATACTATATAATAATATATAATACTATATAATACTATATAATACTATATAATACTATATAATAATATATAACAATATTATTATATACTATATATATAATGTTATGCGACAAGGTAATTAATGCAAATATTGTTTTATTCTCTAGCAATAAAACAATATTTGATACACCAAGTGTATATAATAAAGATGTCTCATTACAAGATAACCAATATATGTCATTTTTAGACGAAGGTGATATAGTTACATTGTATCAGAAAAAAGAATTTGTAGCTTCTACAAAATTATTAGATATACAAAAATATATTCATAATACATTACAGGTCCCCTATAAAAATATTCTTGACATTGAGATATATTACACATATACAATACATAATTCAGATAACCCAATACATTCATCTAGGTATCCAAATGAAAATAGGAACTCAATTGACTTTATGTCAAGTATATCTGAAACATGTATAGAATGTAAAATTCCTGAAGATGTAGATACAGTACAAATGTATATTTGTATTATTATTTCAGAAAATAGTAGACAAATAAGTGATATCATAAATAGATTTCTTTTTTTAGAATCATATAGTTATGACAGGCATATACAAATATCCAACCAAATGTATCAAGATAGAATGATTGAAACAAGAAATTCCTTATTTGATACTATATACCAAACATTTACACCATATGAAGTTTCACCTTCACAATCACATTCGCAATCATCTTTACATTCACAATCACATTCACAATTACATTCGCAACCAAATCCAGAGCCGTATTTACAAGTTTCTCCAGAGGTTTCGATTTTGTATGGGTATGAATCGTACAATACTATGGAACAAAAGTATAACCATTCCGATAATAACCCATATTATAATATAATATCAAATGTAGTGTCATCCTTTTCACCTAGTGGAGTATCTCGACCTAGATTTTCTACTAATAATGTATTTCAAAATCTTGTTCAATTAATGGCACATGTACAAGAAGATAGTTTGGAAGAATTTATGGAACCTGTAAAAGTAACAATTCAAGAGGACATGTTACATACTTTCCTACATACATATATATGCAAAGATAGACCATCATCAATTATAATAGATGAAAAAGATACATGTACTATATGTTTATGTGAATACGAAAAAGAAGATGAAATATCAACTATAAAAACATGTAAACACTTTTTTCATACACAATGTATTAAGAAATGGTTGGTAGAATGTAACCATAAATGTCCTGTGTGTAGAAAGAGCTCCGACCCAGAAAAAAACTAAGTTTCATATAAGTTTCATATAAGTTTCATATAATAATAATGGTATAAGAAATATACATTATATATATGTATATATATATACTCGATGTCTACAGATGAAAAAAAAGAAAAAGAAACAATAAATGTTTTATCTTCAAACGTGTTCAACAAAGAAAAATCTCAAAAAACAGAATGGAGATTTTTAACAAATGAACAAAGAGTTGCTCATATTGAAAAGTACTTTGAACTAGAGTTTAATAATGAAAATACAATTAAAAAGATTGACCATCACACAAAAACAATACTTATAGACTTAGCAAAAAAGGGTAAACTAAAAATAAAAAAGCAAGTTACATACGATACAATTAATGAAAGAATTAGTTGTATCCACGCTCTTCTTCCTGAGCAACACACTGATAACTATGTATATAAACCAGAGGTTTTAAATAAAAAAGAAAAGTCTAAAAAAGTCGCTAGGACATTATTATTTAGAAAAAAATGAGTTATAACTATAATATAAGAGTATGGTACACAATATAATAAATAATATATTACATATTACATATATAATATATTATTTATTTGCCCAACTCAAGTAAGAAGATGTCAATTTTCTAATAGTTGTAATCTCTTTTGGAGTTTCTTTTATAAAAGAAGAGAAAACCTTTTGAATTACATCATCATCTATACTAAATGTTCTTTTTCCGAAAAACTTTGTAACAGCACTAAACAAGTGTGTAGAACATATCATATCGTTTTCAATAATATTACATTTCTTATTTTTATTTTTTTCGTTCAGAGATATTTCTTCAATGTACGGAAATATCTCTGAATTCTTAAGAGCAAGTGGAATAGGGTATAATGCTGTAATTCCAGATCTTCGCAATACACCCTTATTGGAATTTACACGTACAGGTTTATTTTTAGTAGCCTTCATACTTTTAAATAATTCACTGTCCCTTAACAATATTTTATATTCATCTATATCAGGTTCAGATAAAGTAAGAATATTGATCAATGTTTCACTCTTCTTTTCACCTTTTTTTTTATATTTGGAAAAAAGTTCTTTTTCCATTTTCTTCAAACGGTTTTTATGGTTTACAACAAGACTCTTGAGTATGTCTTTTTGAGACATAGAATGTATATCTTGATATTTATCAACACTTTCTTTACTTTCTTCATCTTCTACATTATTAGTAGTAGCAGTAGCAGTAGTAGCAGTAGTAGCAGTAGTAGCAGTAGTAGCAGTAGTAGCAGTAGTAGTATTTGAAGCTGTATTTACATCTTGTGTTTCAGGGATACTGGTATCCTCATTAACATTGGAAATATCTTCTTTTTTATCTTCTACATTAGCAGTAGTAGCAGTAGTAGAAGTAGTAGTATTTGAAGCTGTATTTACATCTTGTGTTTCAGGGATACTGGTATCCTCATTAACAGTAGAAACATCTTCTTTTTTATCTTTCTTATCTTTCTTATCTTTCTTATCTTTCTTATCTTTCTTATCTTTCTTATCTTTCTTATCTTTCTTATCTTTCTTATCTTTCTTATCTTTCTTATCTTTCTTATCTTTTTTAGACTTCTTAGGTTTTTTAATAATTTCTGTAGGAATTTCTGTTATTTCAATAGGAATTTCTATTTTTTGAGTGTTTTCCATGCTTGTTATTATAATTAAATAGAAAAGACTAAATATGAAATAATAATCTTTTTGTATTTTTTACTATGTATATGTAATAAATAATTTCATTAATCAATTTTTTTTATAACAAGTCTTCCTCCTTTATATAAATTGTTTCACCAGAGGGATATGTTCTCTTAATAATAAAAGGTGGTTTTTTTGTGTTAATACTCATACCATTTTTGTATAACGTTTCCATTGTACTTTGTATCCTGGTTTCTTCAAAAATGGTTCTCTTTTTTAATATACTTGGCTTATGTATATGTATATTATCAGACTTGAATACCATATTTTCACTTAGTTTTTCAGTTATTTTTTCAGATAGTTTTTCAGTATCTTTATTTTCTGACATCTTTTTTGTGTAATATTGTTATTGTACTATAATATTGGTAATTGTAAAATATATTATTCATTTTTTTTATATATATAAAACAAATTACCATATCGTTTTACAATTTGAACATAAATACTCAATTGCTGTTTTATTACTAGAAGTAATTAGTATTATTTCTGGATTTTTAACCTTACATTTCTTACTTTTACATTCTAATTGTTTAGTCCTTTTGAACCTATTCTCATATACATAATCATTTTGCTTTCTATTCTCATGTATAAGAGGTACAGATGACATTTTTTTTAGGATATGGGGTATTGTAAAATGATCTACTTCTGTTTCTAGTCCACATTCAGAACATTCTAAGTATAGTTTCTTTTCTTTTTCATTAATTTTTCTCAAGTACGATCCACAATCTATACAAAAAACATTATTGATTGGATTATTTTTTTCTTCAGAATTACTCATTTATAAAAAAAGTATATTATATAGTATATGTATAATTCTTTAAATAATCAATTTTATTTTATATATAAATAAAAATTCCATATAAATCATATAAAATGAGTTATATTATTCCTAATAATGATATTCCTGATAATGTTATTATTGCAACCTATATTTGGATAGGTGGTAATAATGAGTTACGGACAAAAAAGAAAACTGTACTTTCTGCAAATATACAATCTATACAAGATTTCCCAGAATGGAACTTTGATGGAAGTAGCACATGTCAAATGCTAAAACATTCTGATAATTCGGAAATACTCTTGTTTCCTGTTCAATATTATAAAGATCCATTTTATAAAAAGAATGCCTTTTTAGTACTATGCGAATGTCTTTCTCCAAGTACAAAAAATCCAATACCATCCAATACAAGATATCTTTGTAATAAAATAATGAAACTTGTGGAGAAAGAGAAAGTCTGGTTTGGTATAGAACAAGAATATACATTATATACGAAAGATAATACGTTATTTGGATGGAAAGATGCAGTGCCCACAAAACAAGGTTCTTATTATTGTTCGGTTGGAACTGAAAACGCGATAGGGCAAAATATAAGTGATGAACATTATGTTTTATGCTTACAAGCAGGGATACAGGTTGCTGGTACAAACTCTGAGGTTATGCCAGGACAATGGGAATATCAAATTGGAATATGTGAAGGAATTGATGTTTCCGATCAATTATGGGTTTCAAGGTACATTTTACAACAAGTTTGTCAAAGGCACTCTTTAATTGTTTCTTTTGATCCAAAGCCACTAAAAGAATGGAATGGTGCAGGTTGTCATACTAATATAAGCACAGAATCTATGAGGAGTCCGAATGGATATAAAGAAATTTGTTATGCTATAACAAAATTAGAAAAAAGACATAAAGAACATATTGCTGTATATGGATCTAATAATAATCGCCTAATAGGAAAACTGGAAACGTCATCTATGGATACATTTTCATATGGTGTTGGAAATAGGGGGGCTTCTGTTCGCATTCCAACAAAAACAGAGAAAGAACAATGTGGATATTTTGAAGACAGGAGACCTGCATCCGATTGCGATCCTTATTTAGTTACATTAGAACTTGTTAAAACTATTCTATTATAAACTATTTTTGTTATAAGAAAAATATATAAAAGATTATGTATATAGTTATATAAAAGAATAGACATGGTACCATATGTTTATTCTATAGATTCTCTCTTACACCTTTCTGAAAAAGGTCAGGAAGGTACATTTTCATTTTCTTTCTTGGAATCATTCGTTGGGAACTATTCCCAGAAAGTATCTGAAGACAGAAAAACTCCTTTATTTAGTAAGACCACTAAATATAATAGTTTCCCTGTTAGATGTAAGTGGAACAACGAAAAAAAGAATAAAAAGGATGCTTGGAGAAATTCTCATTCTAATTCTCATTCTAATTCTCACAAAACATCACATACCGGTTCATATAAAAGAAATTATAATGATCGTAATAATGGGTCGTGCAATGAATATAGTTTACCAAAAGTAACAATAATACCTAAAAGAGATGGGGTTCAGGGTAGTGTCATAAAACTATTAAATAAGATTACAAAAAATAATATGGATGTTATTTCTACAAAATTAATAGATGCTATAAGAAACGCGAAAGAGAAAGATTGTTTAGAAATTGTAGCGAAATCTATTTTAGAAAAAGTATGGTATGATAAAGGATTCTATGATTTGTATATTACTATATGTGAAAAAATATGGAAAAAAGATTGGGATATTCCTTATACAATTCATACAAAACTAGATAATTATAATTCCGAAGAATACTATTATTCTCTATATTCAAGTATAAAGCAATATGGGCCATTTACAAATACAAGTTCTCTTAAAAATCATATAAAAGAAAATGTTCATTTTAAAAATATTTTTATTGTATTATGTAAAGACCATTTCTGTAAAAGACAATTGTATATTGATAAAATAAAAAATACAAAAATTAGTTCAGAACAATTTATATATAAACAAAAAATATTTGGAACAGTAAAAATTATTGGATATCTATATAAATATAAACATATATCTGAAGATATTATTCACTACATATTACTATCTTTATTGCATAGTGATAGTGCAACACAGAAAGGTTGTATGTATGAAGAAGAAATGGAATCTTGTAAGTTATTATGGGATATTGTTCATGAATCTTTTTCCAAAGAAGACAAAGAAGAATATATACAATTATTTACAAAAGAATTACCCAAATGGTCTCCAAGGATTAGGTTTATGATTGACGATATACTTTCACATTCACAAAATTCGTCAATCAAATATACTATCCCTATTACTAATACTATAAATATACCAAAACATACTTGTTCATCTAAATATATTCCAACAAATATGAGAAAAAAAACTATAATAAACAATACAATGTATGATAATGTGAGTAGTAAAGATGTTGGAAATGATGTTGGAAATGATGTTGGTAAAAATGTTGGAAATGATGTTGGAAATGATGTTGGAAATGATGTTGGAAATGATGTTGGAAATGATGTTGGAAATGATGTTGGTAAAAATGTTGGTAAAAATGTTGGTAAAAATGTTGGAAATGATTATAGTAATAATATTGATAAAAAAGACCTTATACAAATTATATCTTTGTCAAGAAAAGGTAATATAGATTCTATAAAACCATTTTTACAAGAATCGCAAATACAAGAAATTTTGGTTTATATAATAAAGGATATTATGGAATATCATGAATATATTTCTAATCATATTCAAGTTATAGATTTTTGTATAAAAGAATATACTGTAAAATATACTACAATATGTACTATATTTTCAAAATCTTGTATAGAACTACCTGACATATTAATAGATGCTCCAAAAGCAAAAAAGAATATACAAAAATGTATTGATTTTATACATTCTATATATAAAAAAGATATTGGGATTTCTTATACAGAAAAACCAGAAAGTATAGAAGAAATATACGAGTGTATAGAAACATTAGAACATGTTTTTTACTGAACAACAAATCCACCATCACTACTATTTTTAATAGTTATTTTTCCATTATCAGAAACTTCGTAATAATTTGTTTTGCATAAATTTTTTATATTATCACAATTTTTTATATATAGTAAATCACCAATACAATTTTCCAATTCAACTATTCTATTCTGTAAATCTTTTATAGAAACTTCAGAATCTTCTTTTGTTTTGAATACAAAATCACATACATTTTCTGTACTAAAACAAACATTATCCGATGAATCAAAATGTATTCTTACACAATTATCATATTTATTTTCTTCAGTTTGATTCTCCTTCTTTAATTGTAAAGATTGTAAGTATTTCTTAACCATTTTTACTAATATACGTGCCTAATACACTATATTATATAATTTTTTACAAATTTATACATACTTTTTTTTTTTACATTTTTATACATTTTTTTCATCACAACACTCTGTTGTATTATTTTCGTCAATTAAATCATCACTAAATGTATTATTTAGTATACATTCCATTTCTAATACATCTTTTTGAAATTCATTAAATTTTGTTTGGTCTTCATTTAATACATACATTAAATCTTCTATTTTACTTTTTAATACAGTAATACATTTTTCTTGATGTTCTATTTTTTGACACAATTTTATGACTTTGCAATTTAATGCATTATAAAAATATGCAAATTTTGGGTCCATAATTTTTAATATATATATATATATTATAATATATTAAAAATTATGTCAACTTATTCTGCTAAGTTACAAACAAATACATTAAAATTCTTAGAAACTACTGGTGGAATTAGTACTAGTATTATAGAATATGCTACAGGGGGTATTAAGTATAATGATTCTGAACATGCCATTACTATTGGTTCTAATGGGGATGTTGAAATTCTAAAAGGTTTAACTGTAAGAGGAACAACAACATATGTAAATACAACTGAAACGTTTATTTCAGATAATATTTTTAATATTGGATGGACAAGTGGGAGTTTAAATACTAGTACTGCTTACGGTATTTCTATTGGTGGAGAATCTGGTGCAACAGGAGCTGGAAGTGCTAATTTCTTATATAAACCAGTTGACACTGCTTGGCAAATAAGTTATTCTGGAAGTAATGTAGTTCTTAAAGGTATAGAAGCAAGTGATATTCCAAGCTCTGCTGTTCCTTATAGTTCTCTAAGTAATGAAATTTCAAGTAGAACTAGTGCTGATACTTCCTTAGACACTCGTCTTTCCTTAGAAGAATCCACCCGAACAAGTTCCGATGCTTCCTTAGACACTAGACTTTCCTTGGAAGAATCCACTCGTACAAGTTCCGATGCTTCTTTAGACACTCGTCTTTCCTTAGAAGAATCCACTCGCACAAGTTCCGATGCTTCTTTAGACACCCGTCTTTCTTTGGAAGAATCCACTCGCACAAGTTCCGATGCTTCTTTAGACACCCGTCTTTCTTTGGAAGAATCCACCCGAACAAGTTCCGATGCTTCCTTAGACACCCGTCTTTCTTTGGAAGAATCCACCCGAACAAGTTCCGATGCTTCTTTAGACACTCGTCTTTCCTTAGAAGAATCCACCCGAACAAGTTCTGATGCTTCTCTAGACACTCGTCTTTCTTTGGAAGAATCCACTCGTACAAGTTCCGATACTTCTTTAGACACTCGTCTTTCCTTAGAAGAATCCACTCGTACAAGTTCCGATGCTTCTTTAGACACTAGACTTTCCTTGGAAGAATCCACCCGAACAAGTTCCGATGCTTCTCTAGACACTCGTCTTTCCTTGGAAGAATCCACTCGTACAAGTTCTGATGCTTCTTTAGACACCCGTCTTTCTTTGGAAGAATCCACCCGAACAAGTTCCGATGCTTCCTTAGACACCCGTCTTTCTTTGGAAGAATCCACCCGAACAAGTTCCGATGCTTCTTTAGACACTCGTCTTTCCTTAGAAGAATCCACCCGAACAAGTTCTGATGCTTCTCTAGACACTCGTCTTTCTTTGGAAGAATCCACTCGTACAAGTTCCGATACTTCTTTAGACACTCGTCTTTCCTTAGAAGAATCCACTCGTACAAGTTCCGATGCTTCTTTAGACACTAGACTTTCCTTGGAAGAATCCACCCGAACAAGTTCCGATGCTTCTCTAGACACTCGTCTTTCCTTGGAAGAATCCACTCGTACAAGTTCTGATGCTTCTCTAGACACTCGTCTTTCCTTAGAAGAATCCACCCGTACAAGTTCTGATGCTTCTCTAGACACTCGTCTTTCGTTGGAAGAATCTACCCGAACAAGTTCTGATGCTTCTTTAGACACTCGTCTTTCCTTAGAAGAATCCACTCGCACAAGTGCCGATACTTCTTTAGAAACTGCATTAAATGGTCTTGTTTCAAGTTCTGTAAGTATAAGTAAAAATGAAATTGCATTTGGGACTTCTGATGGAAAGGGTATTACAAGTAGTAATAAGTTGTATTTTACAGGTGACAATGAACTTTATGTTGGTGCAGATGTTGAAATAAAGAATGATCTTGTAGTTGTAGGAGATTTAACTGTTCAAGGAACAACTACTTACATAAATACTGATCAAACTTATATTTCAGATAATATTTTTAATATTGGAGTAACAGGTGCTTATAGTGAAAATACTTATTATGGTATTTCTGTTGGTGGAACTTCTGCGGGTGGGACTGGTACACCTGGTGCTGAATTTGTTTATCAAGGAAAAAATAATACTTGGTTTATAAGTGGCACTGGTGAAAATGATGTAGTTCTTTCTGGTATATTAGAAAGGTCGGCTGATCCAAGCTCTGCTGTTCCTTATAGGTCTCTAAGTATTGAAATTTCAAGTAGAACTAGTGCTGATGCTTCTCTAGACACTCGTCTTTCCTTGGAAGAATCCACCCGAACAAGTTCCGATGCTTCTCTAGACACTAGACTTTCTTTGGAAGAATCCACGCGTACAAGTTCCGATGCTTCTTTAGATACTCGTCTTTCCTTAGAAGAATCCACCCGTACAAGTTCTGATGCTTCTCTAGACACTAGACTTTCTTTGGAAGAATCCACCCGTACAAGTTCTGATGCTTCTCTAGACACTAGACTTTCTTTGGAAGAATCCACCCGTACAAGTTCTGATGCTTCTCTAGACACTCGTCTTTCCTTAGAAGAATCCACCCGTACAAGTTCTGATGCTTCTTTAGACACTAGACTTTCCTTGGAAGAATCCACTCGTACAAGTTCCGATGCTTCTTTAGACACTCGTCTTTCTTTGGAAGAATCTACCCGAACAAGTTCCGATGCTTCTTTAGATACTAGACTTTCCTTGGAAGAATCCACCCGAACAAGTTCTGATGCTTCTTTAGACACTCGTCTTTCTTTGGAAGAATCCACCCGAACAAGTTCTGATGCTTCTTTAGACACTCGTCTTTCTTTGGAAGAATCCACCCGTACAAGTTCTGATGCTTCTCTAGACACTAGACTTTCTTTGGAAGAATCCACTCGTACAAGTTCCGATGCTTCTCTAGACACCCGTCTTTCCTTGGAAGAATCCACCCGAACAAGCTCCGATGCTTCTCTAGACACCCGTCTTTCCTTGGAAGAATCCACCCGAACAAGCTCCGATGCTTCTCTAGACACTCGTCTTTCCTTGGAAGAATCCACCCGAACAAGCTCCGATGCTTCTCTAGACACTCGTCTTTCCTTGGAAGAATCCACTCGTACAAGCTCTGATGCTTCTCTAGACACTCGTCTTTCCTTGGAAGAATCTACTCGAACAAGCTCCGATGCTTCTCTAGACACTCGTCTTTCCTTGGAAGAATCTGCTCGCGCAAGTGCCGATACTTCTTTAGAAACCGCATTAAATAGTCTTGTTTCAGATTCTGTAAATATAGATCCAACTGAAATTGCTTTTGGAATTTCTGGTGGAACTGGTATTACCAGTAGTAATAATCTCACATGGGATGGTTATATATTAAGTGTATCAGGAAGTGTGAATGTTACTGGAAGTGTGAATGTTACAAGCAGTGTTACTGCAGAAAGTGTAACTTGTACTTCTGATAAGAAACTAAAAACAAATATTGAAGATATTAAAAATTCTGATGTAATTCACTCTCTTCGTTCCGTCCAATACAATTGGGCTAATCCTAATGCTGACCAGCGTGTTAAATATGGTTTTGTTGCCCAAGAAGTTCAAGAAGTGTTGCCTTCTATTGTAAATCATGGAACAAGCAACTTAAGTCTTGATTACATTCAAATTATCTCACATCTAGTCAAAGAAGTACAAAAACTTCGTGTTGATGTAGATGCTTTGATGAAAAAAGAATAAAAAAAGAATAAAAAAAGAATAAAAAAAGAATAAAAAAAGAATAAAAAAAGAATAAAAAAAGAATAAAAAAAGAATAAAAAAAGAATAAAAAAAGAATAAAAAAAGAATAAAAAAAGAATAAGTAGCAAAAAAAATATTATAATTTTAATTGTATAGATAAGTTTATATAAAAAATATATTTTTTTATAGTAAGATATATAAAAAAATATATTTTATACAAAAAAAAAATTGTATACTATGTCTAAAATACCAAAAAATGTAATACAAACAAATATGAAAAAACCAGAAAGTCATGTTCTACAACAATTATCAAAAGTTTTTGTAGGATGGAATTATAAAAATTATAAAACAGATGAAGAAATAGTACAATTTTTTTTAGAAAATCCTATAAACGATTTTCCAGATATTGTAAAAAAGTTTAGTATATTACAGGGAGCTCATAAATCAGATTTATTTCGGTACTACTATTTATATTTATTTGGAGGATGTTATTTGGATGATGATGCGATGGTCTATGAAGATATTAACAATATTATTCAAGAGTATGATAGTGTATTTATAAAAAGTAATTTTTTTGCTGATTTTACACATATTTTTAATGGATTTATATGTACAATTCCTAAGAATCCTATTTTATACAAAGCAATAAAACATTTGTATAATATAGATTATCAAATTGCTAAAAAAAACTATCAATTTGCTTGTAAAGAATTATATACTATTATTTTACAAGAAAACCAAACCAATATAAAAATATACGAAGAAACTTTACAAAAATCAGAAAAAAAGAATAAAAGTATTATATATGGAGATAATAATGAAATTATATTAATATATTATTTTCAAGAGAAAAAGATACCCAATTCTATAGTAAGTATTAGTTTGGAAGGTGGATTGGGAAACCAGTTGTATAAAATATTTACATTATTATCATATTCTATAGATACTAAAAAATATTTTTTATTACATAAATCAATACCAAATTATAAAAATTGTGATACAAGATATCCTTATTGGGATTCTATTTTTAAAAAAATTACAAATCATGTATGTAATAATACAATACACTATGAAAATATGTATAAAGAAAAAAGTATCTATAATTTTGATAAAATACCTACATATACAAATAATGTAATGCTTTACGGATATTTTCAAAATTATAGATATTTTCAAGAAAATTATAAAAAAATTATAAATATATTACAAATAGATATACTTCAAAAAAAATTACAAGATACATATATACATAATAAAAACATAATTTCTCTACATTTTCGTAGAGGTGATTATAAGAATATATATAATTATGTATTATTAGAAAATAATTATTATATAGAATCTTTACAATATATAATACAAAATGATACATATTCTTGTAATGAAGTATTATGTGTATATGAACAACAAGATAAAGAGGAAGTATCAAAAATGATTATAGAATTAGAAAATGTGTTTCCAAATATACAATTTACTACCATTTCTTCACAATTACAAGATTGGGAACAAATGTTGTGTATGAGTGTATGTAAGCATAATATAATCGCAAATAGTACATTTAGTTGGTGGGCTGCATATATAAATAATACTATACAAAAAATTGTATGTTATCCAAAAAAATGGTATAAAAAAGAAGAAAACATAAAAAATATATTTCCTAGTGATTGGAAAATAATAAACAATATATAAAAATATAAGTATATACTCTGTATATAAAATATATTATATAATATAATTATGTCTTTAAAAAAAAATATAATTTTAGTTTCAACTGGTATATTTCAAGAATATATTAAAGAAAATATAAATCAATTGCTTAATTTTGATTATAATATTTATGTTATTGTAGACTCTGATTTTTTTAATAAAATGGAAGAATATAAATCATATATTAAATTAATTGACTCTGCTACTTTACATACAGATTTTGATAAAAAATCTAAATTAGACAAAACATATAGGGGTGGTTTTTGGAATAATGCATCAAAACGGCTTTTTCTAGTATATGAGTTTATGAAAATGAATAATATAGAAAATGTAATTCATCTAGAAAACGACGTTTTACTATATAGCAATATGAACTATAATTTTAACAAAAAAATATATATTACCATGGATTCAAAAAATAGGTGTATTCCAGGAATTATATATATTCCAAAATATGATTTATTTACAAAATTGATTGAAAATTATGATTTTACAAAAAACGATATGATTAATTTAGCTAACTATTATTTGAACAATAAAGACATTATAAAAACATTTCCAATTATTGATAATAGCTTAGATAAATGTATTTATAATGAAAATTTTAAAGAATTTAATAGTATTTTTGATGGAGCAGCGATTGGTCAATATTTAGCTGGTGTTGATCCAAGAAATATAGCTGGTGATACAACTGGATTTGTAAATGAAACTTGTGAAATAAAATATGATAAATATGCATTTAAATGGATGAAAAAGGGTGGGAATTATTTTCCTTTTGTTGAAATTAATGGCAAGTTAATAGCTATTAACAATCTTCATATACATTGTAAAAAATTGGAAAATTTTAGAATGAAAGATCCGGTTGAGAATAAGTATATAAAATTATTAAAAACTAGAAAACCAACTATTAATCAAAATAAAATTAACAAAATTATTTTTATAAGTTGCGGAGGTAAAAATGCTGGCGATTTATATTGTTCTCCGCATTTGTTTTATAACTTTAATGATTATAAAGTAGAATATACTAATAATTGGGATTCAATTTATAAATCAAAAAATAATATAATCATATTTGGTGGTGGAGGTATAATAGATACTAATAAAGATAGATCTAAATATTATAAAAATTTAGAAAAAAGTAATTTTTATTTTCATTGGGGTTCTGGTTCAAATAAACTTAATCTTAAAGAAATAAATTGGAAGCCTTCACCAAACGAAATTGATATTAATGATGATATTTTAGAAAACTTTATTTTTGTGGGAAGAAGAGATCATTTAAAAAATTATTATGACAAACATGAGTATGTTCCTTGTGTAAGTTGTAAGATTAAACTATTACAAAATAATTATAAAATTAAAAGAAAAATAGGGATTATTCAACATATGTGGTTGAAACAGATAAAAAATCTTAATTATCCTTCTATTTCCGTGAATCTTGGAAAATATAATATAAATGAAATAATTAAATTTATTGGTGAATCAGAAATTATTATAACAGGAAGTTTCCATGGGGCATATTGGTCACTTTTAATGCAAAAAAAAGTAATTATTAATGGAAACTGGTCATCTAAATTTAATACATTGAAGTACAAACCAATTATATTATCAAGTAATATTGAAAATGATATTAAAAAATGCGTTATTCCACCTCCTGAATATTTAAAAGAATGTATTGAACTAAATGATAAGTTTTATCATAAAATTAAAAATAAAATTACGGAATTAACTAAAAAACCCTTGGTGACACAGCATAGGAAAATAGAATTTATAACTGGTGAAAAAATACAAAATATATGTGATATATTTTTAGGTGTTGAAGAAAATTTTCGATATAATCCAAATGTGTATAAATTAAAAAAAAAACATATATATATTCATCAAATAGATAAATACATTGATAATAAAAAATATATATTTTGTTACAACACTAGTAGATTTAGTTTAGATTTAATGATTCAAAAACTAAAATATATAAAAAATCCATTCATACTTATATTTCATAATTCTGATAAAAATTTTAATGATAAAAACTTAATTTTATTCGCCAAACTACCTTTATTACAACGTATATACACCCAAAATATGAATGTTGAACATAAGAAAGTTTTTCCTTTACCAATTGGTTTAGCAAATTCCCAATGGACACATGGTAATTCTAAAATACACCAACAAGTTTTTGAGATGTATGTTGAAAAAACTAAGGGAATATATTTTAATTTTAGCAAAAATACCAATAAAGAAAAACGCAATAAATGTTATAATGATATTATTAAAAAGGGAATTAAATGGAATGCAAATCTCCCATATAAAGAGTATCTAATTGAATTAAAAAAACACAAATTTGCTATATGTCCAGAAGGAAATGGAATAGATACACATAGATTCTGGGAATGTTTATACATGAATACAATACCTATCTGTTTGAAAAATAAAGTAACTGAGTATTATAAGAAATATTTTCCTATAATCATATTAAATGATTGGCAAGAACTTGATGTTAGCAAACTATCCTATTCAGAAGTTGATTATCAGTATTTAGATATATCGTGGGTTATTGAACAAATTGGTTCTGAAAAAATTGACCATAAGTATCAAGCATTATGGAAATTTAATAGTATCCCAAATAATATATTTGATATAGTAATACCAGTTGGACCAAATGATAAATCAGTTATTGAACAACAAATAAAATACACTCAAAAAAATATTATTGGTTATAGAAATATATATTTGATTTGCTATGATCCATCAATAACAATTCATGGGTGTATTACAATCCATGAAAATATTTTCCCGTTTAATATAGAAACAGTTGCTAAATATCACGGAAAACTTGAGAGAAATGGGTGGTATTTACAGCAATTATTAAAATTATATGCTGGAAAATGTATTCCAAATATTTTAGATAAATATTTAGTGATAGATAGTGATACTTTTTTTTTGAAACCAACTACATTTGTAGAAAATAATAAATGTCTTTATAATTATGGAACAGAATATCATAAACCTTATTTTAAACATATGTTTATATTACATAATAATTTAACAAAAGTTGATATGAATAAATCCGGTATATGTCATCATATGATATTTGAAAAAAAATATATAAATGAACTTATTTCCAATATTGAAAAAAATCATAATGAATTATTTTATAACATTTTTTTACAAGAAGTAACAGATATAAATGGTTCTGGTGCTTCGGAATATGAAATATATTTTAACTATATGTTAAAATATAATCCTGATAAAATAAAAATTAGAAAATTACATTGGAAAAACACAAATACACTAGAAACAAATAATAATTATGATTATATATCATATCATTGGTATATGCGATGAAACTTATAATTTTTCACTAAATAAAATTATATTGATACATTATTTTCAAGAGTAAAAGATGTTAGGGTCTTTTTACACCTTTGAACATTTAAAATACTGACTTTATACAACTAATTTTCTTAAATCATCAGCAAAACAACATTCTAAATCTAATTGGTGAACTTCTTTTAATTTATTTTTATTTACATTTTTTCTTATATAGTCCGCAAATTCACATTCAGGACTTTTTAAAAAATTATATTTAAATTCTTTTAAATATTTACATTTAATAGCAAATAATCCTAATACACAATCATCAAACATATATTTTAGCGTACAAACATTAAAAAATTTAACAAAAGCATCATAATCGTTAATATTCTTTTTAACAAAATTTATGAAATTTAAATTTAATAATTTATATCGTCCAGTTAGTTTTATGATAATATCTTCATCTTTAATGTTATACTGATTTATTACTTCTTTTATATCTAATAATTCATTTCCTCCTTTATGCTTATAATTAATCATATTATTATTTGTATAAAAAATATCACATTTTAAATTATCTAAATATGTTTGTCGTACTCCATTATTTTCAACTATAATTGGTTTAATCTTTGAATCATTATTAATTAGCTGTATTAGATTGTTTATGCATTCAATATATCTGAGTTGTCTGTGAATCTTATTTTGTACACCTGTTTTATTATTTATTGATGTTGTAACTATTATATATATCATACTATATTATAAAATGATATATTAAATATATATAATGATTATTTGTGATAAAAATAAATATATAATTTTATGGTCTGCATTTTAAATGTTCAAAGGTGTAAAACATGTAAATTATAAAATGAATGATTGTGTTACAGGATTAATAGGAATGTCTTGTTTGTATGTAAAACAGATTGAAAAACCTAATGAAAATGAATGTGTTGAATGGAAATGGGGTAAAGTTACAAATTTAATAAATAATAAAAAAATATATATAGTAAATATTTTAGGTATAAATATATGTCCTGGTTCTAACAAATATTTTAAGATTTAATCGGAAGTTCTTTAGTTTTCCATGTTTGAAAAATAATTTTTGGTATCTTTATATTTTCTAATTTTTTTGTAAGTTAACAGGTACTTTTTGAATAGAAGTTATCTTATCTCCGTGTATATTTCTTTCCATTACATCTTTATGTTTTTGGATTCGTAATACAGGAAATAGTAATTGAAGAGGTTCTTTGTTTGTATTTCTTGATGAAACAATATATTTTTCAATATTCTTAGATTCTAAATATGAACTTATAACAATCTCGTCCTCATGTATAACTTCTTTAGGACACCAATCTACAGAATCTTGTAGTATTTTTGTGAAAAAATCTTTTTCAAAAAAACTTCTTTTATAACAAGCAGATTGATAATGTTCCAAAAAATCCACTTTTGTATTTTTATCCACCGGACCAACATATGAACAATCTTTTTGAAGGATTCCAGAAAATCCAAAAGCATATTCTGGATTTTCTTGTATATATTTGTTATATACTTGTAACATTGTAGGATCATATACACAATCATCATCTACAACAACTATATATTGATTTGGATTTGTTATTCTATGTAGTGTATAATATAATCTTGTAATACTTCCAATATCATCTACATAAAAGAACTTTACTTTTTCGTTTATAGAATGTAATTGGTGTTTGTATTTACCTTCTTTTTTATGATACAGCGGAACATTTATATGGATTTCATAATTAGAATATTGTTGAGAAAGTAATGATTCAATACATTTTTCTAATAATGTAAGTCTTGATGGTAAAGTTGTTAACGATATAATAATAGACTTTTCTGATTTATTTTCCATATAAGAAATAACCTTTGGAATATTTATATGTTCTATATTTTTGTATGTAAGATGTTTTTTGAAAAATGCTATATTTTCTGGATTTTTTGAAGAATATTTGTATACTATATCCTTATTTTTTTCCATATACTTTTTTCTATCAAACCCATTCTCTTGTAAATTTTTAATATGTTTAGATGCTGTTTCTGTATCATATTTTTCATAATAGTACCCATACTCTTTTAAAAAAGAACTATTATGAATCAATGGAATACCTAGATATAAACATTCAAAATATAAATAATTTAATTCACAATCTTCTTGAAAACTGATTACTACATTACAATATGTATTCATCATTCTTACAAATGGATATCGTGATTCAAAAGTCATTTTTTTATTTTGAACAAGAGTAGATTTTTTTGCAAAATCTGTAAAAAGTTTATTATCTTTTATAGTATCTGTATTAAAAACATATACTGTATTTATATAAGATTCTGCCTTATCCGCAATAATCATTGGAATAAAAGAAGATTTATTTAAATTAATATTTGACTCAAAAATACCAATACTAATATTGTTTCTGTCAAAAGTTCCTGTAAATTCTTGTAAAAAGGTAGGTTCCCAAATATAAGGAGATATTTCTACATGTTCTGTTTGATGAATATATTTATAATAATCTATCGAATATGCAAAATGTGGTGAAATCCAAACTTTATCATATAATTTACAAGTTTCAATATCAAATGTTTGTTTTGTATTATGAATAATATGATCTATATGAGAAAAACAAGCATTTCCTAAATGTAATTTAATTGTCTCAACATTATTTTTTTTCATTTCTGTAATCATTTTACTTGATGCAGACAATCCAGCACAAATGAAATAATCTAGAGAATTTAGTTCAGTTTGTGTATAAATATTTATATATTGATATTTGGAATTTTCTAGAATCTTACTAGATACAAAATATGTATCATATCCTTGTTTTTCTAATAATGTATATAAAAATAGTATATTTTGATTTATTCCATTATTAAATATCCCTGTTTCTTCTGAAACATTATCACGATTATGTATTGTAATACCAACTTTTATCATTTTTATATATATTTTTATATACAATCTTTTATATAGAAATTTATAAAACTGAACTATTTTTTACAAAAAAATCCATATTTTTTGTATTATGTAAAGAATATTTGTGCAAAATAGTTTTATTTTTTTCCAAATATGCTTCTTTATCAAAACCATTATTGTATAAATGTATAATATGATTAGAAGCACTTGTAATATCATACCCTTCATAATAGTACCCATACTCTTTAAAAAAAGGACTATTGTGTATCAAAGGAATTCCTAGATATAAACATTCTAATAATACATAATTTAATCCCCAGTTTTGATTAAAACTTACTACAACATTACACTTTGTATTCATCATAGGTACAAACTTATGTCGTCCTTCAAAAGATATTTTATTTTCTTTTACCAAAGAGGAACATTTTGCGAATTTTTGAAAAAGTGTATTTTTTGTAAGATTATTGGAACAGAATACATGAACGTGATTACAATACTTTTTTGCTCTATCACAAATCATAATAGGAACAAAAGAAGATTTTTCTAATGCAAAATTGGATTCAAATATTCCAATATTAATATTCTTTTTATTAAAAGTTCCCGTGTATGTTTCTAAAAAAGTAGGTTCCCAAATAAATGGTGATACTTTGACATTTTTATTATTACATATATATTTGTAATAATCTATAGAAAATTCATAATCTCCTAATATCCAAATTTTATCAAATACTTCTTTGTCTTGTAGAGAAAATGTAGAGTCTTTATAGTATAACATATATTTTGTATTCATAATATATGCATTTCCTAAAAATAATTTAATACATAGTATATTTTGTTTTTTACATTCTTTTATATACTCTGTTGGTATAGTATGACCTATTTGTATAATAGTATCTAATAGGTAAAGAGATTGTAAGGAACTAGAGGAAAGAATATTATATGTTTTTGTATAATAGGAAATTGTCTTTTTTTGATAATTAGAAATTAAATAAGGTTGATATCCTTGTTTTTCATATAAGTGATATAGGAATAATATATTTTGGTTAATACCATTACTATATAATGAATTAGGATTGTCATTATCTAGTGTAATACTAAGACCTATTTTTTTTGTATATGTTTGTATTTTTTTAGAACAAAGTTCTTTTTTATAAAATTCCATATTTTTTGAATTATATAAAGAATTTTTGTGCAAAATAGTTTTATTTTTTTCTATATATGCTTCTTTATCAAAACCATTATTGTATAAATGTATAATATGATTAGAAGCACTTGTAATATCATACCCTTCATAATAGAATCCATAGTCTTTAAAAAAAGGACTATTATGTATCAAAGGAATACCTAGATATAAGCATTCTAATAATAAATAATTTAATCCACAATTTTTATTAAAACTTACTATCACATTACATTTTGTATTCATCATAGGTACAAACTTATGTCGTCCTTCAAAAGATATTTTATTTTCTTTTACTAAGGAAGAACATTTTGCAAATTCTTGAAAAAGTCTATTTCCTATATATTTTTTGGATCCAAAAACATATACACTCTTACAATACTTTTTTGCTCTGTCACAAATCATCATAGGAACAAATGAAGATTTTTCAAGAGTTAAATTAGATTCAAATATTCCAATATTGATATTCTTTTTGTCAAAAGTTCCTGTATATGTTTCTAAAAAGGTAGGTTCCCAAATAAAAGGTGATACTTGAATATTTTCATTTTTATGAATATATGTATAATAATCTATAGAAAATTTATAATCTCCTAATATCCAAACTTTATCAAAAATATGTTTTGTATCTAGTCTAAATTCTTCTTTATTATATAACATATTTTTTGTGTGATATATATACAAGTTTCCTAAAGCAAGATAGATACAATATACCCCTTTTTCTTTCATATACAATAAATCTTTTTTTGGCATATTTACACCAACTTCTATATACACATCAAGTATTTCTAGTTCTTTTATATTATATATATCTAGATATTGATACGAAGAATTTGGAAATATTGTATTGGATACAAAATATACATCATACCCTATATTTTTGTATAAGTTATACAAAAAAAATATATTTTGTTGAAGTCCATTACAAAATAACCCATGTTTTTCTGTTGTATCATTAGAAAAATTTATACTTATTCCTACTTTTTTCATACTATACAAATATTATTATAACTTTTTATATGTTTCAATAATTTTGTCTTTTTCTTTTTTTGGTAAATGGTTCCAATTATAGAAAAATGTTTTTTGTAACATATTTATTTTTTCTTGTATTTCTTTTTTTTTATGTTCTAAGAAATCTATTTCACTATCTGATAGTTTTATTCTTGAACAATCAATTTGATTAATTCCAAATAAGTATAATAAAGTAATAATATTATGTGAATCTATAGACTCTTTCGCAATAATAAAATGATTTGTTGTATTTCCTTTATCTGGATGAACATACAATGATAATTTTTTATAAATCTTTTTACTAATATCTAATTCTATTTCTTCATCTACTTGTTTTTCTGTTTTTTTTGAAAAGTCGTCATCTGGATTAAAACTATGTGTGGAAACATTCTCTTTATCATCTTCTTTATCTTTTTTTGTATGATGTTTTGTATCTTTTTTTGTATAATGTTGTTTTGGTGTACCTTGTATAAAATCACTTTCTTGTATAGTGATTTCATCCTTTTCAGTTTTTGTATTTTCTTCTTCTTCTTGTTGTTGTTGTTGTTGTTGTTGTTGTTGTTGTTGTTGTTGTTGTTGTTGTTGTTGTTGTTGTTGTGTATTGGGTTTTTCTGTATCTTTCTTATGTTCTCTAGTTTCTTTTCTAGTTTTACATGTTTCTAACATATCAATTGTTTTTTTACATTTTGTTTCCGTTTCTACAAGAACTTGTATATAATCAAATAATTCTTCTAAAATAGTTCTTTTTTTCTTTTCAATAATTTCAAAATTATGAAACTTGTATTGTATCATAAAGAGATATACAAATATATACTATTAATAGAATAAAAATATGGAAAACTATATCCCATATAGTCTACAATATGCTCCTATTGTATTTACAGATTGTATAGAATCAAGAACATTACATATATTACAAACATTATCTAAAAATTCTTTACAAGAAGGATTGCCGAATATGATTTTGTATGGTTCTAGTGGTTCTGGAAAATATACAAAAATCTATATTATGTTAAAACATTTTGTACATTCATTATGTGATATAACTATATTACGAATGAAAGCAATTGATATTGAAACATATTCTTTTACACAACTTCCTACAAGCAAAAATAAACAGAAAGTTATTTCTGTAATAACAAGTCCTGTTCATATAGAAATAGATAGCTGTCAACCACATATACAAAAAGCATTAATACCTTTTTTAGATTGGTATACAAAAAATACCAATATTCCATACAAGATACATAAGTATGTTATATTACGAAATATAGAATTATTGGATATATATACACAAAAAGCTTTGCGAAAATATATGGAATGTACGACTACAAGATTCTTATGTACTACAAATTCATTACTTTCTATTCAAAAACCTTTACGAAGCAGGCTACTTTCTTTATGTATTCCAAGTCCAAATATAGAAGAAACAAAAAATATTATTGAAAAAATATGTTCTATAAGAAATATAAAAATTACACCTTCTACAATGACAAAAATAGTAGAAATGTCTAGAAAAGGAACAACCGGGTATATTGATTTATCAAAAATGTTTTTAGTAGTAGAAGGAACTATTTATAATTCGAATAATTCGAATAATTCTAATAATTCTAATAATTCTAATAATTCTAATAATACTATAAAAAAAATCTATACACCTAAAAAAGATGAGATTATACAAGAAATATGTAAATATGTTGTAAAAGGAAATGTTCCAGAAATACGAAAATCCTTATACATTTTGTATGAAAAGTATAATTACAATTGTAAAGAATTACTGAGCAACTCTTTATTTTATATTTTGTATAACAAACATTATGTAGAAGGATTGTTGGAAATAGCAACAAAATGGAACCATGTACTTCAAAAATATTCTGATATGGATGTTCTTATACATGCAGAAGCATACTTGTATAAATTATGTGAATTATACAATACATAATATATACAAAAAAAAAAAGAGAAAACATACAATGTCTTGGAAAAAAGTAGAAGAAGCTTCTATGATATTAAATATTTCTACAAATTCTTCTGTACAAGAAATAAAAAAAGCATATAAAAAAAAAGCTTTATTAAATCATCCAGATAAAGGAGGAGATAGTGAAACATTTGCGAAATTAACAAATGCTTATGAAACTATGCTTCATAAAGATGACTATAAAGAAATTCCTATTTTATCCCAATCTTTTTTTTTTACATCTACAGAACATGATTTACAAACAGAAGCAAGTGAATTATTCGATATACTAGAAAATTTATCTATTTTTTCAAATATTCCAAATTCTGCAAATATTCCAAATTCTGCAAATATTCCAAATTCTGCAAATATTCCAAAAAGTCCAAATATACAAGAAAGATGTGAAAAGAAAGAGAAAGAAAATAAAAAAAAGTCTTCTTATACAATACGTGTTTCTATACAAGATATATGGAAATATTATGAGAAAAGATGTACTATTGGTACATACAATATACGATTACCTTTGTATTATAGTCATATTCACTTTACTACATATACTAATCAATGTATATATGTTGAAATAGAAGAAAAAAATACAGAGTATTACACAAGAAAAAACAAATGGGATATGCATATACATTATCCAATCGATGTAGAAAAATTATATACTACACATATTATGGAAATTGTGTTACCAGATACAAGTAAAGAACATATACTATGGAAAAAGGATTTTGTACAAAATATTCAAGATACAAAATACAAAGGATTTATTATACAGAATAAAGGATTCTATATACCCAATACAGAAAATAATGGACTTTTAAAAAGAGGGTTGTTGTTTGTAGAGTTTGTTATACAACTACCTTCTACATTACATAAAGTACATAATGATGATACTATAGTATCACAAAGAGAATATATAAATCCTGTATTTGTAGAAGATATAGATTGGAAATATTCTAAATCAAAAAGAAAGAAACTAGTAAAAATAGAAAAATATATATAATACATATACATATTGGATAATGTCTTTTTGTAATAAGAAAGTAGATTTTCCATTTTTTATAGTATCGCGAGTATATAGGGATACTGTACCAAGCCATTATATTTTTATAGGAAAAGAAATATATCAAAAATACAATACATTAATAGAAGATATTCAGAACCATTTGAATGTATCTTTGAAACCTATTTCTTCTATAATTGGAAATTATATTACAAATACAATAAAAGATATTGTAAAAAAGAAAGAGAATATTATTTTTATACAAGACAGAATTTGGTTAGATGAAACGCTGTTTTCTATAAAGAAAAAGATTTTTGTATATGAAAAAAATATTATTCCAAACTACCAACAATTATGGATACGTAATAAAGAAAAAGTTATTGTTCTTGATACGGAATTTATAGAATCTCCTATTACTATAACTCCTAGTGTAGACAGGGAATACGTGAATGAATCAAATGAATTTATAGGTGATATAATTGATAATGACAAAAACGTTATGTTGTTATATGATATTATACATGTAAAATATGATCCTCATATATACGTATACAATTTGCAAGATGAATTGGAATGGATTGAGAAATACCCAATAATAGAAAACAAACAAGAAGTAGAAAAACAAAGGTATATGTTTGGATATATTAAGAAATATTGGCCATTTTATGACAAAATTGGTTTTACTCCTAATATAATACAAGATGTGTATAATAAAACAAAAGAGGCAATAGAACAAAAAAGAGATATTATACATAAAGTTCGCAGTACAAATGAATCTACGATTGATTTTAGCGATTGTATTATTAACAACCTTGTATTATTCTCTAGACCAAAAGAAGAATATAGTTATTATTTACAAAATATATATAATTTTTTACGAACATTATTATCAGAAAAGATTCCTTATATATATTACACTAGTTATGGAGACAAGAAACCATATATAAGTATTTATGAAAAGAGTGTTAATACAAAAATTTCAAAGAAACAACTATATAGTTGGACCTATAAAAATCCGGAAAAAGACAAAAAAAGTAAAAAAGGTAGTTCCGGAACAATAATAGTAAAACTACTATATTACTCTAAAAATAATATATACAAATATTGTACATTAAAAATTAATAAAAATGGTCAATTGGAAGTATATATTAAGTATGACGAGAGTATCATGTCAGACACCAGAGAGATTGAAGGACATTTTTCTATTATTACAAATATTGTTACAAAAATAAATACATATTTACAATCATTAGGAAGAGATTCTTTTACTGTCCCATCTTTACAAATAGATAATGAATTTGTATTATCTAAAAGTACTAAGATACAATTTTTTTCGATTGTTTCCTATTTTACAGTAGAAAAGAATATAGATATGAAAAAATTTATAGAATTTCTTTCTTTTTATACACCTTTTGTAAACACTTCATTGGATAAAAAAACATCTAATAGTATTACTTTTTATTATGAAAGAGTTAGCAATTCTTATAATATTGTAGATATATATAAATATATTGAAAAAGAGAGTTCTGAGAAAAGTTCAGAAGAAATTATAAAAGGGATTGGAAGAGAATTTGGAAAATCTATTATAAAATCAAAAGAAATATACAACGAATGGTCGATATTACAAGAAAATAGGACATCTGCAAGTCAAATTATTAAAAATTCTGGAGTATCAGTAACTATAACAGATGAAAAAAATAATAATAAAAATACATATAAAATAAAATATGATAACTTGAAATCATTATTTATATTACAAAATTGTTATCAATTTTTACAAAAGATAATTCATATATATTTATTTTCAGGAAACAAAATACAAAAAAAACAAATATTTGATGAGTCATTTGATATTCATTTTGGATTTGGTGAGATACAGAAAAGGAATAATCAAGAAAATTACATTAATAATGCTAATAAAAACAATATATTAGATTCTTTAGATAAGAGCAAGGATTCTCTATTTACATCTTCAAAAAATATTGATTTAAGCGACGAAACTCATTTAGATCCGAAAACTAAATTACAATGTCCCAGGGAAGAAAATAAGATAATAGAAAAAGGTGTGTGTAAAGATGTGTGTGATTATCCGAACTTTCATCTAAAAAGACTAGTAACATTTGATCCAAAGTTATTCAAATTTTCTCAAACGTCCGATACTCTTGTGTATCCAAGACAATGTGAAAGAAGAAAAAGACCGGTTGTTGTAACATATAATCCTGATAAAGAAGTTGAAAAAGGAGCAATTACATATTCTTATAAATATGGTTCTAGTCCAGATAAACAATATTATTATATGTGCCCAGAAGCTTGGTGTCCTACTTGTGAAAAACCTATACCTATGGATAAGCTAAAAGATATTCAGAAAAAAAAATGTACGTTTGCAAAGTGCCCTTATGGAAATCATAATGTGCTAATTAATGATAATGGAAAAAAGTACAAGTATCCTGGATTTCTTGAAAAAAGCAAACATCCCAATGGAATGTGCCTACCCTGTTGTTTTTCAAGAGATAAAAGGGAATCTCCATATTATAAAAGATGTTTGTCTATAAAAGATGCAGAGAATAATGAAGAAAATGTAAATGAGAAATATATTAGCAGAAGTGACAAAATAAAAATTAATGAAGATAGATATGCTATATTACCTGTATATGTAGAAAGGTTTATGGGTCAAAAGAACTGTGATTCTGGAACAATAAAAGTAGGTTTCGACTGTTATGTTCGTAAAGGAACAAAGGAACATGAAGAGGATTCATTTATCAATTTGATAATAGATGTAATTTCTGGAATACAAAGAAAGAAATACACATATTCTATGATTATAGAAGATATTCAAAAAAAAATACACAAACAGCTATTTATGTCTTTGTCAGGAGGATTAGTAAAAAGAATGTTTTCTACAATAGAATCATATATTGAATTCTTGGAAAAAAAGAAATATGTGGAAACATTCTTAATGGATATTATATCTAGACCTGGGATATTTTCGAAAGAGGGTTTTAATATTATTATATTTACACAAAATTCTATTTTATGCCCAAAAGGTGTATTATTGGAAAATATGTATTCATTCCAAAAACCAACATTTTTATGTTTGTATATAAATAATATATATCAACCTATTTACAAGCTACAAAATATAGATAACAAAATAGAAGAAATTGTTTTACATTCAAGTATATTACCAGAAATACAGAATATATTAGAGAATACAAAAAAGAAATGTTCCTCATATCATGAAATTGATTGGGAAAAAATTACAGGAAACATGGAAAAAAAAGAAAATGTAACAATCATGGAATATAAAGAAATACTAGAAAAACACTATTCTATTGAAGTACAGGTTGTAGATGCATATAGTAAAGTTACAGCAATAATTCTTTCTAATCAGTTGTATATCCCAATCGAACCAAGTACAATATTATTAGAATACCCATATATGGAATATAATGAAAATGTTCCTATTTTACCATTTAAAAAAACAGTATCTCTACTAGAAGAAGTGTATAAAAGGACAAATGCTCCTATAAAACCTTTGTATTATGTTTCTAAAAATAAAAATATTGTAGGAATTGTAATACAAACAAAACGAATTATCCCTGTTTTACCTATTAATATTAGTAAAGTAAAGACAAAATTACAAGAATCCGGAATGGTATATGTACCGGATACAGATATTTCTGATACACGAAGTAAGAAACGAATACAAATAGTTAATATATTTAACTACAAAAATGAATCTCTTTATAGATATGTATTAGAAGTAAGCAAGTTTTTACAAACAAAAGAAGGTCAACAATACAAAAAAAAAATAATAGATATTGTAGATAAAGTAGAAATACAAAAAAAAGACTATGATGTGTGTAGAAATATTATTGTATTAATCACTAAAAAAATAACTAGACTTATAAAAGAAACAGATAGTTCGATAAAAAATATTATGAATGGTTCAATACAGTATAAACCTTTATTATTACGAAAACCTTGTTTTGAAAAAAAACAAAAAGATAACAATTATCATTGTTCTTGTACATCTTCATCCTGTAAATTATTACTACTTCCAAATAATTTTATAGATAGAGTAACCGATATGATTATTCGATATCCAATACAAAGAAATGATATTATAGAAGGAACTGTATCAACGATTGATGATAAAACAGCCTTTTCTAAAAAAATAGAAAATGAAATACTATTATCTACAAATAAAATAGACAAGGATCTTTACTCATTGGTTAAAGATAGTAATTCAACATACAATATAAATATACAGTTTTTACAACCAACATATGAAGGTATAGATAAGAAAAAATATATACAAAAAAGAAAAGGATTTGAAAAAAAAACTGTAATTGTTCCCGTATCAAAGCTAAGTAAGCATTGGATTTCTATAACTAAGCCTAATTATAGATACATAGTAACACAGGATACGTGTAAGAGTATATATTATATATTTTATTCTATATCTATTGTATTATTTAATAGAAAACATAGAACAAATATAGAAAATCTAGAAAATATTTCACAGGAAAATATTATAGATGTATATTGTTCTTATATTTTACAGTTAGATAAAGGAACAATACATACAATTTTACAATCTATAGAACCAAAAATATCCTCGGAAACTCTTTCTACTATTATAGATGTATCAGATATGTATAATCATATACATAATGATTCTATAAGTTCTCCAGATAATTTGATTGAAAAAATTAAGACAGGGTTTCCTGTGTATAATACAAGTATTTTTGATATTATTATGTTCTCTCACATGTTTTCTATTAAAACAATTATATTACAAAAAACAATATCAGAAACATATTTTACAAACTTATTTACAAGTGACCTATATTGTGTATTATTCTATAAAAAATCTTATACAAATACTTGTAATGAAATATATTTGTTAGAAAAAAATACAAAGCCTTATATAACTCCACCAAACTCTACTATAAAACGGCTTATGTAATAATAAATGATATAAACCATTATACATATATAAGTATACTTGTTGAGAGATGTCTATTTCACATATTTGGAAATCTGTTCCACAAAAGTCATTAGAATGGTTCCAAAAAAGACATACTATGATTACAGCTTCAGATGTTGCTTCTATTTTAGAAGTTCATCCATTTGTATCAGCGTATGAACTTTTACAAAAAAAAATACAACCATTCAGTTCTTCTTATACAAAAACAAGAGCTACAGAATGGGGTGAAAAATATGAACCATATGCTTTAGAAGAATACAAAAAATTACCTATTATACAAGGTAATAAGAAAGTCCATACAATTGGTCTTATTACACATCCAACATATACATGGCTAGGGGCAAGTCCAGATGGCCTTGTTCAAAGTATGGATAATAAAAACACATATTGGTTATTAGAAATAAAGTGTCCATATAAAAGAAATTTTGAAAACAAAGGAACAAAATTACCTATATATATTTGGATTCAAGTTCAAATACAAATGGAAGTTTGTAATTTATCATTTTGTCATATTTATCAATGTAGATATAATGAAGATAATTTATGTGCTTCCAAGCTATCTACTATAGAAAGAGATACTAATTGGTTTAATACTATTGCCTTTCCTAGAATAAAAAAATTTTATGAACTTGTTCAAAAAGGAAAAGACTATTCAAATTTACAAAACCCATACCCAAATCCTGTAAAATGGGTGTCTCTACATTCTTTTTATGGATATTTGCTAGAAGACCCTTTGCTTGATTGGCTAGATTATTATAAATATACAGATTCTATTCAAAAATGTATAGAAAGAAATCCTCCGATGTATAATAAAAAAAATAACCAAAAAACGAATATAACATTCTCATTAATTAAAAAACTACAAGATTTTTCTGAAAAAAACAATTTTACTTATACATATATTAGTAGTCTGGACAATAAAAATTGTGAGAGTTTGTCTATTTATCAATATAATAAAACAAAAGAGGCGATTGAACAAAAATATGATATTATTATTAGACCGGTGTTATTAGATTATACAAAGAAATCATATGGAATAGCAGATTGTATTATTCATAATAAAGTATTGAAAGAATTTTGTAAGGAATATAATATTATAATTCAAGATTTAGACACTATATCTTCTGTAGATGGATATGTTGTGTGTTGCACAACATTAAAAAATACATATCCGTATAACAGTAAACTGAGTAAATGGGATAAAATATTACACAAAATATATAGTAAATACGCTACAATCACAGGTTCCATATGTTCAAAAGAAACAAATATATTGTTATTAGGAAATACATCAGGAATAATTTGTAAAAAAACATTCACTGACACTATCCATAAAGGCATAGAGTGGGTTCATACTATTCGAAACGAAGGGACTGAATGGTTATCCTGTATTGATAAAACAACTGTTCCAACAAATAAAAAAATGATGCCGAATATGTGTAATAAGTATGACAATGTATGGAGAAATGTAAAAAAAGAATTAGCAGAAAGATGGGGTGAAATAACATTGCTATGGTATTGTGGGATACAGCAAAGAAGAAAAGCACATAGTAAAAACATATTTTCCTGGAAATCGGATATTCCTATATCTACATTTATACAATCTATGTATACATCAAGCGAACAATTATATTCTAAAAGGAAAAATATAATGTCTTCTATGATTCAATTACATAGGACAAATCACAAAATATATCATAGTGTTGATTTTGGAGAACTTAGCGAGCCGTATATAGATACAGATAAAGCACTAGAAGTATTTATTGATTTTGAAGTTCTACCAAGTGGAATATTCGTAGAAAAACAAAAAGAAACTATTTACTTAATTGGTATGTACTGGAAGAATCCAGAAACACAAGAATTTGTGAAGAACTCTTTTATAGCAGAAAATATATCTCTATATTCTGAAAAAAAGATGATTCAAGAATGGTGGAAAAATGTAAAAAGTATAAGAAGAAAATATAAAAAAGAAAAAGTTATACTATATCATTGGAGTAAAGCAGAGGAACGATTTTTAGATAAAGCATTCTCTAGACATTCTTTACATTATATGAAAGATTCGTTTTCTTCTGGAAAATATGAATTACGAGACTTAATGGAAATGTATGTGGAAGGAGAAGTTGTAATTCGTAATGTATGGAGCTATTCTGTAAAAGATATAGCGAAAGGATTGCATAAAAATGGTTTTATACCAGAAGTATGGGATGATACCAAAAAAGGAGGTGATATGGTTCAAAATGGCGAAGGGAGTGTGTTTGCGGCCACAACTTGTTATAGAGAATCTAATACCACAGGGTGTCCTATACACGATGTTCCAAGATTTCAATATTTACAAGAATACAATTTGATGGATTGTAAAGTATTATACTATTTGCTATTATTTTTACGAATGTACATTTATACAAAAGACCCTCGGCAACTACGAAGAAATCATAGAAAACATAAGATTACACTTGAAGATAGAAATCCCAAGAAACGAAAATCTTAAGAAAACTTTTTAATGGTTTCATACAAAGGGTATGTTTTTGCTATAAATGAAAGAATGTCTTCTATTTTTTTGGGAATATTATGTATATTACGAGTATAATATATTGTCATACATTCTTTCATAATTTCATTTCTTGTTAGTTTGGTAGTATCAAGGGATGATTGGATTATTTTAGAAATAATATGATTATCTAAAAAAGAAGATTTAAATTTATGACACTCGTGGCATAACAATTGAATATTATCTTTAGAATTTGTCCCATTGTGATACAAAGGTATTACATGGTCATACTCAAAATGATTCTTTTTTTCTAAACATAATTGACATTGTGCATTATCTCTATTTACAATTTCTTTCTTTATAGTATCAGGAATACTTGTTCTTTTTTCTCTTACAGTACTAATAATAGTAGTATTTTCAAATTTTCTTTTTATAGAATTTGAAAATTCTTCTAGTATTTTTGGACAATTCAGCAAAGATTCTAGAGGTTCCCAAGTAGGTTTATCATAATCTTTCCATTGAACTAGATACTTAACACATCCCTTATACTTCTTTTTTTTTAATATTTTTTCTACTTCATAGTGAGTTACATTATCGATAATAAATGTCTTCATTGTTATTTTTTTATAAGTGGTTGTAAAAAAAGAGTATTACAATTATTCAATTTTTATAGTAAAGGTGAACAATGTGTATTCGGATAAGAAGATATATATCGAAAAGGCCAACGATATGGTTTTCTATATCTAGGTTTATTGTAAAATTCTAATGGGTCACTACCTGTATATATATAGTTAAAAGGAAATATTGTATAAGGAACAAAAGACTCTTTTACATAGGAAAATAGCACACAAGATATAATAAGAATTGTAAAAGGTATCAATATAGTTTGAGATTTCATTATATAATATACTATTTTTTTTTTATACTACATATAATTCTACACATGCCATATATATATAAAAGGAGTATATTGACATATAGTTTCTACACATATAATAAAAAGAGAATCTTGCACATGTAATTCTTCTTCCTTGTCTTGAAAATATCCACACACACACTCATTGTCTGTATAACACATAGTAATCAGGACAAAAGAGTAATCAGGACAAAAGAGTAATAATACTTAGTTTTTTATAACTATATACCTATTACTATAATTATTCAATTTTTCTAGAACCAAGGAATATACTCAAAAATGTTATATAACAATTCTTTTTCGAAATGTGTATATTTTGTACTCACAATATTCAATATTGTAAAAACCATTTTTTTGTATTGCGGTGTCCAGTATATATGATTTTCTGGAGACCATACACAGAAACCATACTCGCATTGAAATTGAAGTATTTTCCAATTTCTTCTTTCTTCAAACCATGTAATAAGCTCACGATGATGACAAAATGATGCTTGGTATATACATTTTTCTATATCGAATATAGAATTATGACAAATAAGTAACTGGATATATTCTTTCATACCATAGAACGATGCTATATAAATTGGTAAGTCGTCATGTTGGTTATATATATTTATATCTATATTTTTTTGTTGTATCAGATACTTGCAAATATCCATAGAATCTTTACACCCAAATCCAATCTGATGCATAATAGTAGAAGTAAATCTGTTTTTTTGATTTATATCAATACTTGTATTTTCCACTAAATATTGAACTAATTCTATATTGTTACCAGATAGTGCGTACCCTAATATAGTAAACCCATTTAAGAAATGATATACCATATAGGTATCAAGATACGAGAAAGATATTTCTTTTTCTTTACACGAAATGTGTATCTTTTTTACTTTTTCTAGATCACCACTCATTAGACCATTCTGTAAAGAATGTAATAAGGAATTCAAAAATGTGTCTTCAAATACTCTTATGCTCATTTTTTTTTATACAATATATAAACAAAGAGAGGTGTGTGTGTATTATAAAAGTTCAATTTTTATATGTAGATAATATAGAGATAATATAGTATGGGTAAGCGAAAAGATAAAATGTTCACAAATCCATCTATTCAACCCACTCAATCTACTCAACCCACTCAACCCACTCAATCTACTCAACCCACTCAACCCACTCAATCTACTCAACCAACTCAATCTACTCAACCAACTCAATCTACTCAATCTACTTCATCAAAATCAACACCATCATCTACTTTACCAACTCAATCTACTCAAAAAGATACAAATACACAAAAAAAAAATGTATGTAAAAGCATAGACACTAGCGACAAAAACACTACATTTTCACATATGAATATGAGCCATAAACCTATTCCAACTACCCCTAACAATACACCTATAACATCTCCTACACATACCATACATTCCAGTGAAAATAATACAGAAAGTATTGAACCTATTAAAAATAAGGAAAATAAGGAAAATAAGGAAAAAAGAGAAAAAAGAGAAAGAACATTATCGGAAATATTAGAAGAAGATGATAAAATATTATTTAGCTTACAAGCTCTTGGTGGTGTTCAAAAAAATGAAAAATTAACAGAAAATGGAGAGTTGATAAGTGTAGATGATAGGTGGTTTCTACAAGGATTACGGAGATGGTGGAGTTATGATAGTCGAGAAAGAAGTTCTAATAAAATTTTACTAATTATTAAAAAAGCAGAAACAAAAATATTAGAACTGCTAGATATGGATTATATGACCCAAGAGGAAAATAAGAAAAAAGGTTCCCTAGAATACAAGAAACAACAAGAAGAAAACGACGATAGAAAAAAATTAATACAAAAATATTGTATTGCTTTATCTAAAGCAAAAACAGGTATTGAAAATATTCGTGATACATACGAAGACAAATTTACAAAAAATTCCTGCACTCTTTCTATACAAAAAATAGATGATATTATAGAAAAAATACAAAAACCATATTCATAGTATATGTATACTATTTTTTTTCTTCTATATGTTCTAAACGTTTATTCATAGTTTCTATATTTTTTTGTAACAGGTGAATTGTTTTTTGTTGATTTTCTATAAGGATTTCTGTTTCTGTTTTTTGTGTCCCCCATACTAACCAGTGTCCCATATTGTATATTTTACGAACACTCCATATAGAAACATCAATTGTAAGATCAGCTAATGTTGTAATTACCATTTATATAATTATATATATTGTATAGTAGTATAATATAATTTATGAATTATAAAATTGTATTATATATTATTGTATTGTTACAAATTGTTATTATTGGTGTTTTATATCCCACTGAATATTTTGAAACAAATAATATTGGTTCATGTTATTTTTGTTATTTACAATATATAACAAACTCACAAGAAAGAAATCCTTTTTATTGTAAAGGAAGACATTGGCGATGGTAGTATTAGAGATGGTAAGTATATTACAAAAATAGATTTATTTTTATATTGTATATATATACACATAAAACTATATGAAAAATACATATATTCTAAGTTCTATTATTGCTATACTAGTTATTGGAATAACGGTTCTAGTAGTTGTGGAAGTAATGAGAAAACCAGAAATTCAAACAAGAACTATTTCAAGAACAAAGTATGTTCCTGTTATTAAAAGATATCCAAAACCGTATCCTGTTATAAAACCGTATCCTGTTCCAAGACCTTATCCAAAACCGTATCCTGTTCCAAGACCTCGTCCAAGACCTCGTCCTGTTCATGTTGTTGGTCATAGGAATGGACCATTCTGCGAACATACAAAGTGTGGTTGTTATCCTGGAACAACAACTCGTATTAAATGTTAAATTGTACGAATATATATATATATATTGATTTTATTTCTTTTTATTGAATTATAAGTGTAAAAAAATATAATACAATAAAAAAGTAATTATTAGATTTTTATATATAAATTAAAAAAAACTACCTATAGTTTTTTCCATAGTTCCAACTAAACCAAGTAGTTGTGGTGGTGGTTCTGGTTTAGTTTCTGGTAAATTATTTTGTACGTTTCCTATATCTTTTTCATGTACTTTTATAAAATAACCATTTTCATCCTCCTCAAGTTCAGAAGAATCACCAATATATATTTTTCTATAAAATAAGTTTATTCTTGTAAGTGGCTCATCATTTTTAATAGCCCATACTTGTAAATAATACAAAGGATGTAATATTTTATCATCTGAAGACCTATTGTCTATTGTATTACTACTAGGTGTAGGAACAATTTGAAAAAATATTTTATATGTTGAAATTTGATTATCAGCAATAATTAAGTTACTAGAAATTATTCTAGCTTCTTCTAGGGTATTATTATTTATTGGAATTTCTTTTTTACTAATTTCGTCTTTTAAATCCGTACTAAATTCTATTGTATATGTTTTGTTATCATCATCAAATTCAGTAAAAGAAATAGATAGACTTTCATGATTACCATACCATTTTGTATCTCCTTGAGTATCGCTTTGAGTTTTCCAAACATTTTTAAAATAGGGTATTAACTCATTATTATCTGTAATATCTCCATATCCAGAACCTGTTATATAATCATTATTAGTAGAAGTAGAAGTAGAAATATTATTATGTGCTGTATTTGGAAAGTCATTTCTATATACAATTGCTTTTTGTATATATTCAGTAGGTGTTTCAGAATGTGATGTAAAGTCTACTGTAAGATTACTATTATGCTTATCTTTGACAAGTTTTAATGCATTAGTATTAGAATTATAATCTAGAATCATTGTGTTTTTATTTTTATTAAGAAAACATATTTTATATGTAGTATTTTCTGTATTATCTTTATTATCAAAAGCTATTCTCTGATTATTTCCTCCGCCCATATCCTCAAAATATATATCTTTATTTTTACGTTCTCCTTCATTATTAGATTTATATGTAATATATTTTTTAGTATAATTGTGTTCATCTTGTGTATTTTCTTGTGTATTTTGTTGTTTGATATACATACAATATGTATGTACATTATAGAAATCTTTATCTTTTCCCATATAATCTACATAAAAATTTGTAGCTTTTTCTTGTCCAGTTACTTTTTTTACAATAGGAAGATTTTTGTAATTAAATGTAACAGATATATAGTTGTTATTATTATTATATTCAAGTTTAATAGGTATATCCGAGCTAAGAATATCTTCTCCTGGATCAAAATATTCTTTTACATGGTCCATTACAATATTTGGATTTTTGCATTGGTATAAACTCCAAATAATAATAGCTAATAAAATACCTATACAAACAATAATACGATTATAAGGGGTGGTATATTTCATTTTTACCATATTTATTATGTATATATATATGCTATAATAATATACTATTTTATTATTTTTATTATTATTATTATTATATAGAAGAAAATCCATACAAATATTCTGAATAGTCTATATCAGGATTCCATTGTGTATCGTGTCTAGTGTCTGTTAAAGGAATATGGTTTGTATCTACGATTTCCTGGTATCTATTAAGCATTAATCCTGTATCACTTTGTGTTGGTGGAGGTGCGGATGTATATACATCGTGAGTATTATACATATTCTTGTAATAATTTTCTAATAGAGAATCTTTTTTATTTCCATTTGTGGATACAGAATTTGTATTCTGGTAAATATTAATTACTACAGGTTTTTGCGAAGAACAAGAATTTCGAGAAATGGTTTCTGAAGAAGGAAACGAAACTTCTGGTATAATTCTTTTTCGAAAAGAATACTGGTTATCTCGTATTTCTTCTTTTCCAATTTCAATAACTTCTCTCATTTCTGGATCAAGTTTTCTATAAGAATATTCTGAATTTCCAAGTTGTATAGTGGAATTATCTGTTGTATCTTGATAGACTCCATCCATATTTTTATATGAAGCCCCCCAATTTGTCCCTGACTCCCAACTTCTACCTGGAATAGAGCATCCAGATAATAAAAATTCTTTTCTATCTTCCATTGTATATACTATTATATACTATTATATACTATTATTTGATATATTATTTTTTATTCTATTATAATATTTACATATCCGTATCAGACCCAGATGAACCATCGTCTTCATATAAAAGGATATCCTCCTGGTTTTTCATTTCGTTATATATGACAACAGTAGAAGAAGTTTTTTCTATATGAGGTTTTTCTATATGAGGTTTTTCTATAGAAATTTCTTCTTCACCAATATCCTCTAGTGATTCATATACAATTTCTTCTTCTTTGATTTTTCCAGGAAGGATTCCAAATACTTTTGTAGTCTCTTTCATATCTATTTTTTCCAGAAAATCTATAATTGTAGTAATATTTGTTTCTTTTTTTTCAGTGGTTTTTGCTGTGTTGCTAAAAAACTTCACATCGGTTGGTTTTTTGGTAGAACTTGTAAGAGAATTAGAATATAATAATCTTGACATACTCGCTTTTTTCAGTTGTAATTTCACTTGTAAAACAGATTGTAATTTGTTATATAATTATATAGTATATACAATATATTCGTCAATTTTTATATATTGTATATATTCAGATATATATAAAGAATATATACAGTATATATTGTAAGATACAAAACATATATATTTGAGTATCTTATATTTTTACATAGGGGTGCAATGATATATCTAATATGATTGCACCCTTGTCCGAGTGGTTAAGGAGGTGGACTTAAGTTCCACTGGTCGAAAGACCGCGTGGGTTCGATCCCCACAGGGTGCAATTAAGTGTATGATTTTATATCGTGCCATAAAAAGAGTTTGTAATTCTTTTATGGGACGATTAGCTCAGAAGGTAGAGCGCTGGTCTTATGAGCCAGATGTCACGGGTTCGAGCCCCGTATCGTCCATTTATTTTTTTATATTTATATTGTATGGTATTTTGTTATAAATAGCATACAACATAATATATTTTTTTTTTACTATATAAAAGATACTGTGTTTTGTAATATATTACAAATGATTTGTAGTTCTTGTGGTGAAAAAAAAAATAAGAAAGAATTTAGTTCATCCCAATTGAAAAAAAGAAAAGAAGAGCGCAAATGTAAAATATGCTCCTCTACCAAGGATACAAGTGTAGAAAGATATAGTACGCTTGTATCTTGGTTACAAAAAAATGGTTCAACATTTCCAGATCTAGAAATAAAACACTATTCTAATACATTTCGTGGAGTAATTGCGTCTACAAATATACAAAAAAATAAATGTATTATGAGTATTCCAAGAAAATGTATTATCACAACTCTTCTTGCAAAAGAATCAAAAATATGTAAAGAGTTGTTGCAAAATAGAAAACCAACTGATGTATTTAGTAATCATACATGGATTGCTTTGTACCTTATACAAGAAAAAAATAATCCAGACTCTTTTTGGAAGCCTTATTTGGATATATTACCAACACATTTTATGAGTTTTCCTCATTATTTTGATTCTTCTACATTATCTACACTTTCTAATTCGTTTGTGTTAGACATGATTACAGCGAGAAATAGTAATTTACAGAAGGAATACAATATATTATACAAGTATATACCTTCTTTTCAAGATAATGTTACCCTAGACATGTATATATGGGCAAGAATTGTTGTTATTACAAGAGTTTTCCATATACAACTTCAAAAAAATGTATCTACACAAGGTCTTGTTCCTATGGCAGATATGTTAAACCATACATTAGAGCCTACAACGCATTGGAAATTTGAACCAGAAAAAAATTCATTTACGATTATGTCTACAAGTTTTCAAAAGAAAGGTATAGAGGTATATGATACATATGGTCCGAAATGCAATTCAAGGTATTTAGTAAATTATGGCTTTACACAAGAGAATAATATACATTCCCAAGCTGTTTTGTTTTTACACCCAGAAAAAATTCTTACAGAATATGATTGTTCGTATAAGGAACAGAAAATGAAATTACTACAAGAAAACCATACAACAATAGATGACTCTTATACTAATTACTCATACTTGATACACAATAATCTTGAAAAAAAAGTATCTGTAGAGAAACATTTTCGATTTCAATTTACAAGAATACTTTTTCCAAGAAAAGTCTCTATACAAGATGAAAAGTGTACTTCTACACATAGTACGTATTGCTTACTTGGGTTTTTACGATATTTGTTATGTAGTGAAAAAGAATTTGCGTATATAGTAGACGTAATTAACAAAAGCAAACAAACAAATTTACTAAAAATATTACTATGTATAAAGCCATTATCTATAGAAACAGAATACAAAGTATTACAAGTTTTATCTGATTATTGTAAAAAGGAACTTTTACAATACCCTACAAAGTTAGAAGAAGATATTGAAAAACATAAGGAATTGAAGGAATATAGTAAAGAATGGAACATATCAAATATAGTACAATGTGAAAAACAAGTTCTATTATTTTATATAGATTTATTTTCATCTATAGAAAATATAGATCACAAGGAATCTTACAAGATTTCAAAAGCTTTACGAAAACATCCAAAATATAAGGTATATTATTCTTTGTTTGTAGAAAAGCTTATATAAATTTATTGACAACCATCTATATATAAACTTATTCACAACCTTCTAATGGTTTTCGTTCTAAATCAGGATTAATAGTAGTATTCATCCAAGGAGATACTTTCATTTGGGGATTTGCTGGTTCGGAACGTAATTGCATATTTGCATTTCGTAACGAAGAGGACACGGTATCAATACCAGTTATACGAGAAGCTTCTAAAAAGTTCATATCTCCTAAGTTTTGAACAGACTTGTTCCATTCACAATTCTCGTCACGAGAAGGTATTAAGTCAGATGGTTGTAATTGCTGTTTTGGAAAACAGGATGTTTCCATAGGAACTTCTTGCGAAGAAGGGACAACATTAGTCTGTATAGGAGTATGAACATTCATATTACATGTACATTCTCCTTCACAAGATAGGCATTTTGGAGTAAATTCTTCCTTTTTACGTACTGGAAGAATATTTCCTAAACTAAGACTTTTTCCTTTTGCGAAAGTTTGAACCACATATAAAAGTGACAAAGAAACTGTCACAACAATTAAAACTTGTAAACATCCTTTATATTCCATTATATATATATATTAGTTAATATAATATGTATATATAAAAAAATTACATAATAATTAATTTATCTTTTTTATTTTATTTTCTTATCTGCGTTTTCTAAATCGAAACATTTTTTTTATTTTCTTTTTCTCTATTACATTTTCTTTTTTCTCATTACACTCATCACTATCCTTTTCTATATTATCATCATCATTATTAACATTGCTACCATCATTTACATTATTACTAGCATTGACATCGTCATCACCAATATTATCACCAATATCATCATTATTACCATCATCGAATCTATCAATATCAATATTGTTTATATCTTTATATACCCCATCTTCTTTACTTTCACTAACTTCCGTATGGTTTCCAATATCTTCACTAACTTCCTTACAAACTTCTTTACTTTCACTAACTTCCTTATGGTTTCCAATATCTTCACTAACTTCCTTACAAACTTCTTTACTTTCACTAACTTCCTTATGGTTTCCAATGTCCTCACTAGCTTCCTTACTAACTTCACTAACTTCATCATCTGTATATTGAACATTTCTTATAAACATGTCCTCTCCAATATCTTTATTAAAGTCATCTGATAATTCATCTTCATAGTCTGGAATAGATAAAGAAATATTATCCACGACCCATTTTTCAATAAACTCTTCATCTACGAGAATAATTTTATAAAATATGAATCGTAAAATAATAGTATTATTCTTGAATCCTCGTAACATATTTTTTGTTAATGTTTTACAATATTTCTTATGTATTGGAATAACAATATTATTCTCATTGTGTGTTTTTGCTCTAGAGTATTCAAGTAATGAGATATAGTCAGTTTCTAGTTTTCTTTTACATTCTATGTTATACCATTTTTTGCTATTTTTTATAATATATTTTTTACATTGATTTGAAATTTTTCCAAGGGTATTTTCAAAATTCCAATTATTATCTGTTGTCTCTAAAATAAGGCTTACATTATTGTCTCTTTGTAGAACAGATTTACATAAAAGAGGTGGGGATGTAAATGAAACATACTTTTTTTTCTTGTAATTACATACTAATGTAGTGTCATCTTTTTTTTTTAAGTGTATATCTGAATAATGAACATCATAATATTCTTCCATTATAGTGTATTACGTTTAGTGAAGAAATAATAAGAAGCGGATAAACGCAAATATAATATTTCTTATAGTAGATAAGAATGATTAAGAAAATTGTAAAAGAAATATTAGATGAAATTATGGAAGATTGGGATGACGAAGAAAATAAGAAAAAAGTTCAAGAAAGGTTCCTAGATCCCATGATATGTTATATTATGGATAAACTGTACCCTTATTTTATTATTTCTACTGTAATTGTGTTTATACTTGTATTCTTGTCTGTTTTAATACTATATTTTATGATATCATCGCGTAGAACATAAACTTTTTTTTTTATACATACTATACATATATAATGAATAACACCAGTAATCAAACAATTGACTTACTATATACCACTATTTTTCAACAACTTATTCGAAGCAAGCTAACACCTACTTATGTAGAAAAACGAGTATTAGAAGAACAAGTAAATATATGTAAAAAATATATAATTACACTTGTTACAGAATTGGAAAAAAATATTAATGAAGATTTAAAGAATTATTCAGAGTCGTATTTGACATGGGATCCAGAATATTATAAAAAAGAATCAGAAAAAAGAAAAGATATGTTAATTCATTTTTCTACCACTATACAAGAAACAAGTGCTAAAGATTTTTTGTCAAAGGATTTTTCTATTACCAATTCTGATTTAGACACATTATACCCAAATCATTTTCCAAAATCTAGTGTTCGAGAATTTTATCAATCTCATTGGGAAAAACTTAAAGAAAAACATGATTAATAATAATATAACAAAATGGATAATAAGAAAAATATAGAAAATGCTTTGTATAATATTGTATATAGATATTATAAAAAACATAAATCATTACCATCTGCTGGAAGAGGTATGGTGTATAAAGGATTATTAACACATCATGATATGATAGACTATGTATTAGACATATTAGATAAAACAAACAAATTGACAAAGATATCCTATATGTATTATGAAAATTACAAAGAGGAAGACAAATATTATTCATCTTCTTTTTATATTCAATAAAAAAATAATTTTTATTCTTCTACTTGTGGTGCTAATGCCAACAATAGATTTCCAAGACTTCCCACAGAATATTCAATAATAAGAGGATTTTCATTTGCCAAGAATAATCGTATATTCTGACATAAACCAGCACATTTAGAAAATAATGTAAGATGGCGCAACAAGTAATATCCTTGAATAATAGAACCTTCTTTCGCATTATCTCCTCTTTCAAAGGAAATACCATTATCCGTATGAGCATAAGTTGTTTCTTGGGAAGCAAACTCTCCGTTACAAGACAATATTAGTTGTTCTCCTATACTTTTAATTTCAATAACATCTGCTATATTATATGCTTCTCTACAAACTTTTTGAAATTCATTCGAAGGTATAGTAATCATAGTTTCAAATTCTGTATCCGGTGCAGAAATCATATCTTCATCAATATCAATCAAATTTAATTTATAATCTGTTACTTTATTAAATTCTTCATTCTCTACACGAATTCCCAATTGTGTAGTTTTTTCTTCGTCTATATATAATGTCAGAGAATCACTATTATTCATAGTTTTTGTTAGCTTGAACAAATTAATAATATTTAGACCAATAATCATTTTCTCTTCACACTTATATTCTTCAAACTTTTCTGCGTCCAAAAATAAATGTACAAGAATTGTTACAGATGGGTCAGTCGCAATAATACGAAGACCTCTCGAACTCAATTCTACATTTGTTTCTGTAATAATTTCTTTAAGTGCTTCAATTAAGCTTTTAAAAGCATTTACCTGAACGGTTTGTAATTGAAAACTATAACCCATAGAAAACTATGATATATACATTATTGTTTCTTTAAATATATAATTTTTTTATTTATATATATATATATTATAATGAATAACTATAAAAATAATAATGAGATTCCGACATACCACATGAACATTGCTTCAATGGGATCTCCGTCGGAAATACCATATAATAAAACTAAAAATCTTATTAATAATATGAAAATAAGAGAAGGCGTAATAAAGGAACTAATTCAGAATTATAAAAAATTAATAAATAATAAAACATCCAGTTATATTAATAATGGTGTTAATAAAAGTAAATCAAAAAAATCGATAGATCCAATACGTGAATTTACAATTAAATTACTTGATGAATTATTGGTAAATGAAAATTTAAGTAATAATCAAAAAAAAAAGGATTCAATAAAATATTATGAAACTTTTAAACAAATACTTGAATCAATACAAAAAAATAATAATAATTATAAAGGAGGAAAAAGAAAAAATAAACGTAAATCTACTAAAAAAGATAAGAGACTTGGAAAATATAAACATAATGGACATACTCATAAAACAAAACAAGCAATGAAAAAATGCACAAAATAATTATATTTTTTACACATTGTACCAGTTATTGTACAAACAAGCAATGCATTAGATTTGTCAGATGCAATTTCACTTAATTCTACATTTGTTTCTGTAATAATTTATTGTATTGCTTCAATTAAACTTTTAAAAGCATTTACCTGAACGGTTTGTAATTGAAAACTATAACCCATGAAAACTATGATATATACATTACTGTTTCTTTAAATATATAATTATATATCAAATAAAATATAATAAGAAAGTGGAAAAATATATAAATATAATAATAAATATTACAAAATTTTGTTATCAAGATAGGGAAATGATTTATATATAAAATAAATATTATTAGTATATTTTTCAATAAGACGTAATATGTTTTTTCCTTTATTATATCTTTTTTTAAGTTCTATTTTATTATTCAAATTATATATTTTTTTCATATATATAAAATATGTTTTGTAATTATTATACTTATATATTATATCCAACCTAATATCTTTTTTATTATCAAAATAAACACTATATGTAATACCTGTCATATATTTTTTTAAGGATATTTTATCTGTAAAAATTACTTCATTGTGTATTGGATTTATAGAATTAATAAATATATTATTTATTTTCTTAGGTTTTTGTAATGAATTTTTATGTACTATTCCTTTATAACCTTTATTATTTATAACATAATCATTTCTATGTAATAAGATTTTTTTATCTATCATAATACAATAATTACTGTAATCTATAGACTTGTATTCATATTTACAAATTTCAATTTGCAAAAATATTTTTGAATAATTACCATAATTTTTTTCTTTTTCTGCTTTTTTGCCTGATATAATATACCCATTTTTTAGAATATTTTCTAAATCTTGAGTACAATGTTTTAAGTAATTTATCTTATCCATTATAATATAAATATATAAAATTTAAAGTATTATAAAAAAAAATAATAAAAAATAGACTATTTATAGTATTATTTTATAATTTTATTTATAAAATAATATTATTTATATTTTTGGTATAATGGTGATATACGATGCTAGCATAATATGTTCTTCTGGAAAAGAAACATCAATATGTGCAAAAGAGCTTATATGTTTTGTAATAATAGAATTAATAAAATTATATGCAGCAATATTTTGATAAATATGTCTTCCACCTGTAATAATAATACCACTTTCAAAAATAGAAATAGTTACTTTTTTACAATCTCCTACTTTTTCACCACTCCCTTTTCCAGAAGACTTTTTTAATGTACATTTTCTTCCAGGACAGGAACATACACCATCTTGTTCCTTTTTAACAGCATTATAATAAAATCCCAGTTTTACAGCAGTATAACCAGATGCTGGTGTGTAGGAAGAAAATATCATAGGATAATGTTCTGATAAAAAAGAAAATAGTAATTCTCTATCAATTTTACAACCTATAGAATAATTGCTATTAATCATAGTTTTTTGAAATTTTGAAATAATACAATTTTTATCAGGAAATAGTATATTGATAATATCCTGTAGTTCTTGTATAATAGATATACCATCTTCTTCCACTCTACAACCCACCATTGAAATACTGTTACCTTCTTTCTTTTTATCAGAAAATATTTTACCTGTTACTTTTTTACCGTTACTGGATTCAATTACAAAAGATAAACAATTTGGAAACCCTTTGGATTTTTTCCTTGGTTTTTTAATAATACCATACGAAGATTCGCTAAGAATTAAACCTTTTATCGCACATAATGGATTTTTCACACAATATGTTTCTAATTGAGTATATAAAAAAGGTAATTCGAACGATATATTAAGCTTCGCTTTTGCTGATATAGCAGATACTGTTAAGTCTGATATTTTCAATTTTGGATGTACATCTCTACGAAACATTTCTAAATTTGTATCAATATACTCGCCAATACACTCCTTTTCATCACACTCAAATGAGTATATATCTATTAGTACCTGTTTCTTTTTCCTATCACTTTTTACAAGTTTTTGAGTCTCTTTTGTTTTTTGTAATGAAATAGAGCTCATAATAAAAGGTATATGTGTTTAGAGAGTTTCAGAAAGTAATAAAAAAATATATCAATATTTTTTTATGATATACTGAAATTCTTTAAGTATATACTCGTATTTTCTTTATATGTATTCTTTAAGTATCATATTATGGAGGTAATGTTTTTTTACAAATTGCTCTTCTTTCATTTGGATTACAACCCTCAGAAGTAATATACTCTACATGATTACCATAATATCCAGATGAATCCCATGTTGAAGAGGATCTACTATTACTATTATTAACTATATATGTTTTATCATCATTACCATTTGTTTTATAATATACAGTAGCTCCATCTTCTATACAAGATTCCATACCATCTGTAATGAATAAAGATGTTTTGGGAGTAGTGCTACAGTCTTTATCTGCTTGACTTTTGTCAGGGTATGTTTTACTAGCACTATCACTATTACAACGATACACAGGTTGTCTATTATAAAGAGAACATGTTTTATTATTGTGTTGTTCAACACACTTTTTTCCTAAGTCATTTATAAGTTTTTCATTATCATTTATAAGTTCTTCATTATACCGTACACGTTCTGTAGAATATATAGTATCAAATTCTATTTTTGATGTAGGAGGTAAATATTCTATTGTAGGTGGGTATGTGTATAATATAAGCAATAATATACCAAAATATACTATACTACAAAATATCGTAGATTGTTTCTTCATATATATTATATAGTAATAAGTTTTGACATATTTTTAATATATTCTGTAAGTTCTTTAGAAACTTTTACTTTATGTATTGGGTTTTTTGTAATATATTCTTGTAATTTTATTTTTACAGGAGAGGTTGGGTATAAAAATACAAAAGATTGAATAAGTTTTTTTCTACTTTGGAAATTTGTTGTATTGGATATTTCTAATATATGATATACAAATTTTTGTAGTTTAGTATGTTGTATTTCATTTGTATATATTTTTTTTGCTTCTTGTAAAGAAAACATTTTTTTCTTTAATTTAGAATTTACATAATTATGAATATCAAAAGTCCATCGTGATATTTGATTACCATTTTGATGTTTTATTTTCCTATATAATAAAATTTTTCTATAATCCTTTTTACATATAGGACAAGGTAGTAAATCTCCTAGCGAAGTATAAAATGTATGCAAATTGTCTTTTACTTCTTTTGGAAAACTAGAATTATTTTGTGGTTGTTGATATGCTATACTATGCATAGCATACCATGTAAAAGGTCCCCATATTTTAGAATTTTTATTATTTACCATATTCTATTATTATATGTTCTCTTTCTATACATATTTAGTATAAATAAATACTTATATTATATCCATACCCCCGCTAACAAGAATTTCTTAACAAAATGTACCATACCATATAAAATGATAAGTAAAAAACAGGAAAAAAGAAAGCAAATAACATACTTGTTATACGAGAGATTGTATTTGTTTTTCTATTACAATAATATGCTAATTTTGTAGAAAATAATGCTATACATAATGTAAATATTCCAACAAATAAATTATACACATTTGTATCCTTGTTTGGTATAAATACTGTACTTTCTAACTTTTTTTGTTCTTTATGTTTTTTCTTTTCAACAATATCTTTATAATATGTAACTGTAAAATATCCAATCATCTATACAAAATGTATATATAATTTATCACAACACATCATAATTTTGAACAATTCTTTTTTCTATTCTTTTATTATGTGTTATTTTTGGTTTTGTATATAATAGGTGATCTCCAACTTCTACATATGTTTCTATTTTTTTAGAACTATGTTTTTGAATAGCTTTATCGATTTCAATAGTATATAATTTTGGAATAATAGTTACTATAGTAGAACCACCAAATTGAAAGTACCCTAATTCATCACCCTTTTGTATAACACTATTTCTCTTCTTTTTATGAACAATAATAGAACCAACACAGAATGCACCAACAATTACCATGCATATAACACCATAGTATTTTGTAGAAATATAATACAATGCTCTTGTATTTTTTGCAAACACATTTTTAGAACTCCTAACAATAGATGGATCTACACTAAGATATGAACCATGAATTATTTTATAGTATACAAGTGTCCCAGAAATAGGAGAATGAAATCTATGATAATCAACCGGTGCTAGTCTTGAAATAATTGTATATGAGTTTGTATAATACTTTTTTAGAATATTTGTTTGAAGTTGCATCATATTAGATATTGTATAATATTTCCCTTTAATCCAAAATCTAGATTTTTTTTCTGAATCAAATAATAATGTTCTTGAATCAGCTGGCGAAACAAAATAATTATTTTTATTTTTTTTATAAATATTAATATATGGTTTTTTTCTAATAAAAAAATCATTTAGAGTTGTATATTTTCTAACACATTCTTTCATAGAATTTATATTCTTGCATTTTTTTGTATTTTTCCAATCTATATGATACTTTGTAATAAATTCTAGTATATCTTTTATATCTGTAGATTTTCCCTTTGTAGAACAATATCCTTTTGATAAAAAACTAGATACAAATTCACTTGGAATATATTTTTGTAATACAATTCCAAATTTTTTAAAAAATGTTTTATATTCATCAACTTGTTTTCCATCTTTTGTTACTATTTTTTTTTTCATATATGTATATATAATTTATACATAAAAAGTCATAATAGAATAAAAGTCCTTCTTTTTCCAAGAGTCCGGAAATTCTCTATTGGATTTGTACATATAATCTATATTTGTGAATTTTTCCATACCACCTATTTTTTTATACTGATATACTAAAGGACTTTTGAGAGCATATACGTTTACATAGGGTTGTATATTTGCTGTGAGAATGTCCCATATAATATTTGATGTTAACGCTTCCATCATACATTTTTGTATTGTTAATAGTCCTCTTATTGAACAAATCATCATTCCGTGTGTAGATAACATATTATAGATACGAATAATATCTTTGTTTATATTTGTAAAAGAAACAGAATGATTTTCTCCATAATTTTTATCTTTCATACCCCATGAACTTAGTCCAATATACAATATATCTGTATCATCTGGAATATCTATAGTAGATGGAAATGGTCTATATTTTTTTACATCATCTTCAAAGATAACAAATGGTTGAAATGGTGTATTTTTATCTTGATTTATACAAGCCAAATCTAATATTTTACAAAAACCAGAAGTTCCTGATTTGTTTTTACCTATATTACCTATTGGATTTACTTCTGTAATATTATAATCAGAAAACTCTTTTTCTATATGTTCTTTTCTTGTCGGATTATTATAGGTTAAGTAATAATAAGAAATACTTTCTAAATTTATTTTCATATATAGTATATAATTATACTATATATGGACACATTATACGAAGAAAATAAAACATTATACGAAAATAAAAAAAACTATTCTAAAGAAGTGGTTGCTTTATTTGTATTTATAGGAATGTATATATGTGTTCGATTTGCAGAATCTTTCGTAATACCCAAAATACCATCTTGTATTACACGGGAAGTTTCTTCCCTATTTCGTCTTGGTCCTATATTGGTTCCTATTATATTTGGAATAACCTATATGTCAAAAAGAAAAAAATCAAATCATACTATACCTGATATAGTATTACAAGAAAGAATGACATCTTGGATGAAATAAGATATTCCAGATGATACAGATATATTGTATTCTATAAAATCTATATATAACATATATATAGTAGGACTTATGACTGAAAGTAAAAAAACAGGTCTTGCTTTTTTTAATTTAACAGAAAAAGATAAGATAAAACCAAAAAAAGATAAAAGGAAAGTAAACTTTATTATTGGAAAAGATTCTTCTTCTAAACTATCTAAATTAAAACCAATTGTGGAATCCCCCATTCAAACAAAAATAATAGCTGCTATTTCTATTCTTTTACTATTTGGTGGTATTATTCATACTTTTATGGATATATACGCTCCAGATAGGCCTCTTATAAAAATAATAATGTATTCTTTAATTTGTGTTATTGTTCTTGGTCTTTTGTATCTTATATCAAATGATAATAATGAATTATGGGCTATTTTATTATCTGTATGTATTTCATTTTTACTATGGTTTTATGTATTCTACAAAGAATGGAAAGAAATACAAGATGCTGTTCAATCAGGAGAACATTCGTTTATATGTAATCCTGTAGGAAAATGTAAAACAGATAATTTTCATGGGTTGTATAGTAGTGAAAAAAATTATAAATATAAAGATGAAGGAACTAATAACAAAATACCATCTACTGCATTAGATATTACAAATCAAGAACAAGCAACATATATGTTTTGGTGTAATGTTAGTTATAAAGTATTTTCAGATTTATACAATAAAGAAGATAATATAATTATAGAACATGGTAATAATATTACAACATATTTGTCTTCCTTAGATCCTAAAATACAATTTAAAATAGATGATGATACATATATGGAAACAAATTATTCTTTTGATAATTGGACACATTATTGTATTACTATGAATGGTAAAGTTGTAGAATTATACAAAAATGCTTCGTTAGAAAAAACATTTGTATTAAAACAAAATAAACAAATTACAAAAACAGATATGTCTATTACAGGAGAACATACAACTATTGAAGATAAAAAAAAACCTTTATACAAACTAGCATTTTTAACATTCGCAAATTCTGTATATACACCTGAAAAGATATATGATATATATAACAATCAATATAATACAATTGCGTATGAGTATGATACAAATGCATGTGTAGAATGTGAAAACCCTGAAGAAAATACAGAAGATACAGAATGTGTAAAAGAAGACACTATAGCTAAAATACAAGAATCTTGTGAAGCTATACAATCATCATTACAAACAACAGCTTCTGGAACATCACAAACTAAAACATCACAAACTCAAACAACATAAACTCAAAAACCATAAAACAAAATAGAAAAAAAAAAATAATAATAATAATATATAGTATATATTATATACAAAAATGTCTAATGCGAACAAGGCTTCTGGAAATAGTGGTGTTCGTAAAAATATGAGCTCTATGATAAACAAAGGAAAAGGAATGATGAAAGGCTCGAATAAAGTCGTAATGGCTCTTGTTGGTCTATTTGTTATTATTATTATTGGTATGATTGTATATTGGGTATATAATGCTATTATGAAAGCATCTGATGTAGATAGTATTAATCCAATTATTATTGCCGGAGACAAACATACTAAAGATATGAAACCTGTAGAGATGCGTTTACCTGTTATGGCAAATTCAAATGCTCCTAATTTATCGTATACTATTAGTTTTTGGGTATATGTAGAAAGATGGGAAAATCAAAAAGAAAAAGTATTTATGTATAAAGGTAATGATAAGGATATTCAAATTGAAGAAGAAAATGGAAAAGAAGGGGAACAATTTTCTATGTTCCTTGCAAAAGATACAAATACATTGGTTGTTCGAACTGCTTTATTAGATTCTACAAAAGGTCATCAGGAATGTAATATTCACAATTTCCCATTACAAAAATGGGTTCATGTTGGATATGTTCTTGACAATAGAACTGTAGATGTATATGTCAATTGTAAATTGGAACGAAGTTGTTTGTTAGCAGGTATTCCTAAATTACACGGAGGAAAATTACATGTTCCTAATCATGATAATGGTATAAATAGAAATATTTACGGAAAAATAGCAAGTGTTCGATACTTTTCAGAAGCTTTAAGACCTGTAGATATAGTCCAGATATGTAATGAAGGACCATTCGCAACAAGAGGAATGAAAGAAGGTTCTACACCAAATAATGATGAGAGTGGTGAAGATTGCCCAACTTCTTCTATTGATAAAAATAGTCTTCAAGAACTAAAATCTGCATTAAATAATATGGATTTTGATGATCTTTCTCCAGCATGCGACGATGACACATGTAATGCGACAGTTACAACTACAACTACTATTGATAGTAGTGGTTCGTCGTGTAGTGTAGAAGGATTTCGTGGGTTTTATTAATTATAAAAAAAAGAAAGTATAATTCTATACTATTTATGAAAAATATACCTATAGAATTTATGCCTGGTTTTTGGGTATCTTTACCAAAAGGTATTCAACAAAACGGTTCTGGATTTTTATTAGCAGAACATATACAATCTGTATTTTCTGTAGATTGTACTATACCAAAATCTCAACATCCTAGAAGACAATGGTCTATATTAGAAATTACCACAAAAGAACTTGATAATATACATTATAAAAATGCAATTGTAAAAATTATATCAGAAACATGGATAGAAACACAATCTATTATTATTATAGGTTCAAAAGAATCTATATATACATTACTAGAATCATATCTACAAAATATAGGAAGAATTACAAAAAAAGAACATGTTATGAAAGTTTTATATTCAAAATTAGAGTAAATAAATGAATACTATTATATATAATAAAAGATAAATACTATTATATATAATAAAAGATAAATACTATATTATATGTATTAATATTATATGTACTGGTGAAGATGTTTTCCTGTACTCTACATTCTGAAAAAACACATTATATGGAATGTCGGTGTTATAACTGCGAACATTGTGGTAAAGAGCATACTGGAAAAATGTATAAATGTTCTTTGCATACAAAATGTCATTATACAAAATGTACTTGTTATAACTGCGAACATTGTGGTAAAGAGCATACTATGAAAAAATATCCTTGTAAATTAGAAAAACGATGTCATTACTCAAAATGCCAATGTTATATGTGTTCTATTTGTAATGAAATTCATTTTACAAAAAAACATTTTTGTAATATAAAAGGTCAAAGATGTCATTATATTCCCTGTAATTGTTCTCCATGTGAAACATGTAATAGATGGCATAAAACAAAAGACCATACTAGGTTGCTATGGAATGGAACATTACATAAAGAAATAATAAAAAATACAAAAATAAAACAGAATATTACAAAAGTAGCAGAACCCACTAAATTTATTCAAAATTTACCTGAAAGAATATGGACGGACAAAATCCTTACATGTATATAAAAAAAAAAATGATAAAAATATAATAGTTTTATACACATATGTATATATAAAACTATTATGGTAGAATATCATATTTTTGTAGATGGGAGTATTAATGACCAATCTAAAACATACCGTCAAAAACATAAACGAAAAGCAGGGATTGGTGTATTTATACCTACAAATGAATATATAGAAGAAATTCGTATTTCTGAACCTTTTCCATTAGAAAATCCAACTAATATTCGTGCGGAATGGTGGGCTGTCATACGATCGTTAATGTTTGTTTTACAAAAACATGAGTCTGATACAATAGAAGAAATACAAAAAATACAAGTAAATATATATTGTGATTGTAACAATGTTGTATTATCTATTCAAAAATGGATTTCTCAATGGAAAAAAAGAAACTGGAGAAAATCAAATAAAAAACCTGTAGAAAATAGAGAAATTATAGAACAAGTAGATTCTATTATACAAACAAAATTACCAAGAACAAAAATTATAAAAGTAAAGTCTCATCAACCAAAACCAAATAATATAGAATCAAGAGAATATTGGTTGTGGAACGGAAACTATGTAGCAGACAAGTTAGCAAATGAAGGAAGATATAAGAATATATCATAAAATATCCTTTGAAGCATAATACCCTAATGCATTTTTTGCGGCATTTTGTTCTGCTTGTTTTTTAGATCTAGCTTTACCTCTTCCCACTACTTTATCTGTATTAGGTTCTTTTATAATAATATAAAATAGTTCTTGAATATATTTTTCTTTTACATATACTGGAAAAGCACCATCAAAATTCTTTTGAAAATACCACATTAATTGGTCTTTTGTATTATCGTCTTTTAATAACATTTCTACTATATCTACATACTTTTCAACAATGTTTTCTATAAATGTTTTCACAACTTTATATGCGTATGAAGAATTTTCTTTATTTTCAAATTCAACAAACATCGCTCCAATAAATGCTTCAAATGTATTTTCTAAAATTCTACTATTTGTTCTACCCTGGCAACTAAATTCTACATGGTACGATAATAATAAATGACTAGAGAGACCTAATCTAGAAGCTAGAAAAGATAAGTTTTGTGTTTTTACTAGTTTACTTCGTAACTTTGTTAGAAATCCTTCATCTTGATTAGGAAAACGTTTCCACAAGTATGATGATATAGATCCTTGTAACTGGGCATCACCTAACCATTCAAGTCTCTCATTAGATTGAGATTGTAAAGGAACAGTTCCTTTATTTTGAATAATATCATCATGCTTTACATAAGACTTATGTACAAATGCCCTTTGCCATATGGATATATTTTCGACTTCTTCTACAATAGAACCTTTACTAAGTATTTGTTGTATATCCTCTTTTGATACCAAATGGTTATTTGGGTTTCTTGTATTAAATTTTTTCTTGTCTTCCATAAATATTGAAATTTATATAAAAAAATTTCAGTATTTAGTATAAATAAAAAGTATATAATATATATATATATATTACTTCTTTATAACATATAAATATGTCAAATGTACAAAATGTTTTTCAAAAAAAACATGTATTTGAAAAAAGAAAATCTGAATCCGAAAGAATACTTCAAAAATACCCAGATAGAATACCAGTTATAGTTCAAAATACACCCGGTTCTTTGTTACCGGAAATAGACAAGAAAAAGTACCTGACCCCTCAAGATTTAACTATAGGACAATTTTTATATGTTATACGTAAGAGAATTAAGTTAGAACCAGAACAAGCTATATTTGTATTTGTAAATAATACATTACCTGCAACTTCATCACTATTATCAACTATTTATGAAGAACAAAAAGATGAAGATGGTTTTCTGTATTTAGATATATCAGGTGAATCAACTTTTGGGTGATTTTTTTTTATGGTATATATACAGAAATATAAGTATGATAGTTTTGTAGAATGTACTCAATCATCATATGTATTCCATGTATTGTATTCTCAAAAGATTGTATATTTTGACTTTTGCAAAATACATATACTGTATTTTTTTTCTTATATTTTATAAGATTTTGACATTGTCTATTCGCTTTACGAAAATAGAAATCTTCACCATTTTGTGTTATTTTTACAAAGACCATATTTTATGTATATATAGGGTGTTTGTGTATATATAGAATACTGATATATACACAAACAATACTATCATTTTTTTTTTACATATATATCTTGTATAGTATGAAAGATATACAAAAAATACTAGAAAATGTATATAAAAAGACAAAAAGATACAAGAAGGGAAAAGTTGCATCATATATACCAGAATTGAAAAAAACAGACCCAAATATATTCTCTATTTCTATTTGTTTGATAGATGGAACTATATATAATATTGGGGATACTAGTAAAAAAGTAAGTATGCAGTCTATCTCTAAAGTATTAGCATTATTTTTAGCAATTCGAGATAATGGAATACCTTCTATACAAAAAAAAATAGGGTCATATGGGAGTTTTTTACCATTCGATTCTATTACAGCTATTGAAATATCTAAAAACCACACACTAAATCCATTTGTAAATGCCGGGGCAATTTCTACAACAAGCACAATTAAAAATAAGAACAAAAAAGATTTTTGGAACAAGGTGTATAAAAATGCGAACAATTTTGCAGGTGTCAAGTTACAATGTAATAAAAAAGTATACGATTCTGAAATGAAAACAAACCAACGAAATGTTTCATTAGCATATTTATTAGAATCGAAGAAAAAAATGTACAATACTGTAGATGATACAATTGATATATATACAAAACATTGTTCCTTAATGGTTAATTCTGATAATCTTGCAACTATATCATGTGTTATAGCAAATGAAGGTATACATCCTATTACAAAAAAAAAAATAATGACAAAGAAAGAATGTAATTATATTACTGGACAAGTATTAGGAAACGGGATGTATGAATATTCGGATACGTGGTTAATTGAAACAGGTGTTCCTGCCAAAAGTGGAGTTGGTGGTGGTATTCTTGCTATTATACCAGGTTTGATGGGAATTGGTATAATATCTCCAAGATTAGATACAAATAGGAACAGTGTAAGAGGAATTGAAGTAATAAAAGAATTGAGTAAAATATTAAACCTAAGTTTAATTACAAAACCTGTATGTGACAATGTTATCTAATAATAATATTTTTTATGTATATAGTAATATAGTATATATATATATATATGAATTCTTATATTTTACAACCATCTGAATTTTATAAATCTTGTTCCAAATCGTATTTACATACAAAACCCTTACCTGTATATCCTAATAATTGTAATCCAAAAATATCGTATACTTGTTCTACAAATACAAAAAAGTGGGAAGAACCAAGAAAAGATGATAGAGAAAGTATTATGAAAAACAATATATACTATGGTGGGATAATATGCGACAATGTCCCCAGAACAAATATAAATAATTATGTTTCTTCTAGAAATATGACATCTTTTGTTCAACATCCAAATCAATATACGAATGCAATAGATATAGAATCATCTCTATTATACTCTACACATACATGTTAAGTAAGTAACAATAAACTTATAGATAAAGTAATAAATGCTTGTATCATTACAAAAAAACGAGATATTCTTGTAACAGGGAGCATATCACCAGGTCCTAATAAAGTTTGTGTTACAATAGACATATATATACAATCGAACATACCAAATTTTTTAGTATGATTGATTACAAAATGGTGTTTTCCTAAAAAATAATATACAAATATAAAGATTAGTATAGACAAACATACAAATCCTACTTTATGTTGTCTATAAAATTCTTTTATAGTTGATTCATAATAAGTTAATTCTTTCATACTGTATATAGTATTGTAATATTATTGTAATATTTTTTCCAAACTTCCCATATTTCCTTTATAAGAAAATCTAGCACTATCTGCCTCCCCCCCTCCTCCAAAATTGATTGCGATATCGCGAACAGATTGTTTATTATCTTCTGGTCGATGAGAAGAAATAAGATTTATTTCAAATTGTTTTCTTCCAAAATCATAAAACCATATTACTGCAAAATCCGCTTCTCTATGATTTTCAGCAATATTTTTCCCCACTCTTTTTAATAGTCCTGGTTGTGCATAATTTAAAGTATACACATTATATGTTTTATCTTTTACAATAAATTTAGCAGGTTGTGCTTTTGATGCGATTTCTGCTTTCATATTTTCAGCATACTTATTCATAATTTGCCCAACAACTGTTAAAAAGTTCATATTTTGAACATCTGTTCCTTTTGTAATAAAAGTATGTAAGTCGGCAAATAGTCTATCTCTACTTTTATAATATTGTTTTCTTTGATTTTTTATAAACTGTACATTTATTGCCATCATAATTGCGTCTGGGTCAGGTAAATATTTTATATATAACTTTACATCATCACTATCAATAGATTGTATTAGATAAGGAACTGGCTCCTTAGGATAAAAAAATTTCCAAGTTGCTGCACAAGCTGCATGAGCAGACTTTGTCTTTCCTTTTTGATCAATCCTATCATCTGTAATATATGCATAGTCTAGTTTTCCTTGTATTTCCTTATTTCTGTGATTGTCAATGGACACAAATTCTTGTGTAATACTTTTTACATGTTCCATAGTCTCTTTATTATAGGATAAATCCACCATAAGAACCTTTTTATTTCTTATAAAATTTTCTATTTTTACAATATTTTCAGAAACACCACCTTTTGACCTAAAATCTGGAACTGCATTGACCAATGTTAATGAAACATTATTTGTCCCCCCATCTGTTATGTAATCCCAAGCAATATATGCAGCCATTATACCATCTGCATTATGATGATAGAGTAACGTATCAAACGATTCTTTTTGTTTTTTTGTATATCTATTAGAAAATTCAATACTACTTTTCATAGATTTCTCGTATTCTTCTTCTGTTTTATATACAGACCAATCTTGTTTTGGTTCTTTTCGTTTGAATGGCTCTTCTGAAATATTACTGGATATACGGATTACATTCTCATAAAAAGTATTACGGGCATCAGAATTTCCTGGATTATTTTCATATTTTTTTTTTGCGTTTTTCATTTTTTGAAATACATTTTTTGTTAACCCTTTCTTTACTACAACCTTTTTTACTGGTTTTTTTTTGACTTTTTTAGGTGATGTATTAGGTGATATATTTAGAGACTTATTTAGAGACTTATTTGGTGATATATTTGAACTAGAGGAAGTCATGATTTTCTTAACCATAGTATATATATAGTATAACTTTAATATATATAAAAAAAATTGATTTTAAGAAGGTGAAGGATAATATTATACTATTTTCACTCGAGCGAAGAACTTTTCGGTTGCTTTTGAAAAACTTTCGTTCCGTAATGCTTTTACTATATTTGTACCCTCTGGCGTTGCTCCTGTTTGGAGCACTTGCTCTTTGGGCCACAGGACCAGAGAAGATAAGGTTGCCAGCGTGCAACGAAAGCGATCCTCTGGTGGACGCGTTTTTCAACAGGTGGGTTACCAGTTTTCTTGAAAATTCAAGAAAATGTAGCGAACTAATAAACTTGAAAGACGGCGAAAGCTGTATGTTCAAGGGGTTGGATGTCACGAGGTTTACCTTTCCTGATAACGACAATGGCTGGTCTATCAAGGCAAAGCCAAACAGTGAGATATGGCTCTACATCACAGATGATGGGGAATATGCGGAGTACATGTTTCCTTTTACTCCAAAAGGTGATTCTGAACAACGACCTCTCTCTACAAGGAACCCGTCAAAAGAGAGTTCTGATTCTCAGTTGCACCGCGAGCCTAAGTGGGACAACATGTCGGGATGGGGTAAAGGCATCTACACCCCATAAAAAAAAAATAATAGTATTAATTTATAAAGAATTCATAAAGAATTCATAAAGAATTCATAAAGAGTTCATAATTTCTACAAGTTTCTTACAATTCTCTTCTTCTAACATACTATGACCAGCCAAAGTGATATACATTTTGGATTTTGGTAATTTTTTATGTAATTCATAAGCAGAAGTTATAGGACATACCATATCGTATTGACCTTGAACAATGTATAAAGGTATGTTTTGTATTTTTTGTATATTTTTTTTTTCTAATAAAAAACCATCTCTTGGAAAAAATCCTTTATGACTAAAGTAATGATATTCTACAAGTGCCATTGGTATATATTGATTACCTTTTTGTATTTTTTGTAAAATTTTTTTATGAGATGTTGTGTGTAAATGCGAAATAGACGCTTCCCACTGAGACCATGCTAAACACGCCCTTTCCTTTGCCTTTTTTCCAAATTCTCCACGAAATCTTTTTCCAAATGCTTTCATTATATTATTTTGTTCTTCTTTTGGAATTACTTTTGTATAATGCTCCCACGCTTCTGGATAAATATAGTTTGCCCCAACACCTTGTTGAACCCATTGTATTTCTTTTTTACGACATAAAAAAATACCACGTAATACAAGTGTCGATACTACAGATGGATGTTTTGTAGCATATGCTAATGCTAACGTGGATCCCCATGAACCTCCAAATAATACCCATTTGGATATCTGTAATATGTTTCGTATTTTTTCAAAATCTTGTATAAGATTCCAGGTTGTATTTTCTTTTGTTTCTCCAAAAGGAGTACTTTTTCCACAACCTCTTTGATCTACAAGAATGATATAATATTTTTTGGGATTACAATATCGAGCATATATAGGGTCTATACCACCACCTGGACCACCATGAATTATTAATACAGGTTTCCCTTTTGAATTTCCATATGTATAATATGTTATAGTATGTATTTTTGAGACTTGTAAAGTATATGTTTTGTAATTCTTTTTTATTATTTTTGGATACAAGTATTTATCTAGAGTATTCATAGTATAAAGTATCTTTAGATTAAAAAAAAAATTGACACGGGGGGGGTGAAGGACATATATTACTATTTTCACTCGAGCGACGAACATTCCGTTCGAGAAACTTTTCTGTTGCTTTTGACAATTACTCATCATGAGATGCACAGAGCAGTTCAAAATTTTGTTGAGTGGCACAAGTCCCTTCTCACAGAATGAAATATTTATGAGAATGAAGGAACTCTTAGAGAAGATCTCTGTTCCAGTGTTATTTCGTATAATAGATGTATTCATACGAAATTTCACGACAGTCACCGAAGAAACAGCTTATGCTGTTCTAACGGCTTTGGTCTCTACATTCGATGAGACCTTAAAAAAAAAAATAGATTCTCTGGATTCGGTGTCCAAATGCATTTTTTTGCTAAGAAGAGCAGCCAGAAACATGCATGACCTCGCAACCATGGGAGACATGGATTTTGTTGAGGGACATAAGTCTTGTGTCAGGATGTTTTCACACTTACTGCTCTATAGCAGTAAAGCTATCAGCGATATTCTCGACAAAACGAGTGCAATCCGAAAAAGAGATGTCGAGGGGACAGTGGAAAATCGCAGAAAGAGGTTCAGTGGGATGAGTCGGAGGAGGAAAAAAAGAACCTCCATGAAGAAGGCTAAGCAAGAGACTAAAGCTGTCAAAAAGCAAGAGACTACAGCTGTCAAAAAGCTGACAGAAGAACTTGTCAGTGTAAAAGGGAGTATTGATTCTCTCTTGTCCAGTGAGGTGGATGGAGAGTTCGATGAAATTTCTCTTTATAGACTCGAGCGTTTGCAGACCATGCTTCAAACAAAAATCGACCGTATGATTCCTCTGAAGACACCCCGGCGATATAAGAAGCCACTGTCGCGTGAAGAAAAGAACTTCGAGAAATACAAGAAGATTTCTTTCCACAGCGATGAGGATTTTAAATGTCTCATCAAAGCATTATTGGATCCAATCAATGAAGCTTTAGATGTCTTACGGAAAATAGATGGCGACCATACGGCAGATATTGTCCTTCACTCGACAGTAACGAGTATAAACATGGCCTGTCATATATTCGGTGGCTTATAACTGCAACTGAATGCCTTTACTGGCAAGTAGACATCATGTCTTTTACATTACAAAAAAACAAAAAAATAGTATCTTTAGATTAAAAAAAAAATTGACAGGGGGGGGTGAAGAACATTATAGTACTATTTTCACTCGAGCGAAGAAATTTCCGGTTGCTTTTGAGTATGCTTTCTATACCGTCCCTTCCAAACGATATAATTCTGTATTGCTTTTATCCTTTCTTTACACTGGCAGACATTCTTATGTTTTCAGTGACTTCAAAGACATCCCGAGAAAAAGTCAAAAAATTTTTAGGGATGCAAAAGGTTCTAAACCTTAGTGAAAAAAATATCACGGACTTGATGATGATATCGATATTGCCATTGTTTCCACACCTTTATGTACTCAATTTGAGTCGTTGCGACAACATCACGGACGCGGGGTTGGCATCGCTGTCGTCATCGTTGACAGGGCTGCAGACGCTCAATTTGTGGGGTTGCGACAACATCACGGACGCGGGGTTGGCATCGCTGTCATCATCGTTGACAGGGCTGCAGACGCTCAATTTGAGTCATTGCAACAACATCACGGACGCGGGGTTGGCATCGCTGTCGTCATCGTTGACAGGGCTGCAGGGGCTCAATTTGACATTTTGCAGAAACATCACGGACGCGGGGTTGGTATCGCTGTCGTCATCGTTGACAGGGCTGCAGACGCTCGATTTGAGTGATTGCGACAAGATCACGGACACGGGATTCACATCGCTTTCGTCCTCATTGATCCGGCTACAGAATCTCGATTTGAGTGATTGTGACAAAATCACGGATGCGGGATTGACTTCTTTGTCCTCTCTGACTGGACTGCAGACGCTCAATTTGCGTGGTTGCAACAAAATCACAGACGCGACAGTGACTTCTTTGTCCTCTCTGACTGGACTGCTGACGCTCGATTTGGATTGGTGCGACAAGATCACGGACGCGGGATTGGTGTCACTGTCGTCCTCATTGACCGGGCTACAGACGCTCTATTTGAGTTGTTGTAACAAAATCACGGACGCTGGATTGGCTTCTTTGTCCTCATTGACCGGGCTACAGAATCTCGATTTGAGTGATTGCAACAACATCACGGACACGGGATTGGCATCGCTATTGTCGTATCTGACTGAGCTGAAGAATTTTACATAATATAAGTAAGTAAAAAAAAACCTTCAAAAATAGTATCTTTAGATTAAAAAAAAAATTGACACGGGGAGGGTCAAGGACATTGTATTACTATTTTCACTAGAGCGAAGAACTTTTCGATTGCTTTTGAGAAAATGAAGACCACTGACGGTCTGCTTAAAGATTTACGGACAATCTGGGAGGAAAGAATGGAGATAATTAAGCTTGGGCTGAAACAAGGTTCCTTTGAACATGTGTCAGATCTACATGACAAGAACATGGAATGCGAAAAGCTTCTATTAAGAGCTATCGGAGCCAGAGAAGGCTCTGATGAGCGAAAGAAACTAATTGAGGAGATGGATGCTTTTTATGAGAAGCAGTTCTGTGAAGCAACTGCTGAGTTAGAGAAAACCCGGGAGTTCTTTGAGGCAAATGCTGGGCCAGAGAAAACCCGGGAGTTCTGTGAGGCAACTGCTAGGCTAGAGATAGCCCAGAAAGAGAAGCAAAGAATAGATGCCAAACTAGAGAAAGCCCGGGAGTTCTGTGAGGCAAATGCTGGGCTAGAGAAAACCCGGGAGTTCTGTGAGGCAACTGCTGGGCTAGAGAAAGTCCGGGAAGAGAAGCAAAGAATAGATGCCAAACTAGAGAAAGCCCTGGAAGAGAAGAGAAAAGCAGCTGTCAGGCTAAAGGAAGCCCTGGAAGAGAAGAGAAAAGGCAAATAGAAGCCTATTTCGTGAGAGGATCTGAACTGGCAGAAGCAGAGCTTGATACCTCACCATCTCTCCAAAAAAAAAAAATAGTATCTATAATATAATATATGTTCATATACACAATATATAATATATAGTATACATATATATAGTATATATATAGTATATATAGGTTGTATGAAGGTTCCATTGACAAAAGCAGAGTATGGAAGTCATAAAGAACTTCGTAAGCAATACGTATATAACGACACACTAACACATGATTATAATTGGAGTTCCTCCTTGTCTAATTTTGATGATAAGATTAAAAAATACTTACATGATAGAACAGAACATGGATTAGTTTCTGATAATTCCCTTCGTATGCTTGGTATTCCTGTCAATTCTTTACAAGAAACTATGTTTTCTTCTATAGTTTCACAGATTATACATTATCATATTTCTATGAATATCGGAAAATATATTCAAGAACACTATGAACATTATACACCTGTATATAGAAAAAAAGCATCTATTAATAAAACTTCTGATGTAACAGAAGTAGAAAAAATTATTGAATATGTTGTAAAACACCAATCTCAAGTTTCAAGAATACAAAATACTATACAAAAATTTATACTTCCGAATATTACAGAAAAGGGAATAGAACATTATAATAATTTTTTAGAAAAAGGAGATAGTAGTGGAAATATTTCTATTATTGAAAATGTGTTATTACAAGAATATAAAATATTACCTGATATGATTGGGTATGATTGTAGTAAGCAATTACAAGAAGATGTACAACAATCTGTTTCTTTTGTAGTAAGTAGTTTGATAGGTTGGAAATATACGACTATAGAGAGACGATGTGTAGGAAGTGCTTCTCAGTTTGGTTCTATTTTATTAGATATTATTTTTAAAAAAATAAAAGTTTCCACTTCAGCAAAACATATTGGAAAAGATAATACTAATAGCAATTGTGAATATTTATGGAACTTGGGGAAAAGCTACTATGAACCTATACTTTCTATGGATATGGAAAAAATAAATCATCCCGAAAATCCTTTTTATATAGGAATAAAAGATTATGAATACAGACAACCGGAAATGTATGCATTATGGTGTATTCATAATATGATAAAAACACCTTTTTATGATAGGTCAAAAGTATCTATAAAAGAACAAAATATATCATTGGAAAAAATATTGTATTATGTTCCTGTTACATATGGTTCCGATATACGATTAGAAAGAAAACAACCATTATTTGATAGTAGTATTGTAAAAACATACAAAGAGATTATTTTGGGAGATCTAGCTGGTATTGATAGTGTAGAAAAAATAAAAACAAAACTGGCAACTACAAAGTCTTGTTTGCTTACTTCTTTTTCTACAATTATTACTAATTTTAACCAACCCTTGCAACAGAATAATCTAGATATTGATAGCATTACCGAACTTGTTCGTATATTACATTCTACTGATGATAAGAAATGGTTTACTTTATTATCACAAGCAATTTCCATTTTGTTCTTACAACTTATTATAGCATTTGATACAGATTGGGACACACTTACTAAGTCTTCTAGTATGATAGATAATATTCAATTTCCTCTATCCAGGAAAACATATTCTGTTGTTGAAGGTTCAGATACATTTGAAAATTCATTGCACAACAGGGAAACCATTATAAAAAATACCAATGAATTATTTTTACAATATACATCTACATTACAAGATATACTTGGAAATAGTAATAAAAATAGTATGGGTGGATTATCATTACAAGGAAACAATTCTTTTAGAATAGAGAGAATGGGAAAAACAATACAATATCCAGGAGATACAAATGTGTTGAAAGAATTTGAAAGATATATATCTTCATTTTCAAATGACCTTTCAAATGTACAAGAAACATTGCGAAATTCACTTAACAATTTACAATCAAAATACTGGTATAGAGATGTAATAAAATGGGTTGAAGTTATGTTTTTTATATTTGAACCAAAAGAAGTACTTGGGGGGATTCCAAAAAGTAATATAGAGATAGATACGGGAATTGGTAAAGTAGAGAATATACTAAAAAGATTGTTTTCTAAGAAAATACAATATATAAAAAGGTATATAGATTATCGTATAAGTAAAAATGATTACACGCATGAAAAAGTAAAAAGAGAAATACAAAGTATTTTAGTATCTATATGTTATATTAGTAAACAGTCACAAATTATATTACATATTCTTAATACAATAATATCTTCATGGTGGGTATCAAGTTCTCCACATAAAAGTAAAGGAAACTCATCTGCTTTTAACGAAGAATATTTTTTAAGAAAAGTTGTAATGTTAAAAATATATATTGAAAATTATGAAATGAGTGAACTCCATAAAAAATATTCAAAGTATACAGTAGATATTACAGAATATCAAGAAGATATAAAAAATTGTTTACAAGTTACTATTACAAGTAAGAATAAAACAGCAGATGTCCCAGAAGATCTTACTATAAAACTACAAAATCTTTCAGGAGATCTTGTATGGAACAATATATTTGCAACATTGTATGAACTTTCCAATGATACATTTTCTTTTAAAGACAATGTCCCACTTATATATTTACCTGTTATACATAAAAATAAAGTCCATTTATTACAAATTGGGAACTGTATTGTAAAAGGAAATTGTAAGAGTGGTATGGGTGGAATACCAAGTTCATTGTTATTAGATAGTGAAAAATTTAAAAAGTCTACATTTACAAAAACAGCATTTGTAATAGTCACGGAAAAATTAGAAAATATATCTAATATAGCTTCTTGGAAAATGTATAGAAGTGAATATTTTACAAACAAAGGATCAAATAAAAAAATTGTGTATAGAAATGGTCTAGGGTCTTTCTTCCTTTCTAATTCATATCCTATATCTTTGCAAGAATCCAAAAAGAAAATGAACGATTCACAAATGATAGAAGTATTAGAGAAATATATGTTATTAAGCAATAGTGAAAAAGAAGAGTATGGAAAAAAAGTAAAACTTATATCAATTGATATGATTAGAAATATAATAGAAAACACATTAAAAAAAGATATAATAAATGTATAATAATAGTATATACAAATTGTATACATATACAGTATGAGTTTAACTATATACGAACAAAAAAAAAATACAGAAATTAAATTTATAAATTCGAGAAACATATCATCTACAAATTCGAGAAACATATCATCTACAAATTCGAGAAACATATCAGATATAAATAAAGACCATACATCTTCAATAAATGAAAACTATAAAAATATTATAAAAAATAAGTTTATAGAACCACTTTATAAAGAGCTTGATAATGCATTTATACAAATTCAAAAGATTAACGATAATAAGAAAGAAAATAGTAAACAGATGTATAAAAAGATAGTTTCCTACAAGAAAGATTTAGAAGAAAATATTAAAAAATTAAGAAATATAATGATTTCATCTAGTATAGTATCTAGTCAATTTTCTAGTCTTATAAATTTTTCTATTAAATTGGAAAAAGGGATACAATTAAAAATTCGCCCTGAAACAGAAAACTATGATATATTTTTTGATATAGTAAGAAAGTATGTATTTCAATATAAAGAATACTATAAATGGCCTCCTACCGAAGAGAATTACAATTTTTTTATGGAAGGTGATTCAAAAGAATTGTGTTGTTTTTATTGGCCTTTGTATGGTTTCGTAAAAAGTATTATTCACAATGATTTTAAAGAAAATAATATTTTACTATTTGATTTGTATTCTTTGCAAAAAATGAATACATATTGTATGGATTTTTTTTCAAAAGGAAAAACTTCTAGCACAACAAATATAATTATAAAAGGTAAGAACAAAAAAAAAGAGGGTAGAAAATATGGAGGTGATAAACAATCTAATCCAAAACAATCTAATCCAAAACAATCTAATCCAAAACAATCTAATCCAAAACAATCTAACTCAAGACAATCTAACTCTAAACAATCTAATCCAAAACAATCTAACTCAAGACAACTAGATAAACCTATATTTGAATCCACAAAACAATGTAATACAACTAAATTAAATGAAGTAAGACAAGCATTAAAGAATACCAAAATATACTTGGAAAACAAAAATGTAACTCAGAGTATAAATGGTATTAAAGTAGAACTAAATGAATTCCAAGCACTAGAGAACATTGTGAAAATATATATTCGTAAAAATATCAGTGATGAGGGGGTAGGGTTATTTGTAAATAACTACAGTATAAATGATTTCTTGAATAAATATAAAAAGAACGACGCATATGATATATATTTAGATAGATCAAAATTAGATGACAGGAACTATTTATATGATAATTTTAAAGATATAAAATTAACAATTGAACCAGACACACCTGTATTTGTGGAACCTTTTACAAAATCTATTTTTCGGTATAAGGATATACAATATTGGTTTCCTGAAAGCACCATAAAATCAAGTGTTAACACAGGAACAATTAATAAAAAAACATCAAAAAGTATATATAAGGAACAAACTAAAGCTTTTAATACATATCCATTAATTGTTATATCGCGTGCTATAAAAAAATTTAAAGATAACTATAAACTACTTTCTCCTGTATGGAGACTTAAAAAAGAGGAGTTAGAAGGTATCCGTAATAGGTTTATTATATTTATTATTTTTTTATTTGAATCATTAATTAAGATGTATAACAAGATTCTTCTTACGTATAAAGATATGTCATTGTCTACACAAACGAATTCAAAGAATTCAAATACTTCAAATTCTTCAAATTCTTCAAATACTTCAAATACTTCAAATTCTTCAAATACTTCAAATTCTTCAAATTCTTCAAATTCTTCAAATTCTTCAAATACTTCAAATTCTTCAAATTCTTCAAATACTTCAAATACTTCAAAGAATGTAGATAAGAAAAAAGGACAAAGTAATAGAAATAAGAAAGAAGCAAAAACTATGTATTATTATATAAAAGGTGTTCTTAAAGAAGGGGGATTAACTAAAACACACCAATTGGAACTAGAGAAGATGCAGGAAGATCTAGAGGCCATGTACGGTGTATTGTAAAGGGTGTGTAATTATTTCTATATGAAATATTTGTAAGGGAATGTGTTTTTTCTTTTGTAAAATTGTATATAAGACTATTTGTAAAAATAAATGTATTATTATTATTAGTATATTCTATAATAGAGCTACTTGTTAATGATATATCTTTATTAACTGGTATCTTCCTATTATAAAAACTAATTGGTGTCTGGTTTGATTGAGAATATGTATTTTTGGATGATGACGGGAAATACATATAATTATATATATTATGTGATGAATTATACATAGTATTATGTCCTTTCCGAATTGGTTGATATATTATTGGAAAATGGTTTACTTTTATTATACTTACAATTCTTGAAGTATTTAAAGTATTTGAATTCTTTGAAGTAATCAGTAACTTTTCATTACTACTACTATTATTATTACTATTATTATTACTATTATTATTACTATTATTATTACTATTACTATTATTACTATTACTATTATTATTACTATTATTATTACTATTATTATTACTATTATTATTACTATTATTATTACTATTATTATTACTATTATTATTACTATTATTATTACTATTATTATTACTATTATTATTACTATTATTATTACTATTATTATTACTATTATTATTACTATTATTATTACTAGAATCTGGATCTATTATTTCTTCTGGAAACTTTTGAGATAACCAAGGATGTTCAAATAATTTTTCCCAATTTATTCTATATGAACATTCTTTAACAAGCATAGATTTTAAAATATCTATACAATTTTCAGATAGTTTTATTTTTTTTGGTTTTTTTGTATCATGTATAGAAAATATAGTATATGTATTGATATATTGTATTAATTCATGTATATTTTGTATATGATACAAGGGATGGTACCCAAATAATAGACGAAACATTATTAGACCAATAGACCATATATCTGATTTTTTATTATAGGTATTATGTAATAATATTTCAGGTGCCATATATAGTGGGCTTCCACATAATTTATAAAATATACCATTTGTATTTATTGTTGATAAACCAAAATCTGTAATTTTAATATTATAGTTCGACGAAACCAGGATATTGTCACATTTTATATCACGATGATATATACCTTTCTTGTACAAGTACTGAAGGGCGTTTATGAACTGTAACATGAATCTATGTGCATCTTTTTCTTCAATATATCCTCCTTTCCCAAGAAAGTTTTTTATAGTTCCTTTCTCGCAATATTCTAAAAAAATGTAAATATTACTATGTTCTTTATCAATATAGTAGTCATACATTTTTATAATATTAGGATGTTTCACTTTTTGTAATATATGTATTTCTCGCATTGCTCTTCTTTTGCTTCTAGAACTAGAATGTATAAGTTCAAACTTTTTTACTGCTACTTTTTTATTTGTTTCAATATTGTATCCAATATATACAGTTGCTGAAGAACCTCTTCCTAATGTAGTAGATGTTATTCTATAATTATGAACTACAGTCCCGGATAATATAGAATTATCCATATTACCATATTAAAGGTATATATTTTTTTTTTACTATAGCGATGAATACTTACTTATTGTTTTAGGTAGCTCATTTTCAATTTGCAAAAGAGCTATAGTTCCACGAATATACCCTACTTGGATTCCATTATACATTTTATCTAGGAGCTCCTTTGTTTTAACACACAATATCTTTAGGTCCTCATTTGTTAAAGTAGGATTTTTCACTAATTTTTCTGAAACTTTATACAGTTCTTTTAATGTAGAAGAATATAATAATTTCATTTGTTTTATATTTTCCAAATACTTACTTGTTAGTACAGTATCACCCTTCTTGATTTCTTCTATTTTATCTTTATTAAATATCTTATACAATCCCTTGTTATTCTCACAGTCATTTTGAGAAAAATGGTATATATGATACTGTATTAAGTTTGATGCTGTAATATCACTATTTGCTTCTAAAATCTTATTTGAATTTTTGGGATAACAAACTCTTCCATTTTGCAAAGCTTGTATTCTCTGTAAGCAAAAGTTTTCTTTAAAATTACCAGAAGTAACACTTAGTATTGCAGCTACAAGATTTGCTCGGACCATGTAGTGATGTAAAATTAGCTTACATAAATCTTTTTTTGTAACTTTTTCCATATTAATTTCTATTTTTGTTTCTTTTGTTTCATTAGGTGTACTATCTTCTTCTTTTTTTACAGGTGTACTATCTTCTTCTTTTGTTTCATTAGGTGTACTATTTTCTTTTTTTACAGGTGTACTATTTTCTTTTTTTGTAGGTGTACTATTTTCTTTTTTTGTAGGTGTACTATTTTCTTTTTTTACAGGTGTACTATTTTCTTCTTTTGTTTCATTAGGTGTATTGTTTCCTTTTTTTACAGGTGTATTTATAAAATATTCCTGAAGTTTATCAAATCCACCTATATATTTCCCATTAATATATATTTGTGGATATGTCTTACCTTCTTCTTTTTTATTTTGATCTATAACAATTTTTCTAATAGTAATATTGTATTCTTCTTTTTTTTCTTCTAATAACTTTATAGCATTTATACAATAAGGACATCCTTCTAATACAAATATTTTTACATACATTCCTTTTTTTCTAATTTCTCTAGGTTCCTTACGTGAATTATCTGGTCTTATATTCTCTTTATTTTTTCTATTTGGAATAACTTCTTTTTTTTCTTGTTTGGAATTTATATCTTTTTCTTGTCTAGGTTTCATAACTTCTCGTTCGGAATTAACTTCTTGTTTGGAATTAACTTCTCGTTCGGAACTAACTTCTCGTTCGGAACTAACTTCTTGTTTGGAACTAACTTCTCGTTCGGGTTTCACTTCTCGTTCGGGTTTGGAATTAACTTCTCGTTCGGAACTAACTTCTCGTTCGGGTTTCACTTCTCGTTCGGGTTTGGAATTAACTTCTCGTTCGGGTTTCACTTCTTGTTTGGAATTTATAACTTCTTTTTGTTTGGAATTTATAACTTCTTTTTGTTTGGAATTTATAACTTCTTGATCAGAACTAACTTCTTTTTGTTTGGAATTTATAACTTCTTGTTCGAGACTAACTTCTTGTTCGAGACTAACTTCTTGATCGGAACTAACTTCTTTTTCTTGTTTGGAATTAACGTCTTTTTCTTGTTTGGATTTAACTTCTTCTTGTCCGGGTTTCATTTCTTCTTGTCCGGGTTTCATTTCTTCTTGTTCGGAATTAACTTCCTTTTGAATCGGTTTAACTTCTTCTTGTTCGGAATTTATAACTTTTTGAGATGATTTAACTTCTTCAAAAACGGGATTCTTTTTTTTTTCGTATGTATTAATGCTAAGAGGACTATTAACAGGTAATTTTTGTTTTAATTTTTCCATTTGTTTTCTTATTTCTTCCATACCATTAGACACTTTGATACTATTATCTCCACCGAATTGTTCATTACGACGAATAAAAAAATCTTTAATAATATAATCAACTTCTGTAAACTTGTTTTTTTCTAATGATGTTGGTATTTTACATTTTTTTGTAAAATATTCAGGTAAAGTTGGAAATTTCTTTATTTCAAATTTTTCATCAGGGTAATTTTTTTTTGGTAAAAAAACAGGTTGTAATGTTATTTTCTTAGAATTTTGTGTATTTGTAAGTTTCTGTAATGTAAATGTTTTAAGTTTTTGTAAGTCTTCTGTAACTTGTAATGAAATACTATTACAAAAATCAGGATTCTGTAATATACCCTTGTATTCTGTAAAAAGAGGTGAAGCGGTTTCTAAAATATTTTTCTGTAATTTTTTTACTATATCATTTTCTTGTTTTACTCCATTTTCTACAGGTTTTCCTTGTGTTGCTCCCATATTATATCTTATTACTATTTTATATAGTATCTATATATTTATTTTTTATAATTATTATATACATATATACACATATACATATATTACTTTTGCAAATAATGCTGTACTTTTTCTTGTAGTTCAGGTGTTATGAAACATTGTAAAGGCTGATGATACGAAGGTATTGTATTGTACATTTCTTTTTTTTGAACATATATATTTTTTTTTATAATAATGGCAAAGTACATGTTTGACTCCTGCGCAACATGATTTTTACAAACATACTGATTATACTTTTTTTTTTTACAAGGTGTATATGCTCTTTGTGTTTTTCTTGAACTTTCTAAAATATCTTCTATAATACAAAATTCCCCCTTATAATCACCTGACAATACCTTTTTAATAGATACTGGAACAGATGCTTTACAGCTCATTTTGTTTGTATATAAAATTGGAAATACCTATCTTATAGAATATACCAGATATACTACATGAATTACTATAATAATATTTTCAATTTTTCTCAACACATCATACCCATTTTTCTTTAATTTTTTTCAACACACCATACCCATTTTTCTTCAATTTTTCGCAATAATGCGTATTTTTCAGTATGTATATACGATTCTATCAAAAAGATTTTTTGTAAGAGCATTTTTGATAATGTTGTATATGGTATTCGTATAATAGGGCATCGTAATTGTCCTTTTTTTACAATAGCTACTACGTCTACATATTCTGTATTTTTTGGAGTACTATACAGAAAATCTATAGAATATATAGACAATGGGGGTGTATGATTTGTATATTTCATAGATTTCATATATTCTATTTGTTGTGTAGCATATTCTAACTTTTTTGAAAGAATTGTATTCTTGTTTTTTAACATAAGTATATGTTCTTCTAGTTCTTCTAAACGTGTAGCCATGTATTTTTTATCAAATCAAGTATACATGTATTTTTTATAAACTTTTTACAAATATATAGTATATATGCTTCAACAAGGAGGAATAGAACCACAAACGAAAAAAGCAATTTTTTCTAATAATAATGATTTAGTCTGGAACTTCATGAGAGGAAAAGAAAAAAAGAGAGCTGTATTCTCTAGATTGAATGGTAGTGAACCGGATTATGAACCTAGTAAGTGGAACAATTCACAAAAAATTAAAGAGACACATAATTGTTATGCATACGCGTTAGATATTATTCAATATCATTTTCGAAAAAAGCCACAACCTGGTTATTCTTCTGGATATTCGTATTTAACAGATAAAGATATACGTTCTTGTGATAGGATGTTTGAAAGAATTAAGGCTGATAATAATTCTGTAATACGAGTTTCTTATAGAGATAAATGTCCCAAAGGATATAAGAAAGCATATTTAGCAGTAGATGATGGAGATGATACAGATTACCATTTTTATAGAATGGATTCTTCTGGATTTTGGTCTCATAAACCTGGGGCAACAGAAGCACGTGAAAGGAATTCCGATGGTAAAAAAATAATACAACCTCATAATGCAAAACGTGTAAGTTCCGCGCATAATTATAAAAAATCTTGTGGATATTTTTGTTATGACCCGAAAAAAACCAAAATAAGTAATAAGCCAAAATAAAGTACTAAGTCAAAAATAAAAAATAATATAAAAAACAGAAATAAGCAAAAATAAGAATTTTTTATACTTTTATATTATATATTGTATATAACATATAAAGATGGCAAACTTTAGTTTAAAAAATAGTTCTGGTAAAATAAAGACATCTAATCTTTTATTGGGACTTATAGCATTTATCATGTTTTCTATGATTATGTATTTTATTGTGACTACGGTTGTAAAAGGATATACTACTACAAATGATGGAGAACCTATTCTGGTAGAATATACAAAAGATGCGTCAGACCCTGTTGTAAAACCATCAAAAATGATTATGCCGTCTATAGATGGTCAATATGGTATTGAATATACCTATTCCGGATGGTTGTATGTAGATTATACAGAATCCAAGTCTCGGTATAAATTATACCCTGATGAAAATAGTATATGTATTGATGGTGTTAATGATAAACCTTGTACTGATGAGTATAAAAGAGATTGTAAGCATATTTTCCACAAAGGAGATATGAATGCTTTACCAAATCAATGTCCTGGATTATGGTTAGAAGAATATGATAATCAATTACATCTTGTTGTACGAATAAATACATTTAAAGAACATGATGATTCTTGTACAGGAGAAGAATGTTATTTGGAAAAATATGATATTAATAATATTCCTTACAAAAAATGGTTTCATTTTACATTAGTTGTAATTAATAATAAATTAGACTTGTATATTAATGGTTTTCTTAAAAATAGATTTGTATTAAAAGGGTTGCCAAGACAAAATGTTGGTGATTTATATATTAATCAATTTGGTGGGTTTAAAGGGTTTGTATCAAGATTACGATATTTCAATTATTCATTACCTATTTGGAAGATAGAACAGCTTGTAAAACGAGGACCTAGTAAAAACTTTGGACCTCGTATTGAAAAAGCTATTCCTCCATATCTATCATTTAATTGGTGGACACGGAAATTTGGATTACCAACAACAAATATATAGGGTTATATTATACATGAACCAGAATATATGGGGAAAATGCGCATGGGTATTTATACATAGTATTGCTATAAATTACCCAAAAGATCCAACACCAACAGAAAAAGAAAATACAATTGCCTTTTTTCATTCACTAGGAGACATACTTCCCTGTAGGCATTGTAGAAAACATTATAAAGATAATCTTAAAAAAGTTCCAATACAAGCAGGAAGTAAAATGGAATTGTTATATTGGACGATTGATATACACAATGAAGTAAATAAAAAAACAAGAAAACCTGTTTTATCAAGAGAGGAAGCTTTACAAAGAATTTTATCTATGTATAAAAAATATCCTAATAATCCAGAGGGATATCAATTATTATATATCGGAATATTGTGTATTCTTGCATATGTTGTATATAAGTATATTAGATTTCACAAAATACAATTATATGCATAATATAGAATTTGTATTCGTTGTATATTTTTTTTTTCAAGTTTTTGTATAGACTCATCAAAAGAACACCATTGAATATTTCCAATTTCTTCTTTCTGAAAAAGGTATAATGGTTTATATGTTTTATCAAGGGATGCTATATAATAAATATGTTTATAACAAACTCCATTAGAAGAAGTAAATGTTTCTTCTAATGGTTTATAATGTAATATAGAAACTTTTGTATTTTCTATACATGTCTCTTCAGAGAATTCTCGTATAGCACATTGTTTATCAGATTCATACTCCAATTTTCTTCCTTTTGGAAATCCCCATTCAGGAGTTTGTCTATATTTCTTACAATCTTTAATAACATCATGTATTGTAAAATTGTTTCTATTTTTATCATTAACACCGATCCATAATTTTTGTAATATTTTTCTTTTCTTATAACTGCTATACTTTTTGTATTTCTTTCCCCATATTTTTTTATACATATCAGATATATCTTTTATATTTTGTAAAAAAAGTTGTTCTTCTCTTGTCATATTCTCTATCATATATAGAATATACTCTCGGTCATGAATATTGTATCGAACCTTGGAGAATTCGCAAAAAGAATAACTGTCTTTTCTTTGGACTAATAAAAAATACGGTGAAGACATAATTTTTCTATAACATATTATACCATAGCTTGTTACGGGTTTATTACACTGCTTATAGATATGGCCATAAATACCACAATTACTACATTGTTTTACTTGTTTATTATATTTCATACACTTTATAGTAAAAAAATAATAATTTCTTTATATATCATTTGTAAATATCATTTGTAAATATCATTTGTAAATATCATTTGTAAATATCATTTGTAAATATCATTTGTAAATATCATTTGTAAATATCATTTGTAAATATATGTAGGAAAAAAATGATATAGTATATAGAACACAATATATAGTTCGAATTATGGTTGAATCCTATATACCCTATCCAGAACTCAGTGATAAGAATTTTTATAAAAAAATTTATTCCAAAAAAGAATTTTTTGAAACAAAACCCCCTCCTTTACCAGACCCCGACGACCAATCGTATAAAACTATGAAAAAAATGTTTCCAACCTCTGGTAATTTTGTATTGAACTCTCAACAAATCTTTCTAAAAAATTATATATCCGGAACTACTCCATACAAAGGAATTCTTGTATTTCATGGAACAGGTACAGGAAAAACATGTGCTTCTATTTCTATAGCAGAAAGGTTTCGTGAATTAGTTCAAAAAAAAGGGCAAAAAATATTAATTATAGCTTCTAATATTATTCAAAATGAATTCCGTAGAACTATTTTTGATAAAGATAAAGAGATGAAAGCAATTTCTAAACAAGTTGTTCAATGTACGGGTAAAACATATTCTTTACAATCATCCAAATTATCTTATGAGAAACAAGAAAAACAAATTCAACAAATGATACATGATATATATGAATTTTATGGAAGAGTTAAGTTAGTTAATAAACTGTCAAATGAAATACATTGGGATGGTAAAAAAGAACTCACAGATATACAACGTAATGAAATTAAGAAAATATATTCCAATAAAGTTATTATTATTGATGAAGTTCATAGAGCATTAAATGAAAAAGAAGGCTCTTTTCGTGAGGCGATACAAATTATAATAGGAAATGCTGAAAATGTTAGACTTGTTCTAATGAGCGCTACTCCTATGATAAATAGACCAGAAGATATACTTTTCTCTATTAATTTATTGCGATTAAATGATAGAAGACCTATTATTACATTTAAAAACATATTCACATCTGATGAAAGTTCAAATAGTATCTTTGTAAAAAATGGAGAAAAACTTTTTAGAGAATCTATAAAAGGATATATTTCATACGTTCGCGGTGGAGAAACACCAAGATTCCCTTATAAAATGATTCCTAAAGAAGCATCTATTCCTACAAGTAAATATATATTTAATGGTTCGGAAATCAACGAAAAAAATAGAATTCAATATACAAAACTTATAGTATGTCCTATGGATATGTTTCAATATAAAATATATAAGTCTATTATTCAAAAATTAATTAAAAATTCGGAAAGTATATCTGCAACAGGTGCACCCGCACCAATTCAAGCAGGTAATATTGTTTTTCCTTTACAAAATAAAAATGAGGGTACTTATGGAATAAGTGGATATAGTAAAATACCAAATGAATCAACTTTTGTAACAAAAAAAAACTCATCTGGTAATGAGATATATAGCTATTCTTCTTTTTGTAAAGGATTCTTACTTCAAAAAAATATAGGAAAATATTCATCAAAAATGAAAAAAATTATTGATTCTATACTTATGTCTAAAGGAATATCCTTTGTATATTCTAAATATATTCCTGCTTCGTTACGAGTAATGGCATTTATTCTAGAAGAAAATGGGTTTACACCTGCAAATATAACAGGGGGAGAATATTCTTTATTTTATTCGGATACAAAGAAAAAACCAATATGTTATAAATGTTTTAAAGAGAAACATGATTCTAGAGATCATGAATGGTCTCCGGCAAAATATATGCTTTTAACAGGAAGTCAAGAGTTCACATCTTCCGATGTAGCAAAAATTACAGGTCATGTAAATAGAGAAGATAATAAGTATGGAAAACTTGTAAAAGTATTACTTGGTTCCGAAGTTTCAGCGGAAGGTGTAGATTTTAAGAGAATTCGTCAAGTCCATATTATGGATGGGTGGTATAATAAAGCAAAGAACGACCAAATTGAAGGGAGAGCTGTTCGTAACGGATCTCATAAAGATTTATTACCAAGTGAAAGAAATGTAGATATATATACATATTGTATAACAAATCCTATATCTCTAAAAGGAAAAGATAGATACATAGAAACATATGACGAGTACCTTTACAGATTATCAGAGAATAAAGATAAGAAAATAAAAAAAATAGAATATGTATTAAAAGAATCTGCTGTGGATTGTTTATTTCAAAAATATAACAATATACGAAATGTTCGAAGAAATATAGAACAAGAAAATTCTATTGGGAAAAAAATACTTTTTACAACAGGAGATACACCATTTAGCAGAGAATGTGGTTATATGAAATCGTGTTCTTATAAATGTGCATGGGAACCTACAGGTGATGTAAAAATAAATAAAAGTACATATACAGAAGATTTTGTAAATATAGATATATTAAAAGTCCAAAACATATTAAAGAAATTATTTCATAAAAATCCTGTATATCATATTAGTGAGATATTTTCTATTATACAAGAGAAACATAAAGACATGGAACCTATATACATTTATCTTGGACTTGAAAGTGTTATGAACAAGGACTCTGAATATAGTATTCAGGACCAATATAAAAGAGAAGGGTACATTATAGAAAAAGATCAGTTATATATATTTCAACCAAATGAACTGTTTGATGAAAAGTCTCCTTTATTATATAAAAAAATACCAATATCCTCAAAACCAAAAGAAGTTCCTTTTATTTTTGAAAAAGTTCTAGAAATAGAGAAAGAAGAAAATAAAAAAAACAAGAAAAATATATATGAAATTGTACATAACAGGTATAATAGTATAAAACAATATATAGAAACATATACAAATCATACAGGTTACAGGAATCAACTTTTAGAAACTGTGTTTTCTATATTATCGGAAAAAGAGACTATTTCATTTTGTAAAAAAATATTGTATAGTAGCAAAGAATTGGATAAAGAATTTGTAGATTTTTTTACAAAAAAAGGAAATATCTATAATAATACAACCTTAATTACTACAAATTTATGTTTCCAAGCAGATAAGAGGAAAGGAACTATAAAATGGAAATCTTGTAATCCGAATGATGAAACTATTTCTAGAAATATGTTAAAATCTATACAATATACAAAATTATGGAAAAAAATACCATCACAAAAAGTATTTTCATCCTCTGAAAATATTACACGAAGAGAGTATATTAATTTACTTAGAGAACAGTCTTTATCTCCCTTATATATAGGACATTTGGATACAAAAGATAAAAATAAGCAAAAGTATCTTAAAATATTTGACTTTACAACTATAAAAAACAAAAATACTTCCTCTAAACGTAATGAGTTGCGTGGTAAAGTATGTTCAAGTTTTGGTTCCATAAAAATACTTATAGATATTAAAAAGTACCTTGAAAATGAAATTCACAAACTTTCTATACCCAATTTTAAAATAGAAGAAAATACAAAAAGTTCAAAAAGATCTATATGCATACAAATAGAATTTCTACTTAGAATACTTGATACATATAGCAAAAAAATATGGATAATAGATTACTCTTTTGGGGATACGGTATAGAAAAATTGATTTTATATATAAAGATATAGTAAAATCATATATAATACATATATACTGTCTGTATAATATATACAGTAAAAATGGATTCTTTTAAAAATATAGAAAGTCCGATACATATAGAGAAAGAAATACACATTCCAGCTTCATTCTTGCATAAAAACTATACAGAAAATGTTTCAAAATATATTGTAGATACGTTTGAGGGAAAATACAACAAAGAAGGGTTTATAAAAAAAGACTCTATTTCCAATGTTTCAATTGGAAATATTTACACAAGTGTCAATAATACAACTGGTAATGTAAGAACAAATGTTTTTTTTGATGCGACAATTATTCACCCTACAATAAAAGGATTAATGAATTGTAAAATTACAAGTATAAACAACTTTGGTGTCCGATCAATTTCTGGACCCTTTGATATACTTGTTCCTTATGATGAAAATAAACCTATATATAAAATAGGAGATGTTATTGATGTAATAAATATAAATATACAGTATAAACTAGGTAGTCCTGTAATACAAATTATTGCTAAAATTGCGTCTGAAAAAGAAAAGAAAATGATACTTGAAAATATAAAAAAAAATCCAAGTAATGGTGAAAAAATTAATATAGGTGATATGAAGAGAAATACAACCGATAACGACTCTGAAGATATTAGTAGTGACAGTTCTGGTTCTGAATCTGGTTCTGAATCCGGTTCTGAATCTGGTTCTGAATCTGGTGCTGAATCTGGTGCTGAATCTGGTGCTGAATCTGGTGCTGAATCCGGTGCTGAATCTGGTGCTGAATCTGGTGCTGAATCTGGTGCTGAATCCGATGCTGAATCTGGTGCTGTATCCGATGCTGAATCCGGTGCTGAATCCGATATAAATTCTGTAAAAGAGTAGATATACTTAAAGAAAAAAATAGTGTTTTATTAAAATTATGAATATAAGTGATACAAAATATACAAATGAATATAAGAAAAAATTTGTAAAAAAAATAGAAAATATGTCAAAGGAGTTTCAATTAGAATTATATTATTATCTTTATAACACAGTCGATTCGAGTAAGTATACACATAATAGTAATGGTATATTTATAAATATCAATACTCTTGATACAAGTATATTGGATGAAATTCAGAATAGGATAGATTTCTATATAGATAACGAAAAGAAGCTTATTAATAATAATTATTAGTTTTCACAATTTTTACTTAAAAGATACTACGTTATAAGGTATAGAAAAAAAATTTATTGATACTATGTTTCCTGTTATAAGCTCCTTAAAATATTCTCGTTTGTCTTCTTATGGAAAAAACTTATTACATTCACCATGTAGAATTATTTCACCCTATTCCAATACAATTATTGAGGATAACTGTATAGATCATAGTATATCCTATACTCAACCAAATGGAAATTGTAGTAATATAATTTGTAAAACAAGTATATTAGTTCCAGAACCATATTGTTATTTACAAGGAAATAACACTTTTTTACAATCTTTCTTGTGTCTTGTTCATAAAACATATATAGACAGTATTCATTTACCTAAAAAAGCATCTTATATGATGAAAGAATACTGTAAAACAATGTGTTCTTCTTTTACAACAAATAAAAAATACCAAAAATGTATACAAAAAATTATGTACGATAAGGAACTTATAACAGACCCTTATAATAATATATACTTTTCCCAATTATGTAAAATGTTATTCTCGTATAACAATTGTGAGTGTATTATTGTTCGTTCTGACGAAGATGGGAACTTTTTATACACTATTCCTGCACGTATCCCAAGAAATAATACACTTTGTATAATATTACATCAAAACTATACAGGTAAATTTTCTCCATATGGTATATTAAAAAATGATTAATACTTAAAGTATTTTGTATATTATATATAATACAAAAATACTTACAATGTTTGATATTCTTGATGCTGAAAAAAAACGAATTACATCTTTTTTAGTCAAAGGAATGAGTAAAAAAGAATATGAAGTAGAAGCAAGGTTATTTCCTTCTATATCAGATCAATATGAGTATATTAGTTCCAGTATTTTTTTTGATATTATAAAAAGACTACAATTTTCTATAGAAAATGGTGGTCTAGGGTTACGAAACGAAACTAGCACACAATTACATACAACAAGTGAAAAGAATAAGAATATTCGTGAAACAATTGTTGGAATAGATGCTATAAAAACATACTTGTTGTATAATGATATTCAAAAAACACAAAAAAGCTTTCCTGATAAAGTATATAGGATTGAGAAGAAAAGAGAGGATTACTTAAACTTGTCTAATTACCCGATTCGTGTATGTATTAGCAAGGAGACAGAAATGGATAATAAGAAATTCGCACTCCTGGATGATTCCTCTTTTTCAAAAGATTTTAGGTTCCAAAATAGAACTTCTTTTTTTACAGATGATAACTTGTTTCGTATCGATATGACAGCTGTAAAATATGGTAAAGGTAATACATTAGCTTCATCTAATACTATAAAAAATACACCCTGTTATGAAATTGAAGTAGAATATATTGGTGAAAATACAGATATTGATGTATTTACTCCTTTTATACAATATATATCACAATTAATGTGTTTTTATTATAAGACACCGTATCTTCTTCCTGTTTCTATAAAAAAAAAGATTACTTACACATACAAGTCATTTATCCAAACAAAAAAAAATACAAAGAATACAAAGAACCATTTTACACACTACGACTTTATCACAGCAAAACCTGTAACTCTTCATATTGAAAATATCAATAAGAAGGCTGGTACAATAAATATATTACAGAACTACGGTGTTACTGTGAAGGCGGATGGTGTAAATATGCTTTTATATATATTACCAAAGGGAACAATTGATAAAAAATATGGAAATATGTTTCTTATTGATTCAAATGGTACTATACAATCTATGAATATTTATATGGAGGAATGGGATAATTCATTACTAGAAGGAGAATATATCGAGCATAAAAATATGTTTTGCGTATATGATATTCTATATGCAAAAAATCTTGATATTAGAAACAAACCATTTGAAAGTTTTTCAAAAACAACCTCAAGATTATCTTATATAAAAGAGTTTATAGATGACGTTTCTACAAAAGAATTCACTATTTCAATTTATGAAAAACCATATTTATTTGGAAATCAACAAGAAATATTTGAAAAATCTAAAATGTTATGGGACAAAAGAAACTTGTTACCATATCATGTAGATGGTCTAATTTTTATACCTGCTGTAGACCCCTATCCAACAAGACCTGGGTCATGGAAACATTTATTTAAATGGAAACCACCTTCCCTAAATTCTATTGATTTTCTAGTAGAATTTGGAAAAAATGAAAATAACCAGTATATATTATTACCCTATACAGACGAATCTGGTGTTGTTAAACAATATACATATATAACAATATATACAACAAGTTCGAACGACTCTTATAATAAACGTACAGGAAAAGTATCCAATAAAACAATTAAAAAGATTTTTAAAAAGATAGAAGTTCCTGTAAATGATAATGAAGATATATTTACAAATGACCCTTTAAGTAAAAAGGTAGAAAAAATAGAAGATAATACTATTGTTGAATTTTCTTACAAAGAAGGTGAGCGTTTTCCTTGGGTTCCTATTCGAAATAGACCAGAAAAAACAGAAAGATACAAGAAACATAATGATTATTTTGGAAACTACGAAAAAGTTGCTGAAAATATTTGGAAAAGTATTACACAACCAATCACAGAAGAAATGATTACATCTGGTATTATTCCAATAATACAAAAAAAATCAGTTCCTTTACAAACTTCCTTACAAACTTCTGTGTCAGATAATACTACATATACTACTTCACAAAATACAAAAAAGAATCGTTTAGGATATCAAAATTTCCATACAGCATATGTTAAAAAAACGTTATTGCAAAAAGTTCAATTAGATCCAGAGGATTCGGAAAGAGGAAAAGGACATATTCTAGATTTTGGTTCTTGTAGAGGTGGTGATATTAATCGATGGAAAGAAATTGGATTTACAAAAATGGTTGGAGTTGATTTGGACCCATTATGTGTTCAAGAAGCAGGTAAAAGAGCAAAGAATATTGATCCGAGTATTGTATTCTTATGTGGTGATTTATCGAAACCAATATTTCCAAATCAAGATTCAGCATGTGAAACAGAAGAGAAAAAAGACAATATAGATTGGAAAGAAAAAATGAAAACTACATTAGTAGAAAAATACCAATTTGATATTGTAAGTTCTCAATTTGTGATTCATTACTTTTTTAAAGATGAACTATCTCTTAGAACATATTTACAAAATGTTTCTGATAATTTACGTATCGGAGGAAAGTTTGTATGTTCTACATTTGATGGAATGAAAATATATGATTCGTTAAAACGAAAAAAGATGATTGAAGGAAAACAAAATAAAGAAACTATTTGGAAAATAACAAAAATGTATGATAGACGTAAGTTTATGAATGGAAAACCAAATTGGAGTATGACTATTGATGTATTTGTAAAATCTATTGGATTATCTCATAAAGAATATCTTGTAAGTTATACATATCTTGAAAAAATAGCACTTGAATATGGATTAGAGTTAGAAGAAACTATTCCATTTTCAGACTTATGGGATAAAGTTGTTCAAGAAAAGAATATAAATACAAGATTACTGGACGATATAGAAGGTATGAGTAAAGATGAAAAGACATTTAGTTTCTTTTCTAGTGGTCTTATTTTCAAAAAAACAAAACATCCAACGGATGCTGTATACAAAAAAATGTTAAAATTACAAAAAAAAGCAAATAAATAAATATAAATTGTATTTTTATTATTATTCTTAATATATTATAGTTTTAGTATTATCCGGGCATTCGGACCAATTATTCCAATTTTTATAAGAACATTCATTTTCTTGATAACCGTTAATTTTACAAGATATTTCTATACAACCTTGTGGTGCACAGTCTATATAACTTTCTTCACTATTTTGCACATATTGTTCTGGAGAGGCAAAATCTAGTTCATTATCTTCTGTAATTCCATTATATCTATATACATAAATATCTCTACCTCTTTTAAGTGTTTTTTCTCCATATAACATTTCTGAAATACGTTCCAAGCTATCATTTTCACTAACTACTAAAATAGATCCTGTACTATTTTTAATTGAATTTTTTATATCTTTATAAGAATTGTCATCTTTTATAAAACTAGTAATTTCAATATTACTATCATTATCTACTAATTTTTGTAATAAAGGATATGCTACCAAATAAGAATTAGCATTATCTGTTGGGTTAAATATATATACTTTTTTTATTTTCGCAAGATTATTGTCTTCTATTATCTTTGGTATATTGTTAGAATATGCTATTCCTTGTGAATATCCTGTTAAAGATATATTTGCATAATATATCTTTTTTTCATTTACAAACTCAGATTCACTTGTAAATTTTATTTCACCTAAATATTTATTTGCGTCACTATAATATGTATTATTTTTTAAATAATCTAAATTATTTGTTGTGGCTAACTCAGAACATATATCTCCATATATATAATCCTTATCGGTTCCTTTTTGCCCGTGACGAAACATAATAATTGCTTTTTGTTTTTCTGTATTTGTAGATGTAAGTGGAGGTGTAGGTGTAGTTGTAAGTGGAGGTGTGGGTGTAGGTGTGGGTGTGGGTGTGGGTGTAGGTGTAGGTGTGGGTGTAGTTGTAAGTGTAGGTGTAGGTATAAGTGTAGGTGTAGTTGTAAGTGTAGGTGTAGATGTAAGTGGAGGTGTAGGTGGAGGTGGAGATGTAGATGTAAGTGGAGATGTAGATGTAAGTGGAGATGTAAGTGGAGGTATACGTGTACTTATACCTCCTACTTTTTGAAAACCATCTATATAATCACTTACAGTTGATTGAGAAGGGTCGCTGGGTACACAAATATATTTACCATCTATTTTTTTTTCTTCGAAATTATCACAACATTTTAGTTTATTTGGTAATTTTAGTCCTTTTTTATTTTCATTATATCTATAATAATACATATCTTCATTTTTGTTAGTGCAAGCATCTACACATTTATAACTATATTTTCCTGTATTATCCCAATTATATAATATTTTTTCACCATGAAGACAATCACCGACTTTTGCTTCTTTTCCATTTTTTAATTTTATAGAAGAATTACTAGTCTTATCTACTATATATGTTTCGCCTTCAAATTCTATTGTATTATAATTTTCATAATATTGTTTATTATACGGGTCATATTTTGAAAGTTCGGTTATATTTATATTATCTGAAGACTCTTTATTAATATCTACAAATGGTATATCATTATAATGTATATTACCATCACTTATATCTTCCATATTTTCGATAACAGGATTAGTAATATATAATACTACAATACATAGAATACAAACTATAAGAATACATACAATATTTTTCATACCTTTTGTATATATTCTTATATAAGAAAAATATAATAATACATACTATTAATGGGAAAATGTCTTCAAAAATTACTAAGGATTTACCAAGATTAATTCAAGAATTACCAGAGTGTATTGGGATAATACCATTAACTTTACATATTATACCATTAGATAAGGTTTCATATGAGTTCCCTTTAATGAATAAAAAAATGTGTTCTCTAAAATCAGAAATAGACAAAAAAGAATACCAAAAATATTGGGATAAAGCAAAACGAACTACAAATCCATATGAACTTGTTCCCTTATATGGGACAAACTCATTACACGGTGAAAATATGTCTAAAAACATTTCACCTCTAAGTAGAGCATTTTTCAAGTGTACAGAAATATATACATCTATAGATGTTATTCCAGAAAAATACAAAAAAAATTCAGGAAATGTAGCGAATATTGCTGAAGGACCTGGTGGATTTATAGAAGCTTTGTATAAACAACGAACATTTGAAAATATATATGACCAATTTTATGGTTTAACATTATATTCTAAAAATAAAAATATTCCTGGGTGGAATCAGATATTTAGAAGAAAAAGTCATTTTTTATACAAAAATCCTTTTGTTTCGCTAAAAACTGGAAACTTATACAATATTTCACATATTAAAGAATATGCATCATTATGTAAAAAATGTTGGTTGGTTACAGCAGATGGTGGATTTGATTACAGTTGCGATTTTAATAATCAAGAAATAAGCTCTCGTAAAATTATATTTGCAGAAATTACTACAGCATTTCTTATTCAAGAAAAGGGGGGAAGCTTTATTTGTAAAATGTTTGATTTGCATACAACTTTTTCTATCCAACTTTTATACATACTTCGTTTGGTATATGATCATGTGTATATTACTAAACCACTAACAAGTAGGCCAGCTAACTCTGAAAAATATATTGTTGCAACAGGATACAAAGGAATACCTACATCTTTACAAGATTCTATGTTACAAATATTACATAATTGGGACGAATTGACAATGTACTATAAAGATATAATAATACAGCATAGCAATGTACCTAATACTTTTCTCCAATCTATAAAGAGAAGTAATTTTATATATACCTATATCCAAAAAACATTTATTTGTAGAACATTATCATATATTCGTTATAAGAAAAATAAATATTCCTATGAAGAAGAACAAGAGGAATACGCAAAAAAATGGTTCATTAATCATAATATTCAAAAATATAATAGATATAATGGATATAATAGACATGATTCACATAATGGGTATGATAGATATGGTACACATAATAGATATAGTAGATACTTAAAGAAGTAAATGTTTTTTTACATAAAAGAAATGTCTTGTTTGTCTTATGTAAAAGAACCAAAAAGTGAATTATCAAAGAAATGTAAAACATTTACAGATTTACAGACACGTGATCATGTATTAATGAATAAGATAATACAATATTATGAAAAAGATAAAAACTTACAAACTTTACAATCTGTTATACAGGGAAAATCTACATTATCTTTACGGATTATAGACTATTTTGTAACAAATTACGCAAAAGAAAATGAAGTTATTTATGATATTGGTAATGAAAAATTTATGGTATACCATAGTTACAAGTCGCAATTAAAAGCATATTCCAAAAAACAATTTGACCCATTTTGTAGAAGAGATAGAATTTTATTGTATATAGACAAAGATAATTTTATACGAACTACTGTAGGACAACTTAACTTTTTTCGTTGGGCAATTACAAGTAATATTTTAACTTATATTGAATCGTATTACAAAGAAATAGAATACGAAATGAACTTTTTTTCAAAAAAGAATACGAAAAAATCTTCAAAAAAGAATACGAAAGAATATTCAAAAAAGAATACGAAAAAATCTTCAAAAAAGAATACGAAAGAATATTCAAAAAAGAATACGAAAAAATCTTCAAAAAAAATAGTAGAAGACACTAAGGAAAAGATTGTTAAAAACAAGGTAGAAAGTATTATTATTCCTGATAATCATTTAGAAATTACTGCAACAAAGAAAATAAATCGTCATAATGTAACTATTACAGTAAAATTTAATTAAATTTTATATATATACTATATAATACTTTTATCCTATGCCTTCAAATTATAATTGTAGAAAAATGTATAAGAAAGGAGGAGGTCTTGGGCTTTCTTCTTTACTTATGCCTTCAGGACTAAATCCTACTCTTGCTACTGCAAGTTTAGCAGGATTGTCTAGTGTTGTTCGTAGAAAACCCTCTACCAAAAAGAAATCTGTTAAAAAGAAGGTAGTCAAGAAGAAATCTGTAAAAAAGGTTGTTCGTAGAAAACCCTCTACCAAAAAGAAATCTGTCAAAAAGAAATCTGTCAAAAAGGTTGTTCGTAGAAAACCCTCTACCAAAAAGAAATCTGTCAAAAAGAAATCTGTCAAAAAGGTTGTTCGTAGAAAAAATAGTAGGAAAGGAAAATCGATTGTTATTGATTATAAGACTGGTAAAATTATCAAAAATCCTAAAAAGAAATCTGTCAAAAAGGTTGTTCGTAGAAAACCCTCAACCAAAAAGAAATCTGTAAAAAAGAAATCTGTAAAAAAGAAATCTGTCAAAAAGGTTGTTCGTAGAAATCCCTCTACCAAAAAGAAATCTGTAAAAAAAGTTGTAAAAAGAGTGAAAAGAGGTAAAAAGGTAAGAGGTGGTTCGAATAAAGATACTAGTTCTATGAATCAGACTTTAAATGATGCACAATTAAATGCCCTTAGTGCACAATTAAATGCCCAAGTATTGGACTCTAATAATGGGGACCTCCCTAATGGACAACCTACACTATTCAGACAACGTGGTTATAGAATACCACAAGAACAACAAGGACAACAACAACAAGAACAACAAGGACAACAACAACAAGAACAACAAGAGCAACAACAAAAAGGAGGAGATGTATTAAGCTTACTTGCTCCAGAAGGTATTAATGCTGCTATTTCTGCTTTAGGTTTATCCGGGCTTGCTGGTTTAAGCAAAATGCCTTTTTCAAAGAATAAAAAAAAATATTCTACCAAAAAGAAATCTGTGAAAAAAGTTGTAAAAAGAGTGAAAAGAGGTAAAAAGGTAAGAGGTGGTGGAAATGGTGAAAGTGATAATGAATATTTATCAAACTTCAATACTCCTTTCAGTTCTGATAATTTCTCATCAAATGAAGAAAATAATTGGATACCGGATGGAGATAATGAAGAGACTCCTACTGATTCGGAATTAAAGATGTTTGTAATTAAAAAGATAGTTGAGAAATGGAAAAAATCAATAAAAAATATAGTAGAAACTAACAAAATAAAAAAATATAATCAAGAAGAAGACAATAAAGAATTTTATAAAGTATTTAATAATGATGATACTAAAAAAATATTAAATGAGTTACTAGAAAAATTAAATAAAAATGAAAATAATAGTAATATAAATATAGATAAGACCTACGAAATTTTAAAAAATAAAATTATTAATAATCTTTATTATTTTGATTTGATTTCATATTTAGATCTCGGCAAATGGGAAAATTACAATATAAATAATAATTTAGATAAAAAAATGGATAAATTCCATGATGAATGGTTCGCAAGTGACTCACTTAAAAAATTAACTAAAGAATATATGAATTTAATTCAGGAAACTTCGCCTGTAAAAAATAAAACAGTTGTAAATGATTCTACTGATTTGAAATTAAAAATTTTTATACTTAAAAGAATACTTAAGAGATGGAAAGAATCAATAAAAAAAATAGTAGAAAATAAAAAAATAAAAAACTATAATCAAGATAATAAAAAATTTTATAAAAAATTTAATAATAATGATACTAAAAAAATATTAAATGAGTTACTAGAAAAATTAAATATAAATGAAAATAATAATAATAATAATAATAATAATAATAATATAAAAATAAATGGAATCTACGAAAATGTAAAAAAGAATTTTATTAATAAACTTGATTATTATGATTTATTTACATATTTTAATCTCTACCCATCAATTGTAACTACCCCATTCTCTCATGATAAATGGTTTAAAAGTATAGAACTTCTAAATTTATACAAGGATGACATAAAAAAAAAGACAAATAACAGAGAAAGAAAAAATAGATTACATGAACAACAAAAGGAAGATATGAAAACAAGAAGAAACGATGAAATAAAGAGAATACAATCAGAACCTGAAAGAACTATTGAACGGGAAACAGAATACGGTATATTAAGATATAAAGCAATGCTAGAAAATATAAATAATAAATAAACAATGAAGAAAAAAGACTAAAAGAGGAATTAGGAACAGTAAAACAACAAAACAAATCGCAAAGACACCCACACCCCTCTTCCAGAGTTATCTTCATTTAAAAAAATAAAAAATAAAATATTACAAAAAAATAAATATAAATTTCTTATATCTAATAACAATTACACTTTTTTCATAAAAAATATATTTTATATAATATTACAAAAAAAAAAAATAATATATAAAATGTATATCAGTGTATATATAGTGTATATATAGTATATATACAGTATATATAGTTATAGTATGGATTCTGAGAAATCTAAAAAGGTAGTTCGAAAAGTTATACAAAATAAACCAATAACACAAAAGACTTTTCGAAAAGGAGAAGTTGTATATGTTCCTACGCCAAGTCATGGTTTTGTAGAAGCGTTGGTTATAGATAGTACAAAAAACAAAGTTGAACTTACATATACAGAAGATTTTATTAAAGAATCCTATGGAGAAGAACCAATTGTATATGAAGAAGAACATATACAAAAAATCTTAAAGCAGTCTGAACAAAGACCTTTTTTTTGGATGTTTCAAAATCATAAAGATTTTCCAGAATGGGTATCTAGAACCTTTATACAATACAGTAGTTGTAATCCTACAACATCTCTACATTCTTATAAATCAGAATTTACACTAATGCCTAGACAAAAATTTATACGAGATTATTTAGGACACGAAAGTCCATACAGAGGACTATTGTTATATCACGGTTTAGGTTCTGGAAAAACATGTGCTTCTATCGCAGTTAGTGAAAATCTAAAAGATACTAGGGATGTTGTAGTTCTTGTACCGTATAAAGGTATTCGTGATAATTTTATATCACAAGGATTACAATATTGTGGCGATCCAGAATACAAGAAAAATAACAAAATTATAAAAGATAAATATACTATTTTAACCTTTAAAAATGCATATATCATAAAACAAATTGAAAAAATAGGAAACTTACATAATAAAGTTATTATTGTGGATGAAGCACATAATTTAGCAACTATGATGGTAAATGGTCTTAAAAAACCAAATTCACATGGTGAAGTATTATACAGGATGTTATTGGAAGCAAAAAATAGCAAAATTGTTTTTTTAACAGGAACACCTCTTGTAAATACACCATTTGAAATTGGAATTCTTTGTAATATACTACGAGGGCAATTAGAATTATTATTATTTGATGTAAAAAACTTTCGTGAAGAAACGATTGATAGTTTTCAAAAAAAAATATTAGAAGATTCAAGAATCGGATGGGTTCAATTTGAACGATTGAACAAAACATTATCTATTATTCCAAAAGTTCATAGTTGGGATATGGAATTTGAACATACTATTTATTTTATACAAGAAATAGCAAATACACATTTTATGAACATAGAATACAAAAAAGTATATCAATTTCCATTGTTTCCTGAAAAACAAGAAGACTTTGAAGAATTGTTTATACAAGATAATTCTATTCATAACAAAGATATGTTTCAGAGAAGAATTATAGGATTAATATCCTATTTTGAAGCAACCAAAGAAGCAAAAAAAGAATTTCCAGTACAATTACCTACTATTCTACAAAATGTAGAAATGAGTAATCACCAATTTTCTATGTACAAGCAAGCAAGAGATTTTGAAAGACCTATTGAAAGAAGAGCTGCGCAAAAAAGAAAATTAGGAGTCACATCTGTATCCACCACAGCACGTGTTTTTTCAAGAGAATTTTGTAATTTTGTGTATCCAAATGAAATAGAAAGACCTTTTAAAAAAATGCAATTTATTACAGAACTTACAGAACAAAAAAAGAAAGAGATAGATAAAAATAATATGAATAATATAGAAGAAATAGAAAATACACTAGAAAAAAATTACAAAACTTTGCAAAAAGAAATACAAGAATCTTTAGAAGAACTAAGTAGTCATCCTAATAATTTTTTAGAAAAAAAAAATCTACCTACCTATTCTCCAAAAATGAAAATGATATTAGATGAAATTGAAAAAAAAGATAAAGGAATTGTATTAGTATATTCTTCATTTCGTAATGTAGAAGGTTTAGAAATATTTGGTAGAGTTTTGATGCAGAACGGATACTCTCATTTTTCGGATCCAAATTCCAAATATGACTATAAAAGATTTGCTTTTTATTCCGGTGTAGAAGATAAAAAAACAAAAAAAAGTATTTTATCAAAAATTACACATAAAAATAATATGTATGGAAAAGATATTCGTATATTATTATTATCTTCTGCTGGAGCAGAAGGTTTAGATTTAAAAAATATACAAAAAGTTCTTATTATGGATGTCTTTTGGCATCATGTTCGAACAGAACAAATTATTGGAAGGGCAGTTCGTAAAAAATCACATATTGATTTACCTGAAAAAGAAAGAAAAGTTCAAACTATTATATATACTTCTGTATTTTCAGAATCACAAAAAGAAGAATATAATGAAAAAGAAACAACGGATGAATATATTTATAGAATATCACAAGAAAAATTAGTATTAAATAATACATTCTTACAAGCAATTAAAGAATCTGCTGTTGATTGTATGTTAAATCAATGTGATAAAAAGTGTTATACTTTTGTAAAAGGGAAAAAAGCAAATGAACTAGCATACTTACCACAAATAGAAGATGATATTATTTATAATTTAAAAAAAGAAAAAGAAGTTGTTACAAAAATGGTTGTTGCAGGTTTAACAAAAAAGAATATTCTTGTGTATAAGAAAAATAAAGAATGGTATACAATTATTGATACACCTATAAAAGATATACAATTACAAAAAGTAAAATTTGCTGTAGATACTTCTTTACAAGTAGTATATGACTATAATGATATGAAAAATAATATAAAAACAATTGTTGGTACATATAATATACAAACTGGCAAAATCCAAAAAAATATAAAAAAAGATTGATACTTAGTATAATATAGGTGTTTTGTATATATATATACATATATAATGTCAAATCCTACAACATCAAATTCCATAATCTCAAATCCTCATCTTGATAAATGGAAACAAGAATTACAAGAAGTTCTTGATAAATCTATTCAAGAAAAATTGTGTATGACTAATGAAATAAAACATTTTGAAGAAATACAAGAAAAAAAGAATACAAAAATACAAGAACTTGATACTATTTATACAGATACTACAAATTATGTAAAAAAAAGAATTAAGAAATATATTACAAGCACAAATAATATTATAGAAGAATTACATACTATAGAAGAAAAGAATCATACAAGACTTTTTGCCTTATATAAAAAAATGTATAAAGACGCTGTATCTTTTTTTTCCCAAAAAGATTTCACATATCATGAATCAAAATTAGATAATACAAATACAAATTCTATATTTTCTTTTTTTGATGAAGAACAAGTATGGACGAATGTTCAATTATCTATTTGGTCTCAAGAAATATTATGTAAAGACATTGAAAAACAAAAAAAAATATTAGAAAAAAAATATAATACTTTATTAGAAAATTATACTATACAAAAAGAATTATACGATAATCTTGAAAAAAATATTCAGTCACTAGAAAAAAAAATACAAGATATTCATGTTTTTTCTACAAAAATTACTAAAGATGATGAACTCGAAATTACTAAAGATGATGAACTCGAAATTACTAAAGATGATGAACTCGAAAATAATAATGAATCTGTTGTTTCTTAGATAATACAAAATAGGTGTTCCAATCTTTCCAAGATTGCTCTTTATCTATAGTAATAATATTATCTTGTATATCTTGAACTTTTACTGTATCTATAGTATATCCTTCATTAGACATAGAATAAAATCCTATTTTGGTAATATTGGTTGGAGTATACTTAGTTGTTTGGGGAAATTGTATAGTAATAATACCATTTTGTATTTTTTGGATTGTATAAGAAGAAGAAATTGTTTTGTTTCTCTTCTTATATTCTATAAAAAATAAGTCGTTTGTAGAAATATATGTTTCAATAGGTATAGAAATATCATCTTTAGAAAAAGTACATACTTTATTATGTATATCTTCTGTATTTGTATGGATACATAGACGGAAAGATAGTGTATTTTTCTGATGTATTTTTATATCATACATGTATATTTCTGGATAAAAAGGAATAGGGTTTGTAGGGTAATAGGAATATACGTACAATATATCACTATTTTCCATATTGTTTTTCAAAGTAGATATTTTAAAAGATGTAGGACTTAGTATTTTTTCAATTTCAATTGTGTCAGAACAAGAAATAGATGTATCATTCAATGTTCGTAATTCTAATGATAAGGAATTTTGTAATTGAGTTGGTTTTTTTCTATCAAAAATATGAGATTTTAGTGAAATATATGGAGAACAACCACTATTATATACTTCTTTTAATCTTGTAAATGCATGTTTTGGAATATTTATTCCTGTATTTATTCCTGTAGATGTCCCTAAGTTTGTAGAACTCCATTCCTTGATACACAACCATATAAAAGGTTCTTTTTGAAAAGTATCTATTTTTGGAACAATTACATCTAAACATTCCACAGAAAGAATAGTATCAATAGGTGTAATAGAACATATAGTGTTATTTTTTACTGTATTTGTATATAATATTGTATTATGAAATTGTATATCCTTTTCTTCTTTTTTCCAAGAAAATACACTATTTGTAGAAGATTGATTTCTGTTTTTTCTATATAAGGATGATATAGATATATACGTTATTTTTTCTTCTCTTGGTTCTACTTGAGACATATATTGTTGTTGGTTTTGCGGATGGTTTTGCGGATGGTTTTGCGGATAGTTTTGCGGATGGTTTTGATTTTGTGGATGTTGTAAAGATCGAATATAGTTAGTGATATTTCTTTCTACGCTTTTTTCTACACTTTGTTCCAAACTTTGTTCCACACTTTGTTCCAAACTTTGTTCCACACTTTGTCCTACACTTTGTCCTACACTTTGTTCCACACTTTGTCCTACACTTTGTCCTACACTTTGTCCCGCATTATGTTCTCCATAATTATTTGGACTATTTTCTTTTTCACCTATAGTATCGATTATTCTATTTTTATACACTTGGATAGTTGTTGGTGGTTCAGATTGTTCTGAAATATGCTCTACGTTAGAAACTCCTTCTGTAAAAGAATTATAATTTGGTTCTTCTTTATTAGAATCTGTCAAATCCGGAGGTGTATAAGTATTTTTGTATATATTTTCAATTTTTTTTCTTTCTTGTAGAAGCTGGTCAACTGATGTATTTGTAGAAGAACCCGATGTATTTTCTGGTAAAGAAAAATCTATATTTTTTGGTTTATTAGAAAGATTTGTAGACCGACGCTGTTCCAGTTCCTTAAACATTGTATTAGTATCTGGGTATTTTTTTTGTTCTTGTTTTGGAAAGTTTTCTATATTTTCATTTGGTTGCAGTGTCCCATAATGTTTCGGTTGTGGTTGTGAATGTTGTTGTGGTTGTGAATGTTGTTGTGGTTGTGAATGTTGTTGTGGTTGTGAATGTTGTTGTGGTTGTAGATTGGATTTTGAATATGTTGAAGGTGTTGGGAATGTGGGATTGGATTGAAAAAAATTTGTATATAACCCACGATTATCTCTTGTCATATTTATTTCTTTATTGGTTACAGATTGCATTTTTGGGAGTTCTTGTACGGATTTCTGTTTTATGGATGTTTGATTTGAAGAACCATTTTTCTTAATATACGAAGCCATATTCGATAGAACTTCTTTATTAAGTAATGTAAGAGTTCTACTTCTCTCATCTCTTGATAAGTTATTAGAAAAAGACTTTGTGCTGAATACCTTTTCCATATAAGAAAATAATAATTTTTTATAATCCTTTGTAATAGTTTGTATGTTGTCTACAGATGAAACAATAATTTTATCAAGTAGTTCATAATTTTTTGTAGAATAGAAATTCTTTTCAATTCTTGTGTATGTTTTAGACATATGTGAATTTGTATGTATATTATTGTATGAATTTTTTATATCGTAATGGTATGTTAGAGCAAAAAATGTTTCCCAATAATCAAAGTCATTCCCAGTCATCGTATATACCAGAAGGTGGGAGAAGACCACCTCAACCTGTATTAACACAGTTTGTGAAAGAAAAAGATATTTTTACAAATAGTCCTTATCCAGAAGCATTTGGAAAAAGACCTATGAATATTGTATCTCCTTTGTACGAACAACATATTATGAAACCACCTAAAGCAAATGTAACCCACGGATCTATACATGATACAGAAGTTATTTGTAGTGAAGATAGAAATATGGAATCGTATGAAAAACCAAATCAATATGTTGTAAAACTAAAAGATATATACAAAAATGTAACTTCAGTTAGTCTTATGAATGCATGTATTCCAAATAGTGCTTATTTGATAAATGAAAGAAATAATATATTGCCTATTTCTATTGATAATGATGAAATATTCTATATCAGAATAACATCAGGAGACTATTCACCAGACGGCCTTGTAAGTTCTATAAATGATGCTATAAATGAAGATATAAATCCATTAAGTATTTGTATAAGTTATAATCACTGTACAAAAAAATTTACATTTATGAATGAAACTCCTAATAAAACACTATATATTTATTTTGGGGATTGTGAAAATACAAGAAGTATTCGAAAAGTGTTAGGGTTTCCTCAAAAAGATATTATTATTCATTCTAGTAATAGTGGTGTAGAAAAAAGTATTGATAGATTTACTGTAGAAACTTCTTCTAAGTACGAAGCCCCTTACAAACATTGTTTGCAACCAGACTGTTTTTCTATTTTACGAATACGAGAACTTGAAAATATTCGTAGCAACTCCACACCGTTAGACAGGGCATTTGCTGTTATTCCTATGAATGTAGAACAAAATAAAAATGTTCATATTCATACAGATGGTTGCTGTTCTCCATTTGTAAAATATTTCAATCCACCATTAGCAAGATTAGATAGGTTTACTATTGAGTTTCTGGATAAACAGGGAAATCTTATTAATTTTGAAGGACTAGAACACTATATGGAATTCCATATCCATACACTAAATGCCCCTGGTAAATATAATCCTGGTAGTGTATAATTTTATAATACACTATTATTATATATATACATATAAATGTATTATAACTATATTTGTGTATTCTTAATATTCTGTTTTATTGTAGCAGGATCAAGAACATCTGTATCTGAAAACTTTTGGTTTCTAAGAAGAAGATATAATCCTTATCACCATTCTTACTATCCATCATGGTATAGAAGATACAATCCATATCATAGATATATACATAAGAGACAATTGAGAGGTTATTGTCCCTCAGGATGTGTTCCCAGTAGTTCTGGATACAAGTGTCTTGATCCATTAGCAAGTTGTCCTATAGGTGCTGTTGGTTGTTGTCAATACGATTATGATTGTACATATTGTTAAAGATATATAACTCATATATAATTTTTTATAGATTAACATTATATATAGTTATAATACATCCACTACCATTATGAATACTGTTTTGAATCAATTAAAAAATAGTATCAATGTCGCAACCTTAGAAAAAAAAAGAAATACAAAAAATAATACAAAAAATAATACAAAAAATAATACAAAAAGTAATATGAAAAATAATATAAAAAGTAATATGAAAAATAATACAAAAAGTAATATGAAAAATAATATAAAAAGTAATGTAAAAAACAATATAAAGAATAATATACGTAATAAAGTATCATTTCGCGAACCTTTAGTAAACCCATATCTTGAAAACAGGTCTTTACAAAATAATATTCTTACACCAAAAAATAATAATTTTAAAAAACCAAAATATACGAATACTAAAAAACCACAATATACGAATACTAAAAAACCACAATATACGAATACTAAAAAACCACAATATACGAATACTAAAAAACCACAATATATAAATACTAAAAAACCACAATATATAAATACTAAAAAACCACAATATACGAATACTAAAAAACCAAAATATACGAATACTAAAAAACCGTATATTCAAAGAAGTGTTGTAGTAACAGGTGTAGTTATGGAGAAAAAGAACAATGAATCGTTATTACAAAAGATTATGTATGTAGTGATTGGTTCTTTACTTGTATTCTGTATTCTTGTATTATGTAAGATGATATACGATTATTTTCAAAAATCTTCATACAAGAAAGTTGTTAGACGACGAATTATATCACTTCCTGCAAAATCTGTATCAAAAGATAGCTTACCGGAAGAAAAAGAAGGGTCTCATATAAATATAGAAAAAGGAGGCGATATGGCAGAAAATTCTTATATTTCTCCTAATCCAGAAGTATTTCCTAATGAAGAACAAGATTACGCTGTATTTGATGAAACAATGATACGCAAACAACAGGACCATAACACAAATACAGAAAAACAACGAGTAAACCAATATATTCAAGACCAGAACGCATATATTCGAAGAATTAATAATCGTGTTGCTCAAATTAATGAAAATCGTATGAATACTCCTACATACGATAGAGATAAAAGAACTTTACAAGAATTACGAAATTATGAAAGACGATTGGCAAATAAAGTTCATAATGAGGGTATATCTCAACCGTATTTGGTCGATCAACAAAGATATATGTAATATAAAAAAAAATTGACACGGAAAGGTGTGAAGGACATATATTACTATTTTCACTCGAGCGAAGAACTTTTCGGTTGCTTTTGAAGATGATGTCAGACATTGATAATGCACTAATGAATTCACTCAAAACTCTCTGGGGGACACAAGAAAAAATTAAAAAAAAAAAAAGAGAGTTGCAAGCAGAAATAAATAAACTACCCGATGGAGAAGGCTCGGGGTGGGTAGGAATCTACAAAGATGTCGAGAGATGGGAATTGGAAAATTCCCAATCAATCAAATTTGTTCAAAAAGCCTTAATAGCAGAGGGAGATGAAAAAAAATGGCGATTTGAACAAATTGTGGAGAATGCCATTCAGTCGCAAAAAAAGGCGACAGAAAAGGCAGAAAAAGCAAAAGAGGAGAAAATATCAGCTGATAGAAAATTTGAGGCTACCAAATCAAAGAGTGGAAAAGCTTAATATGAATTACAAACATTAAAAAATTCGTAATTCGTGAAAAGGGCTGAACTCGAAGAAGCAGTGGTAGAGGTATCACCCAGTCTCCCAAAAAAAAAAAAAATAGTATCATATTATAAAAAGATGCCAAAACAAGTAGCTGTATTTGCTGGTTCTTTCAAACCTCCTCATAAAAATCATCTATTTATTATTCTAAAAGCATTACGGTATATGAATAAGAACACTAGTGAAAAATATATAGAAAAACCACGATTGTATATATTTATATCTTCTAAGACACGTGAACCTTGTTCATCGATTACAAAAGAAGTAAGTAAAGAAATATGGAATATGTATATTTCTTTATTACCTGTAAAATATCATTCACAAATAACGATTGTGTTAAGTAATTTACCAAGCCCTACACAAACGGCATATGGTTTTGTGAAAAATCGTGTATCAAAAAAAGATATAGTGTATTTTGTATCGGATACTATAGATACAAGATATAATTCTATTATAACATTATGTAAAAAAAGAAACATACAGTATATACCTATATCACACACATTCAAAACACCAATATATTCTAGTGATATACAACAATATATTGTAGATAATAAAAAAACATTATTATATAAATTATTACCTCCAAAATTAAATAATGTTCAAAAAAATACTATTTATAAAAAATTATACAAATTGTGTATATAATAAAGTTGCTCTTGGACTAGAAGCTTTCTTAAAAGGATATTGTATCATATTTATTCGAGGTTTATTAATAGCATATAATAATTGTTTTTTATCACAACAATGAACACAAGAAAAATATTTATGAAATATTGTAGGAACATTCGCATAATAATTTGAACAATATGTACAAGATGTAATATATTTTTTAACTGAACTAGTTTCCTCTTTAATCCGTTTCCTGAGTTCCATATCAATAGAATTATATCGTGTATCTATAGTATCCGAATCTTTCCTTTTTCTTTTTTGTGATACAATAACACCTAATTTTTGTAACTTTTGTAATTTTTCTTTACTTGTTTTCTTGTAACAATATTTACATAAGATTTTTCCTCTAATACCATGTATAGTATATACTTGAATAAGCTCACATTTTTTTTTTCTACATATAGTTGTGTGTATTCTATTCTTAGAAGTGGTGCTTATATAACACTGGAGAGTATCCATATTTGAAAAGCCAATACGTATCCTGTATCACTTATACATTTTATATGTATATGCTTATATATATTAATCTATTTTTTTTTACTATTTTCAAGGTATTCCAGTATCTTTTTTCCAAAAACCGAAAATATAATAATACAAATCATAAGAATGATACCAATTATTTGAACAAATGACATTTTCTCTTTAAAGTACCAAGTAGATATAAAGAATGATAATATCATTGATATATTTATAAATATAGCAGACTCTATTTGTGGCATTAATGGTAATCCTTTAAGAATTGCATATCCTGTAACAAAATATATTAGTAATCCTATTCCAATAATTGTGAGTATAATACTCAATGGTGGAATAATAACCCTTTTACCAAGACTTATATATAATAAAGCATACAAGCATAAAAATGGAATACCTCCTTTTCCTAAATAAATCATAGTTTTTGATATATTTTTTTTTTCTATTTCATATCTTCTAGATATAGTAAATACATAAGAATATGTTATTACAGAAATACACATAGAAAGAACGCCATATAGATTAATAGATTTTTTATGTTTTCCAAAAAATGTATTACTATTAATAAGAACAATAGAAATCATAATTCCAAATATTTTAATATAGGAAATCCAATTATATTCTGTATTATTCATAAATTTGTCAAATAAAGAAATAAATACAATACGAAGTGCTATCATAGAAACCATCATATATGCAGGAACAATAGAAGCACCGTATACAAATAAAAATATATCTGCTAATTTTATAAATCCAACATGAAGTTCTTTGAATGATAGACTTCGAATATCTTTATCTTGAAAATTTCTATGTTTATAATAATGTAAAACCATTCCACCCACTACATATGATATAGTAAAAGAAAGCATACTTAAAAAAGTATATTTGCTATATTTTTTAACAAGTAATGGTCGTATAGAAACAATCGCACTAAATATGAATAAATACAAATACCCTATATTCATTATAATATACTATATTATTTGCTTTTTATTATTTTCAAGGTATTTCAGTATCTTTTTTTCAAAAACCGAAAATATAATAATACAAATCATAAGAATGATACCAATTATTTGAACAAATGACATTTTCTCTTTAAAATACCAAGTAGATATAAAGAATGATAAAACAATAGCTGTTTTTAAGAATATTGCTGCTTCAATTTGAGGTATTTTTGATATTCCTTCATTTTTTGTATACCCGGCAATAAAATGCATAAAAAATCCAACAAATGATAATACATATAGTATTTGTAAAGGGGGGAATTCTATGGTTTTTCTTCGAATAAGAATATAATATAATACATAACATAACAAAAATACAGACCCACCTTTTCCAATAAAAATCATAGTCTTGGATGTATCTTGTTTTTCAATTGTATAATTACGAAATCTTGTAAAAATATACCCACGAATAACTACCGATAAAAGTATTGCTATAACACCTATACTTTCAATAGGTGTATTACCTTTTTTACCGAATATAGATACAATATTAATAAGTAGTGTAGAAAAAATAATTCCAAATATTTCTATATATTTAATCCAATTATATGATGTATTATTTATGATTTTATCAAAAAAAGCTATAAAGACAACTCGTAATGTGCTCATAGAAACAAGCATATATGCTGGAACATGGATACTTCCATATATAAAAAGTAATATTTCTGTTAATTTTAGAAACCCTGGGTATAATTCTTGAAAAGAGAAATTCATAATATCTTTATCATATATAGTTTTATGTTTGTAGTAGTATAATGATAATCCTCCAAGTAAATGGTATAATGTATAAGAGACTAGACTTGTAAATAAAAAAGCGTTATACTTTTTTACAAAAACAGGTTTTAGAGAAGCAATAATGCTATATATAAACAAATATATGTATCCTATATTCATTATAGTATACATTTTACAATATATTTTTTAGTACCCAAAAGAAGATTGCTACACCTACAGAAACAACTGATGTAATACTTCCAAACTCTCCAATTTTTTGATGTATATTTGTTTTATTTGATTTTGTAAATAATGGGAATATGGTTTGAATACATAAGTTATGACTCATATGAAGTATAACAGATGGAAATAAACTTTTTGATTGTAATTGTAACCACACAAAAGCAAAACTAAAAAATACCATACTAATAGTAAAATACAATATCTTATAGGAAATAGAAATTTCTTTTGGACCATATATATTTCCTATAATAAGAGGGTAATGCCACGAAGACCAAATAATTCCTCTCAAAAAAGAAGTTATTGTATATGATTTAGTCATAGTGTATAATAAAGGTGTTAATAATCCAGACCAACCGATTTCTTCTCCCATTGCTGTTAAAGTTCCTGTAATAGACCCTTTTGCTATTTGGTAAATATGTTTTATACTATTTTCATAAAATGTACTTGTTGTAAAATGTATATATCTTTTTGTGTAAGCTATCGCATATATTATAGATGTATAAATCAAAGGAATTATAAACCCAATAATCCAATATTTTATAGAACCAATATTCCAGGAAATTGTATGTATGCTAATAATACCAAGAAAACTTAAAATAAGAATAGAAATAGTTGGTGACCACATTCCACCTAGTACACCATACAAACCATATTCCATAATATCTTTTTTATAAATAAGAATACCCATTGTGAAAAAACTAATAATATATGTTAGTAGTAAAAATAAACAAATTGTATAAATAGTTTTATTTTGAATAATCATAAGTTATATTATATATATAATAATAAAATGAAAAAAACTATACAATATATAGTTATACTATATTGTATACTGTCTATTTGGTATATTCGTAGAAATATTTCATTATTTCAATGGCATTGTAAAAATATATACCCATTTCATCAAAAACTTACAAAAATAGAACTAGAATATATATATCAATGTATGTATATATCTTTTCTAGAATTTCTTAGACCCTTTTTTATCATACAAGACCCTATTATAAAACGATATAGTTTTTATACATATAGTCATACAATACAACATACAAATATAAATTCTTCAAGAATCGCGTATGGTTCTGTTATATTTCCATCCTATATATACCCATATGCAAAAAAGGTTTTACAAGAAAGAAATATAGAATGTGAATTACAACCAGATACAAATCTGTCCTTTTATGGTCTAGGTTGGGATATAGAACAAAATCACTGTAAAGTATATTTTCGATATAAAAATAAATACAAATTACCAAAAGAATTTCAACCATATATCACAGAACATTCTTCTATAGAAGGTCTTGTTTCTATTACATATACAAAATCTACTATTACAGAAAGAAAAGTATATTCTTATCTAGAGAATAAGGAAACATTATTATCTAGTGAAAAAAGAAAAGTAATACAAAAAGATTGTAATTATACTACAAAACATAACTTGAATGAAGTTGGTATACAACTTTGTAAAAAGTACAAAGAAAAAAATATTGTTATTGATACCATTAATTATCAAGATAAAAACAATTATACAATCTATTTTCCATATGGATTTTAAGATAGTTTATAATATTTCTTTTTGTTTGTATATGTTTACTTTGGTTTGTAATACTTTTTACGCAATTCATTCATAGTTTCATCATTTGTATTTTTTTTACTTATATTTTTACCTTGAAGGTGGGATATAATAAAGTTCATACTAAATACACCACATTCTGAATTACCAAATTGAAACTGTGTTGTATTTATAAAAACTTCTACTTTTTTTTCTGATTGTATAAAAGTTGTATAATATTCTTGTAATTGTTTTTGTATTTTTAGTAAAAAATTATGTATTAAAATAGGAGGTTCAATACCATTCGAATCAAAATACATAATAACACCTTTTTTACAATCTATATATACAGACACCCAGTGAGAACCAGGTTGATTGTGTTTATCTAAATTATATACAATACCAAGTCTTGTTTTACCAAGTTTATTAATAATTGTTTCTATTTGTATATTTGTCAATTCACACTGTATTTCTTCAGGACAATCCACGGGAAACACTCCTAAAAATAAAAAATTTACAAATTTTTTTTCATATTGTTTCATAACAAGTTCAATATCTACATTAGATAACCATTCAAATGGATTTTTTTTCCATTCGTCTGGCATAGTAGGTTTAAAATTTTCTTGTAATTTTCTAGAATAGGAGGATGGTATAAAATCTTGTTCTAACCAACACCATTCGTTTTGACAATCTTTACTCATTTTTTCATGTAAATCTAACCATAATTGTTTTTTAGATTTCTTAGAGGTAGTAATATGAGAAGATGGATTTTTATTTTTATTGTATGCTTTAATCAATAATAACAAATCTTCTTTATTATAACAAGTAATACTATTACTATTTCTTACACCAGGAGCACAAAACATTTGTTTAGATATATACTATATTAATAACATTTTATTATACACCTTTAACTTGTATTTTTATTTTTTTTATAAAGTATAAAGTATAAAATATAAAATGACTAATACAGTTAGGACACAATATAAAAAATTATTTGAAAAATTATCTATTTTACATAAAGATAGAGATAAGGAAGCTGTTCATATTCTACAAGATAAATTATATAGAAAATTTATAAAAGATATTGTAAATAATAAAATTACATCAAAAGATATTAAAGAATTCGCAAAAGATATGAATAAATATGTTGTTAGATTTGATAAAGGAATGTGGTATTCATAAATGCATATTATATATACTATATTATAATATTTAACAAAATTTTTTATAAAATAATTGTATAAATTCATATGTTTGTAGATTATAAACTTTATCCCAATCTCCATTATTATTTATTAAAAATTTTTTCATTAAATTTTTATCAAAAATATATGCTTTTATGTATTTTTTATCTTGTAGAAATGCTTTAGACAAACGATGAACACCATCAATTATATGTTTTTCATCCATTATTATTGGATATTTTAGATTTGACTTTTTTATTCCATTTATCTCATTTTTATATTTTTTAGGATTTTTTATAACATCAATAGCAGAATAATATATATTTTTTGAAGGATTTCCCCACCCTTTATATTATAATGTATCCAATAATTTAGAAATTGGCACATTTATAATTGGATGTTTATGGATATTCAAATAAGCAAACATCATATCAACACTATATATTTTTTTATTATTAGAATATGTTTGAATCATTATATCTCAAGTATATACTATTTACAAAGATTAATATAAAAAAGATGCCCTTTTTGCGCATATCTATAAATCTAAATTAGTTAAAATACCATTATCTAGATGTAAAAATTTTGTTAATTTTAATCCAGATAGATTACAAAAATCAGCAGTAAAAGCATATCCTTTACATGATAGACCACGTGGTAAAAAAGATATATGCAGTGTCAAATTTTATCAGAAACGAATACACCTAAAAAAAGATATTACGCCAATTTGGATAATACAAAAAAATAAAAAATATACATTATTAGACGGAGCACATAGAATTGTAGCAAGTTATATAGAAGGAGTACAATATATATATGCTTATAAAATTAATATGTAATAAGCATTTTAAATGTTCAAAGGTGTAAAAAAAAAGGTTTTATTAATGATTGTATTACTATATTACAGAAAAATAATAATAATATAGAAATGACAGGACTTGTAAATAATAATCTAAATATTTCAAAAAAATATATAAAACTTATCCTAAATATAAACTTCTTATTTATACTATAAAATTATAAATATCGTTTTATCTGTAATATCGTTTTATGCTATAAACATATATACACGAATAATGAAAACATTAAGTTTAGTAATGATTGTAAAAAACGAATCAAAAGTCATCGAGAGGTGTTTTGATTCTGTAAAAGATTATATTGATTATTGGGTTATTTGTGATACAGGTTCTACAGATGGGACACAAGAACTTATTCAATCGTATTTTAAAAAACACAAGATTCCTGGTATTTTGTATAATCATACATGGGAAAATTTTGGACACAATAGAAGTTTGGCAGTTCAAGCGGCAAAAGGAACATCGGATTTTTTGTTACTAATGGATGCGGATTTTATATTTGTTCCAAAAGATATTGACTTTAAAAACACACTAGATACAAATGTAGAAGCATATCATGTAGGGTATGAGGGTCCTTTAGATTTTAAACAATTATTACTTGTTCGTGGAGATATAAATTGGTATTACAAAGGTGTAACTCATGAATATATTACAAATGAACTATTTGAAAAAAGAGAAAAACTTATTTCTTCAAAAACATGTACTTTTTTTACATTTGACCATAAAGCAGACGGAGGGTCTAGAAGTGATAAGTTTGAAAGAGATATTCGATTATTAAAAGAAGCTCTTGAGAAGGAACCGGATAATGTTCGTTATATGTTTTATTTAGCACAATCGTATCGTGATACACAACAATTTGAAGAAGCAATTCAATGGTATTCCAAACGAATTGAAAAAGGTGGATGGCCGGAAGAAGTATATTTTTCTATGTATCAAAGAGGATTGTGTAAAGTATTTTGTAAAAGAGATTTTGAAGAATATAGAAAAGATTTATGGGAAGCATACCAATACAGACCATCTCGTTTAGAGGCTCTATATGTATTATTGGTAGAGTGTAGAAAAAATAATAAATTTGATTTAGGGTATAAATATGGTATTGGGTCAATCAACACACCATACCCAGAAAAAGATTATTTATTTGTTCAATCTCCTATATACAAATACCATATATGGAATGAAATAGCATTCCATTGTTCGAAAATGAATAAACCACACATTTCCATTCAATTATATAACAGAATTCATGAACAAAAAAATGTTCCGGAGAAAGATACACAGCAATTTGCAAATAATTATACTTTGTTTGTAAAACAATATAGAGAATTGCAAGAAAAGGAAAAGAAAAAAGAACAAAAAGTTGGTATAATTATTGTAAATAGAAATGAAACAGAAGAAACTGATAGATTAATACAATATTTACAAAAAAATATACAAATTGCTTGTGATGTTATTTTGATTGACAATGGTTCTACTGTAAAAAGTTCTTTTACAACTATTTCTTTACAATCTAGTATTAATAAACGAAATGCTCTACTTATGGGTATAGAATATGTACAAACATTAGAAGTATTACATAATAGAAGATACACGACAATAGGATTTATGGAACCATCGTGTGTATTTCAAAACAGCAATACAGATTGTATCCAAGAAATACAAAATACATTATATAAAGATACTACTCTTGTAGGTGTTCATCCTTTTGTATTAGGAACTACAGAGTATCCGTTTATTCATACATCATATACAAAACACCAAGTTTCATATATTCCAAGTATATGTTGTTTTTATAAGGCAGAATGGTTGTATAATAATCTATTTTCAAAAGCAAATGTAGAAGAGGGATTTGAAATAGAGTTAGGGTATAAAGCAAGAGATAAAAAAATAATTGTAGATCATACACATCAAGTAGAATGCTCTTATGTTGTACACGAACCTACACATTATTTTATGAATACATATGGTAAAGATTATGTAGAAAAATTATATACAAATATTTCTAGCAATTATGAACAAGAAGAAAAAAGAAATGTAGAAATGGTTATTGAAAAGAAGAAAAAATTTGAAGAAAAAAGTAGAAAATTAAAATAAATCTTTCTTAAATTATATAAGTATATATATCGTTTTATTAGATATAATAATTACTTTTTATTGTAAATAATGAATAATAAAATAGAATTATTTTGGCAATACCCAGTTATAACAGAAAAAAAATTTTACGAGCAAGAAAAACATAATATAAATTATATAGGATTACCTTGGGCAACAATAATAGATAAAAAATATAATATACAAATTATTGATAGATATTTATATAATATTATTGTAAAAAAGAAAAATCATAATTATTATACATGTTGTCAGCATATATCTTTTAGAAAATTGATACCTTTATGGAAAAAACATAAAATTACAATTATATATACGCCTCATAAAATTATTGGAGAAAATACAATTGATGGTATTGAAATACGTTCATGTCCTTTATATGCTGTAAATATAGAAGATCCAACAAAAAATATTTCTTTACAAAATATAGATTTTTTAGAAAATAAAAGAAATATACTATATTCTTTTGTAGGTTCCTATTCAAAATATTATATATCGGATATTCGTAAAAAAATATTTCAATTACCAAAAAAAAAAGATGTATATATAGCAGATAGAGGAAATGAATGGCACTTTGATCCAATTGTATATAGTGTAAAACAAAATAAAGATAATGAATATAATGGTTCTACAAAACATATAGAAAATACATATGAATATAATATATTATTATTACAATCAAGGTATACATTATGTCCTAGTGGAACAGGTCCTAACTCCATACGTTTTTGGGAAGCTTTAGGGAGTGGTTCTATACCAATTTTATTAGCTGATACTCTTGATTTACCAAAACATCCTTTATGGGATAAAACTATTATACGAATACCAGAAAAGGATATTCATACAATAGATATTATTTTACAAAAAATATCAATAGAGGAAGAAAAAAAACGACGTAGCAATTGTCTCATAATATATGAACACTTTAAAAATAATTATACAAATAAAACAATACAAAAAGAAATAATACATTATTGTTGCGGAAGCTATGATTTAGGACAATATGGTGGTGTGGCAAGATATGACTATCATATAAAATTAGCTTTTCCAGAAAGAGTATTTTTTATAGGACCTCAACAAAAAGATAAAATGTTAGATTATGTAAAACAATGTAAAAATCCATTAGTAATAACTGATAATCATTTGTCATGTGATATTCCAAATAAATACAATATTTTGTTGGTACATCATGGTGTGGCAGAAACTCATGCTGAAAGAGAACCAACATGGAATAAGTATTGGAAAGATTTATGCTGTAATGGACAAAAAAAGATGCTTTATTACAGAGAACCTGAAACAACAAAAATTATTAGTATTTCTGAATTTTGTATAGATGAATTTACAAGAATTTATGGATCAGTATATACAAAATTTAATATACAAAAAATATTACATACTAGCGAATTAGATGAATTACTATTTAAAAAAAATTTTAATAATAAAGCTTATATATTAGGAAATTGGAAAGGTGTAAATAAAGGAGAAATTATAGTTAATAAACTTAAAAAAATATGCAAAGCTTATAATTTTAATAAATTAAGTATTTGTATTGATAATAGAGGGATTGATGATTTTAACAAAAGAAAACAAAATATTTATATAGAAAATGATATATTTTTGAACTTATCATTATGTGAAGGATTTTCATATTCTGCATTAGATGCTCTTTTATGTGGTTTATTAGTAATATCAACAGATGTAGGTGTTTTTTACAAAGATATACCGGATGATTGCTTTGTTAAAATAGAGTCGGATAAAATAAATGATATAAATTATGTAATATCAAAGATTGATTATGGTTGGAAAAATAAAGAAGAAATAAGTAAAAAGGGGAGAGAATGGTATATGAAGAATTGTCGTTTTGTTAACTGGAAAAGAAAAATGAATCATATTATAAATGATAAAGTTACAGATAATACATTAAACAATTAAAAAGTATCCTGAATAAAACCATTACATCGAACTCTTGAAAAATTAAATAAAACTTTATGACATTTTATTTTATGTATTTCAATAAGTATATACCCTATTAACGTTTCAGAGTGTAATGGTTGTTTTTTACTAAACTCCAATAATCTATCGAAGACTTCGCCATATTTTTTATATGTTTTTTTATTTGTAATAGCAAATCTATCATTTATTTTATATATACCAAACAAATGAAAATTTGGTATGACAATAGAATTGTCTGTAACAAGTTTAAGATACTCTATATTAAGAGGTTGTGTATACATACAATCTGGTCTCATAAAAAATATATAATCATATTCTTTACTATTTTTTTCAATCATATTTGTTACTTCTTTTTTGGAATAACTCCCTAATATAAAATTGTTTACTGAATCATAACCTGTATTCCATGGGTCTTTTTGTGTATAGTACAATGATAAATTTATTTTTTTTTTAATTTCTTCTTGAATATCTTGTTTATAATAGGTAGGTTTTAATAATTTATATTCTTCGTTATTTATTTCAGATAAGTTTTTTATTTCTTCTTTTGTTCTAATATTTTTATAGGATGATAAGAAATATGTATGTACATATATATCATATTCAATATTATTTGATATAAGAATATTAAAAATATTTTCTTCAATAGATTTTATTGTATATTTTAGACTTCTAGTTATCCCAAAAAAACCAATTGCTATTTTCATATTCTATACTATATCACTATACACATATTTTTTCTATAATATTTCTCATTTTTTCTTTATAATTTTCATTATTATATTCTTTTGAAATTTTAGGAGCATTAATATATGTATTATATAATGTCTCGTCGGTATATAATTTTTTTATAATATTTATACTTTTATCTATATTCTTATTTTCAATATGTACAAAAGAGTTTTTATTACAATAAGATTCAATAATAGGAGATCCAGAATATATTGGTATAGATTTTGAAAAAAATACATTACATATTTTTTCTGTAACATACCCATTACAATAAGAATTTTCCACACATAATATAAACTTATATTTATTAAAAACTTCTAGTAGTTCAATAGAATTAAAACAAGATTTTTTTAAAATTTTATTATTATATAATGCTATATTATCTACTTTATCAATTGTTTCTAGTTTTTTTACAAATTCATTAATAAGTGGATTAATATTACTTTTATTAATCATTAAACAGAATTTCTTATTGGAAAAAGATGTTTGTAATGTAGGATAATTATAATAATAAGAATATTTTTTTTGTAAATAATCCAAACGAAAATATACACAAGGGATTGCTATATACGAAGATGTTTCTTGTATTTTATCAATATGATTATATACATATATATGAACTCTATTATCACCATATTCACCAAATGTATTAAAATGTGTATAATGTCTAAATCTTGTATTTGAAAGATTTTCAATACATATCATAATATGTACTTTACTATTTTTATATAGAATATGGTCTATATTAGTAGAATATACACTTGTTACAAATATATCTGTTTCTTTTTTAATATTTGATACAATTTCTATATTATAATTATCAAAGAAATATTCTATAAATTGTTCTTTATTAATCATAGCATAATAATCTTTTCCAAATTTTGTAAAACATGTTGTTGGCAATAGTTGTAGTGTAATTTGTTTCATATTGTATGATATATATATTATATAATTATTTATATATAATATTATATTATCATAAAAATACCAATTTTTATTATTGTTCATAAAATAACAAGATAATATAAGGAACTTATTTCATAAAAAATGTATCAGAACATATATTTTTATCATCAATAAACAAATCATATACAGGTTTTCCCATTCGTAGTTCATGAAACTTACACCCCCATTCTTGTAATTGTTTGTATGTTGTATGAAACCAGGGTATACCTGTTTTCGTACCTCTTGCTGTCCAATATACAATTGTATCTCCTTTATCATATAAAGAATTAATTTTTTCAATTCTTTCTTTGTATGGAAATGCTTTTGAATAATCTAGTGTAGTATCTTTTCTATAACAAATAGTATCGTCTATATCTACAAAAATAATCATATTATATAAAAAATATAGTATTATTATTTTATATAATACTTTATGAAAATACTTTGTATAATACCAGCACGTTCTGGATCCAAGAGTTTGCCACATAAAAATATTAAAAATTTTCATGGAAAACCTTTATTAGCTTGGTCTATTGAACAAGCAAAAAAAAGTAAATATACAATAAGAATAATTGTATCAACTGATTGTGAAAAATATGCAAAAATAGCAAAAGAATATGGTGCAGAAACACCATTTTTGAGGCCTAAAAAAATATCCGAAGACAATTCGACAGATTATGAATGTATAAAACATTGTGTAGAATGGTTATATAAGAATGAAAATTATCAATCTGATATTATTATACATTTGCGACCTACACAACCTTGTAGAAAAGTAGAGGATATTGACAATTGTTTAGATATTTTTATAAAAAATATAGATAATTATGATAGTTTGCGGTCAGTTGTTGAATTTGAAAAATCACCTTATAAAATGTATTCTATTAATACAATACATAATCATTTAAAACCATTATTCCATAATATAAATACTATACAAGAACCTTATAATCAATGTAGACAAGTTTTGCCAAAAACATATTTACATAATGGTTATATAGATATACTTAAATCAAGTATTTTAGAAAATGGAACAATAAGTGGAAATACGATATACCCATATATAATGAATAAAGATGATATTATTGATATTGATACAAAAGAAGATTGGGTTAAAGCAAATAATAAAAATAATTAATGAATATATAATGAATAAATCAATATTTAAAGACAAGAAAATTCTATTTTATGGACCTGCTAATACATGTGATAAAAAATCATTAAATATCTTAAATTTTGACTATATAATTATTACTAATAATATGTTAGATATATTTTTTAATAAATATAATGGTAATTTATCTTGTAAAATAATTCATTTAGCGAATCAGTTATTTTGTTTAAACTATAGAGATACTATCAAAAGATATGCTGATAAGATTGATATTATATTAACCGTAGCAAAAAAGAGTTATGAACATTTAAAAAAAAATATTAACAACATTGATATTTTTTTAATGTCCGATATTCGTGAAATAAAAGGAACACCTTTGGGTTTATCAAGAATACTTAAACTATTAGAAAATCAGGAGTTTAAAGAGTTATATATTTCAGGTGTAACATTTTACAATGGAGATAAAATTACAGATTGCTATGAAGATAACTATATAACAAAAGAAGGTAAGATATATAATATTTTTAATAAGGATAAAGGAGTTCATAATATTCCCTCTAATAAAAGATACACAAGAATGGTATGCGATTCTAATAAAAATATAAAAATGTGTAAAGAATTACACGATATTTTGTATAGATAACAATATTTATATTTTTTGAAGAATAATAGGATACTGCTTAAATTGCTTTTTACCGGGATTTAAATCAAACTTTCCTATAATTTTAAAGTTGTTATTCCTAAGAAATTCATCTAATGCCTTTTTTGTTCCTCCATTTCCACCAGTAGGAAAATCATCCACTACTAATATTCCATTTTTTTTAAGGTATTTTGTATAGGTGTTCAAGTCATTTAATAAGGGTTTATAATTATGATCAGCATCAATAAATAATAAATCAATATCTATATCAGTCTTTTTTAATTTATCTTTATAAGATTCAATAAATTGTTGTAATGTATTATCACTATTTGTATTACCTTTAATTAACATAATTTCACTATTCTTATTATTTTTTTGAATATTGTTTAAACTTCTATTTAGAGATAAATGATCTCTATCATAATTTTTAATATAACTTTCATTAAATAGGTCAATTCCAAAACAATATTTCTGAGTATCAAAGTTTACAACATATGACATTGATGCTCCATTATGAACGCCTAATTCAAGATACGTATTTATAGGTATAAATTTTTGTATAATATGAAGACAAATTACTTTGTGATGACAAAAACGGTCACCAGAACTAGATTTAATATTATTTGTTAAATTAATATAATAATCCTTATTATTGTTATATTAATTAATTGTATAATTTGTGTTAATATATAATGTATACTAAAATATTTATTTTATACATTCAACGTATATAGAACAATTAGGTCTATTATTAAACATATTATTATTTTTGCATATAGGGCTAGAAGATTCTGTAAAATTAAGCTCCTTTATATTTTTAAACATACATTTATTTAATAATTGAATTAAATATTTTTTCTCAATGATATTAACATGTCCATAATAATCAGCGTTCTTTGGTATTTTGGTAAGCATTAATTTACGAATATTTTCAGGTTCACTATTCATTATTAGATTTATATCATTTTTATCTAATTTAGGCCCCATTGATACATTATTGATTCTATAGCTTATATTAAAACGTGAAAACCTATCTATTATATTATTACTTGTTCCTGTTCCCACTTCATGATTAATTTTTTTAAAAAAATCAAAATTATTATTTTTTAATTCATTTATTGATTTAAGAAAATCAGGGACAATAATTCTAAATAAACCACCCGGTTTAAGTATCCTATAAATATTTTGTATTATATTTTCTAGATATTCTTCCCTTATATGTTCTAAAGTATGTGAAGAATATACAATATCAAATGTTTCATCTTCGATAGGTAATTTATTCATCGTATTTAAATTAAACTCTATATCAGATTTATTATTAGATTTAGTTTTATCTACAGGATAATTAATTGTAGTAAGTTCAACATTATTAATATGTTTTTTCCAACTATTACTATCACATAAATTTAAAATTTTTGACATTTTATTATATATATATAACATATATTTTTTAAATTAAAAAATTAATAAACACCGAGTTATAAAACTGGGTCAAATGTCCCTACAAGGACTAATCTTTCTCTACCTTCTTTTTGTGGCATACCTCTATGAGCACCTGATACACAAGCAATTAACATATCATTTTGTTTTGGACTAAAAATAATATAATTTTTTTTATCTTCCTGATTTAAGGGTTCGTAAATATCATATTTTCTATGATAATTTTTCCCTATTTTTTTATGAGAACCTTTAATGAATGAAAATGGTCCATCGTGAACATCATTTATATCTGTTAAATAAAGAAAGTACTTAATTCTTGATGGATAATCTCCTGAATCAGCGTGAATTCCTCTAGTAGATGTAACTGATTTATTTAAATAAACATTATTGTTTATGAATTCATATTTAATTTTAAAAGAATCTTCTAATATCTGTTTAATATTTTTATTTATTTCATTAATTATTGCATTAGATTTATCATCAATAGATTTATCAATATGCCATATGTCTAATAGCCCTTCATCACCATCCCTTGACTTACAACGTCTATTAAATATTGTTTTATTAGAAACCCTAAGTGTATTAAAATTATTGTTTAAATTAACATTAATTTTTTCAATATCTGTTTTATTAATAACGTCTAAAATAGATGTTTTGAGATATTCGAAATCTTTAATATTCAGAAAATTTTTATATTCAGTAAATCCGTTATCTTCTAAAAATTCATTCATTATATATATATATATATATATATATATAAATTAATAAATAATATTACTTTTCTTATTAATTACTTCTTCCTTAAACTGTCACGCTTTGAACTCTCTCCAGCAAACAATCTTCGTGTACCAGGTTCATATTGTGTTGCTTTTTCAATATCACGAATTCCTTTTACTAATTTGATTAATCCACTTGGTTCTATACTACTGGATTGATCACTTCCCCACATATTTCTGTCTAATGTTACATGTCTTTCAACCCAAGTAGCACCCATTGCTACAGCAGCAAAACTTGTAACTAATCCATATTCATGACCACTATAACCAATTTCTGCTGATGCTCCCCATTTTTCTTTCATATGTTCAATATAACGAAGATTCAAATCTTCAACCGGACAAGGGTATGTAGAATTAGTATGCATAATAACATCTGGTTTTGATGCTTCTACAGCTTTTTCTATTTCTTTTTCTGTGCTCATACCTGTGCTAATAATGACATAGTCAAATAATTCTCTTGTTTTTTTACATAGTTCATAATCTGTGATAGATGCACTTCCCAATTTAGCAATTCTTGTATATTTAGACATCAATTTAGCACTATCAACATCCCATACACTTGCAAAGAATTCTATTCCAATTTTTCGAGAATAATCACATAATTCTTTAATTTGTTCTTCAGAAAATTCTAATTGATATTTGTATTCCAAGTAACTCATTTCACCCCAAGGTGTTTGTTTTCTTTTACTTTTTTGATGTTCTGGGACACATATATCAGGGTTTCTTTTTTGAATTTTTACATAATTTGCACCAGCAACCTTTGATAACATAATTAATTCTTTGCATTTTTCTATTGAACCATTATGATTAATACCAATTTCTGAAATTATATGAACCATTATTATATACTATTATTATATACTATTATGAATTATTATTTTATAGCAAATAATCCGAATAATAAAACTTTTATGGAAAAAACAATATTTACAAATAAAGATATTGTGGTAGTGTTTAATCATAATATGTATAAAAATTATAAGTCATTCAAAAATGCTACAGAAAAAATACATTTTTATAGGTCAGGAGGACCTAATGGTTATTGGGGGAAAGATATTATACAAAAATGCGAATGTACAAAATATCTTATTAATCATAATAAAAATGATTCTGATTTTAATAAAAAAAACATTATAGTAAAAGATACTAAAATGTTACAAGAACATAATTATAAAAAAGAAAAAAAGTCTCCACAATCTGGATCAATGGCGTTTCATTATTTAGAAAATAATACAGATATATGTAATCCTAAAAATAAAATATATTTAGTTGGATTTACAAGTGTATATAGAAGAGGTCTTTGGAGTGGTCATTCTAAAAAATTAGAAGATGCTTATTGGGATTATATAATAAAAAAATATAATAATATATATAGAATATAATGAAAATTATTACAAATAGTTTATTAGAATATGTTATAAAAGATTTTATTTCTTATAAAAAGTGTATTATATTTGGAAAAGGACCAACTTTTACAATTCTGGATAAAAAAAATTATACAGATACAGCATTTATATGTATTAATGAAACAATAAATTATATTGATAATTGTGATTTACTTGTATGTAATGATATTGAAAGTATTGAAAGAATTGATAAAAAAAGGTTACATAATTGTAAAAATATACTAATACCTTATTATATTCATAAAAACAGTATATCTCATAAAAATATAGATTATAAAAATGTTATTTCTATTATAGAAAAAGATTTTACAAATAATGTAATAATATATAATCTTCGAACAGGATATAAAAAGTATGAGGAGTATCCATATCTACAAACATCTCTTACTTCTACCCATACTGCTTTTGAATTTATTGTAAAATATATTAAAAATATACATATAGTTGATTTTTATGGTTTTGCAAAAGATGGAGATAATACAAAAGCAATATTTTATAATACAAAAAATAACATACATAATATTTCTCATAAATCAAGATATACTCAGTATAGGAATGTTATAAAAGATTTATCTAAAAATAATAATATTATTACAACATTTCACTAATAAAAAAATTATTTCTATTGAAAAATTATTATCTACCAGTCCATACCTTAATTACCGGTAAATGTGTAAATAAATGTATTTTATTAAACTTAATACCCCACGGGCAATAGTTATGTATATCACCAAATATTGTATTATTTGTTAATAATTTTTTTTTATCATGATTAGTTACACTATTTATTAGGGTATCATTTATACATTTTGTTTCATAATATTCTAATATGACAGCTATAACTCTTTCAAATGACATCCTATTATATCTATTTTTAATTACTTCTGTTAAATGAAAAAGATTATGATTATCATTAATCATTGTAAGTAAATCATAATTAATAATACTCATACCTCCAAAACACCCTCTCCATGTATTCTTATTATTATGTAATGTAATTAATTCAGAATTATTATCTAAAGAACTAAGAAGTCTATTTTCATCTTTTGGTTGATCCCAATTATGTCTGAAATCCCATAATTTAATACTTGTTTTTATATTTTCTTCTGTAAATTTTTTGTTTATAAAAACAGAATCATGAATAATACAAGCAATATCACAATGTTTATTTGTAATATAATATAAATATGGTAATAATTCACCTCTTCCTGGATATCCACTTTTAATAATTTTTGTGTTAATTAATGTATTTTCATAATTAGTATCAATATAATCATAGTTTGAATTATCATCAATTATTAAAATATTATTGGTTGGATAATATTTTCGAATTGATTTATATGAAAATTTCCAGTATTTATCTGTATCTTTTGAATTAACATGTCTTAATATTATAAATCCAAATGTAGTCATTATATATACTATTCTATAAATATAAAAAATAATAATATTATTACAATAATACAAATAAATTATTCGCTAAAAATAATATACTATTTTCTTATATACTTTTATATAGTATATATGAAAATATTAGTTTTTGGTTCTCGTGGGTGGATTGGTAAGCAATATATAGATTACTTGAAAAAGCATACTATAGAATACATAGAAGGTATATCACGTGTTGATAATATAGAAGATGTTGAAAAAGAAATAGATAAAGTTAATCCAACCCATATTATAAGTTTCATTGGTAGAACCCATGGTGTTATTGGTAATAAGGTATATTCTACAATAGATTATTTAGAAAAAGAAGGGAAATTGGTTGAAAATATTCGAGATAATTTATTTTCTCCTATATCATTAGCATTATTATGTAAAACAAAAAATATACATTTTACATATCTAGGAACAGGTTGTATTTTTGAATATGATACTACTCATACAAATGGATTTACAGAAAATGATACACCTAATTTTTTTGGTTCGTCTTACTCTATTGTGAAAGGTTATACAGATAGATTAATGCATAGTATTGATGTGTTAAATCTACGAATAAGAATGCCTATTAATTCTGAAAAGAATCCAAGAAACTTTATTACAAAAATTACCAATTATGAAAAAATATGTAGTATTGCTAATTCAATGTCTGTATTACCAGAACTAATACCAATTATAGTGGACTTAATGAAAAAAAAACATATTGGTACAATAAATCTAACAAATCCGGGTGTAATCACACATAATAAAATTTTAGAAATGTACAAGGAAATTGTAGACCCATCATTTACTTGGAAAAACTTTTCTATAGAAGAACAAGATACTATATTACTATCTAAAAGGTCTAATAATTATTTATCAACCCAAAAACTAGAATCATTATACCCAAATGTAAAAAATATACAAGAAGCAGTTAGAATTTGTTTAGAACAATATCCTATAAATTAATATCCTACAATATCTTAAAGTTTATTTTCACATAATAAATAATATAATTATATTATATGAGAATACTTGTAACAGGAGGTTGTGGATTTATCGGATCTAATTTTCTTAATTATGCTGTCAAAAAATACCCTTCTTATTTTTTTGTAAATGTAGATTGTATGTATTATTGTGCGAGTAAAGACAATATAGATAAAAAAGTAAACGATTCCGATAATTATACTTTTATAGAAGCAAATATCACAAATCTTTCTTTTATAAAATATATAATCCAAAAAGAAAATATTACACATATTATTCATTTTGCTGCACAATCGCATGTAGATAATTCTTTTGAAAATTCTTTACAATATACATTTGATAATGTAAAAGGAACACATACACTTTTAGAAGCGGTAAGACAAGTTGATACAAATATTGTTTTTTTTCACTTTAGCACAGATGAAGTATATGGTGAATCAAAAGAAAATGAACCAGCAAAAACAGAATTTTCCTTATTGTCTCCTACCAATCCATATGCAGCATCAAAAGCATCTGCAGAAATGTATGTAATGTCCTATAGACATTCTTATAATCTAAAAACTATTATTACAAGAGGAAATAATGTATATGGTCCAAATCAATATCCAGAAAAACTAATCCCAAAATTTATTCAATTATTACAAAATCAAAAACCTTGTACTATACACGGAGATGGTTCTTCACTACGTTCTTTTATTCATGTATATGATGTTTGTACCGCTGTAGATATTATACTTCATAAAGGAAATATTGGAGAAATATATAATATTGGTAGTCATGTTGATTTTGAAAAATCTGTTCTGACTATTGCAAAAATTCTTGTAGAAAAAATTAATAAGACCAAAGATTATAAGAAATATATTACTTTTATACAAGATAGACCTTTCAATGATAAAAGATATTTTATTACAAATACAAAACTTACAAAACTTGGGTGGAAACAAGAAAAAAAATTATTAGAATCTATCGATGAACTTATATATTCATAAAATTATATATAGATAAAAAAAGTGTAGTAAATATATAAAAACAATTGTATTTTACAATACTATATATATAAAAAATTATGTATAGAAAATTTACATTTTCTTGTTCTACATTTGGAGGATATTCTACAATTATAGATATTGAAGAATATAAGACTATAGAAGAAATATGTAAAAAAGCTGTAAAAGATTTATATAATACACTTTCTGTTCATACTTTGTATCAATTAAAAAATACACTTGTTTTACAAAAGTATCATATTCATAGTATAAGTGTAAAAGATATCAAAAATCAAGAAAAAGAGTTTTATATCTGTAATTGTAAAGAATGTTAAATAATATATGTATTATGTTTTTTGTATAACTCGAAATGTTATATTAATTAGAAGTATTTTTACTTTTTTATCCATTACAACAATAGAAGACATTTCATCTGATACAAATACAACTTCTTTTATAATACTCGAAAATATATTTTTACCTATTTATGTAGGAATACTATTCGGTACATACTGAACACCAGAAACTTCGGAAACACCCTTGTTTGTAGGCATTATTTTTTGTATTATATAATACAAAAAAAATTGACACGTGGGGGGTGAAGATCAATATAGTACTATTTTCACTAGAGCGAAGAACTTTTCGGTTGCTTTTGAAGATGTCGTCAATATTCCCCAATAATGAAGGCGACAAATTTGCTTCTTATGTCCTTTTTTTCTCGATAGAAGAAGAAAAAGAAGAAGAAGAAGAAAAATATGTATGGAACGCTCCTGCTGCTGCGTTTGCCGGTGACAAATTTGCTCAGTTTATTCTGGGGGATTGCTACAAGAATGGAGAAAGGGTCGCAAAGGACTTGAAGAAGGCGATGGAGTGGTTCAAGAAGTCGGCGGATCAAGGGCATGCAAGTGCTCAGAATAGTCTTGGGCTTTGCTACGAGAAGGGAGAGGGAGTAGAAATGAACTTGACGGTGGCGGTGGAGTGGTATTCGAAGTCGGCGAAGCAAGGGCGTGCAGATGCTGAAAGTAATCTCGTAAGATTACGAGGAGAACAACCAGGTTTGATTCCTTTTTTCAAAGAATCACAAATTTAGTTTTTCTTGGGGAAAGTCTTCCAAAAAAAATAGTATTATATAATAAAAAAAAAATTGACACGGAGGGGGGTGAAGATCAATATAGTACTATTTTCACTCGAGCGAAGAACTTTTCGGTTGCTTTTGAGAATCATGCCTTATTGCATAAAAGAAAGCGGTGAACTTTGCTACTGTTGTCAGTGTAACATCACTAAGTTTCCGAAAGATTTTGATTATCAAATAAATTACAAAAAAGCACCAGAAGAAAAAGCGGTTTCTCCGATCATAAAAGCCTTGGTGAACAACCTGAAAGCAACCTATAAAGCCGAGGCCAAAACAAAAAAAGAGAATACTTTGTTTGAACCAAGACTTGTGCCTTTACAAAGAAAACCGACCGAGGCCGAGCAAGAAGAAGCCGAGGAAATATACAATAAATGGCTACTCAAAAGAAAGCGTCCAAAGTAGTTAACCAAGCATATAATGGGAAGGTTCGCAAAAAATAGTTTTTATTTTATATTATTTTTTTAGTATATAATATTCAATCCAATATTTTTGTGTAATATCCAATTTTTTGTATTATATAAAAAAAAATTGATACGGGGGGGTGAAGATCAATATAGTACTATTTTCACTCGAGCGAAGAACTTTTCGGTTGCTTTTGAGATCGAATATGAGCACTTCCAATTCAAGTGATAAAACGATGGTGATCTATTTGCCCCGTGTACTCTCTAAAAATTGGACTTCATCATTTGAAGTTTTTTTTAATCAGTCTAGATTTAAACATGGTGATGTAGATAAAAATTGCGTAAAAGTGCTTATAGCAAAAATGAAAAAAAATAAAAACTTCAAACCCACTGACCATCATCCATCACCTACTGCAAATGAGCTAGAATGTGCCCATGAGTATATGAAAAATCACCAAAAAAAGTCTTGAGAACCTAACTCAGACTCGGTGGCATGTGCCGGGGTAGCTTACCAAAAATCGCTCAAAAGTGAGTGAACTACTTCCTCAAGTCTAATAATGGGAAGGTTCGCAAAAAATAGTTTTTATTTTTTACTCATTTTTATATATTATATGTATATATACTATAAAAATGAATATAGTTGTGATTGCGATTGGAATTTCCTTACTTTGTGGAACAATTGCTGTTTCTGTAAATCCAAAGATTTCTAAAGAAAATAAAGAATTCTTACATTCTTTGGATGATGGTCAGAAAACTATTTACGAACTAGTCAAAAAAGAAAGAATGAAAATATATGCCTGGGGAACTATGCTTGGTATAGTAGTAAGTATATTTGTATTATTTATGACAAAATTACGTAATGCTTTTTATCGTGGATTTGCTGTTATGACTATTTCTTTAGGAATACAATATTTTTTTTACACTCTATCTCCTAAAAAATACTCTATGGTAGAAATATTAGACAATGAGACTCAACGAAGAGAATGGAATGAGGTATATAGAGAGTATCAATGGTCCTATCATATGGGAATTGTAGTAGGACTTGTTGCTACATTTGCTCTTGGATATGGGTCATAATAAATTATTATTATGTAATATAAGTAGTAAATATATATTATGGGAAAATATCTAACAGACCAATATACTTTATTACATTTTGCGGTAGGTGTTATATTCTATTTTTTTGGTATTTCATTTATACATTTTGTAATAATACATACTATCTTTGAAATTGTAGAAAATACAAAAATAGGAATTCATATTATAAATACTTATTTTGTATTTTGGCCTGGTGGAAAACCACAAGCAAATCATATTATAAATCGTGTAGGAGATACATTTGGTGCTATTCTAGGTTGGGTATTCGCAAAATATCTTGATATATATTATAAAAAAAATGCCTGACTTTGAAAAATCTGGAAATTATTATTATGAAGTAAATAAACGTAATGGACACAAGACACGGATTTCAAAAGACAGATATAATTCTGAAAAAAGTAAAAAAGTAGTTAGAAATACTTCTACAAAAAGGTCTTCTAAAAATAATGTAAAAAAGAATACTTCTACAAAGAAATCTTCCAAAAAAAATAATAATACAGAAATTCCAAAACTTTTTGCACCTTGTATGAGAGATAAAGGAACAATTGGAAAGAAAAGACATCTTGAAATGATTACCTATGAAGTTCTTTTTTTTGAAGGAAGTAAAAGGTATCAAGCTCAAGGAAAAAATCCTTTATGCAAAGGAATACTAACAAGATTTGTTTCAAAAGATGTTGCTATGCAGTGGGAAAAAGCAACTGGTAAAAAAATAAAAATTATCAAAGAAACATTAGAACAAAAGAAAAAAAGAGAAGAAGAAGATAAAATATTCAAAGAAAGACAAAAAATGGAAAAAATATTAAATCAAAAGACTCCTTCAAGTTCTTATTATGGAGAGTATTTACACAACTATTCTAATACAAATCATAATACCAATAATAGTAATACCAATACAAAAAAGGTACTACGAAGAAAAGTAAAAAAAGAAAATGTAAATATAGATACAGTAATTAGAAAAAAATTACAAAAAGTACAAAAAGAAACATTATATAATTCTATTGTACAATTACATTTTCGAAAAAAACATAATAGTATGGTATATGAATACAAAGTTCGTGTAGGAAAATGTCCTCAAACCAATAATTATATATATGAAGTAATTATTGAAAATGTAACTGATACAAATATGTATCAACAAGTTATGAATAAAACATTGGTTTCCACGGAAAAAAGTTTGTTGGACAATTTGCTAAAATCATAAAAAGAAATTTTTTTTTATTATTCGAGAAATAAATGATTACATATAATATATAGTTTCTTGTATTTATGGATAAATACAAACAAGTAAGTATTATATTATTTTACAGTATATGGTTTGTATGTTCAATATTTTCAAATTATATACTATTTTTACTATTTCTATGTAATTTTTTATTTTATGTTATATTTAGAACACCAAAATTACATACTATAATTACATCAAATGAAGATAGTATTAAAATTTTATTTTATATTTTTGCAAATATTACATTTTGGGTTATGGATATAGGGTCTAAATTAATAAAAGCTTTTGATGAAAAAGGACATATATATAGAAAAATACAATTACTATTTTCTATATTTGTATTATATATAGGTTCGTTAATAATATTATATGAAAAATATGGTCCTTTATTAACTTTCATAAAAAGTTTATCTCGTAAAATTATTATTATCATACCAATTAGTATTTTTATTGGTATTGGTATGTATTTTTCTATAAAAAAGCTAGATTCTTATAAGGATTTACCTGATATAATTGTATGTATATTATTACTACTTTTACCTATATGTATATTTATTAATTATGGTTCTTATAAAAAAGACATTACAATATTTACGTCGAAACATTATTTATGGTTAATTATTTTAGTATATTGTATTATTGGATTTTATATATATACATTCTCTAATAATAAAGATGAAGATAAAAATAATAATAATATAAGTGATGAAGATGCTGATGTTAATAACAGTGATGATACTAGCGATGAAGGTGATGATATAGATGGTAATGATGTAGATGAAAATACAGAATGTGATATTGATATTACTATTGAATAATTACTATTGAATAATTACTATTGAATAATTACTATTGAATAATTACTATTGAATAATTACTATTGTATATATACATATGTATATTTTTGTAAAAAAATATTTATAAATACATTTTTGTAAAAAATATTTATAAATACGTTTTTTTTTTTGTATACAAGGAAAAATTAATAATAAGAAATGTTTTTTAGGTATAACCATACATAATACACTACACTTAGTTAGCATATCCGAGACCACCCATACCGGACATGATACGGAGGACGTTGTAGTTGATGGCATACACACGAATCTTGGAACCCTTAGATGCTTTGGTGGTCAACTGAAGCTGGAGAACAGCGGAGTCGATACGAGAGAAGTTGCAAGTTCCGGAAGGCTGGTGTTTCTCAGGCTCAAGAGCGAAAGAGTATACGTTAATACCAGTAGCAGGGACATTGGTGTGGTGCTGGTAAGGTTGGACAAGGTTGAAGTAAGAACCGAGGCGTTCCTGGAACCTATCGTGTCCGTTAAGCTGGAGTTTGGCACGAACAACAGGGTTGCGTCCAGCGTTGCGAGGAGCAAGACCGGCATGGTCAGCACCATCACCAGCGTCATCACCAGAGAAGTTCATAGGAGCCATAAAGGGTCCGGCGAAACCACCATTCTTATCCGGGAATCGCATAGCGCGAACACGAGCGGTAGTTCGGGAAACACCACCACAAGGCTTGCAGGTACCGTTACCTTCTTCAGGACAACCACTATCCAGGTCATTACATTCTGGTCCACCTCCTTCATTCCAGGTAACAGGGAATGATCGAGCCATGTATCCAGATTCAACATTGGTGTTAACAAGTAGAGCTTGACTAGGAACATTATCACAATCCCAGTTAGACCACGCACAATCAACATCATAGTCATCCGTGTAGTTATTCCACTGGTTAGCACCAGGCATAACAACAGCATCACGCTGAACAACCCAGACAAGTTCTTTGACGGGGTGGTTGAAGTTCAATTTGACCTTAACATTGGTGTTGACAGTAGATTCATCACCGGTAAACTGGAGCTGTTCAATAAGGTATTCGTGAGAACTCTGGGCGAAACGACGACGTTCATCAGTGTCCAAGTAGATGTAGTCAATGAAAAGACTAGCACACTGGAGAGAAGGAACGCAGAACAAGTTATCGCATCCGGAAAGAGAAGTTCCGCATTCACCAAGAGAAGATTCGTCCAAGCAAGCGACGTAGCATTCGGACTTGTTGCGGAACTCAAGGTTGATTCGGACTTCGTGGTACTGCAAAGCAATAAGAGGAAGAGCAAGACCAGGGTTGCGACAGAACCAGAACTGAAGAGGAACATACAAAGTAGTAGCTTCCGTTTTCTGGAGTCCAGTTCCGGTCAAGTGAACGGTGTTTCCAACCATATTGTCATAACCGACCTGGAGACCTGCTTTCTGGGTCAATTCGTTCCAGATGGTAAGCCAGTCACCATACTGTTTGTCAATCTGCTGACCACCAATATCAACGGTAACATATTTGATCAAGCAATGACCAATGTAGTTAACCCATCGGAAGCGAGCACAAGAGCTATCGCAAGGTACGCAAACTTCAGGAAGAGTAACCTGGAGGTATACACGAGAGATAAGGTCACCATTACGAGAAATGGTGGCAGTAACACGCTTACCAAAATCAGGAGATCCAGAGAAAGTCTGCTCTACACTCTCCATGGCGAAGTTGGTGTGGCGTCTGTAAACGACCTTGAAAAAAGTAATCTGAGGGTTGCCAGTAAGATAAACATCCTGAGCACCATAAGCGACGAGTTGCATTAATCCACCAGACATTGTATAAGTTTTTGTATTATACTATATATAAACAAAAAAATTATACAATCTACAACGAAGAAAAATTCTACGATGTGCGTTTGATTTGTATACATTTTCCTTTTTTTACATTACAAGACTTACATAAGAATTGGTATGTAGCATTTTGTGTATGGTATTTCTGCCATCGTCTCTTGAATGCTATATCTTCTTTTGTAAATTTTTTACCATATTTATGATACAAAAATGTAGTTGGTATATTTTGAGTATTGATTGGTATTTCTACAAATTGTGTAGTAAGTTGTATAAAAGAAGGTTCTTTATGGTCTACTTGTATATTTTTTGTAGAATCACATATAGAACATTGTGTATTAGTAGTATTCCTTTTCCATAATTGTATTTGTCTACGTATTGCTTGACGAAAAGCAGATTGAAGAGGGCATTGTTCTTTTCGTTTTGTAGCGGTTCCATTTCTCCAAGAAATTGTTAGCCATTTATTACAATTATATACTTTTACTTGTAAAAGCAATGCTTTAGTTCTAGACCTAGTGATACGAAAAGCATATACATTTTCTAATTTGTCTAACCATTGTTCTTGTTCCATAAGAATTTCTAAGAAATCTATAAATGCTTCATGGTCTCTATTGATAATTCTATGGACATGTTTTTGTAATAGATTACGTATAATTTCTTCTTGTTCTTTGATAGACATTGTATATAGTAATTATACAGTAATTATACAGTAATTATACAGTAATTATACAGTAATTATACAGTAATTATACAGTAATTATATAGTAATTATACAGTAATTATATAATTAATAGATATTGTATATAATAATATATATTTTGTATTATTATATAAAAAATGAATAAGTGGAAACACAAAAAAGCAAAGGAAGTGTATCCTTATTTAATAAAATTACTAGGAAAACCTGTATTTGCTAGTAATGTTCCAAATGGAATGGTATATTGGAAAAAAAGAGGATTATTTACAGAACATCTATTGCGAGATGAAGAAATCAAACATTGTGTTCCAGTAAATCATTATGACTTTTTTTATTCTTCTATAACATTCTATGTTCCACCGGACATATTAAAACGTGTTTTGTCTATAAGTGGTTCTATCAATTATGATGGACTAAAAAATTTGATAACAGCAAGATGTGGTGGAATACAAGCAAATATTGCTACATTATATTTAGCAATGTCTCTAGTTTCTGGTAAAATTACCATACAAGAAATTAAGAAAAAAGGTTTGTATGGAAAATATATTCGTGGAGAAATGAAAAGTCATACAGAATTACAAAAAGAAATGATACAAATGAAAAAAAAGAACCATGCAAAATACAAAAAACAACTTACAGAACCTTTTTATGAACTTGCATTTCCTCATTGTTGATAGATGTATTATCACATCTACATGTTGTTTCTAAAAAAGATAATGCTTTTTTTGTATACATTTCTATTTCGTTTTTATCTATGATGCTAATATGTGTAATAATACAATTATGCTCTAGTTCAATACACTTTTTACAATTTGAATTAGAAAGAATAATACCATATATATTTTTACAAGCAATATAATACATTTTATATATACAATAATATTGTATATTTATATATAATTTTATGCTTTACATTGTAAAGGAGAACTTGTTACAGTAATACCACAATATTTTTTAGGGTCTGATTTAAAATCAATACATTTATATATGTTATGTTTTTGACAAACTTCAAGAACAAATGTAAAATTATCCCAAAATTCTTCTGTGTGTCCAATAGAAATTGTCATAATATGCGATAGTTCATGTAAAGCAACAAATAGCAATAAATTTTCATCTACTAGTGCATTACTTCCATCTTTTGCTCTTACACATAATACTATTTTTTCACCTTTATTGATAGAAAAAGATGTTTCTGTTCCTTTACCATTAGATTCTTGTAACATGCAATATGGAAATCGTGTTAATAATCTTTGTACTCTTTCATCCTCTTTATGTTCTTTTTCTAATAATTTACAAACTTTCTCTAATGTTTGATGTGTTCTTCCAAGTAAATCACACGCTTCTTGTTTATCGGGTAATATACGAACCCTATATTTTTTATGATTCACCGTAGAAACAATATATTCCATATTACTTTGGATAATATCTACTTGTATTAAAAACACATATACTAGAACAATACCAGTAATAACATATACTATAGTATTTTTCATATATATACTCTATATGATATATGAAAAGTAATTATTTTTTTGTATTAGAATCAATATATTTTTGAATAATATCTTTATAATCTTTTTTTTCATAATAAGGACTTTGTTGTAAGCTTATTACTCTTGTTTCTTTCATAAAATCTTCAAAACCATGTACACTTTCATAACAATGTGTCTTACCACAATATTGTCTAGGATTCATTTCACCCATATATACATAACACTCTATACAATGACAAGGAGGGGGTAAATATTGCATATATTCCATCTCTTTGCAATACAATATATGATTTTCTTCTTCTAATTGTTGTTTTTTTAGTATATCTTTAATATGGCATAATTCATGACTCATTTATGATTTTTTATGGGTATTGTATCGTATACTGTCAGGTTGTAAAAAATCAATTTCTTTTGTAAAAATATCGCACTTATGTATTGTACTGGTATTATTCCATATCTTTAATACACAATTAGATATTTTTGGACTTAATGATATACCGGTAATAATATCTTTATTTTCAATATTTTGTATTAATGTATTTCCAACAAAAGCACATGTTAATCTCTTCCAAATACTATTTGTAGATTTTTTTTGTGTCTTAAAAGACCAATACCCTCCGTCTTTATTATGAATATCCTCCCAAATAGGAAATATACCCTTTTTCATTAAAAAAAACATACCGGCCGTAAATTGATTTTTAAGTGTATTATACAATTGCCATAATTCTATACCATTATGAATACATTTATCGGGTAAATCTTCACATAAATTTATATAAGAATCTTTACTCCAAGATTTTTCTGTTACAGAATGGTACCAAAGAACATACTCAGAGTCAAATGGAAAAAGGTTATCTTGTTCTTCCATAGTGAATAAAGTATATTATATATATAATAATCTTTATGTATTTTCTAGTAAATGTATAAAAATATTATAATAAAAAATTGACATTTCTTTTATACAATAATATAATTTATACTATAAAAATATATTGAAATTATCTTCACAATATGAGTATGTTTTCTATGTTTCTTTTTGTGGTTTTTACTGCTATAATGATGTATCATTCTAATATGATAGATATGACAACGTCATTACAAATAGGAGAACAGCTCTCTTTTGATATATGTAATACATTTACTCTTTTTACAATCCGTAAAGAGAAGATTATAGAACATAATGCGTTTATTGATTATATTATAAATAATGACAACACGTCTCTACAATGTAAACCTAACGAAGAGTATGTATATAAAAATATGGAAGAACTTATTTCTTCTGTAGAAAACTCTATTCAAAGTATAAAATAATACTCAGAAAGAAGAAATATATAATCATATAAAGTAATTATATAAAAATTGAATATTATACTATATATAGTACAAATTACATAGTAAAATTTTTCATAATACAAGAAAAATGAGTTCAGAAAACGAAGACATGACAAGGTCTATTCATGAAGAAAAGAATATAAGTGAATCTGAAAATGAATCTGAAAATGAATCTGAAAATGATTCAGATAATGATTCTGATAATGATTCTGATAATGATTCGGATAATGATTCTGATAATGATTCGGATAATGATTCTGATAATGATTCTGATAATGAGTCGGATAATGATTCTGATAATGATTCTGATAATGAGTCGGATAATGATTCTGATAATGATTCTGAAGTAAAACCAGATACTCCAAAAAGAATAAAAGTATACAATAATACCCCTTTATTAGAAAGAAAGGTTTTTCCTTGTAGCTTTTGGTTTATACGACAAATGGTAGAAGATGATGTTTCTACATTATTACATTTTGTAACAGAAACTGTTAAAGAATTATTTGAAGTTCCTGATATAGAAGTATATATTCTTCAAGGAAGTCGTGAGAAAGACCGTGTTAGAGTAATATGTTCTAATATATTTGTGAATATTGAAGATATGAAAAATGTTCGCAGACTTGTATTATTAAAGTACAATCTTGCTAATAATAATGCCATTATTCCTATTAATGATATTGAACTAATCCAAGAGCCATCTATTTGGAATACTCAAATATATGATATGGGTATTCATAAAACATATTCACAACATTTTACTTGCTATAATGTAGACCTTATATCCGATGATAATATACAAAATATTCTTATACAGTGTTCGCAATTATATGAAAAGAGATCTAGAGAAACAGAAAAATACACACAATTTCAAGATGAAGGTGGTTCTGATGCGGAATGTATTCTTGAACAAAAAAGTAATACTGTTATAAATATACAGGGTCATGGTATACAAGAGGATATAAGAAAAATGCTTGGGAGTAATATTGAGAAATGTAAGGAGTATTTTTTACAACAACATCCAGACTCTGTATTGAGACAGATAAAAGAATTAGATAATGAAATTTATATATTAGATTTCACAAAATCTAATACAATATGTAAAATTTGTAAGATTGTTCATCAATCGAATCGCCAATATATGACATATTCTAAAAAAACAGAAGATGCATACTATATGTGCTATGACACTGAAGCAAAAGGTAAAAAAATTGTTATTTCATATAAACAAAAAAGAGAATCTACCATTATAGATATCGGACACAGTACAAGTTTCGTATAATTGTAATATAAAACTCTATAATTATAGTATATATACAATGAACAAATTAGATTATTATTTGTTTAAAATGTCAGGTATATTTTTGACATTTTATTTTATATGTAAAGATTCTTGTAAAAAATCTAAATTTTTACAGTATATAGCGAAACCATTTATATATTGTAAAAAAAAAATAAGAAAAAGCAAGGTTATATCTAATCACGAAGATATTGTTATTAACAAAGTATATATAGTAAGAAATGTTACAAAAAAAGGAAAAAGAAAAATAAAAAAAGAAGAAATTGAAGATTTTGATATACAAAAAAAAAATATACCAAAACTACAAGTTGGTGATATTATAGAAATACATTATACTATTTATTATGTAGAAAATAACAAGATACTTTCAGAAGAATATATAACTCCTTATATGCATCCAAGCAATATTCATTTTCCACCGTATACAATAGAAGAAATTAAAGAATATAAAGAAAAAAAGACATATAGAAATGGTATTCTAGATGCATCGTGTAACAAAGATGATATTACAGAATATATTACAAAATTATCTGGACCAAAAGGGAACTTTTATAAAGATATACCTTCTAGGTTTGGTATTCGTATTCCATTATCTCTTATTCAAAAAAATCCAAATGATGTAGTAGAAATAACTGACAATTGTGCAAAAGACTATGTATTTACTAAACCTACAGATAGAGTACAAATTGATTGTTTAATCTAGAGAACATCCCCAACATGGTATTTTGTCTTTTTGCACATATTTATGAAAATCAGGGTGTTCTTCAATAGAGAAATCGGATGAAGAACAACCTCTGTCTCTTGGATTATTGAATGTAGCACGAAATTTACGACATTCTGGTAAGTCAGCATTTTCTGATTTCCAACAACTACAAAATGGATCAAGTTCAGAGTTCTCATAACAATAAGAATCTATTCTATTTTTACACTTATTATTTAGAGTATCATAGTTCATACCTTCTTTCCATTGTGTATTTTCACATTCATGGTATTTCATTGGATGTAGTTCCGATTGAACTAAGAATGGACTTTCTTCAATAGTTTGTATTTCTCTATTATACCAATCTTCAATTTCATCTGGTATTGTGTTACAGGTTGGATAGTTTATCTTGTATATTTCTTTAGCAATTCTTCTATTATTACCATAATTTATATCATTAATAATATAATTTTTATTAGAATCGATATAAATAGAAGGACATTTTCGTTTTTCATAATTTACACAATCCGAAACACATGTTGTTTTTGTACATTTTGAAGTACAAGTTTCTGTATATTCTTGTATTTTTTCTACAGTAGATGTATGGTGTTCCATAATACTTTTTACAACAATTGTTGGTTCTGTAAAATAATCTAATTCTTTTTTATCTAATGATTTATTTAGAATAATAAGTTTCTTAAGTCCAATATCATATAAATTGGTATCATTATTAAATTCGATCGGTTTATCATTATCAAGAACTATTTTTATTTCTTCTTCAAGAACTTTATAATCATTCGCATATACAGATAATACTTTATTATCATACGTCATATATAAGGAAACTTCTACTTCATTATAAGAGAAAGATCCCTTTTTTTTTTTATTTATATAAATAATACTATTTCCAACTCCTTTTGCTATTTCTATATCAATATTCTCTTCATTTTCACACGGTATTGTTATCCCAATCGCATTTTTAATTTTACCAGGTGGTATATTTTCACCACCTAGCATAGGAGCGTTCGTAGTTGTTTTATCAATATCACTTTCTTCTTCATTCGCAGATTGTTCAGCAACAGATATTTCTCTATCTGCTACATCATCTATACTATCCATTGTATGAATAGTATAATGTATTATTATAGACCACTCTTTATTTAGTTTATAATTTTTTATTTGTTTTGTAATAAAAACAGTATCATCTACATTAAATCCTTTTTCAAAGTTCCAACAACTTGTATCCTCTTCTTTAGAATGTGCAATAGTCATATCATTCTTATATGTACTAAGGTCTTCCCAAGTTTTACCAACTTCTACATCTTGTGTAATAATACTTTTTCGAAGAGGATATATATGTGTATATAATCCTGTAATATGTTTTGTAAAAGGAGATAATTTTTCTAATGACATGTTTTTAGAACTATTTGTATTAAAATGTTCTATATGAACATTTGTCCCAGAACATTTACAAGAAGTTACAATACAGCTCATTACAACTATCATAGTTATAAGAAGTCCAATTGGAACAATATATCGTATTATATTGATGTTTGGCATACTTTATGGTATATCCTATATTCCTATATATACTATATAATAATAAAAATCAATGACAAAGTGCCATAATAATATACGCAACAAAAGAATGTTCTTTGTTCATTTTTATAAAGTGTATTGTATTTTGTATAAAATGTTCTTTGTAAGACTCGGACACAATCGATAAAGTATAGTTGGCACTGTTTGACCATTCCATATAATGTTCTTTAATATAGTCCATATACATAGATATCTTACAAAATTCCTTGTTTGTTGAAGTGTCAAAAGAAATGTTATCAAGAATAGAAATAAGCATATTTCTGAGATGTGTTTCTTTTATCAATGGCATAATTGAATTAATATCGTTATAAATACCCTTTGATGTTTGTATCAACGAATGTGTTTCACTTGGTAACAGGAAACCACATGTTTCACGAACACAATCTGCTGGGAGTTTGTTCATTTTTTTCAAAAAAAAAAAGTACAGTAAAAAGCACAATTTTTTTTATTATTACTATATACTATATATTTCTATTTTTACATTATTCAATTTTTTATATTGATAAAGAACCAAACAACTCTTCTAATGTATCATTATATGCACCTACTCTTGTAAATATATCTTCTGTTATATGAATATTATGAATTCTACAAGAATATTCTAAAAAAGATAAAAGACTTTTGTTATTCATAACAATACGATATGTGTAATCATCATACTTCACTGTGGTATCGGTTTCTATATCATCATCTGATTCCTTTATACAATCTTTCATATCATTATCATCAATATCATCAATATCGTCAATATTATCAATATCATCAATATCATCCATTTCTTTTACAGATGATATATGAGTATTATTCATTAATGAACTCATTGTGTCAATAGTAGTAGTAGTATTTTCTAGGTCTTTTGGAGTATCCTCCCATTCTACTTTCTTATTACCCATATCATTATCTATTCTATGTCTTTTAGTTCCGTCTTTCACAACAACTTCTCCAATATTATGTATGGTAAATAGTTCTTTCATATTTTCACATATTGGAATATGTAACCAAAATGTTTTTTCCTTACAAGAACTAAATATTTGTTTAAAACTTTTATAAAACATAATCTTATATTCTTCTGATTTACCTTTCAACATAATTTCTATAGTTTTACGAAAAGAATAGTAATTCAATATTAGAACATAATTTTTTTCAGAATGTGCCCTATACTGTAAAAATTTCTGAATTTCTGTAGAAGCAAACCCGAATGTATAAAAGTCCAAATTAGATGAACCAGATGGGATAACCTCACCTATTTTTAGTTGTAAAAACATTTTTGCAACTTTTTCATGAATACCTAGATTTACCCACCCATATAATGTTTCTAAACACTTTTTCCACGAATATAATGTCATAGGAAAAGGCTTTAAGTTTCGGGATACCCCATATTCCGGATGACATAATTGTCTTGTTACTTCCTGAATACACTTTTTATCCATATGTATTTCTTTACTATATCAGATAGAAAGTCATATATAATATAATAATCATTTTTTTATACCGTATTATATTATATATACACATATAATGTCAATATTCAAAAATATTACAAAAAATAAGAATACACGTATCATATTTTCTATTATTTGGGGTTTAGGACTAGCTTCCTTGTTTCAAAGAGTATGTAAAGGAAGAGAATGTATAGTATACAAGGCTCCAGAACCTAATTTTATACAAAAAAATAGTTTCAAATTTAATGACAAATGCTACTCATACAAACCAAAATTTGTAGAATGTAAAGGAGGTGAAATAGAAGAATAATGTATGTATAGAATATAATGAAAAATATTACTGAAATACTTTTAAATAACAAATATCTTTTGTTATTAGTAGCTCTTAGTCCAATATACTATGCTGTATTACAATTCTTGTATCGTTCTAAGAAAATTGTATTGTTTTATATATTACTAGTATCTATTATAGTTCAAATTTTTTCTGTGTCACAAAATATAATATGAAAGAATTAATAGGAATTTTTATAGTAGGTATAATATTTACTGTATTACAAGAAAAATGGATATGCTATTGAGTAAAAGAATGGTATTTATAATATATAGTATTCTTTTTTGTATCTTATTGTATATATATAAAAATAGAGAAAATAGAGAAGAAATAAAAAAAACTATAGTATAAAGTATATAATAATAATAATAATAATGTCTATTTGTAATGAATCTAATTATGGAATACTATCTGTAGAACAACCTGCGAGTATTCAGTGGAATATGGGACATGGCGTTCCAGGAAATATGGATGGTCTTATTTTACAACCAGGTGGTCATTCATCGTGGAGAAAAAAACCCAATAACGTACCTTTACGAAAAAATAACTTATGGACACCAAGCGGGACACCTTTACCTTTACGAAATGAAAGAATGATTCAAGCAATTCCTCGTGATAGTATGACTATGTTTGCAAGTAATATTTCCAGCCCTTCTTGTTGCCCATCAACATACTCTACGTACGGAGGATGTATATGCACTACAAGAGAACAAAGAAAAATGGTAGGGGAAAAAAGAGGTGGTAATAAACATCATTACGCAGATTCTTTCTAATTTTTACAATGTATATGACAATATATATTTTCCGTATAATTTTTTCGAAATAATTTTAATTTTTCTATTTCTTCTAAAGAAATAGAAAAGTTTTTTTCTTTTTTTTCTAATAATATCATACTTTTAACTGTATAATTATACAATATACCAGGGTCTGTATGTTTAATGATATTTTTACATTGAATGTTTTTTTTTGTAATCTTTTTACAGCGAAAATATTTTTGTAAAAAGATATCACAATATTCTCGTAACTCTTTTTTTTTTCTAAATTCACAGCATTTTATAAGTATTATATTTCGTAACATGAAAAATGCTTTTTTATCATATAATGTATTGTATGTAGAAAAAATAATTTCTTTATTCTCTTCAAAAAGAGATAATAAATTCTTAGTAATTTCTATTCTTTCATTATATGAAGCATTGCTAAAAGATTCAAAGCAACTATGTGCTTGTATTGAAAAAGATTTTCTCTTTTCTTCTTTTTCTTTTTGTATTTTTCTAATTTGTTCCATTATATTAATCTGTTTTATATAAAAAGTTATGTATATGACATGTATGTTATAAATATCAATTTTTATAGTATATTATGATGAGGTTATTATTGTATATTTTTTTATATATTATCATATAATACAAAATATTCTCTATGTCTATTCCGAAATCAACCCCGGTTAATGAACTTCCTCAACAACCCCCAAACTTCCAAGAACCAGTTGTACCTCAAAATGGAGGACAAGTTCAGCCAGAATATAATGAAAGACAATTTGTCCCTGTTCAACAATCTCATTCCCAAGACCAACCTCCTGGACAATTTCAAGGACAACCTCCAGGACAATTTCAAGGACAACCTCCAGGACAATTTCAAGGACAACCACCAGGACAATTTCAAGGACAACCACCAGGGCAATTTCAAGGACAACCGCCAGGGCAATTTCAAGGACAACCTCCAGGACAATTTCAAGGACAACCTCCAGGACAATTTCAAGGACAACCTCCAGGACAACCCCAGGATAAAAAGAATGTGTTACATCAAAAAAACCCAGTTTCAGGTAAAAAGGGTATGGTTCAAGATATATTGAGTAATTGGAAGATTTTACTAATATGTTTTATTGTACTTTTTGTATCACAACAAGAACCTTTGCAGGAACTTGTTCGTAAGCTATTTCGTGTTATAAAAGTTCCTGAAAATATTCTTTTTTATGTGACTAAACTAGTAATATCACTTGTTTTTGTTCTTATATTCTTTTTTACAAATCGTAATTTGTAATTTTTTTTTACACTATAATGTTATATAATAAGAACAATATGAAATCTTCTAAGAGAACTTTAAGAAATATAAAAAAACCATATACTATATTTAAAAAACTAAGTACTAAAAAACTAGTATATGGTCATATACTCGTTTTTATTGCTATTTTAGGAATAGTTCCTCCTGAAAAAGTGATAGGAATACAAAGAATTATTACAACATTTGTATCATTATTCTTTACACTATATTGGATCTTGGGCAATTGGAAAAAAAGCTATATAGTTGCTATATCTATAACTATATTATTAGGTTTTGTAGATAGTCGTGGTATGTTAAGTGATTATAAGTATATATTCTATAAGTATGTTAAAAAACCCTCTTCGTATTATCAAGATAAAGAAGGCAATCACTTGTGGGGGAATAATGGATTATCTTATAATACTACTATAGAAAGATTTGAAGAAGATAATGAATCGGGAAATGGAGAAGATTCTGAATCGGATAATGAATCGGGTAATAAAAATACAGATGTAAAAAAACTAGATGATTATTCTAAGAGCAATACAAGAGAACGAGATAATACAAACTTTACAGATGAAGAATTGGAAGACATTTTACAAAAAGATAAAAAGGGTGTAGATAATGAAGATAGTTTATTGAAAAAGGCAGGAGGTGGTTTAGGTCAATTACATAATTTAATTGAAAAAGCTAAAAAAGACTCTCCTTATTATGATGATAAGAAGAGTATTAGTAATTATAGTCCAGCACAAGCACAAAGGGCTACATATCATTTAGTAGATACTGTAAAACAATTAGAGGATACTATGCAACAGATGATGCCTGTAATCAAAAGTGGTCAAAATTTAATGAATTTACAAGGAAAGATTAAAGATATCCCCACAAGTCAATTATTATCAACTTTACAAAAATCATAAATTTTTTTTTATAAATAACTATTTTTTTTTATAAATAACTATTTTTTTTTATAAATAACTATTTTTTTGTCTGATCTCGGCCAGACATGTAGCCTACGGAGACTACAAGAGAAGTTTCAGTAATCTGAATAGGACAAGGGGTTACCCACCCTGTCTATCCCAGAAAAGCCAAGAAAATCCTTGGTCTTTCCACGAAACGAAATGGTTGCTTGTATGGCGATGACTCCCGTTGAGTCTGGGTCGGAAAACCTCGTGTACTCTTTTAATAACGCGCTAAACACGTAGTAAAAGTTTTCTGATCCCTGGAGGACCGACTGTTCTCTCCTAAGGAAATCCCTCCAATTTTTTGGGGGGTTTCCATTCTCGTAGAATAGAAACTTAAGTACATTATGCATTCGACCATCAATGGTCATGAGGATCGCGGGGTTTTCCCCGTCATTGAAGTAAATGCAACTGCTTTGTTTTACCATGTTGTAAGCGTCTCAAAAGCAAGTGAATTTGTCTGTGAGCGCGCCAAGAGAACTGTTAAAAATAGTAATACAATCTCCTTCATACCTTTCCGTGTCAATTTTTTTTTTATAAATAACTATTTTTTTGTCTGATCTCGGCCAGACATGTAGCCTACGGAGACTACAAGAGAAGGTTCTGTGTGTATTCTTACACCTTCACGTCTTCTGTTGGAGGGTGCTTGAACCGGCACGTACCCTTGCGTGTGCAACGGAATCCAAACTTGCAGGGTTTCGTAGACACCTTGGGCACCTTGACATCTTTTGGGAATGGATGCTTGAACCTGCAGTTCTTGTTTTTGCAACCGGATCCAAACTTGCAAGGTCCTTTAGATACCTTGGCACCTTTCACTGGCTTCTCTTCGCATCCTTCTGTTGAGGGGTGCTTGAACCGGCACGTACCCTTGCGTGTGCAACCGGATCCAAACTTGCAGGGGTTTTTAGATGCCTTGGGCACCTTGACATCTTTTGGTGATGGGTGTCCGAACTTACACTTCTCGTTAGTGCAACCGGATCCAAACTTGCAGGGTTTCGACATATTCTCAAAAGAAAGAAAAAAGTTCTCGAAAAAGTATCTGTCTTGACGAAGAGCTTTCTACAAGAGAATAAAAATAGTATAATAATGTTATTTTTACTTTTCTATCAATTTTTTTTTATAAATAACTATTTTTTTTTTCACTCAAAAGAGTATTGTAGTAAAAATCATAAGAGTTTTACTGCAATACTCATGTTATCCCCTGTTGGCATTTGAACCGTCGTGTGGCGATTGTAGAGGTTTGCTACAGATTGGTCTTTAAGACCAATCGAGACTTTGTAGACTTTTACCCCATCACCAAGGTCTTCATGGATTTCTGGGAAACACACAAAACCAAGTCTCAACTTGATTAGGATTGACCGAAGTGTTTTCGAACCCATTCGGACCGGTCCGAATAGAAATGTCGTATTCGAGGGACGTGTAGAATTGGGATGACGCGAAACCCGTAAGCTCCTATTTTCCGGTTCCGCTTCCTCTTCAGCTTCGTCGGCTTCAGGGTTGCCATCGTCGTCGTCTTCTTTTTTTTCCGGTTTCATATATGAAACGGGGCATCTATCTTCTGGATATTCCATTGCCCGCCTCATTCGGTTAGCCGTAGACATATAGTCGTCTTCGACTTCGTCTTCGTCGTCGTCATCGACTTCGTCATCGATGTCGCTTTCGACTTCAGCTTCGTCGCTTTCGACTTCAGCTTCGTCGCAATCGTCTTCGACTTCGTCTTCGGCTGGTGCTGGTGCAACATGTTCATTTTCTCTTCGTATTTGGATCTCATGATCCACAGCACGAAGCATCATTTGGAGCTCGTCCTTATTAAACTCCGTGGGGTGTCTATTATTAGGGTGAAGACAGTTACGTAGAAGAATAAATAAAATTTCTAGATCTTCCATAGTATTATTCTCCACACCGAGAACAAATTGACTCATTGCTTTGACTGATGTTGTCATAATTTGAAGTTTTTCTCAAAAGCAACCGAAAAGTTCTTCGCGCGAGTGAAAATAGTAATACAATGTCCTTCACAATAATGTAATCAATTTTTTTTTAATATAATAATAACTATGTATGCTATGTTAATTATAATACTCAAATAATATAAAATATTACTTATAATGTATCATGCACTCTATAACAATATGTACCAAATCTACATTTACCCGATGTGCTAAAATGGACACATCTTCTTTCTTCCTCGGCGTGTGCATATTGACATTTCCTATTTGTACAATTATGTAACCAATTACACATTTTTGTTTTATATAAGGTATTTTCAACTGTATCAGAATTATCTATCCTGTTTACAATATCTATATTTTTATGATACATTCTTTTATTACTTCTTTCTTCGTCTTCTCTGGTCCATATTTTTTTTCTTTTTTGAACTTTGTTAGAGACAGAATCTATTAGTTTTTTTGGAGAATGTGTTTCTATAGTATCTTTTACAGGTTCGGGTATAGTATGTATATCTTTTGGTACAACAATTTTCATAATATCTTTTTTGCGAGGTTTAGGAGTTATACTTTCATTTTCTTTTTTTGATATGGAAGATATGTACATTTTTCTTTTCTGTGTTTCTTTTTGGGTTTCTTCAAGTTTGTCCATAGCTTGATCAGAATATAGTTGCATTGTTTTTTTTATATACTTCAAATTTGGAACAATATCCTGTACCATTGACAGAAAATGGTCACTTGTAAGATTATCTTTCTGTTTTTCATAAAAATATGTTAAGTCAAGTATATCTTGTTCGCTTGTATTCTCTATAAAAGTAGATAATAGTTTATTTGGTATAATGTTTCGTAAACTCATTTCTATAATAGTTTTCATTGTAGAACTCATTGTAGAAAAATTAAAAGTCTATAATATGTTATTCTAAAATGTGTTTAGTATATATATATATATCCTAGTATATAGTAATTTATATCAATTTTTTTTCTCTATATAAAAAAGCACTATTATTGTGCTAAGAAATATAAATTATATATACAACTATTATAAAGAGAATACTATAAAAAAAAAGTATGCCTACATACAAAAAAAAAACATATCAAAACCTTATAAATGTATTGCTAATAAGTATTATTGTAATTACATTGTTTTCTCTATACAAATGTCAAATGGACTATGGAGAAATACAGAAAAATGAGAATGAAACACGTAAAGAAACACGTAAAGAAACACGTAAAGAAACACAAAAGGACACACATAAAGAAGACCAAGATGGGTTTTTAGATTATCCTATGCATAATCCTCCTATTGTAAATGGAAAATATCCTAGATGGTATAGAAATTTACAAAAATTACAAACACAATTATCACCTTATCACCAACCACCAAAGTTATATCCATCTCATAGTACTCATTCTCAGGAATTTTATAACCAAGGGTTATATCCAAATATGAGTATACCACCACAAACAATAGGTTGCGGTGGTCGGCGAATGCCATGTTATGGAGGAACCCAAGAAACAATACCTGTTATACCACCACCTATAGAAATATCCGAAAGAAACATTGCTCCAGTAAATATTTTTACAAGACCTTTACATCCAACGGATGCAGGAGTAATTCATCAAGTTGGTGTATTATACAAGATTTTTGGAAATGAGAATGAAATATATCCTTTATATGGTGTAAGAAGGTACAGAAATAGTGATTCTTGGGACTATTCCACAAAGATAGGAAGAGAAGGTAATTTTGTATATGTTCGAGTAAGAACAAAACATCGTAATAATAACGAATTACAAACAAATGATGAAGTAACTATAGATGGACATAATCATAAGTATAGAGTTACAATATACGATAATGATTTTTCAGAATATGTTCCTCATATACGATTATAATAGCGTATTATAACATTTATTAGAAATATAGAACCTAACTATGTGTTTTCATGCAGAAAAAAAAGAAAGAATTTCATTTGAAAAATGGAATAATGACACTCTGTATCATCTGATCGTAACAATATATAATCGAATTCATAATCGATTATATATTTCTTTATTAGAAAAATATGTAGAATGGTACAAAAAACAAGGTGTTGATGTATTTATGTTACCAAATAAAGAAAATGTTTTTCCTTTAGAAAATCTTACAAATGTTCTACATTTTGTAAAAAAACATCCAGATTTTCGTGATGAAAAAAATATACATTTTGTTTTTTCACTTCTATTTAAAAATGTTCCAAACGTACAAGATTTTAAGAAAGACTATAAAGAATTCATTAATACTGTAATTGAACAAAAAGATGTTGGAACAAAAGAAGTTGGAATAAAAGAAGTTGGAATAAAAGAAGTTGGAATAAAAGATGTTGGAACAAAAGAAGTTGGAATAAAAGAAGTTGGAATAAAAGAAGTTGGAATAAAAGAAGTTGGAATAAAAGAAGTTGGAACAAAAGAAGTTGGAATAAAAGAAGTTGGAATAAAAGAAGTTGGAACAAAAGAAAAAGTAAAAAAAAGATATACAAAGTGTTTTACTATATATTCTATATACACTGTATCCGTAGTAACAGTTTCAGGAATTATATATTATCTATTATAATATTTATTCATTAGAATATACATATACATCTCTTTTTCGTAATAGTTCTGTATTTGTATAAGAAGTTTTATACTTGTAATATTTATTCTTATCAGGTTTATAGATACTTGGAATCCATACAATATATGTAACATTTTTTTTTTCATTAAGCCATTTATACATAGAGTCAAACACAAATTCGCATATAAAAGAGTTGTTTGGAAGATATAGGGAATATGTTCCAGATTGTATATCACATGAGAAAAAGGACCCCTTGGAACCAAAATACATTTCTATTTCCGGAAACATTCCACAATATTCCATATGTAGTGGGATAGACAAGGGTGTACCAAGTAGTTCTACAGAATTTTTATATAATGTATTAATAGTTTTATTTTTTATAGTGGGTATGTGTAATGTTTCAGACTCAAAATACATTGAATAATATAACAGTAAAGTATATATTGCTTTTTCAAATTGTTCTTTTGGACCAGTATATCGTTTTTGTAGGATCTTTTTTTGAATAGATGTAAGAGTATATGTAATCGGCATAACAACTGGTGTTTTAATAAAATTTGTATTATGAATACTATATCCTGTAAATGTAAATTCAATTGGGATAACATTTTCTATACTTCCTTTTTTGTACAATTTATATATAGAACCTTTCTCTTTTGGTATACTTTTTTCAATTACAGAATATTTCTTATAAGCACAGTCATCAAATAGATTTGGAGTATGGTGTGTGTGTAAATAAGAAATAATCTTCTTAGTATCTATTTGTGTATGTATCTTTTTTATAATAGAATCTACCTTTTTTGAGGTAATATTTATTTTTAATGTCTCAACAAGTATCATATATATAGCACTTGAGATAATATATGAAACATTTTCAACATTACTAATTTTTGGAAAAAAAGATAACTTGGAACTTTTATATTTTTCATATAGTAACCAATATATAATACTTTTTTGTATATTATCTTTATATTGTACGAGTGTACGTGTAAAAATATTTTTATTAGGGGCCTTTATATTTGACGGTATATTATCAATAATAGTATTTACAATATATGAAGTTACATATTCTACAAATATTTTCATAGAATAAATAGAAAAATATATATCAAGGATATTTTTTGTATGTAGTTTCTTTTTTAATGACTTTTTAACTGTATATATAGAATTATGTGAGCTCATGTATATACTATTCTATTATAATATTCCATTATAATATTTTTTTCTTTATAGAATTATTAGAATTTCTATTATCTAGTATATTACTTTTTAAAGAATTTTTGTTTTTATTATTTTTACTATTTTTTCTACTATTTTTAATAGAAGAATCTATTCCATAATAGAATTCTGAAAACATTGTTAAATTTTTTTTTTCTCCATTATTATTAAAAAATAAGAATTTATTTATAATATAATATTCCTCCAATGTTAAGTATTTATTTGTTATGAAACCATCAATAGTTGGTCTCGAGGGTGTAGAAACAAATTTTTCAAAAATATGACTAAGTTTATAGAAATCAAAGGCAGGGTAAAATATATTTGGAAAAAGGTTATAAAAAACTTGTTCATTTGGTATTTTTTTATTTTTGTCTTCAAAATATAAAGATAGACCAAAGTCTATAATAACAAACGAATATGTATTATCTTCATTTTTTCTATATAGTATGTTACCAGTATGAAGGTCATTATGAATGATTCCAATACTATGCATTTTTCTTATAAGGGTACAAATGGTATTAATATTATTCTCATATACATCTTGTATAATATTTCTTATAGTCCCTTCATATTTTTCCATAATAATATATCCTGCATTTAAACAAATGAACATATCATATATTTTAGGGCCTATGCCATTTTTATACATAATAGGTGCTATGAGCGCTTCTCGTAAAAATGTTTCAAAGTATTGCTTTGATTTTAAAGGTATAAGTTTTACAACATATTTACAATTATTGTTCTTGTCGCATAATTCTGATACAGAACCATATACACTTTTATTTATTTTTAAGTCCCCATTTTTTTTTATAAAAAAACCAGACTCGCATTTTTTCTTAATTTCCATTGGTTTTTCATTAAAACCATAATAATAACTAAAATCAGAACTAGTGGGAGAATACATTTTTTTTACTTATATAGTGTATAAGTATGAAAAAAAATACAAAATTGATATATAGTATTCTATTTTTCACAATCCTTGTAATTATATTGTATGTATGTAGAAATAAAGTTATAGAAAACTATGATGGTGTTGATAATCCAGAATCTTCTTCTCCCGGTGATATTGGTGCTGGAGCATCTACAGAATATGGAAGACCTTATGAAGTAGTCACTGTTTCAGAACCAAAAACGCGTGAAAGAAAGTGTCCATCATGTGAAAACTCATATGCTGACAAAAAAGATATATGTGTATTATGCGAAGGGGGTAATAAAGATTGTAGATTTGCGGATATTACAAAAAATGTAGATATTGACAAATATGTTCTAAAATCTTCTGTTCCACCTTGTCCTGATTTAACAGAGTATGCCAAAAAAAATCAAGTTCCCCCATATCCTTTTAATAAAGATGATTGGATTCGTAAATCAGAAATTCCTGCTTGTCCGGAAATGCCAAATATGGATGAATGGATTCGTAAATCAGAAGTTCCAAATTGTGCGAATCTTGAATGTCCCAAATGTCCTGTATGCCCTATTGCTCCATCTTGTCCACCTACAAAAGTAGTAGAAAAAAATATATACAAGAATACTATGATGCAAGATGAAAGACTATCTAGACCCACAATGTATAAGGGTTTGGATATACATAAAAAAAAACAAAACGACTTGGAAAAATATGAAAGTGATTTAGGGGGAGAATATTTTGATGTATAAAAGGATATATAATATGATCGTATAAAGTATATATACTATTGAAAATATATGAAAGGGTTACACCGTTATTTTAACGAACAAGTACACAATACATCATTAGTATGTGATCCAAATAAAGCAGGATTATCTTACAATCTCCAAGATATAAAAAATGTAAAAGACCACCAAGATGTATATGATATTGTAACATATTTATCTATAGATAGTCGTCAAAGAGATGTTGAAAAATATAATAATCCATCATATTACAATATAGAACTTGATAAAGAATACCAATTTATAAAATCTATTAAATTAAAGAGTATAGAATTTCATGACCCACCAACACCTATTAATAAAAGAAATAATACGTTTTATTGGGTTACGGACTATTATGGATTAGATCCAACTATACAAACAAAAGTAGAATATAGTTTTACTATGTCTAAATCATATTATACATACAAGTCTTTTATAAAAACGTTCCAGGAACAAATTAATTCTATAGAGCATAATATTAATTCATTATCATCTATTCATAATACTTTTCCTGCTTTTACTATGCATATTAATAATTCTACAAAAAAAATAGAGGTACTACAAAGAATAGAAAAACTTTCTATTACAAAGATATCTTTTACAAAAGGAACGAATTGTATAGAAATATGTGTTCCAAATAATACAGGTATAGTCCCATGTACCCCATGTCCTCCTTATGCAGATCCTGCATGTGAAGCATTTACTATTAGACCATTTGTAGAAGATGTTCCAATTATAATTACAGGATTGGAGCTATATGTATCAGATACAGATATTGGAAACATACCATTACATTTTATTCAACATGTTCCATTTTTTCCAAAAAGAAAAACAAAAACAGAAAAAGAAAAATTAAAAGTATTACAAAACAAATCATTAAAAAATAAACATAACTACTATGAATATTCATCATATGACCCAATACAAAAAGAATTTCTATACAAACTCTATATTTTTAAACCAGATGGAACGTCTGTAACAATATCTAATACAGGAACTATACAAAATCTTGATGAAATAAAAGAACAATATGGTATGCCTACGAAATGTTATGTAGGAAGAAGTCTAACATTTGAAGTTGTTACAGATGAAAAAAGAATTATAGAAAATTGTGGATATTCAAATGAAAATACAATGTCTTTAGGGAAATTTCTTGGACTCGAAACAGAAAATATGGATATATATATTCATACAAATATGGACTATGCGATAGAAGAAGTAAAAAATAAAATATTATGGAAAGTGATAGCTTTCGAAGAAATTGCTTTATCTGTAGAAGATTATATTTTTATGCGTATAGAGACTTTATCTCAAACAGCAAATAAGATTTCGAATAATCTTGTATGTGCAAAAGGTTCTTTTAAAAATACATTATTAGTAAATGATAAAGAAAATTTCTTTTTTGCAAAAATATTATTTTCAGATAGAATACCAGGTGATATAACAATTAATTTTGTAGGAGGTAACAAATATTTTTATCAAGAAAATGTAGATAAAATGCAAGATATAACTATTGAATTTATTGATATATATGGAGAAAGACTAGACCTTGGTTTACATCATAGTTTCACATTGGAAATAACGGAAAAAAGAACTGTTTTACAAGAAACAGCAATGAATTCGAAATCAGGTTCTTCTTTATAAAAAGTTATATATGTAGTATAATATATAGGAACTAATGAATCCAAAACAACCTATGCAACCAATGTGGAATTTTTCTAATAGTGCTATGAGCGGACTATCACAAGAAGAATCGTGTATGCCTTATGAAAATATCCAAAATATACGGATACCACAATATCCAAATGGACGTGTAGTAGGTATTGCGAATAAACAAGTTCAATCTTCTTTTCAAATGATACAAGATAATGATAATTATGATAATCAAGCAAAAGATACTTTATTATCTGGAACTATTTGTAAATCTATATTAAGTGATTCTTTTTTTTCTAATCAAAATATGAATACTATCCAATTACTGCTTCGCAAAAGAATATATGAAAAAACAAAATATACTATTGGAAAACAAGACAATACAGAATTACAAATTATTATGCGCTCTATTTTTTTGGAATATGCTCGTCATCTTCCTACGCAAATACAAGAACAAGTTCACGAATTGAATAACCGAATTGTTCAGTTATGTATTCCTAATATGATAAGTGAAATACGGCAATATATACATTATGTTCATGAAGTAGAAAATATGCCTATTCCTTTAGATATGCCTAAAAATGTTTCAAGTGCTGGAACAAGAACACTCCCTAGTGTTACAAATACTTTCTAAAAAATTGATAATTGTAAGTTATATTGTATTACTATACCAATTATACTATCGTATTAGTGAGAATAGCAAAATGTCTCAACCAAGAACAATTATTCAGGTTAAAGATACTAAAATGGATATTCCTAATAAAGTCTTAGGCTTATCGTCTATATTGTTAGAAAACATACAAGTACAAAAACAAATTATATTACAGGACACAAAACTTGCTGTATGGTATACAATATTAGATTATATGAAAACTTTTACAATACACCCATTACCAAAAATAGACGATTTTTGTATTTTTGAAAATACAAAAATGGTAGAAGATTGGAGGGTAGAATGGATACAAAAAATATATAGAGACAAGAGAGAAGATTTTCTTATTGAAGTATTCAATATATCCGTAGAATTAGATATTCCTTCGTTAATAAATATATGTTCTATATTTTTTGCTTTCTCTTTGAAAAACAAAAAGTAAGTAATTATAGTTTTCTTTGTCTTTCAATCTCTTTACGAATTTCTTCATCTGGTGGAACAAAATTAGGAGGTTTCATCCATTTGCCATCTTTATGTACATACCCACCATCTCCAAATTTAGTCATATTTGCGTTATGAATAAGACTCCATATTGGTCGAATATCAAGACCTGTTCCAGATAAATGATGTAGAATATAATATGTGGCATCCAAAAGAGCATCAACTTCTTCTGTTTCATCTTTTGCCTCGTCCAATTCATTCAGTTCATCCAAGACCATTTTTCGAATAAAAGAACGATTAATTTTACCCTGAAAATGTTTTCCTGTTCTTTTGTTATACAAATCTCCAAATTCTTTACAATCGCCAAACATATCTGGATAAGAACTCATAATAGCAATATACATATAATTATTACTACCTTTATATAATTTAATCTAAATATCCATAATGTGTTCCAAAATGTTGTAATAATGTTTGGATTCGTATTTGTTGTTTAATAGGGTGTATTTTTTCTGTTTCTCGAATATTATCTAGATATTGTTTTGTATACTTATTTGTAATATCTTCCTTTTTTTCTTGAAGTTTATTTCTTTCTTTATGTTTATCACTATTAGAAGACGTATAACTATTAGAAGACGTATAACTATTAGAAGACGTATAACTATTAGAAGACGTATAACTATTAGAAGACATTGTAATATTATGAATAATGAAATGTCTTATATGTATCTATAAGATACTGTATTTTTTGTATTCTTACAGGACATTGTAATTTTTTTTGTAGTTCTTCTAATTTCGTATAATATATTTTTACAAATTTCTTATATTTTTTAGAAGATAGATAATTATTATATTTTGAAAAAAATATAAAAAAATTATACATAAGTTCTTTTTTGTCTGAGCTATTTTCTATATTAAAAAAATAGGAAGTAAAACAATGTATAAGATGAGTATATATATCTTTTTGTATGGATGAACAATATTGTACATAATTCATAAATGAATCCAACGTTGTATAATCTATACTCTTACCAAGTTGTTTTTGGTATAGTATAAATGAGTTGTATTTTCTATCGTATATATCTTTCATAGTGGATTATGGTTACAATTGTAGTATGATAGACTATATATATTTCAATTTTTTTATACTGTTTTTATATATATAGAAAGTATATAAGAAAAAAAATATGAAAGTAGTGGATGTATTATCGAAGTTTTTTATGATGGTAGGTATTTTAGCTATGGTTGCCGCAGGTTTGTATATGATTGCGAAACAAATTGATAAATACAAACCTCCAAAAAAACCAGATGATCCAAATGACCCTTATATGATTCATATTGGAGCGGTATGTCCTACTGGTTGGGATATAGAAAATACAGATAATGGAGTAACATGTACAGATAATACTAAACAAGAACTTTATAGTGGTTGTAAAAAAGATGCGGAGTTTCTAAAATTAAGAAAAAAGGACTGGAAACATTTTGTAAATACAGGAAAACCAACAGGTTCTATGATAAAGAGGTGTGATTTTGTAAAGAATTGTGATGGTGATAATAATAGATATAACTCTTGGATCGGTGTTTCCAATAAATGTTAATATACATAAATAGAAATTGTATAATATTATACATGGAACATTTGATAACACCAAAAATACTCGAAGAGTATACAGGAAATACTACACAAGTAAAAGAATTTACAACATGGATAGAAACAATACTAGAAAATCCACATTATAAAAAAAGAATATGTTTTATAACAGGTTCTATAAGTACAGGTAAATCTATACTTGTAAAACTTGTTTTACAGAAATATAATTATACAATTACAGAATTTTCATCCTCTAATCTTCGTATACAGAAATATAGAACTAACTTGTATCAAACATTACGATTTCGAGATGTATTGTCTGTATTTCAAAAAAATAATTCTATGCGAAAAGCAATTGTAATTGATAATTTTGAAAATATGAACATAGCAACACAAGAAGTATATAGGACCATAAAATCGTATATTATAGAGAAAAAAACAAAAGGAATACCAATTATATTTATTGGAAATACAAAATTTACTGGAAGAAGACCTCTTGGATTATACTCTGTATATATACGATTACAACCTAGAAATAAAAAAGAAACTATATGTATTATTAAACATATTATACAAAAATACAAAGAACAACAATATTCTACCAATACACATATTCGTAAAAATGCAAATATGTATTCTATGTTATATACAAAATCAAAAGGAGATATACGAAAAATTATACATTATTTAGATTTTTTAGTAAAAAGTAATACTTTTATAGATATGGAAGAATCTATATCACAAAATCCTCAAAAAACACTGTATTCTATTATAGATTATAAAAATCAATACTCTATATCAAAAATAATTGATATTGTTTCTACAGACTTATATTTTATAGATGGTATTCATAATACATATATTCAGTATATACCATATTGTATTACAAAAGACACTAGATATAATTATAAAAATAACTATTATTCTATGATTTCTTCATTTTCACAATATATGTCGTATTATCAGGTATATATTACAAGCAATAAGGAATATAATTACAATGAATATATAGAAATTGCAATTGTTCTTGTATGTTATAGTATTCGTGTATTATTACAAAATATGAAAAAGTCAGGTGAGAAAACAAAAATCCCATATAGATCTAAAGATATGTGGTGGAAAACAGTGCAAAAAAACACAGATTCTACAATAAAAACATCACTATATTCAAAAGTCCAGAGAGGATTATTACAGAAAAGCACAATATATACAAAAGGATATAAGATGATAGAGAAAAAAATAGGAAAACCAATTATATGGAGACCTTCTTCTATTACTACAAACCTTGAACTACTAGATATTTATAAAAATTGATTTTTTATAAAAACTATATATTAGTAATATGCTATTATACATACAATGCCAAAAGATACTATTTACAAAACCTCAAGCAATGCTAGAAATATGGTTCAGCATAATCGAATTATATGGCATATACAAAAAAGTAATGGGAAATTAGCAAAAAGGAAGTCTGGTAATATTTATACAAAAGAAGGTGTACAAATACCTATTCAATCTACCTTATATTGTGTAAATAATACAATTGTAGAAAATTCTAATAAACCAGGTTGGTATTTATATGAGTATAAAATTAAGAAATAAATTTAAAAAATGTATAAAAATATATTCAAAATTATTTTACTAAATTATTCGTAAACAATAGTACAAAAATAAGTATAAAAACAGCTAATAGAGGTGGAAATACTTGAATATATCCCATTCTATGTATTTTTCCCAATGTCTTATTTTCTACATACGCAGTTACCTTATCTCCAGCTCTATTCAAACCAGGCATAAATACATTAAGTATTTGTAAAGTAGCAAACGCTACAGCTAAAGGCAAAATACCATATGTAACAATGGGTGGTAACTTACCTGCTTTCGATAATCCATATGTTGCGATCAAAGCAACAAGAATAGATACAACATATTCTGTATTAAATTCTGTTGGTCCAGACATTTTCTATATATATATAATTACTATATATATAAAAATTGATAATATTATAAAATATATTTATAATTTTGTTTATCGCATATATATCTTATTGTATATATAAAAAAAATGAAATTGGACAAGAATATGCTTTTGCAAACATCTCTAGTTTCCTATTTTCAAACTGGGAATCCTTTTATAGATGGTGTTATATTATGTATAATTGGATATATATTCTCAAATTTACTTGAAAATAAGTTGTATTATAAGAAACAAATAAAAAAAGTATTTTCTTGTTCAAGAGACTATACGTATAAAATGAAATTGTTGTCTTATGAATATACCTCAACCCATCGTCCTATTTTTCGTTCATCGAATGCCTTTAATGCAGTAACTCTATACTTAAAAGAAAAATGCCATATAACAAATATATCAGAAAATCCCGAGTCTTTTAAAGGAACTTTTTTGGAATCTTACACAAATACTTGGGAGGATACAGAAGAGGTTCAAAGCAAGACAGGATACTCTATTACAGAAGAAGACGTTTTCCTTATAGAAAATACAATTTATGGTAAATATAAAAAAAATGAAAAGGAAGGTAAGGATAATGAGTCAAAGGGAACAGAAATATTTTTAGTGTTAATGTCTAATAAAAGCATGGAAGATATTTATAATTTTATTAAAAAATGTATACACTATTTTGAAAAAAGAAAAGAACAAGAAACAAACAAAGGTCCTTTTATTTTCACATATCGTGGAAAAGAAGAAGGTGTTTTACAATACGATGAAAAGTATTTTAGAAGCAATCAAACATTTGAAAATACTATTTTTGATAATAAAGGTCAACTTGTTCGTGCTGTTTCTAAGTTTACAAATGACTCATATTATGAAAAACACCCTCATATAACAAGAAAACTAGTTCCTTTATTTTATGGAGAACCTGGAACTGGTAAAACATTTGCAATACGACTTCTTGCGAAAGAATTACAAAGAAATATTGTTATACTCCCTATTAATAAAATTCAAAGCTCTGATGAACTTGAAGAAGTATTATTTTGTAAAAAAATAAAAGATCACAAAATAGACCCTTCTAAGATTGTATTTGTAATAGAAGATTTGGATGCTATGACAGATTTGTTAAAAAAAAGAAGCACACAACATTCTTCTGCAAAATCAGACATGACAGAACTTGTTTCTTTGTTAAAAAAAGATACTGGTTCTGGAAAAAGTATCCCTACTGCTCCATCAAAACCTTCTACTTTGACTATGTCTGATGTATTAAATACATTAGATGGTATTTACAAACTAGATAATTTTGTAATTGCTTTTTCTACAAATCATATTGAGCAGTTGGATAAAGCATTTTTACGAGACCAACGTATTACACACAAAATAGAATTTACAAAATGTAGTAAAAAGGTTCTTCAACAAATTATAGAACAATGGTACGAGTCATCTTTATCAGAAAAAGATTGTAAAAAACTAGAAGATTATAAATATACTTTGGCAAACATTGCCACTATTTGTGATAGATGTAATACCATTGAAGAGTGTATACGAGATATATAAATTTATATATATATATATATACTTTACTAAATAGTTTTTTTATAGTATGTACTATTTTTAAGAAAGGTAATATATACCATTTCATTTTTTTAGATGCTCTCTGCACCGAGTTCTTCCAGTCTCCGTCTGTTCGGTGCATCTGGATGATGTGCAAGTATTATTGCAAACATCAGCACCACAGGTGGTACTATTCATGGCTCTTTTCTCGTCACAGGAGAAGACGCGACACGACAAACGTTGATTTTGACGTCGCTCCTTGTTTCTACGAGCGTTACTCGCTCGATTTTCTTTCCAGTGAGCTTCACACTTGGGGCTGTTCGGTCTCGCTGGGTTGTTGCAACTGCGAACATTGCAATTGTTTTTTCTTCTACCTTTTCCTCCATTTTTTATTGGTTTTACAAAGTTTTTTGGAAAAAGAAGACTCTTTAGAAGTCTTTTCTCTTCTTCACTGCCCATTCTCTCAAAAGCAACCAAAGAGTTCTTCACTCAAGTGAAAATAGTAATACAATGTTCTTCCCCCCCCCCCCGTGTCAATTTTTTTTTTTTAATATTTATGCGTAATACTATTTTTATTTTTTATACTACAAGAACATTTTATACTAGAATATTCTCCACAAATGCTTTAATTGTAATAACCTTTATGAAATGCTCAAAAATTACATTTTGATTTTTTTTTTTATAAATCTTGCATTATATCCTTAATAGAGAATGAAACATAAAGTAAATCTATAAAAAAATTAATAATATTTTCTTTTTCTACATAACAAGATGTATTATGTAGTATTTTACCCAATTCTATAGAATATTTGTCTATATACAATATATCTGGTTTGTGTATATTTTTCCAGGAATTTCTAGTAGAAGTATCAAGTACATCTCCTGTATATTGGTATAGTATATATGAGATATCATACAATATAATTTTATGTATAAAACTCATTTTTTTGTTTGAAACTTTCCCTGGATATATTGTATCAAAATATAATGTGTTATTTCTCCAAAGATCCTTAAGATTTGAAAAAAAATCGTCATGTAATCCCATGTTGTGATAGGTTCTTTTTTTTTATGTATTTTTTGTATTATTATAGTATTTATTATATACACAAATATCATTTTTTTTTTGACACTATTACCTTAATTCGCAAATACAAGATTTGCCAATCCACCTTGGATACGAAGAATATTTAAGTTTCTTACATAAAAAAACATAGAGTAGGTTAGTTTTTCTTCATTACTATCTTCTTCAGGATTTTTTGTCTCTTGTAAAGTTGCACGAAATTGTGATTTAGAGTATTGTGAAAAATTAGCTGTTCCATTTGGTTGAAATTTTTCAGGTTCTAGAGAAAAACTAAATGAATATATCTTAGAATCTGGATAATTTGTATGTGATTTGTAAGGTTCTGTTTCATAATATATATCCGATTTTACAATTTGTCTAGAATGTGTATTGAACAAAAATTCTCCAAAATACATAATATTACCATATGTATTAAAAGCATTTGAGTTTGTAGATGGTAATTTTTCTATATCTGATTCATACAAATGTTTCTGAAATTCTTGTATAGTCATACCAGATGGTAGAGGATAATCTAATATGGATGTCGGAGATAGTCCAAAAATTTCTAACATATTATGATTTTTTGATATATTTTTGTATATAGGGTAATCCTTTTTGTGTAAAAAATTTGTATAATTTGTCCATTGATTTCTATACTCAATATCGCTTCTTTGAAATACCCATATCATTTCTTTTACAGGATGAAAAAACTCAATATCTTCTTGAAATGTTCCATGAAGACCGTGTCTATCAATTCTTTCTACCTGTGTCAGAAGATATTCTGATTTTGCTCCAGCAAATATTTTTCTTTCTTGTTCGTCTAAAAATATGTATTTACAGTCTATATACATATTTTGATTCCATATACCAGGTGTTTGTAATCCAGATACAAATTTCCAAAAAATATTTTCATATGTGTATCCATCGTTGGTCAGGGTATTTCGTAAGTTTCTATTATGTTCGGTTGTAGGGTTTTCAAACAATTCTTTTGGATTTATAGAAGGCTTCCCTATTGTAAATAGTTCATTTATAGAACGAAAATCAAAATGAATATATATATCTGTATATTGAATCGCAATAAGAGGAAGAGCTAATCCAGGGTGTTCTGTAAACCAAAAAGGAAGAGGAACTCGTAATCTTCTTTTTAGAATAGTTGGATACTCTGCTTCGTGAATACTTCCATTATAATGTGTTGGATTAGTAAGTTCTTCTATATTTCCAATAGATACATCTAAACCTTTTCTTTTAGACACTGGTGTAATTAGTTCATACCATATATTCATCCATTGGCCGTATAATCTAGATATTACCTGACCACCTATAATAAATTCTACATTTCTCATAAATATATGTCCAATATTATCAATCCATGAAAAATTCTCCTCGGGAGAAGAATATATGTTTGGTAAATCAAATACAAGAGCAATATCACTTAATAAATCACCATGTCTTCGTATTTTTATTTTTTTTTGAATTTGAATAGTTGTTTGAAGAGGTTTGCTGGACTCAAAACATTCTTCAATCCATTCGCAAGCAAAACTTGTATATTTTTGAAAAGAATGTTTAAAAAAGGTAATGCTTGGATTTCCTGTTAAATATACATCTTCAGACCCTTTAAATTGTAGTTGAACAAGTGCTCCACTAGGCATAATATGTATATAGTATATCTTATAATAGAATTATTTATATATATTTTCCTATAAATACTCCTATATACAAACCAAGAATATTGAATGCTATATCTAATATATCATCGCATTGAAATACATACTTTTCAAGAATCTCAAATACTATACCTAATATAAGTAAAATTATATGATAAGAAGGAAAAACAATTCCTAGTATTAAATATTGAACAAAATGATATATATGCCAAGTTGTAATAAAACAATTGTTATTACTATTTGTTAGCCAATAATTTTTACCCCTTGTATTTTTTGTTATACTATTAAGATAAGCATTAGAAGAAATAATACATTTTGTTATTATATTATACACAATTTTGTTATAACAACATAAGAAACATATACACAATAAAAGTATTATTGTTATTATAAAATTCTTATGTTTATACAACATACTATATAATAGCAATAACAAAAATATATTATACAATAAAGAAAATGATTGTACAATGTGTAAAGAAGTATTATCTACATAAAAGACCTATATATAGTTCTTTACTATGTAGTCTATTATGTCTATTACTATTTATCACATACTTATATATCAGTATTCATAGTAAAACACATAACATATTACAAGATACACTTGTATACTTTTTTACATATGTGTCTTTTGGGATATGTTTAATGGTTACTATTTGTTATTATTACAAGTATAAAGGAGAAAGTGAGAGGGAAAATGAGAATATCGAAGATGGGTATATTTTATTGGATAATGTATAATAGTAAACATTTTGACTATATATATTGTGAAAATGAAAGTATTATAAAACATATATTATAAAATGGAATACAATAATTACAAGAATATAGAATCTGGTTGTAATAAATATGGAAAAGATAGATTAGAACTTGCAACATTTCTACATAAAAAAATATTATCTACTTTGGATATTGCGTATACTATAGAAAATGGAACATTATTAGGAGCATTTCGAAATAAGAAATTTATACCTCATGACGACGACTTTGATTTTGCTATTTTTACTAAAAATATAGAGGAAGTAAAAGGGATATACCGGTTTATAAAAAATCATTTACCTGGTAAATATTCTTGCAGACTCGTAGAATCGTATTGTTTGAAAATAGAGGTTTTCGATAAATCTAAAGGTTCTTATATACTGCAAGGACCTCAATACAAAGGAGCGGATTATCACCATGTAACAGCAGATTTACAATTTTATGTATATAATCCAGAAACAAATTCGTATAAACAATTGTATTATGCTTATACCAATCCAGCAATACACGCTAAAAACACCATTTTTCCTATACAATCTATTACACTTGAAAATACCTTATTTCCAGCACCAAATAATGTAAAAACATTTTTAGAAAATATATATGGGTGTATCGAAGAAGGTGCTACATATAATAGTATTACGCATAAATATGAAAAAAAAAATTGATTAAAAATATTTTAATATAATATATACTATTTTCACTTTATTGGGAAGACCTTTTACAAAGAAAACTTTCAGAACAATATGGATGATTTTATTCGGAAAATGATTATAGCTCAGAGAAGAAACACTTATTGCATAAGGGGGGTCTGGGATACTATGAGACAGGACGCTAGGTTGCGGAATGCTGGAATTACATTCTCGGACGATGTTCCACAGCACTGGAGTTTTCGTCTGACTTTTCCACAGAACCCACATGGAGTTCATGGAGTGTCTGTGGCCTTTCCAGGAGATAGCAATAATCTGGAGACTGCACTTGTAGGCCCTGATGGAGATCTACTATATGTGGATCATCTGAAATATGATGATATCCGGAGGCACGGCAATATGGAAGATGTAATTGAAGAGATTTTTCGACTTTCTCGTGAAGTCATGGAAGACCCTCCGGCTCCGGAAGATATGAATGTTGATGCTGATGCGGATGCTGATGCTGATGCGGATGCGGATGCGGATGCTGATGCTGATGCTGAGCCTGAGCCTGAGCCTGAGCCTGAGCCTGAGCCTGAGCCTGAGCCTGAGCCTGAGCCTGAGCCTGAGCCTGAGCCTGAGCCTGAGCCTGAGCCTG